TTTAAAAGCCATAAGTTTGTAGGGGGGGGGTAAAATTCCCCAACCCCTCCTCCAGTTTTGTTGTTAGATTTATGAAGCCTTCGGTTTACGCAAGCTAGACGACAGATTCTCAGTTTCGAGCCCCATCTCTTCCTGCTTCTTCTTAAGTGCTTCGTTGGTGTTGTGAGCATCAGCCTGTTCGATCTCCTCCTTAGTAACAGGAGTGAGAACAGTTTCGAAGCTGTTCAACGTCTGCTCCTGTTTCTTACGAAGCTTGGAGAAAGCAGAACAGATTCTTCCGGGTGCTCTGGCGGTAGAAGAGATGAGCCTCTTGCACAGATCGCCGAATTTCTTGCGAGCGGGCGGAACAGCAGGAGTTTTGTTCTCTTCTTTCTTGCCACCTTCACCCTCTTCCTGCTTCTTCTTGCTGTCTTTGTACATGTCGTAGCCTATCTTGGCCAGACCAGCTGTAGGACAAATAACAACAAGAGCAGTGTTGATGATGTAACGACGGATCTTCTCGTTCTTAGCACGAAGAGATTCTGCATCTTTGGCTAGTTTCTGAGTATCTGCTGTAGCAGCTTTCTTGATCTGACCAGCTGCCTTAGCAACACCTTCTGTAGAGTAACCTTTACCAGCAAGAGTGGTTTTCTTATCATCACTCTTCTTATTAAGCTCCTCAACTTTAGTAACAAGTCCGTCGATCTTCTTAGAGTTCTCCTCTACCTTGGCAACCAGACCTTCGAGGATCTTGTTAGCTTCCTCGTCTTTACCTTGCTTGGCAAGTTCAGTTGCTTTGGTAACAGCAGACTCTATCTCAGTCTGAGTCTGAACCTGGGCTGCCATCTCAGCAGCTGCTTCTTCAGTAGCCTTAGTAGTCTCAGCCACCTGATCCGGAGACATTACCTCTGCAGGAACCTCTTTCTCCTTGATGAGCTCCTTGGCTTCAGGATCTTTAACTGCCTCGATAACCTTATCGGCTTTCTTGGAAGCACGAGGTCCGAGGAAGAGCAAAGACTTGATGAACTTCCAGATAGCTTCGAAGATATCTTTGATCCAGGCGATGAGTTTGTTCCACACTGCCTTGAGCGCATCCCCCAAACCTTCCATAGCCTCGACTCTTGACAGATCCTCGATGGGTTTGTCGTAGAGTGCCTGGAAAGTTCCAGAGGTATTGAACATCTCAAGGGATTCTGGTCCGACGTAGGAGGTAGAGAGAGCCTCAAGAGCATCCTGAATATCATCAAGCATAGCTTCAGTTGAAGTCAGCTCAACATTGGCATCAAGGAGTTCTTGATAGGCTTCGTATGCTTCATGCAGACCATTTAACAGATCAGTCTTGTCTTCAAGAGGACTCTTTTCGATGTACTCTGAAGTTGTAGTGAAATTAAATGCCATATACACTCCTTATTAATAGGAAGGGTTTCGACATAAAATATTCAGAGGTGTTAGTCCTGTATACGATAAAGCTTCTGCTAGAACAAATGGTGTACTAGATAGTGGGTTGGTTACTGCTGACGGATGGTACTTCTTCTCTGAATGTGAACCTTCGGCACGCGGTAAAGTAAGGCTCTCCGGAGGTGTAACTCAGCGAAGTGATAAATTGTGGGGAACAAACTGCCTTTGCGTAGTTGGATACAGTAGTGACTACGGAACATTAAGTGGATACTGGTGGGCTCCTTATATCGAATCTGAGACACCTACATACAGGCTCTCCAAAAGGTGAAGCACGTGATTTCCCATCTATGGTTGTACAAGATTTGAGAACAGATGGAGATATAAGCTCCAAAATAGGTACCGCATGGAGCTTCTCCAATGTCTATTATGCTGCCACATGGCAGATAGAAGGAAAGAAATATGACAGATGGCTCTCCCACAAGGTGCAGAAACATATGACGACTACATGACCAAAGAGTGGGTATGTGTACATATTGGATCTATTGACAGATGGCAGAATGGTCTACAGTATCCAGCCGTTGGATCTTCAGGCACATACGGTAGAGGGCTCTCCTGAGGTGGGTCATCTAGACCAGGATTTGGAGAATGGATGATCGGAGGCAAACGAAAATCACCAGACAATGCGGATTCACCTTATCTATCTGTGTGTTCTTTTGGAGAATACCTAAATAAACCAATCGCATGGCTCTCCTAGGTGGAAGCGACACTGGAACCAGTAATAAACTCCCACCAACAATGTTGATGTATATCCCAAATTGGACAGGTGGATTATTCCCAGATCAAGATGGACCAATGGCACACCGAGTCGGCACACTCAGATATAGGCTCTCCTAACAAAATAAAACCTTAGCCTCAGGAGCCTCTAAGGCTCCTGAGGTGAGTCACTAACGATCTAGACTTTTACCGAGCAGGAGCACACAGCTTGAAGGTTTCCTTATCCATGATGCTGTTGACTAGGTCAACAACTTCCTGGTTGTTCGGGTTGATCCCGATACCTGTGCGAAAACCATTGCACGCCTCGTGGATAGCAACAGCGAACACATCCTGTTCCTGTCTCCACTTAGGATGCTTGATGAACAGATAATCGATACCCTTGACTCCGAGGTCAGCAGCCATCTTGACGAGGACAGCCTGTTCCTCAGTGACCTTACCCTGAGCGATGAGTTTCGTGATCGCTTCCTGAATGACCGGCGTCCACGCCTGCTCGAACGTCTGACCATCCTGCGGGATGAAACGTTCGGCGATCGTGACGATGACAACAGCATTGGTCTTGTCCTGAGCCGTGATCTTCGGGATAAGGGCAGAAGCGTAGCCAGCCGCGAGACCCGCAGCATAAGCCTTCTGACCAACCGTCTCCTTTTCAGGGATGGACTTGCAACCCGTGAACACAGCGAGAGCGCACGCAAGTGCAGCAATAAACATCTTCTTCATTTTCGTTTACCTTTCCTTAGGGATTGATCGTTGTGACTATATAAGGATATAAACGAATAAAAAATAAAGAAGGAACCTCCTGGCCGGTTAGGGCCAGGAGGTAGGATCGAACTAGTGAACAGTTGCAAATCAGATCAGTGAACCATCTCGTACTTGAGCCAGTCCTTGAAGATGTCTTCAGGAATGAACACAGTCCAAGGCTGAGGAGCATCTGCACCTTCTTCAGGCTGCTGCGCCACCTGGAACACTAGCATGCCAGGGTTCTTGGCGTTGCGTCCCTTGAAGGTCAGAGTGTCGTGAGCAGACACCTTGTACTCATCATCCGCCGAGAACACCGCCGAGGTGGTGTACTTCTTGTTGTAGCGGAACTGGTAGCTATCGAACTTGTGTTCGCGGTTATACTTCTCAACCGCAAGCTTGAAGTCTTCGATGCGGAGCTTCGTGTTCTCAACGAAGGACGGAGCGACATCCGAAATGATTCCACGAAGCTGGTCGAAGAACTTGGTCTTGGCGTCGCAGCTGGCTTTGAACGAAGCGATGGCTTCCTGGACTTCAGGAAAAGCAGTGAGCTGAGTGATATCCATGATTGTTTCCTTTCGTGTGATTGTCTTTGTTATTTGCGGTTCTTTTTGACCGACGGGGTTGTTTTGATCTTCTTGACCGAACACTTGCATACATGGCCAGGTTCATGCTTCTTGCATTTACCTCCACATTTGCACTGACCAGTTCCTTGACATTTGCAGTTCATTTCAGAATATCCTCCGCTGAATGTAGGTTCCTGTGTTGTCCACCGGAAGATCTCCATCTATCCCGTCTACACGGAAGGTGATTTCTGCCTCACCTGTCTCAGAGTCAACTCTGGTGATCTGATGAGTTACAGACACCTTAGAGAAGTAGATCGTGTTTGGCACGATGACATAGTCCTTCTCTACCTTGAATTCAGCAGGGAACGACCGGAGGAGATCGTGCCCAGCCTGAGGGTAGGAGACCAGAGCCGCTTCATTGATCCGGGTCATCCACTCCCCCTTACCAGTGAGGTAGATAGGGCAGAATTCCGCATCTGTGATCTTGTCCTCTTTATCCCTGACGAGATGACGGGCAACAGCACAGATCATGAACTTTTCACTTTTCAGGAACTTTGGATTCATCCTTAATCTCCACTTGGACTTTGGTCGGAACAGCATTGGTGGGAACAGGCTCATCGCAGATCCGGCATTCGTACCTTGTCTGGAACGGGCACTGCTTGTGTGTGAGGTGCTGGATCGTATTGATGCAGTTGGACAGAGAAACGATGATGAACCCCACTCCAATGAAGATCCAGATGGCTTGTTCGACAGCGCGAAGTTTCGAGTCCACCTTCCGCATCTTACAGTAGCACTCGGCGATGTTGATCCAAGTTTTTGTCAGACTAATCGACTTGGTGACCGTTGGATCAGTGTTATTATCATCACACTTCTCGATCAGCTTCTGACCTTCTTCGATCGCGTCTTCTACGTCCCGATTGGTTTCGTCACCGCTACGTTTGACCCGAAGATACTCCATCGTCTGTTTCCAGATGAGAAACATCCAGAGGAGAACCAGACTGCAGTCGCATAGTGCTTTTACTACATGATCGTTCATTTTGTTTCCTTTCTTTTAGTGATCGTTGCTGAAAATACTCCAGGTTTCATAGTGGTCTCCACCTAGTGGGTGGAAATAATAACTGTATGCTCGATACGGCTTACGTAGCAGTTTTCTAATGGGCGTGGTTACCGCCCAGTAGATCAATGCCACCAAAGCTATAATGAGCAGAAGTATTAATGCTAGAACCTGGAGCAGTATTTGACCAATGTTGATGAGTATGTCTATCATAGCACTAAGGTAATGTATACACAAGTGCAGGACGGATATTAGTCTCCGTAGTAGTCATCGGACTTCCTAGAGTCATCAAGCCGTTCGACCTTAGACTCAGCCAACTCTCTAGCCAACTCTTCGTCGTTGTCCCAGTTGTTAGCGATGAGCGCACCAAGAGTAGCTACAGCTACATCTTTGCTGACGAACTTAAGAGCATTGTCGACATTGGTGGTCATGCATGAAGATGCTCCACCGAATCCACCGTGACCGAAGTATACGACTGTAGTGGTCGTCTCGCCGTACAATTCGGTCTTAACACGTTTATGCATTATTACGAACATGAGGTTTCTCCTTATTAATAAGGTAAAAAGAAAAGAGGTCGTGTTCCAGCACTTACTGGAACACGGCTGTTGGATCTAGCTGTGCGGCGTCAGACGTGGCATCGGCCTCAGCATAGATGTCGTGAACAGACTTGTCCTCGCCATTGACATCATCCAGCACACCAAGGCTGTCTGTAAATCTATAAGCGAAGTACTTGTCCTTCTCTGGAGTATCCTCAACGTACTTGTGCTTATTCCAGGCACAGGTAAGATAAGGAATACCCTGAGCGTTGTTCTCGATCTCCAGGAAGACTAGCATATCCAACTCCTGCTTGAGAGCTTTGGCGTTGGACAAATGACTTTCACCATACATCTTCACGATGTTGGTTATTCCACTCTTGCTTATTCTGGATGCGTCTGCATCCATCTGCCAACCTGTAGCGAAGAACATGTCTCTGTGTTGAGCGAAATCTTTGAACTTACGAGCCATCTCGACCAATTGAAGATCGTCTCGTTTATCCTTATCCTCTCTAGAACGATGACAGAGCCCGAGATAGTCCAGGTAGGTGGTGACAACCTTGAAGCCTTTCATCTCCAAGTCCTCAACATCCTTCCGGTATTCGTTGAAACCATAAGTCTCACCGAACCTTCTCCACACTTTGATATGGAATCCATTCTTCATGAGCATCTGCCTTACTTGCTCCACCATCTGGTCAACAGGGATGCCTTCTGGGATTTTCCTGTACAAGTTGATGTAGGCTTGCCTCCACCACTTCTTCAGGTTCTCGCCTATTTCGTTCTCTAGAGATATAAAGAGGATAAGAGGAACTCTTCCTCCAGTATCCGGTGGTTTGTTGTAGACGCACTGACCACGCATCATGTCCATCAGAAGACCTGACTTGTAGTTGTGAGAACGTGCTGCCACACAGAAGAATTCGCCATAAGCCGCTCCACCAGAAGGTCCAAACATTCTGTTCAGTCCTTGCAAACCGAACTTGATGTTGATACCAGCTCTCTTCCTCTCTTGCTGGAGGAATCCTTTCTTGATAGATTGAGGATCGTCGAAATCAATGTCTTCGACTGGAGCCAACGAATCATCATCGACTGTATTCTGGCTGTTGTAAACCTCAGCGAAATCAGCGGCATCGTCCAAGATCTTCTTCAACAGAAGAGTCTGTTTCTCTTCATCATCTTCAAAACTGGCTTTCTGGTTGGCGAGGGCCATGGCACGAATACGTCTTGAGTTCGTCTGCCACACTATAAAGTTTTTGATCCTCGTTACCAGTCTCTTAACCGCAGTCGGAGATGGCATGGTGTCCGGAAGGATCATGCTCTTGAACTCATCGAACGAAATGCGATTATTGTCAAATGCCCTATCGTCTTGGTATTGACGAACAAGAACTTCAGCTTCTGCTCTATTGCTAAGATCTAGTTTGCCATCGATGATGTCTCTCAGGAGTTTGACGTACAAGGTGTTGAGAGGAGTGATCATTGTACGTTCTTCGACAGGTATCTTGTCGTACAACTTCACTGCTTCTTTAGCTAACCTGATCGTCGTTGGTCCTGGAGCCCATGCGGCCAAACAGAGTGTGTTCAGATAAACGTTGTTACTGCGCATTACTCGGAACTCCTTTGTAAAACCACGCACGAAAAATCTATAATATACATCCTCCTCGGTAAAGTAAAATAACCGACGAGGTGTTACAGTTTACAATAAGGAGTGATATGGCATCAGTCATCAACTACATTGGTCATATTTGGCTCCGGGAAAATAAAGAACTCAATAGTGAACTCAATCCCAGCGGTTCTGTCCGCTGGGACGGTGCAAAGTCTTATTCGGACAATGCCAGGAAGTTCTCGATCGACAAACAGCTCAGGATGTACCTCGATCAGCTTTTCGCGATCGCGTTCTATCACTCCTTCTACGGTAAGGGATGGAATGTCCTCATCGATGAGTACGTTGACGAGACCCTTACTAACTTCGAGTTCGGAACCCTTGCCAAGTACAAACAAGAGACGCGAGACTATCACGCTGTCGACCAGATGCTTGAATCTGTAGACGAGCTGCTGCACTTCATCAAGAAGGGAACACTTCGGAAAGAGATCAACATCGATGACCTTCTGATGTTCCGTGAGCTTGGCGGAGTCGATGTTGGTTACCCGCTTGTTGAAGATGAGGAAAGGAAGTGGATCAAGCCTTATTTGATCTGGCTCAACTCCTACTGGCTGGGTTATTCCAAGGTTCACACTGCCACTGAGATCAAGAAGTGGTTCCTTCCTTCATTTAAATTCTTCCCGAATGGGTCGTGGGAGAAACCGACAGGTTGGTATACAGTGGGTTTAAATTACCATTCTATGTCGACCACGTTCTGCGCAGGCAATTCTTGCCAAGTAGAATCAGTCCGAAAGATAACGATCTATGACTATCTGGCGAGGTTTAACTTCGCCGGAGTGGCTATAGAGACTATTATCGGCAAGTTGGGAGACATGTGTCTATCGTTCGACGTCTTTAGACCTGGTACCTCAGCATCACAGAAAGTGTGCGCAGTTATTAGGGCTAATGTGCTGGGCATCATCAACTTCGGAGGTGCATTCGGCAGATCGATAGATAGGGCACTCGCAGTGGGTAACGATTGCTTCCGCGGATGTTACGGAGCTTTCGAGGCAACCAAGGCCTTCGTAGATTTTCTGTCAAAAACCTACGGGGCTACCCTGAGTGACACCTCATTGGTTGCAAGGCTATTTAAAGGTTTCGCTGAGACAAAGCAGCAGAAAGAATCTGCTGCCTACTTGGCTAAACTAGGCGGGAGTGCTTCCGCCGACGAACTTCACTCCTTTAAAGAGGAGTTAGGGAGTCTAGAAGCGCTGCAGTTCATTTCTCAGAATAATGCCCTGCTCGTGGCTCAGAGTCAGGAAGCTAATCCGAAGGCAGCTGCCGAAGGAGAGGAAACTGAGAAAGAGGAATCCGAGACGAAAGAGGACGACTCCAAATCCAAAGAGACCGAATCGGATAACCAGAATGAGGAAGAGAAGGAAGATGACAGCTCCGACTCTGATGAAGAACAGTCTGGTGATGCTGGTGAGGATGACACCTCCGAGGAAGAGGATGAGACCGATGGAGATAGTGATCAAGATGACGGGAGTGGACAAGCGGAGGAGTCGAGTGACACCTCTACTTCTTCTGATGATTCTGACATGCCTTCAGAAGACGAGCAACCGAACACATCTGATCCTAGGGGTTTCAAATTCAAGGTTTCTAATCCGGAAGCGGAAACTACGGATAGTGTGATGTTCCGAGAGGAGATGGATCATTTCCTTTCGAACATATTGGCCAATCCACCTGAAGATCTGTCACCTCAGACTATACAGACATTAACCTCTTTACACAGGTATTGGCTGCACACTCTGAGCATCGGCACGATCATGGGTATCCTGGGTAGTTGTGGTCTACGGCTACCTAGTTCACTGAAACAACTCACAACAAAATGTACGGAGTAAAACTCAAATGAGTACTGCTATTGAAAACCTTTTCAAGAAGATCGACGAGCACGTCGCTTCTATGGAAGGTGCGAAACTCTCCGCCGAGTACGTTGAGGCCACGCGGTCTATCGGTCAGGCGGTTGAGACTTGGGCAGACAACCTCAACCTCGTCGACAAGAAGACGGTTGATGGTGTCGAAGTGTGCTATGCTTCGGAGTCTTATGATACGTCGGCTCTCGGTGGTATGCTGGGTGCTGAGCAGATCGTGGATCTCTGCAAGAAGGCGCACGTTGCGAACGAACACCTCGGCGCTGCCGCCAAGCGCGTTGCGGCCCTTCTGGACCAGACGCTCGGTAAGAGCGAGGGTCAGGCGTTCAGGTCTTATTCTTCGAGGAAGACGACCGACAAGGTCATGTCTTCTGTTGAGTCGCTCTACCCGGCGGATCTCGTCCGTCGTCTCGGTGGCTCGCAGTCGCTCGAAGTATTCGGTATCCAGATGGACCGTGTTGAGCCGGATCTGAAGACGATCCTCACGATCGCCCTCCTCCAGTTCCACATGAACCTCACGCCCCGGATCGTCCCGGTTCAGACCGTGACGCAGGGTAACGTGACGATCGTCCGTGAGAACCTCCAGGTCTTCGATATGTCGAAGGATGCTAAGGAGCCGACCCGTGTGATCGAGCTCTATCGTGATCCTTCCCTCGTGTCGGTTGCCGCTCAGCGCATCAAGCCGCTGATGGGTGCTGACAACAAGAACGCAGCCTTCCTCGTCGCGGATGACATCTACAAGTTCGCGAAGAAGATCGATATGTTCGAGGTCGCTCTTGACAAGACGCGTCCGGGTTGGGACAAGTACAACCATACGGACTTCGTTGAGGACAACATCTGCCTCGACGGCGTCCTTATCAAGATCGAGAATTCGGATGTCTCGGGCAAGGCATTCTACCACATGCTCCCGATTCCGACCTCTCGTGGTCACTTCACTCAGGTGTCGCAGGATGCCAAGTCGACGATCCGTCGTCTCTGGCTCGATCGTTATCCTACGCGCATCATCGCGGCTTCTCCGGCTGATACGAAGTCGGGCAAGGCGTCGGATGCGTCGGTTATCGCTGCTCTCACGAACGGCGCTGGCCTCGCGATCGATCTCCACATCGACGCCAACGTTGATCGTCAGACCTCGACGCTCGCTTCGGGCGGCTGGATCGGCGATCTCGCCATCAAGGGTGGTACCCTCTCTGACGCTGACCGCGCGGCGCTTCTGGCGAAGTTCACGGTCACGCTCGAGGGCTTCACGCTCGATGCGCGTTTCAATGAAGACAACAAGCGCAAGACGTCCATCCGCGCTGAAGTTGTCCGTCGCTCCATGAGCTACGAGCTCCCCACGGGCCGTAACTTCGTGGTTGACGCAGCCATCGGTCAGGACGGTGTTACGAACGCTGCCGCGTACCTCGCGCAGCTGGAGCACATCGGCCGCGACCATAACAACCTCCAGATCATCGAGTCCACCCTCAAGGCGGTTCACGATGAGAACCTCTCCATGAACAACGACAAGGAAGTCCGTGACTCCCTCGCTAACCAGTACGCTGCTGGCGACCTGGTTAACCAGTTCGTTTACATGGACACCCTGGATATGAGCGGTATGTACGGCATCCGTTCTGCTGACGCCTCGGGCGATATCAAGCAGTTCGTGAAGCAGTACTTCAACCGTCTCACCACCGCTCTGCTCGCGAAGACCTACTTCGACAAGCAGCTCTCGGAGAATGCCACGGTGACGTTCCGCGTGATCACTTCGGGTACGCTCCTCGGCGACCTGTTCAAGATGAAACACATCCATCAGCACCTCGACGGCGACAAGGACGGCACGGGTGGTGTTGAGCATGTGATGCCTCTTGACAACGGCGTCGTGCTCGAGTTCGTTACGACCACGTTCGAGGTCATGACGAACAAGATCCTTCTGATCCCGTACCTCGCTAACGCGCAGGGTTCGGTGCTGAACTTCGGCACAGACTTCGATCAGGGCACCCTGGTCGGCGCGATCAGCTATGCTGGTGAGGACAGCGCGGCGTTCCACCGCACGTTCTCCGTTACGCGTGAGCTCCTCATCCCGACGAACGTTATGGGCGCCGTGGTCGAGGTGTCTGGGTATACGGGTATCACCATGAACGACTCCACGAGCTCGCTCACGGTGGTCGGTGTTACCGAAACGGCTCCCAACTCCTAAAAGTTGGATGGTCGTGTAGGACTGCGCAAATAAAGGCTTATGCGACCATAGTCTAAATAAGCGATGCAAAGTTGGGCAGGCGGGGCGTTGGCGCGCCCTGCCTGTCCTTCTGTTTCTTTTTTCTTTTTAGGGGAGAGCCCTGTATAGTCTCTACTATCAGGTTTTCCTGAAGGAGGATTTTGATTGTTATACGGCCAATAAGTATTCCACACTTGTCCATAGATAACATGCTTCCCTTCCTCATTGTTCGCCTTTGTCGAATCACCTCCCGTTGGAGAGCCTGTGATCTTCTGTGATGAGAGATGCTGTATCATGTCGTGCAACTATTCCGGATTTATCTAAGTCGTATAGATAAGCAGTTTGTGACTCTATTAGTTCTTCACCTCATGGTGTTGGTGTGTATGCTGGTGCACAAATGGCTAGACTGTTCTTGGTTTATGATCTCAAACAAGATCCCGGAAGAGTGGATTTCTACGGATACATCCCACCATCCTACCCTAACAATAGCGCACCAAGGCTCTCCATCTAGGAGGTGTAGTAGTCCACACTGCTGCAATTATTGGCGTATCAGCATGGCCAAATGTATGGAAAGACGGTCAGGTGATGCAAACTGATTATGGTGGTCTGCAGGTGAATCATACTAGCAATTGGCTCTCCGCCGGAGGTGGAACAATAAGTGCTCAAGGTTATGATTATTGGGCTCTGATAACTAATATTGGAAGAAAAGCTCCGACTAGTACTGATTTCATTTACTACAAAGAAGGCTCTAATACATGGTCTAATCCAGGATGGCTCTCCCTTATCCAAAGGTGAAAGTCACCCTTACCCAAATATCGAAGGAAATATGAAACGTAAAGTGTGGAAAATAGAAACAACAGGTGACATTAGGGATATATACATGTACGCCTTCCCATCTGATGCAATAAGGCTCTCCGAGGTGGAGGTGAGATTAGAGCATATGAGCACTGGTTTGTTGGCGGTACACACATGTTAGGTAAAATAGCTGTAATACACAACGATGGTTATTATCTAGATGGAACGTGGGCTGATGCAGTAAGGCTCTCCTAAAAAGGTGAAGTAAGACCGTACTACCATTGGTTCGTGGATGGTATACACCAATTGGGAAAAGTGATTATAGTGTACAACGAGAGTTACTACCTGGGAACATCTGCTTATGTTGTAAGGCTCTCCTATTGACAAAAATAAAGATAGTACTCCCTGACCCTTCTTGGGTCAGGGAGCTCCAGCTTCTTTTTAAGCTATTTGTACTTCTGGATGTCTTCTCTTCATCCATTCATCAATACCTTCGAATCCCGGCAATCCGAACCTCTTGCCAACTTCCATAGAGTTAGCTTCGGTATAGATCGCATCGTTCATGAAGTCATTGATGTCGAATGTCTTGTAGTTTCTTGTCTCTGGTGGCAACTGGATTGTTTCTACATTGACGATACCCCTTCTTCTAGAGTTGTCAATGAGTAGCAATGTTGCCATCTTGGTCTCCTTGGAACAGTTCAAAAGTTTCAAAAGTGAGGGGTACATCGACGTAACATCTATATCACAGACCATTCTGCACGCACGAACAACTGCATCATACTCCTTCAAAGCAGGTACCGAAACCATCAACGCCTTTTCAGGAGACAACACTGCACCACCTTTGTTCTTGATCATGTAGTCCCACTTGTCATCGATCCTGTTACCTATAGCTGCTGGGATGCAACCACGGTCATCTAGGTATTCGAAGAAGTAGTTCTTAAGCTGGATAGACTGATGAGCGAAACAATCCAAAGTAGAGGATCCTATCAGCATCATCATGTTGACCACGTCAGCATTCTTGATCTCCATCACGTGCATGATAAGAACGTCGACGATGTTGTACACGACATATTCGACCTGATGAAGCCTCTGCATCCCCTGGTGGTTACCTTCATCACCGAACTCCTCGAAACTCATCTTACCAGCACCGATCTCTTTGCCGCCGATGGCATCGAGTTTGTAAGAAGGTTCTTTTGGTTTGGCTTTACGAAGCCTTCCGTAGAGACACATGGCATCGTAGAACCTGGTATAATCAGTGAGGCTGAACCAAGACCATCTATCGGTCATATGCCCATCCTTCTTACCAGGGTCTGCTTTGTACTTCGCTGTTCTGAATTTGAACGGAACGTCTGGATGACACATCACATTAGCTGGATCGACACCACGGAACTCCAGGCGTTTCATGATCCAGGGGATGTCGTAGTCCATGTTCCACACACCACAGAAGTCTGGTTTGCACTCGTGTATCTTATCGAAGATCCATTTGATTAAATCAAGTTCTTTGTCGAACAGCTGAAGGTCTAGACGTATATCAGTTTTCTTGTACGCCTCTAGACCTTTCTTGTTAAGCTGTTTAACGAACATTGGTTCAACCTTGTTCTTCCAATAGTTCCTCACTTCATCTGTAGTGTGGTTAAGGAAGAAGGATTTGAGTATGCCAGTAAAAGTTCTTCCATCTCCGTTCATGTAAGTACAGACGATGACATCATCGTGTCCAAACACGTCAGTCTCAATATCGAGTGCACCTACATTGTACTTAAGAGGAAGCCTGCCTCCATTAGACCTTTTGTATCCTAACTTGAGGTGTACACCATAATCAATGTCAGCTCCATAAACGTAAGGACTAGATAGCATCTCCTTAAGCCTCACGTAGAACGGAGGTCTTTTCCACTGACCTGGTTTACAGTTAAGTGCACTCCACAATGTTCCCGCAATGTTGTTGACACGACATCTGTACATGTCAAGTTCTTCTTTAGATGCAAGTTCTCGTTTGACTGTGTTCCTTCGACAACCAGGTTTAGCTACCCATACCTTGGTCTCTGGTCGTTCGATGATCTTGAGCTCACTGTGACCATCCTCCAGACTCTTGATACATGCCACGTAAGCATCGTAGTCTTTGTCTCCTCCGACTCGTGCCAAGTATTCTCCGTGGATGTAGACTGAATCCTTAACTGGAATCATAGTTACTCCTTCCATTGAATCATACGAACTGAGCAAAATGTAAAAACAAAAAGGTTAAGAGCCTCTACCAGCCTTCCGACCGGTAGAGGGGTATGAGGGAAATTAAGCGTCTTGCTTTTCTCGACTAGCCTGTTCTTCTTCACCCTTCTTGAGAACAGCAGCGATCTCCTCAGGAGTGAACTGATGGTAAGGATCACCTTCAAGCTTGCCGAAGGTAAGTTTGCCATCTTTGTCCCTGCCTGTGCGGGCAATGATGACAGGCTTGAAATCTTTCGGGTCACTGCACAGCACAAGCTGCTTGAGGTTGGTGATCGTCTTGATCATCCTGCGATCAGGATCGAATCCACTGTACAGACCATCGGGTCCAAGAGTAGGAAGTTCCTTGTGTGCCTGAAGGAAGACAACTCCCGTTCCAACATAGATCTTCTTGAAGTCCTCGATGTTCTTGCCACCAGATAGCATGAACCCAAGGAGAAGCTTCTGAAGAAGCTGAGAGTAGGTCTTATTATCCTCAGGGACGCTCGTAAGCATCGAAGCGGAGATGTAGTTGTAGCCGTTCAAGGCCCGAGCTAATTCGATCATCTCAAGGAGCAAGGTCTTCTGATGCTTCTCACGCATCTCCTTGGCTTTCTCGAGCATCTCGTGCATCTTGGCCTCTTTAACTTCCTCGTCGTGTTTGAGCTCTTCTTCGATCTTCTTCATCTCAGCTTCGCGCTCTTCATCTGTTAGCGGCGGTGCTGAAGAAGGCTGAGGTTCGAGGTTGGTGTTCGTTTCGTCCATTACTTTACTCCTTGGAGATTGATGGTTGCCAATACAAAGTCTCTGTACCGATCGTTGAGAGCAGCTCCGACTGCTATGCTGTCAGCCTCATGTTCACTAAGGTGTTTCGCATCATCCTCATTCTTGAATGTAATGCGACCGTTCTTCATGATGGCATCTCGTACGTCTATCTTTCCAGCACCTCCAGTGCCGGTTATGACTTGTTTGCATATCTTTGTCGGTATAGCTGTCAGTCGATACCCATGTCTCCAGGCTGTCAACTTGGTTGTGCAGACCCACATGGCAAGAGAGCCATAAGCTTGGGGATGTGCCATGCTGATGTAAATGTCTTCACAACAGATGAAGTCTGGATGATAGGTCTCGATCAACTTGGTCTCTTCTTCTTGCAGGAGGGTTAGTGAGATAGTGCGTTTGTCGAACTTCTCTACTTCCTCTCTGTACCTAGCCAACGCTGACGTAGGACCTGGATGAAACTCTCCAACTTTAAGTACAACAAGGTTGCCGTTAGCCTCATTGCCTTCAAGCAGACTCCAACCAGTATTACCTATACCAGGGTCGAAAGCTAGGATTTTGTATTTTCTTGGTTTGTTTCCCATTTCCGTTCTCCTTATTGGAGAGTGAAGTGGGGTGTATGCGAATCCTATATATTAGTTTCAAAAAATAAAAGAAGAAAAGACCTGAGTGGGTTTGATCCCACTCAGGTCGATCGATCGTCTTCTGTGAGTGATCTTGTGCGTTGACCTTACTTCTTGACGCCGTAGCGGCGCTCGAAGGCATCCTGGATTGCACTGACGATGCCACCAGGCTTACGCGCGTCATGACCGAACGCGTACCCCTTGGTGACTTCCACTTCGCCGTAGTAATCACGGGAAATCGGCTTCTTCGTCTCACGGTCCACACCGTTCCAGACACGGTGGGGCGTGATCGTGGTGGTGATGGAACCCGATCCCTGACCGAGGATCATCTGACCCTTGGAGATGAACTTGGGATCATCGTCCTTGAGACCCTTGTTCGCCTTGAGGAGACGCTCGCTGCTGAACTTGAGCGCTTCCTGGACGATCTCGTCATCGACCTGGCGAATCTTGTCGCGCATCTGCGGCGTGACGCCCTTCTCGTTGAGGATCGCATCGAAGTCATTCTTCGACATGATCACCTTCTCGGTGCCGTTCGTCTTGGTGACGATCTTGCAGGTTTTACCCATGAACTCGACCGTCTCGGCAGTTTCTTTTTCTTTATCGGCCATTTTAACCTTCTTTCGTTTTGTTGCTTGTACAAGTAGAAGATTCAACCTGAACCTTCATGTAAGTAATGTATGCATGAACTCACGATCATTTTCCCGGGGTACTATAGACCCCAGGTTTAGTCTTGACAGATAGAACCAGAGATTGATACCCTTTGTTGTCTGTAACTGGACGTACACCAGTTATTTCGCCGATCAGTTTGCCGTCGACAACTGCATACCACGTAGGTCTAGACTCAGGTTGTTTCTCTTTCAGCACGTTGTAGTAATGCTGCATCTCGTACATAGCACTATCACATCTACGTCGAGAATTGTTTATGACCGCTGTCAGACTTGCTTTCTTTCGAACAATTTCTCTCGTTGCAACTTTGTCGCAACCAGAGATAATCGGTACGCCTGTTGGTTTCATATTCCGATCTCCTTCATGAATTGTTCATAGCTGATGACTTTAATGCCCTTGGCTCTTGCTTTCTTGAGCTTGGCTGAATTACCATTAGGATCAGCAGCTACCAGTACAGTGCACAAGTTGGCATTGTCAGTTGTCTGCTGTCCACAGTTGTAGGCATGCTCCATAAGCTCCCTGCGAGAGATAGGACCAGATCCAGTGAAGCAATAGGTCTCAGCTCTCTTGTCTGTAAGAGCCTTAACTCTACCAACAAGTTCATCAATAGGATCGTCCTTCTTATCAGGACGTCTGTTGGTGAACATGTCTCGCCACACCACGAACCTTTCCTTGTTGTTCTCTAGCCAGACCATGAAGTTGGTCAGTGATGGAAGTTCGATCCCTGGACGATGGATAAGTTGATCGTACACCCTGTCTACAGGAACTATTTCAAGCAAAGCATCTATACCACCTTCGTAATTATTTACCGCTGCTTGAGCAAACTCCTTGCCTACCATAGGGATACAACAGGCTTGGAGAAGCTTGCTAGTGGTGATAGAAGACTTCAGAGCTTTGTCGATGTTGGTCAGGATGGTCTTGATCTGAACAGTCGAGAACCCTTTCTTACCCAGAACATCTACATTGAGAGGTTCGTCGAAGAAATCGATAATATCCTCCAAATAGAACTCTGTGACAAGCTTCTCACACAGTGCAGGTCCAACACCCTTGCATCCGAGTATAGTCAGCCCTCTGCAGATCCGACTAACGATCCTTGTCTTACAGGAATCGTTAACGCATTTGAGATAAGCTCCGTCTCTACGCAGATCCGTACCGCAGCATGGACACTTAGTAGGGATCTCAACAAGAGGTTTGGTCTCGTCTGGAGTTACACGAATGACCTTGGGTATAACACCACCTCTACGTTCCACAAGGAGTTCGCAGTTAGGTGTAACCCTATTCTCTTCAATGAACTGAGGACAGTGCAAGGTAGCTTTCTCAATATCCACCCCACCGATGAAGGTCTTAGGGAAAACTGCTACAGGAGTAACTCTCTGCTCGCCAACCTGCCACTCGATGTGATCTAGCTGCACGTATTCGCATTCGTCTGAGAACTTCAGAGCAATTGCTCCAAGTGGATGGTGGCCCGTGAACCCCAGGCTATTCGCATAGTTTACATCCTGAAGACGAACAACTATTCCATCACTAGGAAACCCGCCATCATCTCTGAGCATGTCGATAAGGTCAACGCCTTTCTCCAGCTCCTGTAGAGTAAACGGGATCTCGTGTCCTTGATGGAATACCCAAGTTGCGATGGGAATAGGTTTTCCTTGTTCATCAACCATCAACTTGAGAAGGGGACTATCAGGTTTGAGGTTGGCGAATCCGCTTGCCAAATTCCTGCATGTCTTGTAGTCTCGAAATGCGGGATACTTTTCTCTGAGTTCGTTGAACCTCTTGAGCGGGATCATCAGCTCACCAACCATTCTTCCGTAAGTCTGACAAAGGAAGTTCAGTTGGAATGCAACTCCAAGTCCAGACTTAACAGAAGTAGTCATGAACTCTATCCAGGGAACCAGATGAGTTATGTCATTACCGACTATCCCATCACCTCGAGTTATGATCTTGTTATCGGTAACCTCAACGGAGATACCATCAAACTTGCAGGAACACGCGAACACCTCGTTAGGACCACGTGCTACTTTGCGAGCCCAAGCTAGCAGATCCTCGTTGGAGTAAACCTTGTCCAGCGAATACATCCTCTTCTTGTGAGGTACTTCAGTTCCAGTTCTGTCTTTACCTATCTCTGTTAAGATAGGATCGTTCGGACTGAGCTTCTGGAGTTTGCGAACCAAACGGTCGTACTCAATATCGGTCATGATAGGAGATGATCGGATCCAATAGGCTTCGTTGGCTTCTTTAATCCTGTTGCGTAGTTCTTCTATGACTGTCATGATCAAGATCCTTTCTTATATCAAAGTCTTTGACAGTAAGGTAATATATACTTGGGTATAAAACGAAAAAAGAAAGAGGTGGGTGTTATACCCACCTCTTCCCATGCTCACGCACGACTATTCGCAACTCGCACTACCTGTTCAACTGCTTTCTGACTAGAACACTTTATACGATCCCCTGAGTTGGAGACGTAGGTGAGTCCTTGGATCATGGAGACACGCTTTAGATCGTAATCTGCCAGCCCGCACCATATTGCAGGTACGGTTGTCTTCAGGCACGGGTCGTGAGCAGACACCCGCGCAAGCTTGATGGTGTATCCTCCACCAGCCTCAGGGATGACTACCCCGAGGACTTCCGGATGAGTGTACAGGAAGTGTCCGTAGGAGGTAAACCCATCTGTCATCCAACCGAAGTTGTCCTTGATCACGATCTTGTCCTTATCAAGCTGCGCTCTATTGCGTAGTTTGGTAAGCGCATTAGCGCGAACGGACTTGTAGATGTCCACCGTCATATCCAGCGCTTTGTCGAAGTAGGTTCTGAGCGTGTACTCGCTCGGAGCCGTATCCTTAAGCGGTTGGAAGTGTGGCACCCACGCTAACAGGTTGGGTTTGAGGTCCCATCCTGCCGGTTGGATTTCACCGCGGACTGTATTATCGTCCCACTCGACCGAGTAGAACATGTCACAATACAGCTGGTTCCGTAACTGAGTGTCTTCCTCGATGGCGTCGAGGACTAGCCCACAGCTGGCGTACGGGATTCCATTGCTGTGGACAGGGGCACCAGAGTAGTGATGATCGAATGGATTGTTAGGCCCCCCACAATCTATCACCAGATCCGCATGTTCCCAAGCGTACCGATCCCTCGACCGGTTGATGATGATCTTGCGATCAGACAGTGCCACTTTGATCACTGCTATCGCAAGAAGCTCATCGCCATGGAAGCGGCCATCGTGGACGCAGATCACTGGTTCGCTGATACCCTGAAGTGTGTCTAACAAAGTCATTTTAAACTCCTTTCTTGTTTGATGTTAATAGACTCTAGACACAAAAGTAATATATCTGTCAACAGAATTGATCAACATTCTTTTACATTTCTCTACTTTTGTATGTTGAAAGGAGAACCGCTATGTTAATTCGCAAAGCGGTGGTAGAGGGGTATATTCCGTTCACTCATGTTGGTAACAAACATGTTGAGTTTACGGTAGACCAACCTATCACAGCATTTATTGGTTCCAATGGTTCCGGTAAGAGTTCTCTACTTAGGGCAATAAGTGTATTCCCAGCAATTCGTACTGATTATGCCAAGAACGGGTTCATCGATTTGACTATCGAACACCAGGGTCACGTCTATGAACTTTCCTCTAGATTCGAAAATGCAACTTCTCCTAATTCCTTTAAGAAGGATGGAGTTGAGTTGAACATCGGAGGAACTGGTGATACTCAGAAGGATCTTGTTGAGGAACACTTCGGGTTACTTCCGTATATTCACGAGATCATGTCTGGCAAAATGCAGATGTGCACGATGGTTAGGTCGGCTAGGAAACAGTTATTTAGTTCCTGTTATCCAAGCGACTTGTCTTTCGTGCTAGAGTATCACAAGAAGGTGTGCTCTAACATCCGATCTATAGGCAACCAGATCAAACTCATGCAGTCTAGAGAAGGAACTCTAGTAGCTTCTCAAATAGCACCTGAAGAAGAGGCTAGGCTAGCTGCTGAGAAAGACTGCTGTGTAGAGATCTTGGCTAGGATAGACAAAGTCAACCTTCTTCTAGAGAATGAGATCAACCAACTTCGTCAGCATCCGTACATGCACCAACAGTATCACCCTGAAGAACTAGTTGGTGTTGTCCACAGATTAAGGATGTTAAGGGAGGCTTACACTTCTGAATTCTTGGACAGAGAGTCAGGTAAGAAGTTGGGCGATGATGTCAGTCTACAGGGTCTTAGTAATCTGAGGATAAGACTGGCTTCTGAACTGGCTCACAAGGAAAAGAGCAAGGAATACATCCAGAGTAACCTTCAGGATATCAGAGACGAACTAGACAAACTCTCCAACATCAAGTATGCTTCAGCTAAAAACAAGAGAGACTCTATCATCAACGAGATGAACGTGATCTCTTCTGAATTGGAACTGCTTGATCAAGATCCTTCGTGGAAAACCTCTGTTGTTATCCCGATGGAGAAGTTGGGAGATGTTATCGCTCTGGAGCACGACATCGTCGATCTTCTGGAACAGATCCATCCTTACTCAGGACACATCGTTGGTCAAGAAGAATTGGATAAGCTTCGTAATGAGATTTACATCTCGAAGAACTCTATCGGGACTCTAGAGAGGGAGAAGGAGGAACTCGAGAAACAGAACGAAGCTTGTAAAGCTAGACTTGGGGTATTGACCAAAAACAGCTATCCTGCTGACTGTACAAGGGTCTGTCCTTTACGAGCAACTATCGAGAGCAATACTAGAGATGTTCGGTTGAGGATGGCTGAGATCGACTCGCGTATTAGGACTATCAATGAACACGTGGCTGATCTGCAGAAGTCCATCGATAAGAACAATGCAGTTCTGTCTGAGATAGCTCCCATACGTCCAGCACTTAAGATCTTGTACGAGTTGCTTCAAGAGAACTACCTGATGGAGATAGCTCTACAGGGAGATTCTTTCATCACTTGTCTTAACACATCTCCCATGGAGATCATCAATCGCGTTAGACGAGGAGTGGAGAACTCCAAGAAGTTCCACAGGTATAAAAACCAGAAACAGAGGTACGAAGAACTAACCAGGACTCTAAGTACACTTAAGACTATCGAGTCGACTCAGATGTCAGCAGAGATGATCGAGAAGATCGTAGCTGACAGAGAGACTCGCATAAGCAAGGGTATCAAAGAGATCCAGGCTATCGAAGATGAGTGTGCCGAGATCAATGATAATCTTGACAAAGTGTCCAGGGTGGCGGAGATCATGGTTGATATCAACCGAATAGTGGACTCCGTCAAGACCAACATGAACATCAAGATCATTCGTACCCGTATAGAGTTCGACCAACAGATGATCAGAGAACACGATGCTCTTCGTAGTGAGGTGAGTGCTAAACTCAGGGAAATCGAGAGAACTCTCGAAGATCAGAAACGACTTCGTGATGTTCTTGACACTGAGATCCGTCCTACTATGAAGAGGCTTCGTAGAGATGAGGATATCTGGAAAGCTGTTGAAAGTGGGTTGAACCCAGCTAAGGGTTTACCTTGCATCTACCTTGTCAGGTTCATCAACCGTCTTCTCCAGAGAGCTAATGAATTCATCAAAGAGGTCTGGTGTCATGACTTGGAGTTGGTTTACCTTAACGAAGAAGATGATCTCGACTTCGCTATCCAGGTCATGCAGAACAAGAGCACTATCGTCAAGGATATCTGTTTGTGTTCCAACGGAGAACAGGCTATCATCAACCTGGCTATGATCTTGGCTATCGGTGTAGAGCGTGGTTATTTGAACTGGTGTTATTTGAAACTAGATGAAATAGACGCGGCTCTCACAGAAGGACATAGGTCTAAGCTAGTGTCACTGATAGACAGGTTAGTTAATGAGGGAGTTATCAAACAGCTTTTCCTAGTCAACCATTTTGCTATTCAAACTGGTATGTCCAAGTGTTCTACCATCTGTCTATGCTCTGAAGGAATAGTACTTCCAAATGAGTACAACAACGAAAATGTGACGATATATTGACGTTCAGCTAGAGTGGGTTCGGCCCACTCTAGCACCATCGTATGCTTTCTTTATTTAAGGAGATTTGAAATGACTAACCCTCTAGACTATGCTCTCAAGGCCATAGCTCGAAAGATCCAGCCACAGATTCTCGAGTTGGCTCTGCGTCATTACAACTACACTCATAACGAACATCTCACCCTTACGTCCTTCCTGATGAAGGAGATCATCGAGAATGCTGTTCTTGTTGATGCCAACCTTACCTCAGGCAGAGTCAAGACTATCCCTCTTCGTATGGAGTGGATAGAACGTACTACTAGAGACCACGGTAGGTTCGCCGGTGATGATGGTGAGTTTACTCTCTTCAGGATCCCGCCTGAGTTCAGGGACAACATGCCTATCACGATGGTTCTGGCTCTTCAGTATCCTTTCCAAGCTTATGTGGGAAGTGGTATGGGGGACCTCTCTGTCGGAACTGGTGGTTACAACCTGAATGAACAGATCAATGAGATTCTCAACTCGTACACATTGTCCAATCCTAGAAACCACCCAGTAGCAGAATTGCTTGATGGTGACCTCATTCGTGTAACACCTTCACAGTACGCTCATCAGAACTGGTTGCTTACGTGCAGGATAGCTTACGATGATCAGTTCACCTCTCTCGATGTTTCTTCTATTCCTGTCTTGGCCAACCTGGCAGTTATGGCTACGAAGCAGTGGTGTTATACCAACCTTCGTATCCCTGCTGACAGAGCTGTACAGGAGACAGGTATGGATCTCCCTACCATCACATCTATTCTCGATGAGTGGAGGGATATCGACCAGTTGTACCAAGAGGAATTCACTAAGTTCCGTGGTACGAGCAACATAAGCCCTGACATGTACAGACGTCTGGTGTTGTTTATGGCATAAAAGAAAGAACTTCCTCTACGGCGCTTAGTGCGCCGTAGAGGTGAGTTATTTATTCGCACGTGTAGGCTACAGCATAGTCCGAAACACGAACACCAAGATCCACTACTGTAAGCGCTGCTAGAGGAGCAACGTTAAGAAGCAGATCGAGTTTGTCACGAACATTGAGCAGTTTGTCCAACAGAGCAAGCAACGCGGCTCTCTGTGCAGCTGTACACTCTACCCTAGGATTAGCAAGTCCATCTGTCCAATGTTCATTGTCAGGGGACTTAGCTTTCATCATTCTGACAGTGCAGTCAAGGATGTACATAGAACCTATGTAATCACAAGCCCTCCACACATCAGCAATGAGAACAAGGTCGAGTACTTCAGAGAGTTTGACGACAGTATCTTCGTCTACGCAGACGAGGGGTGACTTTACATTATCTCCTTCATCGTTGTACTCTCTTTGAACAGTACCAGCTAGCTCGAACACTCTGTTGTTGTACTGCCTGAAGTCAAGAGCATCCCATACTCTCTGGTTCCTCTGACTGTCATAGGGGTTGTACACGAACCCAAGGTCGTTGTAGCAATACCCTGTCCAGTCCTTGACCAGAATAGGATCTGTCTGCTGATCGTGAGACTTAGCAGAAGATGCAACAAGATCATCCCAAGCATCTTCGTTGAAACGAATAGCATCAAGGAAGTCGTCGACTATGTTGTCCAGGTTGTACTTCTGATAGATCTCATCGTTGATATCAACGAACTTAAGGAAGAACGCCTCTTGGTTGATGGCATCCACCAGTTCATTGACTTTGAGTTTCATCTCTCGGATGCTATAGTCGGATTCCCTAAGTGAATTGATGATAGGTCTATCCAACGTATCCCTGAAGTCACAGCAGTCGACAAGAGCATTGATACGCAGAACAATATCCTCAATAGTGAAAGGAACTGAATCCAAGATCTCACGATACTTGAACTTCTTCCTGTGACTCACAGTAAGGATAGATCTATAATGCCTGATCAGGATGTTGATGTAGTTCTTGAGACGTTCGAGGTCTTCGTTGGTGCAGTCGACATACAGTTTGCTAGCCAGCTCTGCAGTATCGTCGGCAACAACCTGACGGAAGAGAATACAGTCTGCAGGATTGCTCCACACATTGTTCTTCGTCAACCCAGGTATAACCACGATCAACTCACCGAAGTTACTGGTCTTATCCCAGGCGTTACCAACGTTCCTGTACGTTCCGTAAGATAACCTCTGATAGATGTCTTTGCCTCTCAAGTCACCAACTGTGTGTACTCCTATTAGAGAGTAACCGTTGTCTGTTTTGAGGAAGTAATCTCCCTGGTTAAGAACAGCACATCTCTGGAAACTGTTGAACATCTCGTTGAAGAAGTAGTAGTGGTTAGCTGCTACAGCAACTTCCCCTGAAGGAATAGCTACGTAGAATTCGTGCTCCTTAGGGTTAGTGGGATCTTGAGCAACAAGTTCGTAATACTTCTCCTCTTCACTCAAAGGTCTGTCAGCTGGACGGGTAATCCTGAACTTGGGAAGCATCGTGCAGATAACAGCATCAATGAGAAGCTGCAACCTGTACTTATACCTCACACAGAACTCAGCAGAGTGCCTGAGGATGTAACCTATAGCAAATACATTGAGCGAGTTAAGTCTGAAGACAGTGTTCTCGTTGTTCGCCTGGTAAGTTCCAACTGACTCGTAGAACCTGGTGTCGAGTATCTGGTCACTTGCGATGTGCGGATCTTTGCGACCGTGATCTATCGGCATGTGAGGGAAACCACCCTCAATATGCATGTTTCCATTTTCTCGTTTGAACAGTCTTCCAAGCAAACCTTCCCTAAGGAACTGAGCTACGTCACAGACGTTGTTACGTAAGTGACAGAAGCAGTCATCAGTGAACTTGGAATCCGCAACGTACGAGGATGGAAGAAGATGTTTGTACTTAGCTTCCATAACACCTCCTTAGTCACAGTCAAACGACATGAGAATGATGTAAACAACGAAAGCTATCCTCAAGGATGCTCTAGTCGTAGGACGAGCAGAGAACTTACCTTTATCGATAAACTGTCCGATACTCTCTTTAACCTTGAGGACAAGGTCGTCACTTATACGAGAGGCACTGAACAAGTCAACTGCCTTCTTGAGAATAGCACCTCTGTTCTTCAGGTCAACCTTCTCCATGATGCACCTGCGATAAACACGCTGGATCAAGTTGGAGATAAGGATGTGATACCCGAGGAAATACTTGCCATCTCTGCTAAGCAGATCCTGCTGACGTTTCCTGTACTGAACAGTTGCAGAGGATGAGTACTGGAGAAGCACATTCCTCATCATGTCTGCATTGGCATTCTTGATAAGCCTGCTCGTAATGACTATGAAGTCTTCTCTGACGAACTGCTGAATGTTAATAACCCTATTGCAGATTGACGAGATCATCCCGTCGAAAGAAGTCTTCAGTTCACGAACTATCTTCTCGCCTTCCTTATCCGTACCAGTCAAGTCAACATCACCGATAGTCCTACCAGCTTTAACCATCTCGTAGTACTTCTCAGCAACACCTTTGACCTTGGAACGAATGCGAGTCTGCAAGTCTGTTGCAATGTAAACAACCTTCTGGTCGGGGATGAAATTGTTCATCGAGTTCCAGTGGATGTTCTTAGGGTCACACATCTCCTCCGCACGCTTGAGCATCACCAGTCTCCAGGTGGAAGTCTCGGCATGCTTGATGTCGAACTTGTCTGTAAGGCTGTCGATGGTAGCTTCCATGATTCCCTTGTTGGCACCATAGGGGAAGTAGTGTCTAACCAAGGAAGAGAAGAACTTAACCATCAGCATGAAGTACAGAGAGGTTATGACACTCTCTTTAACTGATTTGGAGAGTTTGGAATTAGCGAACTGATACGACGCCCAAATAACCAAAAGGTTGAACTCATCTGAGGCAACCTGGAAGTTAGATGGGATCGAGCTCATCTTGATGGTTCTCTTGAATTCCATTCGATCTATACCAAGAATGTCGAAAAGAGCTTGTGAGTCTTTGGTATAGAAACCCATCTTGCTTACGCCAAGCATAGGTGTGTTGAGAGCATCCGGATGAGTATCTCTGTTGCAATACAAAACACACCACCTGTTGATCTCAGTAGCTGTGCGCATATCGAGAGGGAAAGTGAAACTAGAGAAGAGTTGTTTGAGCGGTGGTCTTACTGCCATATAGCCTCCTCTTAATTAAAAAATAAAAGCCATAAAATGGAAAAAGAAAAGTTATCAACCACCCCGACCTTGCGGCCGGGGTGGAAGGCAACTAGTTCTTTTTCTTCGTTGTACCGATCACGGCAGATATTACTCAGCCGACTCCTCGGAACTACCAACGTACTTCTTGTACAGGCAGTATCCTGCGAGTGCAAGGAGGACGACACCAGCACCGGTGTAGACCCCCTTAGAGTACTCGTTCCAGTACCACGGACCGTTATTAGCGGCCTTGGCTGCAGCGGCCTGCGTCTGGGCCGCAGCCTTCTGCACGCTTTCCAGCAACGCCTTCTGCTCCGGAGTCAGATTGGCCAGCTGATCAGCGGAGGGCTGAGCCGGAGTGTCCGGCTTGGGAGCCTCGGCCGTAGGAGCCGTAGGAGCTGCGGGGGTCGCGGGAGTTTCTTTGTTGTCCATTTGTTCGTTCCTTTTTTGGATTTGCTTATCAACCTTCAATACACCATGTACTAAAAGTCTTTAAGCGTTCGTAACACCCAAGTAATGTATAAACGAACAAATTTGATTAACATGAAACCTAGCTTACTACCCTAGACGCCTTAGTTGTCAACCCCGATTCCTTGGAGAAATAAGCTCCTACAACCTTCAGGTTCCTTGCAAGCAGCAGATCCCTAGGCCAGGCATAATCGCCATCGATATCCGTAGAGTAGTCGATAGGGCAATTAGCGCTATTGTAAGCCATGTTGATGATCGAGCTACAGAACAAGGTATATTCCTTCTCAGCTGTAACCTGCTCAGCAGCATTGACTCCAGCAGAATTATCCGCCGGTGTAGTCTTATTGGAAGCGAACAGGTGTTTGAACAGAGAGATGAATACCTTACCGAAAGCATATGGAGTCTGCTTCTTCTGCTTGTCGTACATGTAAGAAGACACCTTCTTGGCTTGTTCGGGTGTTATCTTATCATGGTGCATAATGATGCAGATCTCGTGGGTATTCAAGAAGCTCTCGATCTTGTCTGTATTGACCAACAACTGATCGATCTTCGTATTGCAGTCGTACCCGATAATCTCCTTGGCATCTTTGCCTACCACCTTACAGGAGGTGAAGGAGTTATTCTGCACCCACTGATTAAGTGTAGTGTTGATCCTCTTGTGCCATGGAACCTTGGATGTTTTCGGGTAGGTGATGATAATGTCACCTTCTTTGATCTTCTCTTTGAACTGAGCCTTGGTCAGAGCAGGTGCTTCCTTAGTCAGCTTATCGACATTCTTGTCGTTGGACTTGAATACCTCCTGAGACACGCCGCCATATCGAGCAACTCCTGTCATACTCTTCTTATCCTTCCTAGTTCTATAAGTTCGTAAAACCACATGTAGCAACATGTCAGCAGTAATGCAACTATCAATAAAGGGAGGGAGTAGATAACGAACAAAGTACCAGATATTGACTGGAAGTCCGTTGAATCTTTCCTAAGCCCTGCAAAGATAACTACTGACACGATGTACAAAACACATCCACAGATTGCACTAATCAAACTCTTGATCCTCCATACGGTTATTAACCATAGGATAATCAAGTCACTTTCTATCGAACTTGTAGTTTACTTCCTTGGCAACAATACCATGCTCAAGTTCCAGTATCCTCTGGTTCCTACTCCCACGGAAGGTTAGACTGATGTCTTTCTGCTCCTCTATGAAAGGTCCATCTACCAGGTGATCGACAAGTCCGAGTAACTGTTGCTGAGGCGAGAAGGTCTTCCCACAGAATTTCTCTATGTTGTATCCGGACCACACCCAGATGGATTTGTCAACACCAAACTTCTTGCGTATAACTCTGCACAGATCTACTAAGACCTCTGCGTTCTCCGGTTCAAGAGGTTCACCACCTAGGATAGACAAACCTTCTATTTGAGGTTTCTCGAGTTCCTTGAGGATCTTGTCCTGTACTTCTTGGGTAAAAGGTTCTCCGTGGTTGAAGTCTTGAGCTTCTGGGTTGAAGCAGTTCTTGCAGTGGATTCTGCAACCACTGACGAACAAGGTAACTCTTACGCCAGGACCATTGGCCACATCACATGTTCTCAACGCAGAGTAGTTCATTTCTTATACCTCCATAAAGCAAAGTTGGTATAACCAAAGGACAGAATGAAAATATTCAAAGTCCAATCGTAGCAGTTGTCTTTACCTTTAACTGCTCCGTTGTTGTGCAACCACCACCAGGTAGATGGGTGCAGAAGTCTATTCCAGTAGATTCCTAACGACCACACTTTGTCAACAGATGAATGCCACAACTCCAACTGCATGGCTACCTTGGTAAAACTACAGCTGAACTTCCAAGCCCACCTAGGGGCAAGTTTGAAATTTATCGTCATGTTAAGACTCCTTTCAGATGTAAAATATCTGACTTAAATAAATGATAATACCTTCAGCTGGGTTGACCAGCTGAAGGGGAGGTCTTACCACGTTCGATATCTTTGGCTTCACAATAAAGACGGAAGCATGTCTTGTCAGGGGACTTTTTCCTGAGTGCCTTGACTGGGCACCCGACACATTCGGGATGCGCAACACATTGAATGTCGAATGCATCCAGATAGTCAGTCATCCAATGTTGTTCATTATTCATGATTCGACCCTCCAGTGACTTCCACCGAACATACGAATGAATCGATATTCAATCTTTGTCCTGCATACAGGTTCACCAAGTTGGATATTAAAGTCCCTGTAGATCTTGTCCGCAGTACGTCTAAGATGACACTTGGGATTTGGATCTATCTGAGGTCCAACTGTATAAAGGTAGTCGTGCAGAAGAGCCACGTACAACCTGGGGATATCTGTGGGTGTACCGAATATCGGCCAGAGTATCCTAGGTATAGTAGCACCATCTGTTATAAACCCAGCAGGAATACGATAGATCACATCGTCATACTTGACTTCCCAAGGCTCAAGGAGAACCCACCATTGTTCCTTAGTCTTAAGATCATAATGCGGTTCCAGCTTAGGAGCAAGTTCTTTATTGATCTCAGTGAATCGATCCGTAAATATACGTTCATTACTGTGTTCTGATGGAGTCAATATCCAAAACTTCTTGCTCATAGAACCCTCCTTCTTTCCATCGTATCAAAAAATAGTTAAATAAAATAAAACCAACACCCCTGCCTACACAGGCAGGGGTGCTAGATAGAGCTTACTCCTTAGGGATAGACTCTCGACATATTGGACACGGTCGAGCTTCCTTGACAGTGTCAATGTCCCAAGGAAGACAGCATGTGTCTACGAGTAGATCTCCAGGGAGACCTATGCACGACACGATACCAGCAACTGGACCCCAGAAGTGTCTCCACTCGTACTTAGGAGGTGCTTCTCTCCACGCGAAGGCGAAGAGATGTCCTCTCAAGTGAAGTGAAGGATAGAGACACATTGGGTAGAAATAAGCACCATACACTTCGTTGGTCTTATACCATTCTCCAGATACTGGATCTTTGTGCATCTCCCAACTATGTTCTCTAGGGCAGAGACGTATGACACTCATGCACCCCGCAACAAGAGCAAGTCCCACTAATGTCAATAGTTTCTTCATGTGTTACCCCTAGTCATCGATGTGCTTCATGCAACCCTTGAGAACCTCTCCATAGAGGAACTGATCTTTGGCAGCATTCCAGTCAAGCGTAGCAAAACCATTCTCGCCCCACTTCGCTCCCCAGCTATTCTGGATCTGGAGACCATTCTGATTATAGCCACAGATCAGTACTGCATGACCACCAAGAGGCTTAGCTCCCTTGGTTACAGGGATCCAACCCTTGCACTTGTTGTCACACTTATACCAGTCTTCAGTGATCATGAAACCACCAACCACGCAGCCGTACTTGTGGATAGCATACCTGAGGTCGTCGAGATTACCACCAAAAGCACGAATCATCTTGGGTTTGCACTCTTGGTCGAACAGTTTCGGATAGACATCGAGCAAAGCCTGCATAGCTGCAGGAAGAGTCGTACCGTCAGTCTCATCACCATCTATCTCCTTGGCCCTAGCATAGACCTTATCATAGTCCAGCTGAGTGGGATAGTTGTCCTGCTTCCAGAGGATGTTCTCTGCCCAAGAGGTAGTAGAGTAAGCAGCGCACTTGCTGGTCGCACCCTGGTTCTCAGTAATAGTGCAAAGACCCATGGAGTTCACAACTGTAGGAGCAATGAACTTGTTCGTGGCCCGCATGATCGGAATCTTCGAAAGACCTTTAGGGAGTTTGAGGAAGCCAGCAGGGCAATCCTGCATGAGCTGTATCTGTTTCTTTGTCATTTGTTTTCTCCTTATTAGAATGAATAACCGAATGTAATACATCCGTAGTCAGGTGATTCCTTCTGTCCTTCGAACTCATCTGTTCTGAAGCACATGATGTAGGACACGTAGAAGTCATAAGCCTTCAATACAGCACCCACACGAAGCTCAGTTACAAACGGTTCGATATCGACATTGCAAAGTTTGTCATCCTTGTTGTTGAACAAACTACCTTCAATGATGTGATTGTATAGGTAGTACCTTTCACCAACACCACCAAATACCCAGCAACTAACCTTGTCTAGCCAAGACCTTTTAGCTGGAGCAGAGAACATAATGTTGTTACCAACATCTTTGTGTTCACGTATGTTCCAGCCTATCTTGAGGTCGCATCCGACTTCCAAAGCATCCTGTAGAGTACCAGCAAGAATACCTGCCCTAGGTACAAGGGCAATGTAGTCATTGAAGTAGTAGTTGTATTTCGTCCACCACTGTCCATTGACTACGAACTCATCGTGAAGTTGATGATGCCAACCTTTAGGTTCTTTGCAGTCAAGCCATCTGTGAACCCACTTCTGTGTTTCGCCAGCTTTGGCTGAAGGTCCAATCATACCGAAGTTGAGTTCACCGTAGTGAGTCCAAGGTGATTCGGGATCTTGGAAGAACTCATAACCGACTCCGCCTAAGAGTAGACCACAGTAAGGTCTGTCTTTAGGATCAGGTGGGTTACGTGATAGATCCTTGGGGGCATACATGTTCTGCTGGAGTTTGAAATGGATTCGGTTATCCGTAACCAATTCAAAACCAGTACCGTGGGTATAGTCCGAATCACTGTGGAACCCGAAGCAATCGTTCTCTAGAGTAAGGTAAGCTTCAGTAGCATTACCAGCAAATACCCAAGCTAGGCTAAGCAAAAATAAAAGCTTCTTCATTGTCTCACCTACTTCCAGTATGGGGTGTATGCTGGCATAGCTCTACCATCCTGAATAGGAACTGATGGAAAATCGGCACTGTAACCAGTCTTGGTAGAGGTGGACGAATCGGGAGTGGTTGTGCATCCAGCTAGGAGTGCGGCGACCACAAAAGCAAAAAATAATTGTTTCATTGTTTTCTCCTTATTAGAGTGCGTTTCTTCATAGCATGGAGCGGATGAATCTTCGTCTTGTTAAGGTATATCCAGTTTGCACTGAATATACCAACCAGAAGTTAAGGACATTCTGGAAAGTCCGGCAGACGAATACCGTGGTCTGCCATCAGGTTGAACATCGTCGTAGCGATGTCCACTAGCCACAGACGAAAATGCATTTCGTCCATGACATAGAGCTCTGCAGTATCGAACGTGACGAAGTGGTTATCTTTGTACATACGTACAGAAGCATTGTACCACTTGCCGCTCGACCTGCTACTGCAGCTCTCAAGATGTATCTGGAAAGACACATCTGCCGAGCTAGTATTGACTGCTCCCATTTTTCACCTCCTTGTGGTGTGGATAGACCTGAATTGGTCTATAGCACCTAAGTAATATATACATAATCAAAAACGAACAGCGCCTCCCTGCCTTGCAGCAGGGAGGCGCCTTTCTATTTGTGAATGCTGATTACTCTATGCAATCAGTGACAGGGAGCGAGCACGGGCTGATATCGAAGTCATCCGTGTCGTCGGAACGCAGGAATCCATTCGGACCTTCCCAGCACTTCTTGGTAGGATCATCCTGTTCGTCCGCCTGTGGACAGGGGTTGCGTTGAGACTGTTCCCACGAGGCGACTGTGCAAGTGTACACGAGACACTTGTTGATGCCAGAGGACTCTTCACAAGACTTCTTCGTCTCAGCAGCCTTGTTGAGTCGCCAGATATAGTCCAGAGCTTCGAGACCTTGTTCGGTCTTAAGGATCTTGGCTATGTTGACTATCACGTACTTCTCGAACGACTTCTTCCAGTAGTCCCTGATCTCCACTGGAGTAGAGATAAGCTGGATCTTTTCGACGATCGGCCCGAACGGCTTTTCCGCCCAGACAAATGGCTGCTCCGGGACATCCATAACGGACACTGTGCCCAAGAGTAGTTTCTTGTGCGTCGTCTTCCAGTAGATGAACCTAACGAACAAAGTGAAATCAAGATGATTCACTTCTCCGGTGTCATCCGACCTGCTGCTATACGCCCCTACATGGAGGTAGAGGTCGTACGCATCTGCGATCTGTCCAGTCGCAGTGATTTTCATATCGACGGACCGCCCAACCATTGAGCCGCCGTCTAGTGCCTTGCTTAGCATTGTTTACCTTCTTTCTTTTTTGTTGTTACTACAAGCGTATGCCGAACGTCGGATCATTCCACTTGAGCATAATAAAGGTAATGAAAATAAAAGATGACAGCCTCTCTGCCCTTCATGGGCAGAGAGGGACATTCACAACACTTCATTAGTCACGTCTTTGAATTTACCTTCCGCTTCAGCCTGCATCATAAGACACAGATCGTGTGCCATCTTCTCAGCTTCCGCAGCAGGATCTTCAATCTTCCGCTGACCACAAAGAACATCGAGAGGTGCACTGACATGCATACCTAGAAGACCTCTCTTCTCCTTCTTGAACTTGATGATCTTGTCGGCTTTGGATACCCAAGTACCTTCACCGTCAATAACAGACTTGATAAAGTCTGCAAGTTCGTCGTCACGTTTTCCTGGCATAACACCTCCTTAGTCAGGCTTGACTACTTTGTTGATCTTGAAGTTAAGACAGAACTTCTCGAAGGTCATCATGTCACAACCGTATTTAGGGTAGGTCTTGAGTTCTCTCACCTCGATGACTGTCTTGCTGGAGTTGGCCATAGCCTTAGCAATCCAGGATATCAAAGCGTCTGAACCGGGAGCCTTCCAGTCGTTAGTCTTGAAAGAACCCCACGAACCTTCGAGCCACATCCATTTCTTACTTGTCGGATCCTCGTAGATAACTGCAGTGTGTGCAGCCGAGTCGTGGTTGTAGTTCTCTCCACAGAGGAAGTAGGCTTTGTACTTGATGGGTGTCTTCTTGAGAGCAGCGATGCTCATAGCCACAGTGTCATAACACACACCGCAGCCAGCGGAGATGGTCTCCTCTGGTGTGGCAAGTCTCCACACTTCGAAGTCATCGTCTATAGTAGTACTGTTGTGAGTATCCCTCCACGGCTTACCAGTCTTGGGATCTCTAAGCCCGTACTGAAGTCTAGAGAACTCTTTCTTGAGACGGTCTATGACTAGAGTCTTCTCGTGAGACAAGTTGTCGCAACCGAAGATCTCAACAGACTTCTGGTCAGACACTCTCTTGTACCTATCGGGAAGAAGCCTCCAGTTGGAACAAGTCCTCTTCTGCTCAGCATCGTCAGGCTCAAGATGGATCATGTCGATACCAGTGCGAGCCCTCCATGAATGACATGGGTCTGCAGCAAGCATCTTGTATACCTTGGGTGGATACTTGGCTTTGATAGTAGAGAGCTTGTACGGTCTCTCGTACTTTGTCTTCTTCAGAGTGAGAACTGCAATGTAATCGAACTTCTTGAGATATTTCTGCTGCCCTTCTGTCAAGTCCTTGTAGTACTTGCTGTCTTCGACATTGTGTATGACAGTCTTGTCTACAATTTCAAAACAATAGTTCTCATCAACTTCCTCAGAATACACATAGTCGCCCTTGTCATACTTGTTCGCATCGTCAGATACACGATGCGTCACGATAGTGTTCCTGGGTTTGAGAGACTGTATTTCTTCGGCAGGGAACTTTATGTCTTTTATGACATCTTCAACGACCTTAGTAAGTGCTTCTAAAGAATAACGCATAAAACCTCCTGCTATCCTCAAAGGATAGCAGGAAGGTGTTAGTTAATCACGGACAATCAGTCGACATGAAGAACACGATCTTTGATCTCCTGAGTGCGACCCTGATTCCAGTAGTTGCTACCCAGGTATCCGCAAGTACGTCTCACGACACTCATCTTGGACTGATCACGGTTACCACAGTTCGGGCATTCCCAAACCAGCTTACCATTATCATCCTTGACTATCTTGATCTCGCCATCAAAACCACAGCATTCGCAGTAGTCGCTCTTGGTGTTCAGTTCAGCATACATGATGTTATCATAGATAAACTTCATGATGCTAAGAACCGCACCAACGTTCTTCTGCAAGTCGGGAACTTCGACATACGAAATCGCTCCGCCAGGAGAAAGCTTCTGGAACTTGGCTTCACCCGCTAGCTTCTCGAACGCAGTAACCTTCTCTGTCACCTTGTAGTGATAAGAGTTGGTTATGTAGTTTTTGTCAGACACGTCGGGAATAATACCGAAATCTCTCTGAAGGGCCTTGGCGAACTTGTAAGTGACACTTTCAATGGGAGTGCCGTATATTGAGTAATCAATATCTTCAGCCGCTTTCCACTTGGCTGTGTACTCATTGAGTTTCTGCATGATCTTGAGACCAAGCTCTTCACCTTCTGGTTCGTTGAGCTTCTTATCGATAAGTGCACGCACACATTCCCAAAGTCCAGCATAACCCAGAGAGATGGTAGAATATCCACCGTAGAGAAGCTTATCTATCTTCTCTCCCTTATTAAGTCTTGCCAGAGCTCCATACTGCCAGTGGATTGGAGAGGTGTCCGACAGAGTCCCGAGAAGACGTTCGTGTCTGCAACGGAGTGCGCGATGACATAGTTCAGCCACTTCATCCAGTCTGGTCCAGAACTTCTGAAGATCTCTTCCTGCCTCCAACGCAACATAGGGTAGGTCGATTGTAACCACGCCTTGGTTGAAGCGACCGTAATATTTAGGCTTAGTAGGATCGTAGTCTTTAGCACGGGCTACATTGTTGAAACCATTGCCAGAACGATCGGGTGTGAGGAATGAACGGCAACCCATACATGTGTAGGTATCACCATGTCCAACTTCTTCTCCCTTAGAGAGTTTATACTCCTTCATCTTCTTCTCAGAGATGTAGTCTGGGACAAGACGTTTCGCAGTGCACTTGGCAGCAAGTTCAGTGAGATACCAGTAAGGAGCATTTTCCGTGATGTTATCTTCTTCAAGAGTGTAGATCAGCTTCGGGAAAGCCGGAGTGACATAAACACCAGCTTCATTCTTGACACCCTGGATCCTCTGCTTAAGAGTCTCCTCAATGATCAAAGCAAGATCTGCTTTGGTCTGAGGATCAGTAGCTTCACCAAGGTACATGTACACCGTAACAAACGGGGTCTGACCATTGGTGGTTTGCAGAGTAAGGATCTGATACTGAATGGTCTGAATACCAGCAGCTATCTCCCTACGAAGCCTTGCTGCAACCATGCGTTCGATATCATCACCACTAATAAGCAGACCGTTAGTTTCTTCCTCAACCTGTTTACGGATCTTCTGACGAGACACCTCTACAAATGGAGCCAGGTGGGTCAAGCTAATGGACTGGCCGCCGTACTGACAGGAAGCAACCTGCGCAACTATCTGGGTAGCGATGTTGCAAGCAGAAAGGAAGCTGTGTGGCTTCTCGATCATGGTACCAGAAATGACAGTTCCATTCTGAAGCATGTCATTCAGGTTAACCAAGCAACAGTTGTGAATATGCTGACTGTAGTAGTCAGCATCATGGAAGTGGATGAGTCCCTTGTCATGAGCCTCTACAATATCCTTAGGGAGAAGGACACGTCTTGTGAGGTCCTTGCTAACCTCTCCAGCCATATAGTCACGCTGTGTAGATGCAATGACAGGATTCTTATTGGAGTTCTCCTGCTTAACCTCTTCGTTCTGACACTCGACGAGAGCAAGTACAGCATTGTCCGTGGTATTCCTCTTCCTGGCTTCTGTACGAGAATACCGATACACGGCATAGCTCATCGCAAGGCGACCGAAACCACGATCGGCAAGCTCGTTCTGAACTTTATCCTGTATCTCTTCTACCCCAGTGGCACGTTCGAACCCCCTGCACCAAGAGGTAACTTCTTCAACAACAGACTTTAGTTGGTCTTCTGGTATACGGAATTTTTCATCGACTGACGTATTGGCTTTACCTATCGCTACTGCGATGCGATTAGGATCGAACTGAACCTCGGATCCATTGCGTTTGATCACGTTCATGTGTTTGTTTCTCCTTACTTTACACCTTGCCCTTCCCAACGTCTATTTTGCCGAAATGACGGCATAGTCCCCTGCCCGCTTACCGAAGTAAACGGGCAGGTTAGTGCGTCGAATTAACCCTTCCGGGATTCGATGTAGGCTGACTTGCTGGGCAAGAATTAACTACCTTGGGAATCAAGATGTTAAGCACATTTTAACCCCAAGATCGCATACAATATTGTTCCTTTACAGGCAGTACATATCGACCAATAATATCTAAAAATAGAAGTACCAGCGCAACCCCACTGAAGGGGTTGCGCGTGGTTAGTTAGACGAACTTCATGTAGACATCTGGAGTGATGTTGGACATCGTCCTGGCCATCTGTTTCGAGTTCTTATTGATCTGATCCATCGGCTTCAGAGCAGAGTCCTCTTCCTTGGGAGCATCTCCATAAACAGCAACTAGTTTCTGGAGTTCTCTCTGGAAGACAGAAACAACAGCAGGGTTGTCTTTGTTGTTCTTGATCTTCTGGGTAAGATCCCTGATCTGTTCGAAGGCCAACATCTCAGCCTTCTTCTTATCGGGGTCTACAAGTTCCCCATTAGACCGAACTTGACACATCAGCTCATCAGGACGTATTCCGTAGAACTGGTGATGAAGACCGAATAAGATGAAATACACCGCCAATAAGAAGGCTATTAACAAGTCGTCATGCCCAGATTCGGTATGGTCAACTCTACCATTCTTCATGGTCAAACCAGATATCTGATCCACCAACGAAGCATCATTAAGTCTATCACCGACCAAGTTAAGGGCATTCATAAGAACCGAAGAATACAGAAGATTGCGAGAGCTGGATGTTGTACTGAACCCGAAGTTCTTCCTTACTGTACCATCGTCGTAGTTGAGGTTGTTCACATTCGTATCCGAGTTGTACTCCTGGAAGTACTTATTGTAGATACGAGTGAGAGGGTTGAAGTTCTCCAACCTCATATTAGCGAAGATGTAATCCAGCATGAACGCTCCGTTCTTGTTACGTTCAGGGATGAAGATAGCCCTAGGGAAATCCTTGAGGAACTTCACGATGATCGTAGTGACGAAGTACAGGTTGGCGGTGTTACAGCAGAAGGTAGCAACAACATGGAGATCGTAAGGATCGATCATGCACATCGTGGTGAAGTCAGATCCAACATTGTCCGAAGTATCAAGTCCGATAACATACGGACGGTTCCTAAGGCTTTCATCAGCCATAAGTACTTTGGGATCATCGTACCACTTGATGATAACAGATTCGATGTTCGTAACAGCAACAGGATCCTTCTTAGATGTCTGGATCTTCTCAAGCATTTCCTTACCGAAGATAGATCCATCTGCACCGTGGAGCCACTGGTTCAAATAGTCCTTGGCAACTACCTTGGGATCCTTAGCACGAGTAACGAAGTTGAACCACTCTTCATCTTTACCAAGCTGTTTATAGCTATACTCCAAGTAAACATAGTCGTTCTTGGAGTTGTGGTGGACCATACTCCAGAGTTCATCCCTGTTAGCACAGTCATAGAGTCGTTCAGTGAATCTGAAAGCATCACAAGCTAGCAAGTAGCACCACCTACCTCGAGGATCATCGATATCCCCAGCAGTAGAAGTCATGATAACTGCAGCGGGTAGTCCAGTCTCCTTAGCTAGAGGAGCAGCGGTATCCATAGCAGCAATAGCCGAAGGATAGCTAAGGTGAATGTTGTTATAATACACAGTCTCGTCCCAAGACTCTGTGAAGAAGGACTGACCACGAGCCTGGTCACCAGCTGCTTGCTTATCAGACTGAGAGACGAAGGTAGTAAGCTTGGTATTCAGAGCATCGTAACTTACACCTTCCTTGTTGTTAGTGTCGTTGGCCGTTTGATAAAGCATCCATTGAGGAAGAGCATCTCTGATCTTCTTGAAACGGTCGACGTTTTCGTATTGAAGCTTGTTGCCACGGCAGAACATTCCCCACGCAGCATCACGGGCGGCTAGATACAATGCCCATACTTGAAGAGCTGCGGTACCGATAGTCTTACCGATCTGTCGGGGCATCACCTGGAAAGAGTTGATACTGTTGAAGTACAACCAAGCTTGTGCTAGGTTACTTCGGTTGAGTACGTAAGGAACTGCACCCATACCAGAGGCTGTAATACGGCAGACCTCTCTAAGGAAGTACCATGGGTTAACTTTGCTTTCCCACGAGATACGTTGTCTTAGCTCAAGACTTGGATCCTTCAGGTCGTGGGGGTCTATACCTACTAAGTCTTTATCGAACAGACTGAGGAAGAATAAATTGTTTTGCACACCCATCTTGTTAAGCAAAATTGAGAGTTTCAAAAAACTCAAATTAGGTGTGTTGTAATCAACGATAGCCCCCTGCTCCTGGAAGTCTTTCTGGAATAGAATCATTGTAACCTCCTATTATTGCAGGATATAAAATTTATCGAAAAAGTAAATGTGTGCCTTCCCTCCCGCAAGGGAGGGAAGGATGAAAGAATTAGTTCTCGTCTTTGACTTCTTTCAGAGAGGCTACCCGATTTTGAAGCTCGGAACCGAACAAGGACAGCAACCCACAGTTGCCATACATCCTGTCTATTTCCTCCTGAGTAAAGAGACCACGTTGAACGATGTAATCACTGAACTCTTTAAGAGAGTCACGAAAATCCTTGAGCTTCCTCTCGTAGTCGACGGTATCGCCTATGTACGCAGCAATAGGTTGACGCATGAAGATTGCGCCAATCTTGGGTATCATAAGCTTATCGCCAGCCAGCCATATCACAACATCACCGACAGTAGTCAGTGTGCCTGCGCGTGTAATGACAGTACCCTTGCAACGATCTATGGCCGACAGTATTGAGCGTTGACTAATCGTCCCAGCTTCACCAGAGACATTAGACACTATCGTGAGATCTACGACATCCTTCTCAGACGCGGAGTCGATCAAACTCAGTACCAGAGGTAAGAACTCTGAACGCTCATGCGGGCCCAGGATGATACAAATCCTCGCTACACCCTCTGCATCGATGACACGCGACACACAAGGTCTTGCGGGAACTTGACCACCACAATCCGGGCCAGCAACTACTTTACCACGCTCCTCGATAACAGACTCGAAGAAGGCCTCCAGACTACCGTGGAAGAACGAGTCCTTAGGAGTACCTCCGTTCTCATCCAACGCATCGATATTCTGGAGTCCAACATCATCTCCTATCAAGGAAACTTCAGGCTCTTCGGATTTCTTATCGAGTCCAGCAGAAGTTGTTCTGTTGGACATGACAGGATCTCCTTAAAGGTTACCAGAAACGACTCTGAGGAACCTTGCGAACATGAGAGTTCTTCTCAGCCTCGCCAGGGTTCAGGTTCGTCTCACCAGCGCGACGTTTCTTCTTCGGCTTGGCTTTCTTCTTGCCTTTGCCGTGCTTGGAGCACTTCGCGGCAGGAGCGCCTTCGCCCCCGTCATCATCATCGTCCCCAGCATCATCGTCATCGCCGTCGTCGTCATCATCCCCATCATCGTCATCGTCGCCGTCACCCGGCTCCTCAGTCGTCTCTGGGATCTCAACGCCGTTCTCTTCGCAAATCGTGTCGAAGATGTCTTCGACGGGAGTTTCCTCAACGGTCTCCTCCGTGGTCTCGGTCGTTTCACCTTCACCACCATCGTCGTCATCGTCGTCACCACACTCGCACTCTTCCATGGGCTTGCCGCAGTCAGGGCAGACTTCGCCTTCAGCACGACGCTTCTTGGCTTTCTTCTTACCCTTCTTAGCAGTAGGGGTTCCGGCGCCGCCCGCGCCGCCCGTATCACCCTCATCAGGATTCTCGGTGGTGGTTTCGGTGGTCTCGCCCTCTCCGGCCTCTTCCTCACCTTCGGCTCTGCGCTTCTTGCCCTTGGCCTTCTTCTTGCCACCCTTCTTACCTTCGGGGGCACTTTCTCCCTCACCTTCATCAGGCTGTGTCTCGGGAGCTTCAAGTCCGTTTTCCTCGCAGATGGTATCGAAGATATCCTCGACCGGCGTATCCTCGGTGACTTCCTCAGTCTCCGTGGTTTCAGTCTGGGTCTCCTCACCACCATTATCATCACCGCCGCCTTCATCGGGGTTCTCTTCGCCCTCGGCAGAAGCGATGCGCTTCTTGGACTTCTTGATCACTTTCTTCTTCGTGTCCTTCTTGGCCGACGGTGTATCGGTAGGCTCCTCGCCACCGTTATCATCATCATCGGTCTGAGTCTCTTCGGTCCCTGTATTGGTCTCCTCGCCCTCACCAGGAGCAGGATTACCGTCCTCGTCAACCCAACGGCGACGCTTACGGGCCTTCACGGTGGCAGCGGAGAGTTCGATATCGGCCTTACCATTGAGGATCTGCTGAACTTCAGCAGCAATGAGAACGCCGCGCTTCTCAGCATCTGACAGAATACTTGCCATGAATTTTACCAGTTCTGTTGCGTTTTCTTGTATTGTTAGACTCTTGCCCCAGTCTCCGTGCAACGAGGAGTGGAACATGAACCGAGCCCAACGCTCAACTTCTTGCTCTTGTCCGTAGAGCCAAATGAATGTCCCTGCAGACGCGACAAGCCCACTGGCGACAGTGGTTACTTTAGCCTTACAGCTCTCCATACGACCAACAATCTGCTGAGTCGTATAGACATCGCCACCAGGTGTATCTAGAACGATACGCACCTGGTCTTTCTCGTCAGCTGTGTCCAGCACTTCGAGAACTTCCAGATATTGCGTTATCGGTCCGATCTCACCCACTAAGCTTATTGTGATAAGCTCACCGCCAGCGGCATCCTCTCCCAAGGGGGTTTTAGATATCGCAGGTGGAATTCCTCCGAACGGCTTCGGCATTGGAATGTTCACTCCTTGTGGGATGACCATGACAACACCTCCTTAGTTCGAAAAGCACATATCAAACAGCGAGACGTTCTTCCCGTCGTTCGTGAACAATTTAGGTGACGCACCTCTGGTGAGCACCGTGTCCTTCAACGTTATCTTGTCGCACATGAATGCGTCAAGTATGCGCTGATCTGTGATTATCGACTCTTGGCCGACGGATTGTAGTTTTTCCTGTGTCTCTAGGAACTGCTCCTTGCTAGCCTGAATTTCAACGTCAGCGACGTCGAACTTCCTGGAAGCATCTAGAGAAATTCCATAAGACTCGGTTGCAACATTGGGGTCTCTGAACCGTTTGCTTGCTTTTAGGAAGCCCGGTCCATCAACCGCATCGAAGGTAACCAAGCTCAGCATCTTCTTTTGGACGATGCCATTCTTAGTTCCTGTCTTGACCGCAGCGGATCTAAGACTGAACGATGTGTTGCGCAAACCATCCTGAAAACTCTCCTCAAGATACTTACCGTAAGGACCGAAAGGCTTGACATCTCCATAGATCATGATGATGTCATTACCACAGTCCACACCGTAGACTCTTGTGAAGAAATGGGAAACCTTTGTGCGGTCTATGTACAGAAGACGGTCGAGAGACTTATCTCCAGTCAGGAATGGGTGACCCCACTCGCCTTCCATATCTCCTGTAGACACGTTGGCCGCGAACCTCGCTTTAGCATCTGTGATGCAGTGCAGAACAGAGTTCTTTTCGTAAGAGCAGTTGTTACGGGAGTCACAGCCTATAACCGTAAGAGGGATGCCTGTGTAGACACCATCCTTGTTGGGTTTAATAGCTTTGAGTTTCCTCCCTTCCATCTCCATTTGCGTCGAGATGGAGAATACGACATTGTTGCCGTTCATGCATTCTCCTGTTGTAGAAGGTGGATTAAGTGCGCAAGAGATCTTCGATAGGACTGTTCATCGTATTCGGATTGTCCAAAGCAGCATTGATGCCGTTCTTCATATCCGCACCGACTATACGTGCCTGAGTAGAACGAGCTGCGTGGGCAACATCGTTCAACTGGATCCTCATGAAATCATCTTTCATCGGACTGTTTCGGTACTGCACGTTAGGATCATTCGCATCTCTAGACATGTAGGAGAAGATAGCTTCATAGACGACATGGTCGACAGGGAAGGTAATGCCTGACGTCTGTCTGATCTTGTCGAAGATGAAAGCCTGATCTTCATACGTCATCGCTTTAAGCGTATTGCCGTACTTGATATATTCAAGCCAAATGTAGAATGCGAGCTTCTCCTCCACGATAAACTTCGTGGTCTTCATGAAGACATCACCTTTGTTGAAGATGAGCTGCACGTAAGCTTTGTTGTCGATCACGATGTTGTTGATCTCAGATGGGAACATCTCTACTCTGGCTACCAGGAAGCAGCCAGATTGAATCCCATCAACTTCCATATCGAAAACACCTAGTGTCGTGACGGAGTCAGCAACCCTGAGACATTCGTAATTCTCTAGTTTCTGAAGAATAGTCACTATACACTTATCCCCCGTGAAGATCACGGGGGAGTTAGCGTCTTTCTGCGAAAATTTCTTCAAGACCGCTGGATTCTTCATTTAACCTTCCTTTCAGCCTCTGAAGATGAAATCATAAATGGCATAATCTGGCCACAAGATCACATCTTCTTTAGCGATGTCAGTCGGTTTCGTGAAAAGCATCCCTCTCGCCGACATAAAATTGTCCTTGCTTGACTTGAGCTGCACTATTGGCAACTCAGGTCTAACAGTTACAGTCGATGTCTTCCAACGAATCGGTTCAGAAACATCGGCATAAAATGTAACAGTGTGCTCCTCACGGGCATAATCATAAACTAAGTCCGTCACCTGGTCAACAAGCAATCCTCTTGCAAGCTGATCGAACTGTGTTCGATGTGAACTTGCATAAGTGTTGGTTGTGATCTGAGGATTGGGCTTAATCGGTTCAGCAGTTGTCCACCATTTCGGATGAACGACTATCTGAAGATTTGGTTTGTTTACAATCACGAAGAAACTGTTATCATCTTGCATCAGGGACCAGATGTCAACAGTGGCTTCAAGAACAGTCTTGGTCGTCAGAAGTTTGCCTTCGCAGATCTGTTCATCGATAAGAGAAGCAGGTGAGATAGCTCTCTTGTTGAGAAGGACAACATTCCCGACAACTTTGTAGTTCTTGGGAGTTAGGATCCTTCCCTTCAGAACGACAATAAGAGACTGCGTCTTAGAGTTGAACCTTCCGGCAGGAATAGTCACTTCTCCATTGAGACTTCTCTTGCAGTCAGTCATCCGGAGAAAAGAACACCCACCCTGACTATCGAAATCCATCAGAACCATCCCTCGGTTCCGTTTGTTAGGATCCTTGTAGTACTTGATCTCGTCGACTACTTTCCCGTCAGAATTGGTATACCTTCTACCAAGAGTGACAAACAACCTTCTGTCTACAACTTTGGGAAAACAAGCAAAACCATTACAAATAGGAAGAGTAACATCAACATGGATTGTTGGGTAGTTAAAGTCGAACTGATAACCAAGTACATTAGGGTTATCGGGATCCACAACCAGCGCTTCCCAAGTACTGTCGACCTTAAAAGGGAGCGCATGTTTCTCGCTATCCGGGTTGATGTACTTAGGAGAACAGTCATTATAAAAACGAAGCCAATGATCCAAATAAGTAGTTTCGTGAGCATATTCCACCTCACTTACTTGGACTTTCGAGGGAGGAACGAACGGGCGACTGATTCGGTACTGGGCATAGGTTTCCGAGTCGAGGATGAAGTTACCTTCCTCGTCCGTTGGTCCAAGGTTCCAATCTTTAATCCCGGTCCTGGCCCGAGTGAAGTTGATTGCGACATATTCATCCCCTTCCTTACCATAGCCAATAACAGCGCCCTCCTTGTACAGGAAGGGCGCGTCGGCCATATTGGCAAAAAATGAAGAGGAATAGAAGTCCATCTTGCCGGACTCGAACGCATGTAATACACGATCTATTGTCATTGACGAACTCCTATTCTCATTTGTTACTTGTTGCCACGGAACGTGAGGGCAGCAATAGAAGAGTCCATTCCCTCACGGACCATGTCCGCACGGTTCACGAAACCGATCAAGCTTTCCACAGCCTTGTAGAAGCTATCGGAGTTGTGACCGAACGATTCGAGAGTATGCGTCTCGTTAGGAAGCGAAGCACGGATGTTCGAGACAGCTGCAAGGAAGTTCTCCTTGGAAGTCTTCATCTTGGACATTGCCGTGAGTGCATCCTCTTTCTTGTGGTAGCCGAGATCGACAAGAGTGTACTCCTGACGAGCCAGCTTGCTTGCAGACTGAGACAGCGAGACATTGGTAGCACAGGCATTGATCACTTCAGTGATGGCATCTTCAGTCTCTTCCGTATGGAACGGAATGTAGACCTGATGTCCAGTGCCCTGACCATTGTTCTCGTCGGGTTCCGGAGGATTCTCCTGCGTCTGCTGTTCCTCGTCATAGATACGCACCATGAGAGGAGCGACCTTGTTAAGGAACTCAGAAGCAGCATCGAGTGCTTCGGTAACCTTGTCGATAGCAGCACATGGGAAGCACGGATCAGCGAGCTTCTCTGTAGTAGCTGCTTTGCCGAATGCATTGTCCGACACCCGATGGTTGAACCTCAGTTCCCAAAGAGCCTGATCGTCCTTGACGGCAGCAGCCTTATTGAGAACATTGGTCAGATCCGCCTCTCGCTCAGCCACGAGGTTTCTGAGAGCCTCAAGAGTCTGATACTCCTGCTTGGTGAGACGATCGATGATCTCCAATCTGAGTTTGGTCTTCTCAGCGTTGGACAGAGTGTCAACTACAACAGACTTACCGAGAAGTCCTTCGAGGGCACCGTCAGACCCATTGATGCTATCGTAGAGTTCAGCTGTGAACGGACCGTTCTTGAGGATGAAGAGTGACTGGTTAAGGTTAGCCAGCACTTCCATTGCCTCTTTGTGAGCTTCAGTGAGCTTGATGTTTTTCATTGTATTCTCCCAAAAAGAAAATGTTGTTCGGATTCCGTATATTTAAAAGTTAATCTACGTTACACGTAGGTAACATATACACGAAACCCGAACGAATTTATCAGACGACTTTCACGAATCGCTGAGGTGTTGACGGTATTTCCTTGTTGACTTCGTATGCCGTGTCATTAACGAACCTGTTATTGGTCGCATCAAACACGAAGTATTGCACGCCAGACTTGTAGGTCGCGTCAGCTGTCGGACTATACGGGAACCGAACCTCAACAGGAACTCCATACACCCACTTGTAATCGACAGTGTCCTGGTCTTTAACCGCGAACTCCACGATCACTGAGCCCATCACCTGCGTGTTAAGGAGATCGTCGTCTCCAACCACAGTAGGCAGAGGACCACCGAGGGTGTTGGTAGGATAGTACCTGCTTCCAGAGATATTCTCTCCGTTGATCACAAGGTTGATCGCCGCATTGTTCATCGAGAACTGTTCAGGTATTTCCTTCCAGTCTGAAGTTATCGGACGGAGTCTCTGCAGGAACCAGGAGGTTCTCTGATCAGCGTTGAGAACTGTACCGACGACTGTGCCTATAACCTCAGTGTAAGTGGAAGTTGTCTCATCGAAGGTGAAGTACCTGAAGCCTGCCTGAACCTTGATGGTATAACGGTTAACCTTAGTCTTACCAGGGACTGTTGGGACCAAAGTTCCAGACTTGTCGAAATACTCAACTCCTTCAAGGGCATACTCAGAAGAGAGAGCATCGTACGTGTCAACTTCGGCGATCGTACGGATACGATATCTGTTGACAGCATCAGTCATTCCATCATTGTCGACATCGACAGGATCAGGATAAGCCTTAGTGAAGTAGTTCTTGAGGAACTCCGTCTTATTCATGAACGAATCGACGGTAGCTCTACCGATGTACAAGGTATAACCAGTACCAGTCTCAGCAGGAACACACTCTATCCAAGGACGGATAGCGTCAGTCACAGAACCATAAGGAACCTCACCAGAAGTGTACTCCTCAATAACAGAGGTATCAGTCCTGAACGAACCGATAAGCCACTTGGCAGCTATACCCATGTCAGTCCACGGCTGGAGACGCATCGCAACATTCTGTCTGTACACATCTGACTCGTAGCCGTCTTTCTTGACGACGTAAGCAAGTCTTCCGTGTTCATACAGACCGAAGTTCTCACCTAGCATCTTAGGATCAAGAGCAAGGACACTTCCATTGGGGTCTTTGTAAGATGCGTTGTTGAACAGGAGGTTCATGGAACCACCAACCGCGCTTCCTTCCGATATCAACTTCGGTTCAGTGAACTCGTTGTTGTAGGGAAGGAACATGAACACATACTTACCCGTCTTGTAGTCCCACACTGGGATGGTACTTACCTTACGGACAGTTGTGCTAGCTCCAGCAACTACTTTGACCCTGAGGGTAGTGGAGACGAAGTTCTTCGACATGTTCTCGAACACTCCAGACACTTCTGTCGGGAAGAACTTGAACAAGACGCTGAAGATCTGTCCTACATTGGCAGAGTTGATGTTCTCGATGCCGTACGCGAAAGACTGTACATTGTCGATAGGAACTACTTCGGATGAACCATCGTTGAAGTTGAGAGTAGGATGAAAGATCCATCCAAGCTCCTGAATAGTCCTACCAACTTCAAGCTTAACAGTCCCATCTGTGTCAAATTCAGCATTCTGAACCACCACAGAGAAGTTGTCAAGCTGTTTGGTTATCTTGGTAGTTGGGTTAAGGACAGAACCAGGCTTGACTATGAGAGTCAAGCTAAGAACCATCCGGTAAGCATCACCCTCGAACTCATAGACTTCCATCGTCACGGTTTCACCGGACGAAAGATTTACTCCTGGCTTGAGATAGCATCTCTCAGGGTAACGAATGGATGCATCCGGGTTAGTAGACTCTGTTATCCATCCTTGGAACTCCTGATAACCAGCACCAGAGTAGTTGTTGATGAACTGATCACCACGGACGAAGATCCTAGCATAACCAGGATCATCTCCAGAAAGCAGATAACCAACCTTGGTAGGTTCCTTGTCACCCTGCTTAGGATAGACATTGTAGTCCGTACCAGGAACAAGCTGTCGATAAGACTTCTTACCTGTCTGGTCGTAGACCTCTAGATAGTACGTCTTCCCCGAAAGGTAGTACTCATCAAGTGTCTTGCAGCGCACGCTGGCAGAGGTCGGGTCCGGAATGATGACAGTCCGGTAGTTTGCCCCAACTTTGATGGCGAAGAGTTTGCCTTGGTTGCCAGAGAGCTTATCCTTGGTGAGAGTGAGGCTTGTAGTTGTTTCTCCAGAATACGGGATAAGTGCATCGTTCGTGATTCCTATTAGAGACTTGTCCGGGACAGCAATCGAATGGCCTTTAGCATCCCTCAGGGCGTAGGCGTAGAGTCTATGCCCATAGAGCATGAGTTTCCTATCAGGGCAAGCCCTAATGAGATCCTCGTCCTTCTCGAGATACAACATGAACCTATCGTTGCCATAGTCCACTATCCTGGTGGAAGCTTCCGTATCCTGTCCATTAATAGACGGGACCAAGATGGACTTGAACGTTGGGTTGTCACCCTGATCGTCGACAGACTCAACGATCAGGATGGATCTTTCTTTGAAGTTACCGTAGTCCGTGTCACAGACAACGACACTGTTGACAGCAGGAACGTACTTCCCCGTCTGGTCAGCATGAGCCTCATTAACTTCGTACCAGCCTTTCTCTTTAGGGTTAACTGGAGAAGTACTAGAGATGCTTACAGGAGTGAAGGTGATCGTTCTGTTGGCATAGCTTCGTGTGTAGTACGTCTTATCCTGGACAGTTATGTCTTCGGTAGGGATGTACTGGTCGTTGTCAGGATCATAGATCTGGGTAATTCGGACGACATCAGGCCCGATATTTCCAAACAGGACTATCGGGTTATCTGTAGAAATTCCTCTACTCATTTCTTAGTTTCCTTGTGTTTGATGTTGTCTTCCGGCAGGAATACCTCACACAGCTCACGAAGAGTGTCGTAGTCCTCCCTGTACTTGGCGACAAGCGGATGATAAATGCCATACACATCGATGAAGTTCAGGTAGTAGTCCAACATCTTCCCCTTGTCATAGATGACATCCAGATCGTACAAAGCCTTGAAGTACGTGTTATCCAGGAACTGCTTCTTATAAGCTTCGATATTCGCACAGTCTTTAAGACGTGTGATCTCGTAACTTTCGTCAGTCAGGTACTTGGAGATAATAGCTTCAAGGAAGATAGAGTACAATCTGTGGGAATGGGGTATGATCGCAGTCATATCAGGAAGTTCGAAGTCCTCGATGAAGAACTCATGGATCTGTTCGATCCTTCTGAGATCCTCTTCCATAGCTTCATCATAGTCCATGATGTCCTTGATCATAGTGGACACTGAGGTTTTGACTTCATAGGTCGCACCGTTCCTGCACTTAACAGGATTGAGTGTCATCTCTCCCAACATCTGCTTGTAGTTAGCCACAAGCTTGCCGTCTACAACAAGTGTACTGAGTTCATCGAACCAGATGGGAGTTTGTCCCTTCCAGGAGATGTGAGATCCAATGACGAATCCCCTCTGTACAGAATAAGGTATAACAGTAGTGTTGGTTCTAATGACGTTCAACTCATTCTGTTCCTGCAGGTAGCTGACACACTGTCCGTAAACAGTGATGGTGTCTTTAGCACCTTCGATCGTTTCATAGCCCGAGGTGATGTAGTCCAGGTTGGGAATAAGACGCTTGTTGTTGATGAAGACTAGCTCGCTGTCCAGAGGGATGGCGAGCTGGTTAGCCGCACCATTTTCCTTCCAGAGCTTCTCCCCTATTATCCCAGTTGTGCCAGGGAAGTAGGAGGTGTCGTGGTAACCGCCACGGACTATTTCGAACGACTGAGAGTCTTCGACCGTGTTCGGACCTTCCATGATAAGGTAATCTTCCCCTCCGGCAACTATAGCCGGGAAGAAGGTGAAGGTATAGGTTTCCCTATCGAACACACCAAGATCCTCGGGATCCATCGGAGTGTAGACGTTCTTGGTAGAGCCGTCTATGTCCTCAGTTGTTCCAACCATGTAGATCTCCCAAGAGTCCAAGGTAGCGAACTTGTGCTTAACCTCGGCTTCCTCCTGGTGGTCTCCCATGTGCAGGATCTCGAAGGAACCTTTGTGTCTCCTGTCGAACAGTTCAACAGAAATAGTGTCGTTCAACTTGACATCGTTCTTCAACTCGTAGATGGGATCCATATCCTCAGCAGATGTAATGTCTCCAACAACTCCGTCCAAGCAAGCCAGTTCGTTGGGATCGAGCCCGATCAAGGAACCAGTGAAGAGCATATGCCCGTTGTTGTTCTCAACGAACTCAAGCATACTCTCCCCAGGGTTGTAGTCAACTCCCTTGACAAGCTTCCTGTATTCCCTATCGATACGTGCGAAATAGACAACATCGTCCTCGAAGTTGAGAGCTAACCGACCACGTTCTCCGTTGTCATCGAAATCTTCCTCAACAACTTTGACTGGAGTGGCCTCCACAACCAAAGCACGTACGTACTGATCACCAAGCGTCTTGTAATACCTGACGTCATTCCTGAACGTGTGATCCTTGGTTTCCCTATATACCTTATTAATACTCACCTTGAGACGAGTGGAGTAGTTAGCAGAGATGATGGAAGCAGCTTGAACAGTCTCGATGTCATTGTGGTCGATCTCCCTGACATCAGTGTTGGTCGAGCAAGTCTCGTGCCAGGACACGTCACACTGATCTACCCTAACACCATTGTGGTAGACTACAGGGTAGTAGTCCTCTGTTTCCAATTCAGGGTAGCTCAGAGCAAGGGGAACTGACACAACTACAGATTGGGTTCCTGCTTTAGTAACCCTGTAGTGGAAGATCCTCTTGCCTATAAGAGCAAGGACGTGGAAATACCCGAGAATATCGATGTAGTCCTGGATACTTCTCGAAGTGTAGAACGGACACATGTAGGTCTTGATGGGATCTCCAGCCTGGTGATGAGGGCAAAGAGCATTGATACCACAGACTGAGCACTGACCACGACAGACAGGGTTGTCTGCGTAATTGTCCCTCTTGCACCACTGTTTCAGATCGGTGGAGAAGTCTTCTTCATCGATAGCCACGAGGGTCTGCTCTTTACATCTCCTTCTAAGAAGAGCATCAGCGTATTTGCTGCTTTCCAGGAAGTCAGCCTTCCAGAACAAGAGCTTAGGATCACCGACAGTCTGCCAGCTGTGTTCACCAAGAAGCATCTTGATGATATCGTCATCATCCAGGTTGTAAAGGAAGTCGATATAGTGACCATCCCGAATGAACATGGAGGAATGTCCGTGCGTTCTCACATAAACCCTGACTGTGATACCCTCCCAGCCTTTGAGAGTGGCAATATCACTCAGTAGAGATGTACTGATGCTGAAGTCACTGTGAGTTATCTGGTGGAACTTGTCTACCCTGTCACAGGCGTACAGATGCAGTCCTTCAGTGCAATCCTTCCCAGTGGGATAGACCCACAACCCACACGTATCTGGGGTTATTAGTCTGTATTCCGGGTTAAGTGCTTTTGGGATGTGAATGAGAAGTCTTCTCTCGTTAGTAGGAGGAATAGACGGATCCTCAGTCTCTTGATCGATATAGATCAGTTCATCCTTGAGCTCAACATCAACCACTCCAAGGATGTCCTCATCCACAACAGCCTCGACATAGTCCTTGGCTTGGATAAGGGAAGAATAGTCACCGACACAGAGCATGCCGTTCTTAGTGACATAGTCAGCTTCGGCTATCTTTACAGATTCTCCTTTACCAGTGGGAAGCGCAACTCGCCCGATGGTCGCCATTGACCTGATTTTGGGAAGCTGAGATGCAGTGAGTCTAGCGAACCCAACTTTGTTATCGGCAGTCTCGTCACTGTCGAAGTACTTCCCGAAGATCATGTCATCTGCATGAGGGAAGCAAACTCCCGTCTCGTCGTATTTACCGATATCTCCAACGAGCTTCCTGTACATGTTGGACTCAACTGCCACGAGCATGCAGTCGTTCTGGTCAGCTTGTTTGATGTAGATGTAACCTCTGTTGAGGCAGATACCTTCAGTGGTGAACATCTGAAGGTCGAGGTGATTCTTGGTGCAGTAGGTGCTGAACAGAGTCCAATTCGGAATGTTGAGAACAGTTGAACCGAAGAAGGAAGCAGGTACTGAATAAACAGCGAACTGCAATCCATTCTTCGGCAACCAGTCCATCAGTTCCTCGTCACTCGAGTACGGCGGCAAGAGGATGCTGCCGTACCTGCTCGGGAAGAAGCCTGCAGCAAAGTAAGGACGATAGAGAACTTCACCCTGTCTATCCTTCTTCGGAACGCCGTTGTTATCCAATTCGACATTCTTACTTAGGAGTTCGGGCTTGATGTAAGACCGATACTGGGTGTAAGGTTCATTCCAGACCCTGTCAAAGACATACTTCTCAAGATGTTCACAGATCCTCTTAGTCGTACTGAGTTGCGTTGTCATCTTGTTATTCTCTCGATAATGAATTTGTTCGCGACGATATCGTCAGCGAATCTGTCCATCTTCTTCTTGAGATTCGGACCACCGAACTTGAGAAGATTCATGAACAGTGGGTTCTTGCCTCCTCTCACATTATTAAGAAGGAGGTAGACGAAGTAAGGAGGATAGTCCATGGCGAACATCATGTTCTGGCTGTCCATCGGTGAACGAGACATGAGAACGTACAACATCCTCTCGTTGATCTTCTGCATGCGCAGAGGACCGTGTTTCCGGATGAGCTCGCAGATAACTGCGATGTTGAATTCACCACCTGGTGCGATCTTCTTCCTCGTCTCTGCTACCTGCTCGAAACGTCTGTACATATCCTGCATCGATCCACCTTCATAGAGGAACGTGCAGCGATTGAGCAGCGGAGGAACATCCTGTTTGGCTGCTTTGGGATCGTCGAGCATCTGCGCGATGTAAGCTGCAAACATCGTCCTGACGAAATTGTACTCCTCGAGGTTGTTCAAGTTGAACAGACCTTTGAGGTGCATCGCGAACAGGGCAGAGTAAGCCTCGATAACAGGAACACTAAGTGCCGGAGGGAGCCACGTGTCAGAGTCATTGTAACTCATGCAGAGCAAGCCCTTAGTAACCAAATTGGCGAATCTGGTTACGTTAGCAACCTGTAAATTCCTATTATATGCATCGCGCCTTGAAAGGATTGGGGTTAGATTTACCCAAACTTTCTGGTAGGCCGGTGGCATGGACTTTGCGATGTACTTTCCGTCAATGGAAATGTCTTCCAAAGTAAGAACTGTCGGAATGTCTGCCAAGCCAGTGGTGTCGAACATCACGAACTCGCGCAGCTTCCCTAGGCTCATTGCCTTGTTGTAGATCTCGATGAGTGGAGTGGATACAGTCGGCTTCACGGTCGACTGTAGGTACTCTATTCCGTCGAGTCCCAAGACAGACGCTCGATTTTTCGCCAAAAAAGTCGCAGCCTCCACGCCGCGTTTACTAAGGTCTAAGCTGACCCCGTAAGGGGTCTCCGAAAGTGTGAGTTTATTCATACTTTTCTCCTGAAAAGGCGAAGTAAAAACTATGGTCTTTTGCGAGACTATAGCATGGTTCAAAGAACAAAAAGGAATAAATCAAATGTCAACTGTTGCTCCTTATCCTCACGTAGAGATTGGGGTCAGAGACGAGTCGATTTACATCCCTATTGACACTGAGGACATGCCGCTTTCGCAGCCGCTGTACTTCATGCGTGCCAAGAAGGGCCCTGTCGGGGTTCCTGTCTGGTGCGTGTCGTACGACGTAGCCTGCAGGGTGTTCGGCGCGGACACCTTCAACAAGCGCAGTCCGTACTTCTCGGAACAGGCGAAGTTCTTGCTCCAGACGTTCCCGATGAACGGCGCATGGATTATGCGTGTTGCCGGTCCGACGGTCACGTCCGCTGATATCCAGATCGAAGTGGGTATCTCTAAGGAGACGGTCGATGTTCCGCAGTGGCAGAGGGACGAGAACGGCGCATTCGTTCTCGAACTCGACGGATCGAAGATTCCGATCAACGATGAGGGCAAGCCGTGCGAGAAGATAGAGAATCCTGATCACAAGGCTATCTATCGTCGCGCGACTGAAACGATCGCTATCCAGGGTCGTACCTACTTCACGCGCGATGCGAATCGTTCCTACGCTGCTATCAACCGTAGGGATCGTCGTATCAAGGACGTTGAGTATTTCGCTGGTAACGGCACGCCTACTCTGGCTGTTGTCGATACTGCCACAGAGACTGAGCCTAAGGCTGGTGTCCGTTACTTCGAGTTGGACATCACGGGTGAAGAGGGTGCTGAGACGTATGCTGCGAAGTATATCGTCGATCTGACCGCTTTCGATAGCGAGAAGACATACCTCAAGCTCACGGGCTGGTCCGGTGGTTACACGGCAGTCACGACTGTCGATGATGGTTCTGGTACGCAGGTTGGTCCTGTGCTTCCGCAGATCCCCGTTGGTAACACGCAGGGTGATCGCTTCGTCAAGATTCAGGAGAACGTCAGCCTCAAGCTCGTTGAGGTCGATGGCGGTTACGCTGTCGATGCTTCTGATTCCGAGACGGCTGCGGCGTACGGTTCGTACTTCTTCATGGGTACGCTCGACGAGACCGATCCTTACACGTACACGAACGCTGAGGTTCCGGCTGGCACGTACATCGCTGACACCGAACTCTACTACTTCTACGGCTGGCTTGATGACTACACTCTCGAGCCGCAGGCCAAGATCCCTGGTCGCAAGCTTGTGTGGCGTGCTCGTGTCGCGGATCGCTCCGCTGATACTGGTCGTGCCGTTGGCAAGTTCAAGACCTACGAGACCGAGAACTTCAAGTGGTATCCAGTCGTGGATATCGTTGCGGAGAACCCGGGTAAGTGGGGCGAGTCGTTCGGTATTCGTCTGTACTTCGACAAGGATCGCAACACGATTGCGCTCCAGCAGCAGAACGGTGCTGTCAACTACACGGTTGCTCCTATCGAGCTTCTCGATGGTGACACGCTCCCGACGGCGGTTGTGTCGTCGACACAGGACATCTGCGTTGTCGGTACGATGCGTGACGGAGTTGTTGACCTCGAGACCGACGTTGACCTCTCGCTCAACAAGCGTATCCCGAACATGTACAAGGGCCTGCAGACCCTTCCGATCAAGATCGTTCCGGTCTCCGAGGCTTGGAATGCTATCGGTAAGGAGTTGATGGCTGCTGAAATCTCGCAGGAAGCCCGTCGTGAGATCAAGCGTCTCTATCCGACGTTCCGCACTGTTGTGGACACTGAGGGTACCGAAACGCCTGAGACCTTCGTGGATGCTCTCTACGGCAAGGTCGTCACTGACATGGCTGATGTTGGCGAGCTCGATGGTCACATGGCTAACCCGCTCAGCTGCATGGATGCGGAAGAGATTCCGTACTTCACGACGGCTGTTGTGGACAGCGATGATGAACTCGTTACTGCCGACTCGCGTATCGATGTTGCGAAGGTCTATGTCCCGGCGCAGTCTGTCCCGATTTACCTCGGCGGCGGTAACGACGGCGATATCCTCGATAACGACATCGAGAAGTACATCCGTGCGCAGATCAAGGCTGGCCAGGGTGGTACGCAGGAATATCTCCTCGACTATCCGCGCTGCCCGTTCAACGCAATCTACGACTCTGGTGTGTCGGTGAAGACGAAGAAGGCGTACATCGACATGATGGCCTTCCGCGACAACGTTGTGATCAACCTGGCTACTCAGACGACCTGGCGTACGGCGACGAATGAGGAATACTCGCTCAACGGTGAGTACCCGAACAATCGCTCGGACGACGAGTCGATCGGTGCGTCGCTTCGCTCCTATGCGTGGCTGATGCGTGAGGACGTGAACAATGGTACGGAAGCGTGCCGTTGCAAGATCTTCCTTCATGCTGGTAAGATCAGTGGTTTCGATGGCTGGGTACCTGCGACCCTCTGGATCGCGATGAAGGATGCCGAGTATCTGAACCTCGATCACATCGATCAGGAGCCTGCTGGCCTGCCTAACTCGGCGGTCACTTGCTTCACTGAGGTGTCGTGGCGTGCTGGAACTGCGGACACGCAGAGCCGTTGCTGGAATGCTGGTCTCAACTACTGGCAGTCTTACGACAAGGATACGGCTGATGGTCAGGCGCGTCTGCACTACGCTGCGCTCCGTACTGTCTACCGCTACGAGACTTCTGTTCTCGTCGACTCGGGCGTTGTGAACGCGCTCTGCTTCTCTAAGGACATCGTCCGCAAGAGCTGGGCTAAGTTCTCTGGCGTCAAGATGTGGTCGGCTGAGCTGAATGCTCGTGTCACCAAGGACCTTACTCAGCGTCTCAGCTACATGCTGAACGGTAAGTATACGGCCGAGGTGAATGTGTATCAGACTGATGAAGACGTCAAGCTCGGTTATACGCGCCACGTCGACATCATCCTGACTTCGCCCGCTACCAACCGCGTCTGGCAGACCACTATCATCTGTCGTCGTGAGGGTTACGATCCCAATGCGGCTGAGTAATCCAACACGAAAGGAGATTGAAAAATGGCAAGTTACGAAAACTTTCTTAAGAACAAGAAGGTTCTTACGCCGGATGGTGGCATAGTCTCTGACCTCATCACAGGTGGTCAGCTCGGTTACGGTTACAAGGCCTCTGGCTTCGACGCCGCGACCCCGCTGGCTCTTCCGCCTGCGTTCATCGTCGTCCTTCAGACTCCTACGATGTGGGATAACCTGAATGACGAGGGTGTGCTTCGTCAGACTGTGAAGTGTCTCTTCGAGACACACGCCAAAGCGGTCACTGGTATCGATGCGAACTACACGCTCGAGAATCAGGGTCAGCCTGTCGGTCACGACTCGCAGGAACTCAAGGTTCCGACGCGCTCCACTCGTGCTCCTGTTGATCCGAACTTCACCTGGAGTGAGGTCACGGGTAACCTGGTGTGGCGTGTCATGCATCGCTGGATCTGGGATATTTCCAACCCGGATACTGGTACGGCGTTCGAGCACGAAGGTGCCAACGTCAGTGAGGCTGCGCTCAATACGTACACGATGTCCTCGTATGCGTTGACGTTCGCGGTTCTCCAGTACGACAAGACGATGCATCCTGATCGTATGCTGGATGGCTCGATCATCACCAACGTCTACCCGACGACCACTGGTGAGTTCGGTATGGAGAGGACGGAGGGAACCACGAAGGTTCCTGAGCGTGCTATCGCCTTCACTGGTTACATCATTCACAACGAGCGTACGAAGGAGATCGCCCGTACCATCGCCAAGAGCATCAAGCTCCGTGGTGAGACGTACAAGGTCGCCCGTGCGAACGTAGATGACAATGTGCCGGTCAGCCAGCTGCTCGGTACAGTTGGTCTGGGTGACAATATCCAGCTCACGCGTACCGCCGAGCGTAAAGACTGGAACATCGCTGCTCCTAGCGGTGAGAAGGGTCCTACGAATCAGCTCAACTACCCGTACGCGATCAAAGGTTAGCGTAAGAACTTCGATCTACAAAGTCAAGTTCAACATCTCCATCCTGGGCCCTCACGGGTCCAGGATGGGATCTTTTTCTTTTTGTTAGGTGGGACAGGATTGGAATACCCATTTGTGAACTATGGGGATCCATCCAGCTCCATGATAAAGGTAATAAACCATAGAGGGAAATACTCTGCGGATTTTACTCAAGGACAATCGATCTTAAGTGCTCCTGGATGGCTCTCCAGGTGGGTACTTATACAGAACAGATGTAGATATATTCAACTACAGTGAAGGAGGCATTAGCGACCTAGGTAGATGTGGAATATGGGATTCTGTTACAACACATCCAATACAGAAAACCAGATGGCTCTCCAAGGTGGAGAGTATCTATACGTCAATCCACGAAACAACTTGTCTGCACGGGTAACGCAAATTAAATATGATGGCACCAGAGAATTTATTCCATATAACTCGAATAAATCTAAAGAACAGAACGAATTGGTGATATGGCTCTCCTAGTGATGTGAGAGGTAGTACGTGGCAGTATGCAGCATCTAGAATAGGTGTTCAAGGTAGGTACGGAGAATGGACTAATATTTGGAACTGGCCATACAGCTCTCGGTCTTATGAATCACCAGTAAGAGAGTTAAGGCTCTCCCAGGGAGGTGTAGGAATGCATAGACCAGATGGAGACAATGGAAATCCTTGGGTATGTGGATCTACAACTGTAAACAACATTGGACAACCTCTGACGTATTACTCGAGAGTTAATCTTGGCGCAGATTCTGTGAAGAAAGTAGTAAGGCTCTCCCACTCATAGGTGCAGCAGATTTCGGATTAATGATGTTGACTGTGGGCTACCCTATGGGTTATGCAGATCATGGAAACCAAGGAGTCGATCATCCTGACAGACCTAGATTTCAAAGGCTCTCCGCCGGAGGTGGAAATGAGATTAGACCTTTTGGATCAATTATTGACTTTAACGGTCAACTCGATTACCTAGGAAATGGGTGGGTATATTTCTTACCAAATGATCCGTTATGGACCAATAAGTCTTATTCTAAAAGGCTCTCCAAAAATAAAAACATAGGGTAGGGTGGGCACGAAGCCCACCCTACCTCTATTTCGAAGGCCTTACATATCGAAGTTGAGTTCGTCTCCACCTCCACCACCTTCGCCTCCCTCACCGCCTTCTCCACCTGTTTCACCACCTTCCTCTGTACCAGAGTCAGTAGTGGTCGTTTCAGATGTAGGAGTGTAAGTAGACCCAGCACCTTCACCGTTGTTGGTCTGATCAGCAAGTTGGTTAAGTCCCATCTTGGCGATGTTGTCCATACGACGTTTGAAGTTGTTGAGGAACATAATGAGTTTGGCAGGCTGTTCAGTAGAGATCTCCTCGATATCAGGAATGTCAGCGATCTCATGGAACCCAAGACGAGGCAAGAAGTCTCGAATGAGCTTAGCCTTAGCGACTGCTCTGACCGAAGCCATAAGAGACCTGACGTCGTCATTAGGAGCGACATCATCAGGATAGATGCACTCGAGTATCTTGTCTATAGCGTCAACCTGAGCATTGATCTCCTCGAAGTGAGCTTTGTTACCAACCATATTCGGCGGAGGAAGAAGGAGTTCGACAGTGCCTATAACTCTCTTAAGAGCTTCCTCTACATCCTCATCGTTGGAAGGATCCTGAGTTGTAACTTCCTTCTCATCGTCCTTCTCGGCTTCTTCGATACCGACCTTAGTCTTAGTCTTCTTGCCATCCTTGTCATCGTGGATGATCTTGCGGATCTCTTCCAGCAGGCTATCATGAGCCAGGATGTAGTTCATCAAGAAGATCTTGACCTGAGGTTTGATCATGTTCTGCCAGTTACGGACAGCATTGGAGAAGAACAGGTTGGAAGTCGCAACAGACCTGGAATATTCAGCCTCACTGAGCTGATTGAGAACAGAAGGAGGAACCTTAAGGGCAATACCTATCCAGTTGTTCAGAGTATCCATCAAGTCCTGATCAGGAGCTTGAGACTGACCATACGAAGTCTCAGTTGTGATGTTCAGGTCATCCGTGTTACCAAGGAGGCCTTTAGGCACAATAGAGAGATGTTGATTCAGGATGTTCTCTGCAGCAGTTGAAGGATCAGTCGGGAACTGAGGAACCTTCTTAGCCATCCAGGCATTGCGGACGATATTGAGAGTGCCCAGAACATTCTGGTTCTTCTCATCGACGTTCACCTCGATACGTCTATGCTTGGTGGCGTTGTCCACAGCCGCCATGATCTTGGCTATGGTCAACGTAACACGCAGACCAAGCAGATAGGCTATGTCCTCAAGGAAGGTCTTGCCTGTACCATCCTCACGATGAGCGAACCTGATGTAGGTCATCATCGGTGCAGGGACGAATACAAGTTTGATCTTGTTCTTGGCAAGGAGATTGAAGAACAGACACTTACCCACAGCTTCGTGGACATGAATGTCCAGTCCAGTAAGACCCTGCTTCTTAAGCTTAGACTCAAGAAGGTGGTTGACAGCGACAGCGAAGACTTGCGTCATCTGCTGAAGCACATCACTAGTCTGTACACCAGACTCCTTGTAGGTCTGCATGGTTATGCCGCCATAGACAGCCTTAGCTGCATTGGTAGCAAGCTTGTTGGTAGCATCGGTTGTAACACCACCATTGAAGACATAGTTACCACGAGCAGGTTGACCATTCTCATCCAGAGCAATGTAGTAGCCAATGTGGTTCTTGTTATCCCTAGGAGCACAGACAGGAATGACTGCGTCACAGGGAAACTCAATCACGATAGGCATATCGTTCTCGGCTGTCTTGATAACATCCGAAACAGTGTACACTGGGAGTTGGGGTCTTCCAGTTGCATCATCAGTGGGATTGAACCCACGAATCAGAGACATGGCTTCCCTGGTAAGTTCATCCAATTTAGCACTGGCTTCTTTCCTACCTTTAGTAAGCTGACGGATGTCCCTGGTGATGGTTATTGCATCGTGGTTGTCACTCGTTCTGAGAAGTTTGAAGGCTCCTTTAGCAAGGGCTTTAGCAAGCTGATCAGCTGAGGAGTAAAGTTTCTTTTCGGATTCCGACTTACCCTCAAGGGAGATGTGTTCTTTACCAGCGTTGCTCTTCTCGATGAGAGCAGCAGCCAGTGTCTCCATAGAGGCTTCCAGTTCCGAGAAGTTTTCAGGGATATCCATCTCATCAAGAGAGGGGACATTACTCTCTGTAGCAACTCCATCCGGAAGTTTCTTCTTAACAGTCGACCAGCTAGAGAAATCAACAAGACTCTCTGTAGATGTTACAGCATTGTGCTCATTCTCGAATTCCCTCTTGGCATCCTGGAACTTCTTAAGGGTTTCAGGATCCCACTTATCAGCAACCACATTGAGAATATCGAGTTGGTTCTTGGGGAGAACAAGGACAGGTTTAGCACCCTCTTCGAATCCAGCACAACCTAGCCACTCGGCCAACCTAGGGCCAAGGGCATACTCCTTGTTGAAATAGTCAGTGAGCTTGGAAGAAATACTTGCATTGACAGACTCGTCCAAACCAGGATGATTAACCTGGATGGCAATACTGTCAGTCTGCATCTCCAGAGGTGAGATAATGGAGGAGACGATAATCATCCTTGCATGATCGATCTCAGGAGCCATGATCTTCAAATTCTTCAGCTCGTCGATCGTCTTCCTAGTATTGGCGGAGATATCCGTCAACGTAGTCATGATCGCATCTTCAGTAAGCTGATCACGCTTCTTCTGAGCACGGTTCTGAAGAATACCGTCCAGGTGTCTAAGTTCTTGGGTTGAGAACATACCGAAGTGGGCAGTTTCCTCTGTTCCACGTCGACTGTCCGAGATCTCAGCGCTATTGTTGGTGCCGAAGAATCTTGCGACTCTCGACATCATTCTGTATGCACCTTCAGTAATACTTGACGCCATTGTATGTCCTTGCCTTTCTATAAGAAAAGGAGAAGTAGAAATGTCACTTTTAGGTACTCTTGCGAACAAGGAAATCAACGACTTCCTGCGCACTGTCACTATCAAGAACGCCTACTTCGCAACTCGTAGCAGAAACCGTCAGCTTCACGCTAATGTTGCATCGGTTCCGGACAATGTTGTCCCCTACTATAAGCATATAGCTGGAGAGTATATTCTCAAGGAACCTGTAGTCTGCAAGGTGAAGAATCCTAAGACGGGACTTTATGAGTCTCAGACCTATGCTGCAACTGCCCTCATTATCAACGAAGTGGGTCGTCAAAATCGTGAAGTAAATAATGCCGACCTCTATGAAGAGTCGGCCTTCGACGAGATGATGTACGTCGTTTCGCTTGATACTGGAGAGGAGATTCCATTCACCCTAGAGAACCTGCATGCAGAGTTCGCATCGGATGCTTCTGCAGTCCACGAAAAGACTCTTGAAGCATACAAAATTCCTGGTCGTTATTACGACCTTTTGTGTGAAAAATACCCAGCACAGGTAGACTTAATCAAAGCCATAGTATATCCTGTTACCGGCGTCCGTGGCATCACGGATGTCGAGTTAAACGAGTACGAAGTTAATGGAGAACCCCTTCCTGGTTATAAGCAAAGACGGCGTGATGCAATCGTTGCAGCAGCTGACTTTTCATTGCTCGCTTGTGACGAAACTATTCTTGAGGAATTGGAGCGTCACGACCTGATAACTTATGCGAAGATGATCCTTCGCAACCTCGATAAGAGGTGGAACATCCAGGAGTTCTGGAAGGAGCAAAATTACCCACTCGTCCTCTGGACGATTGTGTGGTGTTCTCTGAAGCTAGGTCTCATCACCAGGCGTTACGAAAACATCAAGACTCAGTTTGCTCACTCTAGCCATGTGTGGGACTACCTTGAGTCCAAGGGGATGGAACCTTATCGTGGTTACTTGACCACGGCTCAGACGAAGTTTCTCTACAAGAACATCGAGTACATTCTCAGGAATAGAGGTAAGCAGAAAGTTACCAACATTCTTGTAGATGAGTTTCTTTCAGACATCGGACTTAATCTCAAGACGAAGACGATCGTTCTGGATACGACTGACACACTCGATAAGTCGAAGCTGCACCATATCTCGAATGTCAAAACTCAATGTGCTTCGTGCTCAAGGAGATCCTACTGTCACAAGAACATCACGAACTTCGAATGCCCCAATTACCTCAACGTAACTGGACTGTGCGAAGCGCAGCCTATTGTTCTCACCGAGGAATTCGTTGGCGCACGCAAGTCTAAAATCATCGATGCTCTCATTAAGCAGTATGGTTACTCTGAAGATGATGCTAGAACGAAGTATGAACGTTCGATGATCTGGCGCGATGATGAAGTAGAAGCTATTCGTAGTGACTACGATCGCGACCAGCTGACAGATGTCGGCGGTCCTACTGAATCTCTCGATGCTCTTATCCAGAGAGAACACTCATCTGGTCTGGAACCCGAGTACAACCAGAATGTTGTGGATCAGCAGACTAAGGAACTTCAGCACATAGCTGGAACTGTTGCGCCTACCAAGCTTATCGAGCTTACCAAAAACAAGCCGTCTGCTAAGTATGCTTCGATGTTCAACAAGTTCCTTACCGAGACTCTTCTTCACTTGGCTCCTAGACTGTACACTTATGTGGACGACAACGGTAAGACGGTTACGGAAACTCTCACGAAAGTCTTCAATGACTACAATGTCACTTTCAGGGATGTAAGTACGAACTGTCAGTTGTCGTATGGCGAACTCATCGCCATGATGTACTTGGGCACGATCAAGGAATACAAGATCGATCTCTTCTTCGATCATGTGTTCGGAGATACTGCTTATGCCAGAGACTGCCAGTACTACCGTGCTGCGGATCTCAGTCTCGAAGGCGAAGCTTACAAGACAGAAGTAGTTACTCTGAGCAATGCTCTGAAGATAGCTCCTATCTATCCTGGAGATTATGTCATCGGTACAGTTGTTCCTACTGAGGGTGTTTATGTCAAGGTAGGTGAACGATACGTGCCTTGTCAGGACAGGGTGTTCAATGAAGACACGGACTACTACAAGTTCGATGAGGAAGTGTCTGATTATGTCAAGATGACCTCTGGCGACTACGTTGTCGGAGAAGCCGTCAATAGAGACGATGTCTATCTCTGGGCACCTTACAAGATCATCGATAGTCGTCCTACCAAGCCTCTTGAGATGGCTGCTGGTCATGATCCTCTTACCGACTTCCAGCATACCTGGACTTACGAGTTCCCTGTCCCTGGTGGGGCTAGGATCAAGAACGCGTTCAAGTTCGGTAGACCTGTTCCACAGCAGGCTCTGGTAGATGCTTGGTACACAGATTCCGATTCCGACTTCGACTACGAGGGTATTATTCCTTCAGACCTAGTCGACAAGTGGATTACTGGTGGGGTGGACTTCCATATCCTTACTGTCAATGGTTCTGTGTATGTTGTGACTGCCATAACCAACACCGTCTCTGAGATGTGGGAAGGATGGCCTGTCGCCCTGAGGATCGAAGGTATCATCAAGAACAGAGCATTCTTCCCAGCTAGAGATGAGACAACTATCATCCCCAAGTATGCTCGGTGGTATTCTGACCACCTTCTTCCTGACAGCGATGGTCAAGCGACTAGCTCGACTGATGTTGATGTTATCGAAGATGGTGTTCTTCCTCTAGATGAGGACTCTGTAACGACCAGTGATGAGCAAGAGACGAAGAAGTTGGTTATCAAGTTCGATGCTAACAAAGGTCGTAAGTACATCCAGTTGGAGATTGAGAAATACTTCGACATGGATAAGTTCCTTAACGACTATGTGGATCTCATGGAGAATGTAACTTCCCAGGAAGCCCTTGGAGCGTACATTGCCAAGATGTTCACTCTACTTGAACACACCTTCGTCTACGGAGAATCGTCTCCTTCTATTGAAACCCAAATCTGTGTCAAGGAAGTTCTTGATAGCTGTATGGTCAACATACAGGACTACAAGTTCGACTTGGTTGGAACAGCCAAGACCTCGAAGTGGATCCAAGAAGGTATTTCAAGGTATCCTATCGAGAAGCCACAGAAGTCAGTTGCTTTCTACAGTGACTGGCTTAAGAGGACTAAGAATCTTTACGATATCTGCCAGTCTGTCGACAGCAATGTCAATGCTGAGGATATCTGGAAAGAGTTCAACCAAGACTGCATCATGGGTGTTCTTGAAGGATGTAACATTCCCTATGTCATCACGGCTAAGGATACAGAGCTGACCGCCAAAATACGTCAGCTGGTAACATCTCTCAGTAGCTACAAGATCGCGTTCATCGATGGAGACAGCACAGATCGGTTCACTGATTCGATAGTTGCAGTTGTCTCTGGTTCTGCTTTCAAACACCTGACTACAACATCCAGGGAATACATAGCTCCCATACTTGACTCGACATGTCAGCCTCATATCGCGTGCTACGAGATACAGGATGACGGTTGTATCATGATGAGAACTCCAGATACCTATGCTGTTGAAGGTAAGGTGTACTACAAACTTGTCAATACGTCCAATGTGAATGATGAATTGGAAAACGATGAGTTTGAGGTCATTGACGTTCCTGTCATCATTGGTGAACAGGAGGTTATGATACCGACCATTGAGGTTACGGACAACAACGATCTTGACGTCGTCACTTACGAAGGGGTGTCGTTCGAAGAGGATACTCTTCTTCCTCCTAACACCTACTACGAGAAGATAGACATCCGTAGAACACTTGGTGTGTCCGGTAGATCGATAGTGGTTGAGTTCAAGAGAGAAAATGGAAAGTGGTATTGTAGAGTAGGCGCTTCGGTTGTGAAGACTAAGGTTGTTCCAACCTATGCTTCTGACTGGGAGGCTGATAAGTCTCAGGATACATTTATCCAATCTCTCAAGATAGACGAAACTGAGAAAAAGAAACTCATCTCGTACAAGTACAGGAAGACCATAGCTTACAACGACTATGGCTGGACTGCTTGGATGGATGCACCTAAGAGTCTCAAAGACCACTTGGCAGTATTTGCTGCCTCGAGAACTGTCTATCTCCATGACACCATAGACCTAGACATCATAGTAGAACGTGCTGCCTCGGAAAGCTAAAAGGAGTTAACAATGAGCAATACTACATTTCGTGATCAGAACACAGTGACGACCATCTTGGCCATCCGGAATCAGTTGGCGGCTAACATCGCCATCTCTCTCCAGATAGACCATCCAACGACGATCAATACCAAACGTGGTGTCCTCAAGGACTGGACTCCTACGACGTTCCCTAAGATCCGGTACTTCGGTATTGGTATCGGAGGTTACGCCAACCTTACGTCCGAGGAGAACATCGCTCAGCCGTATGTCCCGTCCCCTGAGAACTGCGACCTGTACCATCCGATCCCGTTCCGTTGTGTCAGAACAACTGCTGACTTGACAGACGATGAGAAGGCTCAGTACAGAATGCGTACCAAGACTACCATCGATGGTGTTGAGTATTTCCAGTACTGGCTTAAGAAGATCGTCTTCGAGAGCTCTGTAGCTAGAACTACCAAGATCGTGGATGGTGTCGAGTCTGAGTATACCTTTACCCAGGCTAATCTCACTCCATCTCCAGTTGACCTTTATCCTACGGACTTGGCTGATACCAAGAACCGTATCGTTGCCTCCGTTACTGGCATCTGCCGTGTGACTGGCAAAGAGGTCCTCGAGGTGTGCAATGCGATGTACGGTGGAGACATCCGTCGTATGCGTATCAGTGAGTTCGGTACCTACTCTGGATGTGAGTGGGGTGTCAACAACAAAGAGAACCCCGTGAATCCTACCGACGCTTCTTGTGTCCGTAAGGAAGCTGGATATGTTCAGCTGTGCACCCACAAGTGTACGCTTGGACAGATCCTGTCTAACGAGGAAGACATCCTGATTGAGAGAAAGGTCCTGGAAAACTCAAGCTGTGTCGTGGTCTGACGCAAAAAGAATCAACCAACCTGCTGGGCCTTGCGGCCCAGCAGGTGGTCTTTCCTTTTATTTCCAGTAACGAGAACAGCCCAGCCAGATTCCGCTATCAACGGTCCAGCCATAGTTCATTGCAAACGTGGACTCTTCGTACTCGAAATAGATCGATCTTGGGATGCGCTTCTTGGTCGCATCAGAACCTTCTTCGACCGCTTTCAGGAACTCCGCCACGAAGAACTGAATATCCGTCTTGGGATTGTTGAGATTCCACGTGGAAGGCTGGCACTCTCCAGTCTCGGAATATCCGACTGTGGACGACGCGGGATAATCGGTCCATGTTGTCGTGCGCCACACCCAGAATACCGTGAACTGTTTGTCCAGCTCTTCGATCTTCTTCTTAAGAGCAGACCCTGCTGCTACAGCACCATCTGTCTTCGACCCGTTGATTTGGACGTTGGATGTTACCCAGAGCTCCATCAGGTCATCCGTTCCCTGCATAGCCAGATTGTTATCTGTTGTCCAGATCGGCGGCAGAGCACGCATATAACTCCCGAGCATAGCCAGGTATTTGTTCGGATCAAGGATCTTCTTCGAGAAGTTCAGTGCAAGGTCATAGACGATATCGTCGATGATCCTGTTCAAGGTCTTGTAATAGTCGGGGATGTTCTCCAACGCAGTCACAGTCGACCTGTCGATCTCCTTGGCCGCGAAGGACACAATATCCGCTATCGAGTTGAACCTGTTCAGAACCATCTTTGTATTCTTCATGGTCGTCAGCTCGCCGCACTGCATGTGAAGATCGAACTCGTCACAGAACAGTTTGTTGTACGCTTCCGAACACGCGAAGGAATACCTTGACCCACGAGTGATGCTGACGATCGTTTTCAGTCTTGCGACCAGATCGTTCTCCATCTTGCTGATGCTCAGCGCCACATCGTTCGCCAGCTTGAGCATTTCCTCGCGACCAACAGGAAGAGCCTTGAGCTGTTTGTACTGAATGGTCACGAACTTCCTTGTGCTGTGAACAGTCTTGAAATACGGCTTGAACGTTTCGATGACATCCATGTCGGAGATGTACCGGAGTCTCGGATCACTGATCAGCATCCGCGCACAAGTCGATCCATCGTGCAAGTTGAACTTGCCGTAGAGGACGTTAACGCTGTTGCACACAGTGAACTTGGACGTCGAGAACTCCTGATCGAACTCTGGAAGCTTCCATGGTTTTGGTGGCTCTGCTTCCTTGAGCTTAGTCGTAGGAGCCTCTTTCGGTTCTTCCTTCTTCTGAACAGTCGGAGAGGACTTGAGTTCTCCGAACAGTCCGGCAGCCATAGACCTTGCGGAACCAAATGAAGTCATGGGCGGAGTCTGACGACCCATCGTACCTATGCCTCCCATTCCCATTCCACCCATAACGGACATGCCGCCACCTCCCATCATCATCAACCTCTGTCGAGCCGACTGACGCATGGCTGGGAGATAAGAGTCATCGATCTCTGTACGCATCTGCTCTTCGGTGATACCGTTGGGATAACGGACACCTAAACTCTGAATGAACCCTACTGTCTGCTGCCCAGGATTCTGAGCCATCGCAGCCATGAGCTGAAGTTCTTGTGGAGTAATCGCACCCTGGGAAGACCAGTACTGTATGCGCTGACGTAGCTGATACAGAAACTTCTGGTAGTAGGGGTGGGACTCCAGTGCATTGTTTCCTAGCATTTCTTTCTAACCTCCTGAAGTTTGTTTAGTCGTAGACGTGGATGATCTCGTCGGCGTAATCTGGTCTGATGATGTTCCCGCTCTCTGGATCTATCTCTGCGTACGGACTCATGTCTCCTGTCTTCACCGGTGCTGAAGCCGGGATGGTCAGAAGTGCAGTCACAGTCAACTGAGAATAGTGTGCCTTGAGCAGATACGGAGAGGTAGTGGTCTTGCTACCTGTTTTCTTCCGTTTCGAGAACGACGAAGCAATAGGCTCCAGAGACAGGAATCGTTTGAGACCCATCTGAGTCAGCCAATTGTCATTATACAGAACAGGGTTCGGCCTGAAGATCGTATCACCAGCCTTGATCCAAGACGGCCTTTGCGAGGCGCGTTTGCAGAACTGTTCGACAGTCTTCGCTTCCAAGATAGACTTCTTCGAATTGATGATGTTGTACTGCGTCTTCACGATGTTGCGTGCTGGGCAATACGCCAAGTCATCAAGACCTTCAATCTTCTTATCGTACAGATTGGTCGGATCGTACGTCACGAGCTGATCGTCAATGTTAAAGTACATCCAGAACAACAGGTCGTAGATGTCTTCACAATTGCAGTTCACAGATCTAAGCTGTTCCTGCGCGACCTTATCCAGCATGGGGTCGGTCATCGCAAGGTGTTTGTTCGCATTCGGAATGAGAAGTTTGTTCTGGTTGTCATCACGGGAACCTATGAACTTCCCGAGGACGGCTTTGTAATATGAAGGATCGTTTCCGAAGATATCGGTATCACCGAACTCCGGAATTTCCATGAACATTCGATAGAGAGACAGAACCATTCGCCGCTTATAGCTCTCGGCAAGCACAGTCCTACGAACCTTCAGATAACGTTTGTGATCCGGCAGTTCGAAGTACTCCCACTCAGGGTCTTTGGTGTCAAATGTGTGAGATATCTGGATGTCACTCGGATCCATCCCATATTTCTGCATGGCTCCATTATAGCCCAACTTACAGAAATGGTACAGAACCAGAGGTGTGGTCTCACTCTTCTCACCCGATGTTGCACCCTGGTGTATCTTGACTGTGATCAGCAACTCCGGATAGAGCGTGCCGCTCACAGAGATCATCTTGTATTTGTTCGTCGAACGACGCCCAAAAGTAATCGGTACACGCATGACTTTGACGATGATCGTACCATGATCCGTACGGTTGATACCACCCTTCTCCACGATCGGGAACTGCGGATAGTACTCAGTGTCGTTATACACAACACGTTCGTTGATCAGGTACGGCACATCAATGTACACGTAATACGGACGACCTTCGAATCGTAGCTCGAATGCAACCAGACTCGTTTCGGTATTGCGTATCTGTACGCTTCCCTTGGTAAGCTGGTTGTTGACCAGATAGTCGATATGCTCCTCTGGTGTCAAGACCCGCCAACCTGCATACTCCAACTGGAAACTGAAGAACGCCACGATCTGATGGAATATCTTGTCGAGATACTCAGGGATCTTGTCGATCTTGTTCCTGCGGAAGTCGTAGATTAGTGTATCGTTGAACGGCCTTAGCTGTTTAGCCGCTTCACCGAACAGATAATCCCATTTGTCATCCATTACTTTCCTTTCTTGTTTTGAAGAGCGACTATTGCGACAACTGCGGAAGCCACAGCTGTTACAGTAGCCCCGATCATCTTCATATTGTCCCAAAATGCCTTGTCCGATGCAGCCTTGGCATCTTCAGCTAGCTTGAGAGTTTTATACCGCTCCTGCAGAAGTTTCTCCTGCATTGCATGCATGTCATTCATCGAGTTAGACGAAGACTTCCAATTGCCAATCTGCGCCTTCAATTCACTGATCTCCTGGTCCTTCTTCTGGATCTCCGCTCTCATCTGGATATTCTTAGTTTCCTGATCCAGTTTGAGATTCTCGATCTCTTGCTTATGTGCAGCGTTGATTCTGTCTATCTCCGCTTTGAACCTACGTTCCGCATCATCGTAAATATCCTTGGAAATCATGTTCGGAAGAGATGTCACCTGAGGAGCATTAGTTATATAACCAGCTCTCTTCTTGGCAATCACCTTTGCAAGAGCATCCATGGTTGGAGCAATGCATATCACATCACCACCGGGAACAACTATGGGCTCTTCCTTGAGAACATTCTCCAGAGATACTTCGAAGACCGTTGTCGTCGGTTGAGAGACCGAGCTGTATTGATGAGGATACCTCAAGTAACAGCAGAGTTTTCCATGATCACTCAAATCACTTGATTCAGACCCTACAAGTGGGCACGGATCTGCCCAATGTCCAGCCCTCAGGATAATCGTCTGACCGAATACTGAAACATAAAGTTCGCCCCATCTACGTGCAGGATCAAGTACCTGGAAGCACAGTCTTGGATCTGTTATTTCTTCGTCTACGGACGTTTCATATACAACCGGATTAAAGTTACTCTCGCTAAGCATTTGTGCAGCTGCGTAAGAGTGATCCACAGTTGAAATGATAAGGTCGTATTCACGAACCCTGTAAGGCGCAGTTCTAATCAATTCATAAGGGATCCTAGTCATGGAGCCCGGAATTGGAAGAGCTTCTTTGCCGAACCTAGTTTCTTTAGATCTAAGACCATTGAACTTCAGTCTCGATAACTCAACACTTGCCTCAGACTCTCGATAGTTCGGGTTATCCGTAGGAAGCACTTCCTGAGTGCCATCCCTGAATGTAACCACCATATCCACGTGAGTAAAGTTTCTGACTTGTAACTCACGATAAAGCCCAGGATAAGCGTTGCTCAATGCACAGACGGAAATTTCTTGGGTTGTAGGTCCCATTTGTTCTCCTAATTGTGCAGTTGTGAAACTACTTCAACTAGGTAATATATGCGTGATAGGCGAACGAAGAAATGTCCAAATAACTAATTGCATAAGGTTGCTTCCGTGGATAAAAAATAATACCAGCATCCGGCACAAAGCCGGATGCTGGAGTGTTTACCATTCAGGAAACTTGTCAAGAATAGTAGGGATTCTCACTGCTCGAACATCAGCTGGAACCTGAGTTCCATTGACATCGTGGTCCAAAGCATATGCCATATTCAGATCGTACGTATCAAGCCCAATGCCAGACAGTTTAACCATCTCGGCAACAGGGACTTGGTTACGTGTAATCAGACTGGGTGTAAAGACAACATTGTCTTCATAGTCCTTGGAGCTCACTGACACAATAGGTTCATAAGCAAAACCTGTAGGAAGAACCACAGGATCACTTATCTTCTCAAGTGCTTCAAGTGCTCTTGCAGCAACGATGATGTCTTCCGGATCTTTACCAGCATCTCGTCCGTCAACTAGATTGTTTTCGAACAGAGCTTTGCTAGCAGCTCCTCCACCACCAGACACTGGAATGACAGATGAATCATACGCAGCTTCAGTTGCTTCGATAGAGGGGATCTTCTCCTTAGGTTTGCTAACCTTCTCAGCAGAGATAGATGGCGGAGCATCATCTGCGCTAAGAGTAGGTCCTCTTTCTTTGGCAGCTTTCTGGGCAGCAGCATTAGCACGAACATTCATCGTAGTGTTGCCAGGGGTGATACCAGATGCAGGAGGTGCATTGGTGTGGTTATCCACAACAGCAGTCTCCAACATCTCCTCTATCAAGTCCTCCAAAGGAGTTCCTGTGCGCTTAGCTTCTTCTACGAGATTCTTGGCAACCTCCATAGCTGGAGCAGGGGTTTTGGTGATAACATCGACAAGGTTACCGATGTCCTGCTTTTCGTACAGAGTTCCATATTCCTGTTCGTACTGTGCAATAGGTTCACCAAGCTTCGGCTGAACAGGCAAGGGTTGATAAGTTCCAGTGTCGTCCAGATAGTAGTAAGTCTTGGGAACTGGTTCACCTGCGTCATTCGAAGGTTTCTGGGGATCGATCTGAACAGTCCTATCCGACACCGGAATGTGAGTTTCCGTGGTTGGACTCTTGGTTGGAGGATTGGAAGGCTCTGGCTTGACCAAAGCATCAGTTACCGACTTAACAGAATCAGCACATCTCTGAGCTCTCTCAGAAACAGGCGTTCTTCCAATTATGTCGTTAGCACGATGATCTGTCATCCTTGCGCCAGTGCAATTTCTTCCACCACCTTTACCACCACGAGACCAAGGTCTAGCTCTGAACATATCTCCAGAGTCTGTTCCAAGGTTGCACATGATGTCATTGAGCAACTCGACATAGTGGTCTCCACCACCACCTGATCTGATAGCGTCACACAAGGTAGCTGTGAGTTCATGACGAAGATCATGATGAGCAGCTTGTCTGGAGAAACTCCTAAGAGACTTAAGAGCACCATGAACAGCCATACTGCCAATGATAGCAGCAGCTGCTGTTCTACCAGCAAGCAAACCAACAGTACCGAACTCTGCACCAAGCATAGCGGCTATCTGGCCAGGACAGACGAATCTCTGCTCAGCCCAACCAACCTGTCCCTGATTAAGAGCATTGAGACAATCACGAATACCTCTGAGATAGTCGACAATGTCAACTTCACTCATCTGCATGATAGCAGCGGCATACTGACAGAACTCACATTCAGGATAGGGTCTGTTAGCACAGAACTCCGTCTGGAAGTCACGAGCTGTTTCCCACTGTGCCTGGTTGATAACAGGAACGTCAGAATTCAGAACGTCGTCTATGGTAGACAGAATGGTCGTGCCTATACCAGGGGTCTGTTCCTGCACAGGTTGCTGTACAGGCGCTTGCACTCCCTGTTGGGTGCTTTTGAATGCATCGGCTATTTGAGCCTGAGGCTGCTCCTGCTGCTCTTCATTAGCGAAAGCAGCTTGTTCCTTAGCAGCAGCTTGATCGAGCACATTCTGAGTTGCCTCATCATTAGCTCCACTACCACTATAAAGGTTAGGAGGGCAACCCTTTCCTCCACAAGCACTTTTACCACAACAACCACCACAACAACATCCACCACCGCCACTACCAGTCTTAGAACTGGTACCGCCAGCACAGCAGCTAGAGGTAGAAGCAGCGAATTCACCAGAAGCAAGTACCTGCATGTCGGACTTAGCTTTGCAAGCACAAGGTAGGTCTGCAGCAGACTTCGCCATTTTCATCAGATAGGTCTTGACGCAGGCAACAGGAACACCAACATTAGAACAGCATTTTGCTACGCCGTCTGTTTGACCAATCTTGTACATGGCGTTCCTCCTTAAATGTTATTCGATATCATCATTCCTTCAAGAAGGACTCTACCGATAGTTGCCGACCTGGCACGGGTTCTTGGATCAAGAGAAGACAGCTTAGCTTCACCATTCTCCTCAAGCTGACGGCTGAAATCACCATAAGCGTTGACGTCGCCTCCACGAACTCTTACAAGTTCATTCAAGGTCTGGTCAAGACCTCTAACGTGCAAGGACTGGATTTCAATACCCGAGATAGCCGAAGCTTTGTCAGTCGAAACAACCTGTCCGGTCAGAGCATCGATCTTGTTGTCACGCTCAGGGACAGATAGCTTCTTATCAACTTCTTGCTGAGCCCTTCTAATAGGAAGAGTGAGAACAAGATACTTCTCGTTGGTAAGGTATTTCTTACCAGGTCTCGTTCTGTCAGGAAGCCACAGTCTGTGAGATGTCTTGTAGTTGACAGCTTTGGCTGCTTCAAGAAGATCCGCAATACGAAGCTGTTTCTTCATGTTGGGCATGACAAGGTTCATCGCAACCTTCTTATCTGCAAGATGCTTCATGAACTTCTCAAAACCCTTATCATCCAACTCCTTGAAGAATGTCTTCCAGCGTTTCGTATTATCGCCAGCGGGATCGAGGATATCCATTACCTTGTAAACATAGCTCTCTATCTTCGACCGAGCAGCCTTGTGCTTGGCATCAAGACTCTCTGTAGACGGTGTTGCTTGTTCAGACATAAATCCTCCGTACAATAAGCATTTACATAAAATAAGGAAAAAGAAAAAGAGAGAAGAGCTTGCGCCCTTCTCCTTCGAGTGAGGCCTTTTCGACCTCACTCCCTGTTCGCAGTCTTGCTAATGATGATGCATTCAGCAGCGACAGCCGCCGTGATAACCACGGCCAACGTCGCCACAGGATGCGCCTCAACCGCATCGAAGAAGCGCTCGATGCACCCCTTCTTGTTCTGTTGCTGGAGCTGCATAGCCTTGAGCTGCTGCTCCTGGATCTTCGTGATCATTTCCAACATTTCCTTGTCCATTGTCTTTTCCTTTTTGTATCCCGGCTCCCGCGCATCATGCGCAGGAGCTCAGGATGGGTTTTATTGTTTCGTACGCCAAGGTAATGTATAAACGAACAAATTTGATTAACACGAAATCACGAACGACTCATTACAGTGATCTTGAAAGGCTTCTTCTTGGAGCCAATGCTGACCGTGCACTCGTACCTGCCATCCTGGGTCACACCGTGAGGAACCTCGGTCTCGAATTGGAACACGAAGTTATCCGCGTCGTATTCGAGCATATGACTCATCTCAGAGAGTGCGATTTCCGTATCCTCAGCGGACAGGGAGTCAACAGTCTCCTGGAGAATGTCAGTAAACTCAGTGAGAAGTTCCTGCCAGTCATCAGTCAGTATAAACTGGGCAAGCTTGGAACCGAACTCATTCAAACGTTCTTTAGTAATCGTCGGGGTCTTCTTCATTGTCATCATCCTCTGTTTGGCAGCCGTCATCTTCATCAGGGAAGATATCCTCACTGCCGTCAGGGATATCCTCTGGAGTTTGCTTTGCTTCAGACTCTTGTTCTTCGGCAACAGTTTGAATTTCCTCTTTATGAGGTAAGATGTTCTCAAGTTCAGGGAATAGAATTCCTCTGGACGGATCCTCTTTGTAGCAATCGAAACACAGATTGCTTACCGAGTATTCCCGATATTCCTCAGGCCACTCGTAACGATCTGTGTGCTTGCCACAGTATTTACACAGTGCCATACATTTGGTTTACCTCCTGTATAAGTTTCGATATCATTAGACATTTGCGATAAAGTAATATATAATCACGTGTCCAATGGGATCCTTTACACTTTTATTGGCACACACATACTTATGAATAATTTTGCAACCGAAAGGAGGCCGATATGTTTGGCCCTGTAAACAACGCATCTACTCTTTGGGTTCCTGTCAAAGTTCCTGTTGGCAAAGCTGCCCTCCAGGACTTCATGCGCAACTGGAAAGAAGGACAAATGCAGGGAGCCCCGTTCAATGGTGAAATCAATTTGCCTTCCGAAGATCCTAAACGGAAGATAACAATCGACGAAAACAAGATCAGTCATTGCATAACAGAGATCGACGAGAACTCGTTCGATCCGACCAAGAACACAGTCATGGCGAGAGTTAGATTCTGTGGTCCGTACGGAGCTGAAGCTCGAGAGAAATACATCAGGAAAGATCTCCGCTTCATTACTCGTACTGTCGGAGTCAAGCACAAGACTACTGGCGAGCGCAAAGATGCAATCGTTACTGTCGACTGTGTATCTCGTCCTACGGATCCGAAACTTGTTGACGACTGCAGGACTTATTTGGATAGTGTTAAAGCAAAACGCGGTTAAAAATAAAAATGAATAGACATCCAGGGCCCCCGAAATGGGAGCCCTGGTGTCCAGATCTTTTTTTATAACGAAAGTTGGATCTCGTGATTGGCTCTTATACAAGCAGCCAACACTTCATCTGATTCCGTACCATCGATGATCTCCATGAGCGGAAGTCCACACGCCTTGTAGTCGTGTTTGGTGAAGAACCTGATAAGGCGGATGGTTGCATCCACGTCTTCCTTGACCTTGTCAAAGATGTGGATATTCTCACCTACATTCAGGATCACCATGAACATCTCCGCACGAGCGTCGGCGTTCATTCCATCTACAGCAAGATCAACAAACTTCTTGATAGCCAAGATGAGTTTGACTGTCTCGCTGTCTGGATGTCGGAACTGCTCGAACAACTCAGGAGTGAAGATCTTCCTGGATATCCGATCAGGTTTGCTCTTATTGATGTACTTGTACAGACGTTCTACGAAGTCTGATACCAGTTGTCTGCGCTGCTCAGCAGCTTCCTCTTCAGCTTTGCGCTTCAGTTCAGCTTGCTTCTCGAGCTCGATCTGTTCCTTCTCTTCCTCAGTGAAGTAGACCTGCTGATCGCAGTGTTCCAAGACCATTGATCCTTTCTCATCCCAGAACTTCATAATGAAGCCCTGATCACCAGAGTCTTTTAAGACGGTGTTCTCGAACGACTTGTCCCAACCTATGCATTCGCACACTTTGGTCAAATAGTAAGCAGCATGCTGGAGAACTGGGCTGAGGACAGGAAGAGTCACGATCCTTGAGTACAGACAATACAAAGCATAGAGGTTTTCTTTCCACGCTTGAGTATCGAAGATCTCCCAAGGTCCGGCAATATGGTCATCGATAGAAGGGTTATCGTACTCCTTCTTGATGTAATGTACCAGAACCTTGGCATCATACACTGCCTTCCTCAACTCCGGCACCATAGCGACATGCTCACCAAATGGATCGGTGGACATCATCTCTGTAGGCACATCGGGGTTAGCGTAGACTGTACCCAGACCATTCCTGTTCAGTACGGTATGGAACCACTGTACTCTGTCAGTGATCTCACTCATTCGAACAATGTAGTTGCGAATAAACGCATGTCTGAACATCTTCGGGATGTTGGTGAGCTTCCAGTTAGATCTATCCGGAAGGAAGTGATCCAACCCGTTCTCCAGTTTCTCGATCTCGTCCGCTATATCACCGACCTTTTCCAAGTCAAGCTTGAATGGAGTCGGCACAATCTGACTGTTGAGCAAGTCTTCAGCCTTCTTTGTGTCCATTGTTGTCCTCCGGAAGTTTGGCGGCTTCAACCGTAGCTTCCTCTACAGAAGCATCGATCTTGCTGAGAATTTGACTGTATTCGTTGAAGACGAAGGAAATCTTCGCCACGTAGGCTCCAAGAACAGGATCCTTTGGCTCCATATCCGAGAGCTTCAGACTCTGCGGCTTCTTCTCATCCCTCTTGTAGATGTTGAAAGCCAGCTTGACGATAGCCGAGTCCGTCAGCTTAACCACATCCTCGTCGGTGTAGTCGAAGAGCTGAGCCAGAGTTGCAACAGCCGTGAGAATATTACGCATATCCTCAACATCCTGCTGAGAGAGGGGATGCTCCCTGTACTTCTCCTGACCGCTCTTGAATGCCTGGTTGACCATCAGGGCTTCGCCGAGATGGACACCATCGAACGGATGCCAGAACTTGTTGCCGTCCAAGTCATCCACGAGAACGTAGAACTGGAACTTGTTGGCGATCACACGACATACGTCATGCAGGTTGTGTTTCTCGATGGCTGCAACTGCATCATCCATCGTAGAGTAAACCTTGACGACCTTTTTACTTTTTGTTTCTGAAGTAGATTGCTCGCTCATTGATGCGCTCCTTTCTGAGTTGTAGAAGTTTGCCAGTTGTTTTTCTTTCGTCTTCGTTGTAGCTGAAGTCAACGTTAGACAGTTCGATGGGTTCGTCTGTACCACAGGGTAAAGACCAGGAAGAACGATGAAGGTCGATATAGTAGAAACTCTTAGGTGTGTCGAACACCTTGAGAGTAATCACATACCTTATAGCTGGGATAGTCCTAGCTGTAGAACCTTTCTTAGTCAGCCAGTTCTTGACTCTGTCAGACCACTCTTGTTTGATCTGTGTACGTTCGAACCTAGTTGACAACTCGATGTATGTTTCCTCGGTTTTGGTCTGGATCAACCAGGCTGATTCACCGTAGTAGTACTTGGAACCCAAGCTGCCAGATGGGTTATTCTTGTGCGTGTAGTCAAACAAAACCAGATCCGTGCGGATCGTGCGGTCGTTGACAAAATTGATCAGTGAATTATGAACTCGTATAGAGGCTGTTTCGAATGTGTTCTTGATTCCGAACTCTCCACTCTTTCCCAACCCCTGTGACAGGAACTTGACCTCATCGACCGTTGCGATCTGTTTCATCAACTTAGCAGCCAGAGTTAGCTGGGTAGTATAAGGAAACAGACATTGTGTTTCTTGTTGTTCACCGTGATAGTAGATAGGAACTCGTTGTACTCTCATTCGAACTCCTTTCTTTAAAGCCCCAACACCTACCGGGCAGAACCCGGTAGGCGCCAGGGATTACGTTAGATAGGCTTCGCAAGGACAATAGTTGACTTACGACGCCAGACTGTTCCTGTGAAGTGGGATGTCTGTTGACGATCTCCACGACCATACAGGAAACCTTTCTTCTCGCCCAGTTTCAAACACTGTCCAAGATTCTCGAATATGATGTGCCTGACCTGACAACGAGCACGCAACTCCTTAGGAATGTTGATGCACACTCGTTCAGTATTGACTGGAAGAACAGCTAGAACATGCCAGTCTCCATAGACGACCGTATGAACCTTCTTGGATCGGTTGATACGTTCCAGGACCAGATAGTTCGGCTGTGTGGTAGACGCATGGATAACAATACACTCATCGTCAAGAACATCAGACACATACACGGCATCGCGCAGTGTAGCCATGACATTCAACGACCTTCTGGTTGTCTTGTCATCGACGGTGTACTCAAGCCACTCGCCCTTCTTCGTAATGACTGTGAACTTGTCGTTGACCAGGATTGTTCTGCTGACGTTGTCTGTCGCCGCAGCTACTCCTGTAACAGCAAGCACACCACCATCCTTAGCAACGGCGGCTGTATTCTTCTGACCATTGAACTTATAGATCGACCTAGCCTTCATGTACTTCGGAAGGTCATCACCTTCCTTGAGATTCTCCTCGTGACCAAGGGCCAACAGATACTGGAAGTCGTCTGTTCTGTCGAACAGCTCGAACTCAACCTGTTCAGCTGGGAAGGTTTTGAGGACATCATCCATCTCTTCAAGAGATTCCAGCATGATGTAGCCCGTCTCCTTGTACCTGGCATAACCGACATACTTGGGGATCAAGCATCTCTGCGGGAACTTCTTGACAAACTCTTGTTCAAACTTCTCAATAGACTCGATCATCAGGTCATTGACCTTAGTCGACAGAGTCTGAAGTTTCTTGCGCTTCTCATCCACTTCCTTCATCGCGCGGATAAGCTCATCCTTACCGGTTCCGGTAAGCTGACTCAACCTAAGACTGTTCAGGTAATTAGCCTGGAAGCTAGTCAGGTTGAATCTCTTAGCGATCTCTCTAACTGCATCCTCTGGAGAAGCAGCTGTATTGTAGATGTTTGTAACTTCTTTAGCATGATCTGCGATGATGATCAACGCCTTGAGCTGGCGAAGTCTTTCGATACACGCATCGATCTTCTGTTTGAGGTCACCCAGAACAGATTCATTGCGGACCTTGTACCAGCGGTTGAGAAGAGTGAAAGGTGTCTCAACAAGCTTCTTACCACGGTTATCCACGAAGGTTGGTTCAGGTACCCAGGAGGATGAGAACACAACTCTCTTCTTCAGTTCTGCAAGAATATCAAAGGGGTTGACACCTCTTCTCAAGATACAGTTGAAGTTACCGCGCATGATGCCCGCACCAGACTTCTTGCCCGTAAAGTCCTCCATCTGCTGGAATGTTCTCTGCTCCCAAGTATTCTTGGCAAGCTTTGTACTCATCTGACAACCAACAGCATCTGTGGTCGAGTGAAACTCCTCATTCGGAGCAATGGTAGAGAAGATGATGTTGAAAGCGAACGAGTTGTTGTCGTACACTATCTTCATCTTACCATCAGTCACGATCGGGAAGTTGAACTCACCTCTCTGATAGGCTTTAATCAAAGCCTTGCTGTTGCGAAGATAACTGTCAGTGGCATAGTCCGGAATCAGATACTTGCAGAGGGTCTTCTCCCACCGCTGCCAATCCTGCCTTGTTGCTCTGAGCTTGATATACTCCTTGGCCAACTTGCAGACATTAGCCAACCCATATGCTGGTGTGCACGTTCTGCAGCCAGATGCAATACCGAAAGACCTTATCAGCAATGTTGTCGGGATCCTCGGTTTAAGATACAGAGGTTCCAAACCATCTTCGGACTCAGGCGGAACCATGTGGATAGTTGCCTGGTTGGTATCACCGAAGAAGATTGCTTCTGCTACTTCAGATCTCGCAACGTCCACATATCGCATTGCAGCTGCACCATGACCATCATTGGAGTAAGCTCCGATGTTGGATTCGGAATACACCAACGGAACCACATGTGTAAATGGCTGAGCCAAGTTGACGATGGCATCTGCGATGGATTGGTCACCATGTGGATGCAGTTTCATCACATCACCAACCAGGATCGTTTCCTTGTGAAGAGTTTCGAAATCTTTGTTCTTGTGTATGGCCCAGACAATTCGGCGCTGAACGGGTTTAAGACCATCGATACAGTTCGGAAGTTTGGTCCACACTGTGTAGTCTGTGTACCTGGCCATATTGTCGCATATGGACTCCGAACAGGACATCTCAGATTTGAATTCTGTCATACCTGCTTCCTTCCTATTAAAGGATAGACTGACCTAGTAAAACGATATCCAATGTCCTTCATCACAAAAGTAATATATCGCTATTAGCAAGACTAAATATCCTGGCTACAATAAGCAAAAATAAAGATAGAAGCATCTGGCGGACGAACCGCCAGATGCCCCAATCACTGCACACTTTTGTATTTCTCTTTGGTCTTCGAGGTACTGAAAGTGTGCACCTCTCCGAGATCGTCTTTGAACGTGACAGACCTGTCAATGATTTCAAATCCGAGAGTTCTCATGGTTTCTTCAAACCTGTTGTTAGAAATGCCGCCTTTTTCCAAAGTACGAATTAGGTTTTGAGTGTCACTCTTAGCCTGTTCGCGGGTGCGGTCCTCGACAGTTCTAAAGTACTCTACGGACTTATCGCTGAAGTATGATCTGCCTATCTCAAACGAAACGAAGACATCGCGCATCAGCAAGTCCAAACTATTCTGAGAGTCTCTCACGTCTTGCGCACTGAAGACAGGAGCACCATCTCTCATTCTAGAATGACTTATTGCAGACACGGACGGTCCAGCGCTCAGTAGCGCACGGATGTTCTCGTCTGGTGTTGGAATGTGCATATGTCAATAACTCCTCCAAGTGAAGTTTTGTTCTGCTTATTCCCGCTTGACTTTCTTCTTGGGATGGATCCCAGTTAGGTCAAGAAGTCCCGAAAACAGGGAGGGTTTGTCTATCCGTAAGGGTGCGGTATCTAAAGCGCGTTGTAGCAGCTGAACCTGCCCTTGCAGTATCGACTCAACCTCCCCGAAATGATCTAGATCTAGTGAAGGTTCTGAACGATGAACTCTGACTACTTTGACCAAGTTGACGAACCATGCAAGGTAGCTTATCGTCGATAGAAGGTCATCGTTAGTCAATGTCCCAATGGTGAACAAAGCATGGATCTCGTTGGACAGCCAAGAAGCGTAGAGCATCGGCGCGCTCGCAACGAACTCCACAACAGCGTTCGTGTTGACCTTGTATTCAATATGTCTCTGGTAGAAAGCCAGGCAGTCATACAGACACATCTTTACAGATGGTAGTTTGGGTTGCGCCAACAGAGTCAGCGCCAGCGTCATGTACGACCTTCTGACTCCATTGATCCCAACCAAGTCTGTTACTAGCCATTTCGGATCCCTCAAGAAATCCAACAGCAAGTTCCACCGAGGTGCCCTGTTGCATGGATCTGTGAAGTCCAGCAACTTCTCGAACACCTCGGTTCGTCTTTCATCGAACAAATGCGACTCTGCTGTGGATGTCACAGGGTCACACCCTAGTAATAAATATCTGAAGTACGCGTGGACTATTCGAAGATCCGCATCTTTTACCTTCGGGCCTAACAAACTCACCAGGCTAGCGAAGACATGCAGATGCTCGTCTGCCGAAGGACGCGCACATGTGCTCGGTCTAATGAACCATGTGTTCGTCCGTTCGGCTAGTTTAGTCATCTTAGTCCTCCAGATAACCTCTGTTGATGAGTTTCTTGCGTGCCGAGGTATCGACACCCAACATCTCGTAGATCTTGTCCACATCACCGATAGATCTGATCGTAACGAACGATCTCTCCTTCGGATCGACGCACGTTTTCGTAATAGCTTCAGCACTCATCTCGCCAAGACCTTTGAACCGTCTAACAGTGAAGAGGCGGTTAAGATCCTGGAAGACTCGGAAGAGCATCGCGAACGTGCACGGCGTTCCTTTGTAGAGCTCACTGTACTTAGTCGAGATGTACAGGTTGATCTGATCCCAGTGACCGATTTCGTACTTGGGCAGGATGACGTGCTTCAAAGTGTACTGAAGTCTTGGTAACGGAATTCGATGTTCGATCTCCTGCTGGTCAACAAGAACAAGAACATTGTCCTCCTTCATCCAGATCGCATCGTTGAGCAACAACCTCTTCACGATCTCTTTCGTGTTGATGTTGTTCTCATCGAGGCAGTCGATGACATGGAGAAGCTGCTCCAGTTCCTGGTACGGGATATTCAGAAGCTCAGCCTGCTGAACCAAGGTATTGCCGATCTCCTCAACCAACATACACAGATCACGGAAAGCATCGTGATGTTTGCTAACCGAGATGGTGTTGTTGAGATGGACCCACTTGCCTTCGTTGTTCTTAGCACGAACTTCCATATCAATGTCAAGCAGCGCCTTGTACACAGTGATGCGAGAATCTCTAAGCGCAGCTTCATCACGAAGATAGACTGCGCCCAGTCGTTTATCGATGAACGAATACAGCGGCGGAGTCGTAACGATAACTCTACCTTCTTCAATGATGCGCTTGTTGATCCTGTATATGATGCCCAGCAGTAGAGCAACTATGTGATAGCCGTCAGGGTCGGCATCGGTCATGATCACGATCCTAGCGAACCTCATGTTAGAAAGATCTGTATCAGAAGGCGTCACACACAAGATCTGCTGAAGATCGCAGAAGATGGCATTCGCATCGAGCTTCTTCTTGTCACTGCGGATGGCGTTCAAAGGTTTACCAGACAACTTGAGAACTGCCTGGGTATTCTCATCACGCTCAGTCTCTACACGACCCGCAGCAGAATCTCCCTCAGTGATGATAAGTTCAGTTATGCGGTTGTCTTGAGACTTGCAGTTACGGAAAGAATCTTTACGACGCAGATCATACGTCATGTTCTTGAGATTCTTAGCTATACCAAGAGAACGTTTGGAGAACTTGGCGTACTCCTGAGTGAAGTGCTCCTGAATCAGTTCCCACAACCTGTCCCACATACCTTCACCATTGGTGTCAGTAAGCTTCTTCAGGTATCTGCGGAGATACTGTCTGTAACACTCGGAGAACTGTCGGTTTTCGAACCTGGACTTATCCTGACCGATGAACTCAGCTCCAACCCATGTCACAAATACCGTGCCAGAGAAAGGAACTTTGTATCTGGACTCTAAGAAAGCCTTGGCGTCTGGATCCTCAACGTTGTCGTCAAGGAAATCCTTCAAAACCGTCTGAAGCATCGCGATGTGAGAAGACTCTGGATGGTTGATCGGAGTGTAGTTAACAGCACCAATTATTCCATTCTCACCTTTCAAAGACCTGTCATCTATGAAGATGTCGATGTCTATCCCAAGTGGATCGTCATTGTCTTCATCTGGTTCTTTAACGATCTTTGGAAGCTCCCAAATAGGTTGACCAAGACCAAACTTCTTGATGAGATAGTCCCTGCGAGAAATGGCAGGATCAGTTTCATACACAACAGTTGTCTTGAAGTTTGTTAGGTCGGTCAGATACTTCCACAGTTCATACGGATCCTTGTTTAGATCTTTCTTACTGAGTAGACCTTCTACAGTACGAATCGTGAGTTTTACATTTCCCCTGAACAGAGATGTCATCTCCATCCTAGAAACGTGTTTCTCGAATCCGTTCATGTCTCCGACTACAGCAGGTTTCCCAAACATCTCAGAGATGGCCGCGAACATGTCTGGATCTGGCTGAAGTAGAACCGTTGTGCCTACAGACTCGTCTGACTTATCTGCAGGTTTCTTGAACGTTTGACTGTCTTGAATCTCACCTCTCGACATCTTTAGATAGCCAAAGCCATCTTTACGATTGGTGAAAGCAATGAACAATATAGAGAATGCTGCAGCTGCTTTAGAACCAACGCCGTTCGTTCCCGAGCTCGCGCCTCCATACGTTCCCTTGTACTTACCACTCGTAAACTCGCGAGTGAAGCAGCTCTCTAACTTCCCTACAGGTATCCCGCGTCCATGATCTCGAATGAGACACTGATACGTAGACTTATCTTTCGCAACAAAGAACGTTATATCTACCGGATAGATCTTTGTTTTATCCAAAGCTTCATCGGCAGCATTGTCGTAGACCTCTTTGATCTGAATGAGTGGGCCTTCAATGTTTGCAATAGGAAATCCCCACATTGATGGGCGCAATCTCATTTGAGCGCACATGCTCAACGTTGTGATGTTGTCATCGTTGTAGCTTGAACTCATTGATCCCTCCTATTAAGGTTGCTATAAGACCTTGAACATTAAGGTAATATATGCACACGTGTTAGACGAGAAGTGGGTCTTCAAGCCTAAAGAAAAGATGCATAACTTAGTACAAATTTATAGAAAAATATAAAAAAGAAACCCCGAGGATCAGACGGGGAAAGAACCACCTTTCGGCAGTTCTTATTTTTGGCTAGCGCAACTTGATCAGCAGCGCCTTCACCCATTCAGTAAGGTGTTGCATACCGAGATCGTAATAGAGAGAACCCTTGGGGGTTCCGTCCAAACACATCACGGTTACAACAAGCCAGTAGCCAATGTACAACATCGCGATGAGCGCGATGCATCCAATGACATTCGAAATGATCTCTTTGGTCTCTTGCTTCATTTAGTTCTCCTTGAGAGGGTTAATTGTTTTAGACACATGAGTAATGTATAAATGAGCAGAAATGAATGACATTGTTTCTCTATTTTTTGTGTTGGTCGAGGAAATAAAAAGAAAGGGTGATCACGTATGACAGGCGCGTCACCCTCTCCCTTCTCAGAATAATACCACTATGTACGGAGTAATTCTCAAATGAGTACCTTCAGTAACTAGAAGAATATACGGATCAGAATGGCTACTGTTATCCGGTACAATCCTTCCAGTATGTACGTGAGTCTTGGGTAAACCTTGAGCTCACGTATTTTGGCGAGACCTGCCAACGGAGTCAGAACAACCATCAGCAAGAATGCCACAATACTAGAGATATCCATAAGGGAATCCTCCTTAGTGGTTATGAACATCGGACTATGATCACCCGGTCATTGTCTTTGTTCTTACACCAAGGTAATGTATATCTGAGTAGAATCGATTGACACTCTTTCTGTAAAAAAGAAAGAACCTTAGCCTACCCCCACCATCAGGTGGGGGTAGGTTGGGGAACTTTACTTTCTGTCGAACAAGGCTAGCTCTCTGGTTCGTCTAGCAACCAAACCATTGCTAACTTTACCACCAGATAACCTGAACTCTGCCCATTCTTTCTTGGCCTGTTCATAGTTGCCAGCTACCAGACATTTGAACGTCATCGACTTGGAGAACTTAGTCCTTCCCAGGTTGTACAGCAAACTAGTCACTGCAGCCAACTGGTTGTTGTTGAGGTTCGGGCATTTGAACTTCAGCCAACGCATCTCCAACTCAACCCTCTTCTTAAGGATCGCTTTGGCTTCATCCTTAGTAACCTTACCCTTGGCAAGCACATCTTCATCTGTACACCCGTATCCGATGGTACGCTGACCACCCGGGCAGATGTACGGCGTAGCGACGAAGTTCTCCTCCGTTGCTATGAAGTTGACTGCCTTGTCTACTACCGATGCCTCCAGAACAATGTTCATCAGGGACATAACTATCACCACCACTTTCTTCATTTGGTTTCCTTTCCGTTTAGAGTTTAATGGTTTAGACATTGGTGTAATATATGCTTGTCTAGATACCATTAACACTCCACAGCGGAGCAAAATATAGAACAGCACTCACCCAGGTACGGCCGACCTAGCCGTACCCGAGTAAGTGATGCCTTCTTTTGGTTAGAAAGAAATTCTCATGAGGCGACAGTAGAACTGACGATGGTGTTGAATCGGTAGTTGTTCGCATAACACCCTAGACTAGCCATCATCAGAGGCCGTTCTACTGGAACTAACCCAAGTCAGATAAACACGGCAAATTACCTTGCTTGAGCGAGCCTCGTTTTCATATAATATGTGCTGTGGTATTTGTATTTTAATACTCAAAAGGAGTTAAAATGGCTAACAGTAGCGAATTGGATCAAGCTTTCAAAGAACTGGAAGAAGACTTTGGATTTTCCAAAGAAGCGCGCCGTGAAGTAATTCGCAACCTTCGTTCTCAGGCAGCGAGTGTCAAGATCAGCGAGTATGATAAGGCCACTACCATCATGGCCAAGATGTCTATCGTCAAGACATTCGATGACCTTCTCAAGAGCGATAGCGACTTGACTCTGCAGAAGCTAAAGATGAAGCTTGCTCGCAAAGACTCTGAGACCAACGGGCTAGTAGGTCAGACAATTGCTTCTATGCTCAAGAGCATTCGTGTCAGTGATACTCTCAATGCACAGGCTAAGGTTGATCCTACAGAAGGTGCGATGGATGCTATCAAGCAAAGAGCTGAAGAACTCCTCAAGTCTGGAGACAAGAAAACAGCTAAAGCTCTTACTGTCACGGAAGGTGAAACAACTGACTGTGGTGGTGCTGGTCCAACGACATCTACTCCAGTCGCTAAGCTCAAACCTCTCAAGATGGAAACTGAAGAAGAATAAAAAGAGAACTCAGCTTACGGCCCCGATGAGGGCCGTAAGCTAGGGATTATTTTTCGAGTTACTTACGCTTCTGAGCGAGACGTTTCTCGATACCGACACGAAGGTTCTCGATAGCTGTCATGACAGCAGGACTGTCAATGATCTTAGCGAGACGATCGTTCATGAACGCGATGTGGTCGGATGCACCGGTAGCAGCCTCTACCAACTGGATCATTGCTCCAGTGAAGATATCCATCTTGTCGATCACCGCCGGGTTACCGAGAGAGTAGTCAAGACGGAAAATAGAACTGTCCGTATAGATCTTGCCCCAACCTTCCATCAACTCGTTGAAGAAGATCATGACCAGATCCTTGCCGACCTGAGTGTTCTTGAGCTTGTACGGACAAGTCTGCTGAACAATAGCTGCCAACATCTTGGCACGCTTGGAGTGTTCATACCTATCCGTAGTCTTGACCGACATAGCTGTCTTGTATTCCTTGAACATCTCAAGGAGTTTGAGACCAGCCGGAGTGTGGAGTTGTGCTTGACTCATAACGCATCTTTGCATGGGAGAAATCTTCGTCGGAAGAAGATCCTCAGCCATCACCTTTCTTGCTGGGAGTTTGATCTGTTTGATTTCGATCGCAGAAGGCGTCGGACCATCGGGAGGTGCACTAGGCTGCTCCTCAACAGCAGGAACTTCCTCCGCAGGAGCTTCCGCTTCTTTAGCAGGAGTGGTTTCCTCTTTGTTTTCCATCGCCTGAGCGAACACATCTTCCAGAGAGGTCTCTTCACCCTCGACAGGGGAAGTCTCTTCCGGTTCAGTCACAGTTCCAGTGTCGGGTTGAGATGGAGTCATCACGACACCCGGAGCATTTTGTCTGTTCTTGTTACGGTTCTTGTTCTTACTCATTTCAACCTCGTCTTTCTGGAATTGCAACCATAAAGATATCACAGAAAAATATCTTCCAGTTTAGGTTGCACTACCTGGAGTACAGTTCCATGCATGGACTTCATAGCAGTCTGCATGAACTTGGATGTGATGTTGACTACCTGTACGCCGATGATGTTGCCATAGAATTCCTTGGTCTTGAGACCACAGCACTTAAAGCACAGGTCACCCTTGCATTGACAAGTCAACGGTGAATACATGTCAACGACTTTGCCATCGTATTTCGCCATGTTGTCTTCTGTTATAACAATGTCAGAAGAACCTACACGAATAGTCCGACCAATAAAGTCTTTGATGCGACACTGCTTAGCGAAGTCAACCTTGATGGTCTTCTTCGTACCACAGTCATCAATACTGACAGTAAGATCCTGGAACACACGGACAACGAGTTTAGTTTCTGCACCGCCTTTAGCGGTTTCCATACCACGGTCGTACGATCCCTTACGAGTTTCGTTAGCACGGGAAGGAAGATCCTTGATAGTCCAGCCTTCATCCAGGGAGTTGGCGATGAAGTCATACTTGCCAGTAGACTCATCGAACGCCGGAACACCACCTGTCGTGAGAAGAAGTTTCTTACGATGCAGATTGTAGGACTTCTTACCAAGACCATCGAAGAACAGAACAGAAGCATCCTCGTGATCAGTTCCCTGACCAAGCCACTCCTTGTCCAGTTTGATCAGTTCATCCTCAAGCTGTTTAACAACAAGTGGATCTGTCATCTGGTCCTTGTGTTCTGCGATGAACTTCTTCTTGAACTCCTTCACCTTGGGGTTGGTGACCAAAGACCTTTCAGTAAGCGAAGGAACAGAGATCTCCGTGATGTGGTTCAGGAAGAAGAAATTATTGTCGAACGACTCATACTCGTCAACCGTGATCTTCTTGTTGATCAGAAGGTTGGTCATCCTGTCGATCATCGTCGCAGGAGTCATCATCTCGTTGTAGTACGGGAGGGACTTGAAGTTGGTCGGGTATTGGAAACAGAACATGTTTTCCAACCACCTTCCCAAAGTCGTTGCGTACAGAGGCATCCCGTCTTTGTCCTTCAGAGGACCAGACTTGATGCTGTCTGTCATCGGGTTAACCCCAAGGTACTCCTTGAATAACGCGGGGTTAAAGGCCAACACATCGAATCTGTGGAAGATGGGGTTCTTACCGTCACTGAGTACTGCAACCTGGACTACTCCAGATTTGTTCTCCAAGACGATACCAACATGATGTTCGCCAACTCCGATAACAATGCCTTCTTTAATCTCGGTCAAGTTACCTGTATGGTCTTCAACAGTCGACCCTACCTTGGGGTTCTCTGCCTCAACTTTGACATCAAATCCGTTCGTAACAGTGCAGGCATCAAGCAACCAAGCCCTCGTCATGAGAGCTCTGCTTCTCGTCGCTGCCAAAATAGCCCTGACCTGTAGATCATTGAGCAACATTCGTCACCCCTCCTTCCTGTTTCAGGACTATGTTTGCTAGAGCATTATCCGTCTCTTCCCGGATGAACTCATAGTTCTTCCCGAGAAGATCACGAACTTTTTCAATAGCATCGATAACCATCGCCTTCGCTGCAGAGTTGTTGATCCCGGCATCTACGAATAGTGTGGCCACCATGATGTCAACATCAAGTTCAGTCGGGCTTTGGGAAGCACTTATCTCCGGTCGTATCCAGTGCTCAAGACAATGCGTCCAGTTCGGCGTGAACTTACTGCGGATCTCATTCAACGTCTTGTTCTGGTCGGAACTCTTGGCACATTCGATAACATACTTGGTTCTACCAAGCTCTTTCTCGAAGTCAACCATCGCCCCACTAACAACCTGCTTCCTGTAAGCACTCATGTCCGCCATACTCTCCGTAGACGGCGCACTCTTGATAACGACACTGTACATCGTGGAAGCGATCTCTTCGATCATCCTCTTCCGACCGCCGAGATAAGCAACGAATTTGGTAGCTGCTTCCTGGTAGTCCTCCTCAACAGGATCAGGAGGCCCCATCCGATCGATCCTCTCGATCGTCCCAGTAACCCCCTCTACGAACGCCTCACTGCTAACCACTATTCCGGGACGATCTTCCATCGTCCGTCCGATGTATTCCCAACCTTCGTCAAGAGGACACGCTCTGTTGCAAGCAAGAACAACCTGCTCTACGCAGTCAGTGTCCTCGCTGACGAACTCTCCGATCTCTTCCCTGAGCTCCTCACGATCCCTGAGGAAGTTATACAGTCTGTCCCAGTCGAATTTAGAGCGAAGGGTTAGCGCAAGGTGGACGAGGACAGGGTCAACACAGATCTGCGCTCGGTCAGCCTGGATGCTAACACCCCTGTCCTCGAGCTCTTCAACGATCTTGACGATCAGTCGGTTACGCAGCCACTGAGGGTCTACAACCAACTGATCTTCGACTTCCGTCAGGTACCGCTGCGTAACGACGTACTCCTCGATCTCGGCTGAGAGCTCTCGAGCTTTTGCGATGATCTCAGCCGAGTAAGTATCATCGACCGATAGATTCTCTTGAACCGAATTCATGATAGTCTCCTTCGGAGAGAAGTTAAGTTTCTAAAAATCAGGTACAAAAAATAGTCTGCCAGTAGAGCTCCGCTCGTCTTTTAGAACTTAGCCCCGATCCCGTAGCTACGCTGTAAGCTATGCTAACGGATCGGGGCTTCGCCTTTCTTTCAATGATTCTTCTGCTGACGCAGAAAGTTTTGAAAAAGAAAGAAAACACACGAGCTGCCTCTGCGGCAGCTCGTTTTCGTACCTTTCTTTAAGTCTGTTATGGTATGCCTTAAAGGTATGCCTTAATGGTTTGCCTTTCTTTGGTAATGAAAGCCTTAAAGGTTTGCCTTATTAGATATATAAAAATTTGGGCACATATGAATGTTACATTCCGTAAATAAAAAAATATACCTTTTCCTTCATTTTGACAGAAATTGATTTCGATACTTTTCTACACGACCATCCGCTATCATTATGAATCACAACTGGTCTTGCATTGTTGAACTTCAGATTCTTCCACTTTTCGAAATCACGTCCAACTTTCTAATAAGACCTTCACCGTAAGCTGGCACACAAAGGTTGAGCTCAAGAAAATTCCTAGTGTGGCTCAGTAAGTTAGTTCATTCGATGCTCAATAACTCGGATTCGTTTGTTCTACACCTGTCGGCCCAAGGTGACACAGGATGCAATGACCAGATCTGATGGAGTTCAAGTTCGTACGGTGATGTAGATTCTTTTGTGATTTATTTTGTTCACTCCTCACCCAGGGAGGGTGAGGAGGACATTTAACCTTTTTCTTTTTACTAAACTGACACATTGTCATAGTTTAACCCAAGGAAGACAAACATGAACGAAAATCGTGAGTTCGATGTGATCGCTGCGTCTATGCCTAGCGTTACCATCTTCAGCGATGGTTCGTTCAAGCCGCAGCTTGGTACAGGTGGATATGGGTCGATAGCTGTGTGTGGTGGATATACTCAGTTCTTCTATGGCGGTTATTACGATACCAGTAACAACGCCATGGAACTTAGTGGAGCCCTTGTTCCGATAAGGAGTTTAGTTGTCCCATGTAGAGTTCTCATTGTCTCTGACTCCCAGTACTTGGTTAATGGAATCAACAAGTGGGTTAGCAACTGGCATGCTAACAACTGGAGGAAGTCAGATGGCCTTCTTATCCAGAACAAGGAGTTGTGGGAAGAGATGTACATGTACATGCAGACCCACCTAATCTCTGCTCAGTGGAGAAGAGGTCACACTGCAGGGAACTTTGATAACACTATCGCAGATCAGTTCGCTTGCATAGGTGCGTACGGAGAAGCAAGAAGAGACATTCCTCCTCATCTCCTTGACATAGCCAGAGCGTAAAAAGAAAAGATCAACCTCTCCCTGGCACAAGCCAGGGAGAGGGTCAACTCTTTATTCTTCGTTAAAGTGAGAGTTGGTAGTAGCAGAGGAAGATGGTCATCCCTATCTGGATCAGGTGAAGTATCTGATCCGTACACAGGTTGATCTTTTCCTTGTTGCATTTGAGATGATCGATCACTCCATGGACCAGGATGTTCAGGAGAAGAGCGATGGAGAAAGCTTTGGCTGAGACAACGAACATCAGAGGGAAGAATGTTACAACTCCCCACATGACGCAGTGACAAGCCATGCCAGCGATGTAGTCGTGGTTGTAAGTAGGACCACTCTCTACACCTTTGACACACTGTATGTATTCGGTAAACTTCTCAGTCAGAGCAATGCGTTTATCGTTATCGGTGATGTTGTTGATCCCTTCGAGAATATTCTGTCCGATCTTCCCGAGGTTACCGATACGACTATTGCGCTCACTGATCTGTTTGTCCCACCAGCTTTCTGTCTTGAACTTGTGAAGGTTCCCAAGGATCTGTAAGACGAAGTCTGAGAACACATGTAGTCCCAGACATATCCACAGAAGGTTGAACGGATTAGTCAGAGCATTTATCATAGATCCTCCCATCTACGTTGATTGTGACGGTGTTTCCTAGGTTAACCTTTACATCTGAGAGAGAAATTGCCTCTAGTTCACATCCGAGTTTTGTTTTCGGATAGAATACAGCGTATAGGTCTTTGTGATCGTGCCTGATGTTCTTGTTGAACACAAGGAACGTCATCCTTCTGGATAGTGTAGCCTTAGGTGGAGCTGATTCCAGTTGGATATCGAAGTTGTTGCTGATCTCTTGATGACTATTCAGATCATCGACAAGCACATTAGCTTCTTTTAGATGGCTTCTGTGAAAACACATAGACCATGCCTGAATAACATCGACGATCGTTGAGGCCACATTGCGGTGAGCTCTTTCGTACGTTACTTGTACTTCCATAGTTCCTCCTTAAAGTAGAACTAGGATAACTAAACCTAAGATCACCAAGAGTAAGGTGGAAGGTTCAATAATCCCAGCGATGACAAGTATGATGAAGATGACGATGAGACATCCACATCCTTCTTTGCTATCTTGATCTAGTTCCTTACTCATGGTGACCTCCTTGTTAGTAGATCGATGTCCATCGGACGATGCTGCCGTCTGCTTCGACAACAGGCATCATGACGGTATTGAGACCGACTACGAAATTCGCAGGTAGCTTGGATATACCCACGAGTTTGACATCATAAGGTGATCCACTGCAGACGTACACGTCATGCAAAGCAGACATGGCTTCTACAGGGAAAGGTTCACGCAAGCAAAGGATGTGAAGGGTTTCCTTCGACTCAGCATGTACGCACACCTTAGCGATGTTGAGAAAGTTCTCCGCGTGGTCTTGATCTTCATCTCCAGTGCTGACGAGATCGAACGCGACTGTAGTTACACTTGTAGTGTATTTACGGTCGGTTTCTGTCTCCCTGCGGATAGTGCGGATCATGTCCAGCACCATCTCTCTATCTTCGGGGGTGAAGGGGATTCCTTTGGGCGACCAATAAAGGATCTCTACATGAGTAGGATCCTTGTGTGTAGCAGGTTTGTTCTCGTTCATTTGACACTCCTTTTATCTGAACGGATGAGTCACATTGACTTAAAGTTGTGAGACTTAGAACGCTTCCGTTCATATGTGAATTTGCTGTGATCGATTCTTCCAAGTGAACCTCCTGGAGGAGGAACTGGTGTAGTATCTCCAATGTGATATTCCCAGCGATGGTCTGAAGGATTCTGACCTTTGTGCGTTTTGCACCAGCACTCCTTAGAGCATATCTTGATACCCCAGGGTTGCGAGTTCTTCTCTTCTTCGAGTGTAGGTTCGAAAGTAGAATTACAAACAGGACATTTCATTTAGTCGCTCCTTTATGATAGACTGAAGAAGATGCTCACCCTAGGTAGCCCTAGGGTGAGTCTTGGGAAGTAAGGGAACTTACTTGGTCTCGCCAGCTTCAGTTTCCTTTGCCTTGTTCTCCTTTTCACGGATGAACTTGAGCAGACCCTCTTCGAGCTCCTTGGGAAGTTCACCAGGCTTGATGATCCCAACTTTCGGAGTCTTCCTCTCGCCCTTGTACTCTGGGGTTTCCTTAAGAACAAGCTTTCCGTCCTTGACGGTATAGTTCTCTTCGAGATCCTTGTCATTCGGGAACACTTCAGGATCTTCTGTGAGATCCATCTCGTTTATCAGACGAGCATGACGATCACTGTTGTCACGAACGAACTTTAGGTAAGCCTCAAGCTGCATCAACCCAGTACGGATGCAGTCGTGACACGGGCAGTCGCCGTACTCGATCTCATGAGCCAAGGAGCTCAGACGCTTGCCAACCAAAGCGGTGGCTGTGCGGAGAGCAACCTCCTCAGTGAGCACATAGCCCTCATCCAAGAGTTTGCGTTCTGCGTCCTTGAGAGTATCCTCTGCTTCGTTCTGATGGGTGGCCGGATCTTCGTTCATGAAGACCATAAGCGTCTTGACGGTACGCTTTGGGTGACCATTGTCATCACTGAAGACGTACATGACGCCACGAACAACTCCAACGAAGAAGGGTTTCTTTTTTGGAGAATTGATAGGCTTACCAGACAGCTCAAGGATCGGAGCGGTCTTGCCATGTTTAGTCTTTACATGACTTGCGGCTGAATCCCCTTCTGTGATGATGAGTCTGTCCTTCTTGCTGACCTGGTAGGTTGCGAACTTCTTGCCCGTGTCAGGATCAAGAGTCCTGCCAACGTACTTGACCTCGATATCCGGGTAGTTGACCAGAACGCGCTTGGCACATTCCGCGAGGGTTTTGTGTGTCTTCTTCTTGAGTTCAATGACTTCGATGATCATCGGCTGAAGTTCCTCAACACGATCGGCCAACTCTTTGGTGTAGTCGAAGGTGTAGTTTTCCTTGATTGGTTTCTTTGTTTTCATTTGTTTTCTCCTTTTAGTGGTGTTTGGTTTTCATCGATTACAACTTGAATGACATTTCCATTGACCTTTATAGTGGCTTGAGCATGACCAGCGTGAGCAGCTTGTATACAAAGCGCTTCTAGTTTAGCGACTGTGCAAGGTGCAGTGATGGAGGAGAACACTTTCATGGCGGCGATACCTCCGAGCTGCGTGCAAGTATTGCACTTGAGTTATACCTATAATCACGGCAACCTTTGCAGACCTGGAACTCTTCAACTGTTACAAGAACCTGCTCCCAAGGAAGCTGTTCCACGAAATGCTTCTTCATCGACTCGAATGCCTCCGTGGGAACCTCGTGTACATTCTTGAAGAACTTGAGGTTCTTAGGATCCATCGTGTAGATCCTGAAGTCATAGTTGAACTTCTTGGCGAGTTCAACCAGTTCGGCAACTGAACCTTCGCTACAACCAACCCTGCTGACAGCAAGATTGACCTTCTGCTGCATCGCTGTAGTGACCATAGCGTGCACATAGTCCCTGACGCGACCACGAGGATCGCCTTCATTGACGTACACATACGAGCCTCCAGGCGTGATCCACACCTGATCGTTCTCTATTTGAAGCATTCCAGGGAATGCCTTTTGAACAAATGTGGTCTTGCCAGTACCAGGCAGACCACGAACAATATGGATGATGTTATTCATTTGTGTCCTTTTTGGTTGGTAACCGATCTCTCGGTATAAATTGCCCATCGATGTAGACTATGTCGAACCCTAGACATAGATCTCGAATGCAGAACGCGTCTGTTGGGACTTGGAAGAACTTTGCTAATTCAACTAACTTGGTAGCTAGCTCTTCCTTGCTCTCAGAATAGTACTGAGTGATATTGATCAACTTGAAGGTCCATGCCTTATGGGCATGATAGGGCTTGAGTAGGAACCTAGCTTTTTGTGGACTGGTTACTATCATCGCTACACAATCCTTTCTTGTTAAAGAATTCAAGCTTTACATATCAGACTACACAAAAGTAATTTATAACTGAAATAGGGTCGACCCTTCTCCCATTAAGGGAGAAGGGCCTTAGTTCAGAACGAGTCCTTAGGAGGGTTCGCTGTCAAAGCATGAACTGTAATTGCTACAAGGTCGTCTGTACCTACCTGGGTTTTGCCAGAAGGAAGGATGTAGTTCTGCGGAGAGTTGCAGTACTTCTCGCATTCCTCGTTGGCTTCTTTGCCGTAGATAGGGTTCCAGGACACTGTATCCCCGTCGTAGTCCGCCGTCAACCCAGCACGTTTACTAGGATGGAACTTAAGAACGTCCTCTACCGTCGCTCCCATCACTGGATACTCAGGGAGAAGTTCACCAGCTCCAGTTGAAGCGTTGGTAACGAAGTTAACAACTCTTGCAGGAGCGGTGCTCATCAGGTGAGTCTTGGAAGGGAAGATCGACTGCTGATCAGTTACAGGATAACGAGTGATCAAACCGTACTTGCCTTTGCTGGCGTAGTACGTGGCTATGTACATCATCTCGATATAGGTAAGAGGATGCAGCTTCTTGGGATCGAATGTTCCTTTGTAGTCCTGTTTGAACTCGTTCAGGTTACGGAAGATGTAGATGTCCTTGACATCGTCATACACCAGATAGAGGTAATAGGGTTTACCCTTAGACCTGACTATAACAGGACGGAACCTGAAGTCAGGATCCCTGAACCTGTCGATAGTCTTCTGTATTCCATTGGAAGTCAGAAGAAGGTCTTTGTCCTTGTCGTCTATTGGAACGTAACCAAGTAGGTTAGTTTCAGGATCGATCATCGATACGGAATCTGAACCCTGACTTATTACATTCGAGTAGAACAGGAGTCTCATCCAGTAAACAACCAAAGACGAGAAGCCTTTAGCAGCCTGGTAAAGAGGAACCTTGACTTCATTAGGTCTGTGAGCCTGAGGACTGTCAGGTTCAGGAGCTTCCATATTGGTAGCTGTAATGACGTTACGAGTACCACCAACGATGTGACGGTGGGCAAGTTTACCCTGGAGGAAGCCCTTCTTACCTTCAACCATGTTGTACAAGCACTCATAGATTTCCATCACTTTCCTCTGGATAGAGAAATGGACGGAGTCATAGAGAGGATCTTCATTGCCGAAGGGAGGCATGGCTTTGGTAGAGCTAAGCAACGAGGTGTAAAGTGAGTTGATAGAACCCTTCTCTATCCTACCTTCTTCCTCGGACATATCTCTGATGCCAGCAGGTATAACGATGCAGTATTCGATGAGAGCCCTGTCCTTATACTTGATCATGATGTTGATCTTGTCTTCACGGCGAAGAGACTGATTCTTCTTGAAGTTGATTTCTTTGAAGTGCTTCAAAAAGAAAGAATATCCAGTATCAGCACCTTCTTCGGTCTCACTGGACCGAATGAAGTCTTTCTCTTGCTTGTCCCAGATGGCATACTCTCTACCAGCCATGATCTCCACGTAGAACCTCTTCATAGCCTGCAAGTTCTGGTAGATGACAGGATGAAGGACTTTACAGTTAAGACGGATGAACGCGTGTCTGGTCATGCGCTCTTCAGAAGTAACTGGGGCGAAGATGAGTTCTGAGAAGAGCCCCTCTGGGTGGAAATCTGAACTTGAGGAATTATGGATAAGTGGAGATGTGACCTCTTTGAGAGCGTGATCTTTGATGAACTTTTCTACATCCATGATCGCTATGTTCAAAGGCGCAGCCATGATGTTTCTCCTTTTAGATTCAAAATAAAAATGGCATAGGATGTTTGCCCTCCCCTCCTTATTAGGGAGGGGAGGGTTGTGGTTTAGTCGTGGTCGTGTGGGTTGAGTTCCTCTTCGACCTTTAACCACTTTCTTGCGACGGGCATGTAGAAGAGTATTCTCTGCTCCACATACGGAGTGAGTTCTTCTGACACCCAGAACTCGGTTCGGTTGTAATACCTCCGAGCTTCGAATACTGTGCCTGTTATCAGACGCCAACCCATGATCCGGACATACTTCTCATCTGCACCGTCGTGACGACAGAAGAAAACATATCCGTTGATGGTTATGCCTCCGGTTATTTCTCCATACTGACTCAGGAGTTTGTCTATCTCCTCAGCGAGTTGAGAGTTTGTCTCTAGCTTCTTCATCGGGGATCTCCTTTTGTTGTTGGTGGTTGTTAACAATATCGTAATATATAAATCAAGAGTATTGATTAACTTTGAGGTGAGCATCCAGAACTTGGATATTGGATAGCATATCACGAAGGTGGTTCTGATAGAGAGGGAACGTGTGTTTCAGCGTGGACTCGCAGTGGATATTATTCAGTAGACAGACTAGCATGTAGGCTCTCCTATCTGGAGGTGAGGGTGAACGCTATTGGCATGCTGGGTGGTATGGAGCAATGGCTGTAGACAGAGAAGGAAAGAAATTGAATGTGACTATCTACTGGGTAGTTAATCTTGATATACACAATAGGCTCTCCTCAGAGGTGAGAACAGAGAAGGACAGTCGATATGTCTACGAGCAGTCGCTGATCAAGAGAATAATTCCTCACACGATGTCTTAACGTTCTACTCAAATAGAATCATGAACTCGATGTATCCTGGATCTGTGTATCGTAAAAGGCTCTCCCCCTCCAGAGGTGTAACTGATCAGTCTTACGACACAAGATTTATTGTTGATAACAGAACTGTTGGTGGAACTGTTCCTGGTTCGACATATTCAAGTGGTTCTAGTTTGAATCGAGTTTATGGAATGACTAACAGGCTCTCCTAAGGAGGTGAAAGAACAGGCTACGTATGTCAGTGTTACATTGGACTTGCAGGATATTGTGGGACTGATACAGGCAACACTACAATGAATCCAGCACGACCGTTATACGATGCAGAATTTCCCAGGCTCTCCTAAAAGGTGGACAGTCTAATGGCGCACCTCTCTTTGAATATGCGTGGAGACACTGGTTCATGATGAAGAATGGGTTTCACGGAACGAACTTCTCACCTAACTGGGATAATGATGTCTCCATAAACACAAGGCTCTCCAAAAAATAAAAGCAAGCAATGCCTTCCCTAGGCCGAAGCCTAGGGAAGGTTATGCCCATCACTATCCCTGATGTTGAGACATTTCCAGTATCACACCCCATGAGAGCTCGTCTCTAACACGGGTCAATCACTCCCGTGCCGCAGAAAGGACGCCGGAGAGTCAGCTCTCTCCGGCAGTTCGACGAGGGATAGCCGTGTACAGGTAGGATAACCATTAACCCACCTACGTGCTAACTGTAGCAAGTCCATGCCCTCCATACAGAGAACACGCCTGGTTAAGATACACGGCTGGAGCCCAGACCATTTGACAAGTGTGTTTTCGATGTCCCTGGCACGAGTTCTGTAGTACACCACTATACCCCTAAACAAGGGCGGAGATCAGTGGTGGAAAGGACTCGGGGCGGCCCAACTCCGGCTACATACATTCGTGATGACTGTTTAAATCGCTTACCAGTTCCTACGACGGTAACCGCCATGGAAACTGGGACCATCCTGAACTTCTGCCAGTGTTACCCAGCGTCCAGGTATATGATGAGTTGCGATCCAAGATTCATCCTCGAGACCGTAGTCGCGGCGGGCGATAGCGATCCTCCAGAACTTGCCATCTTTCATCTTGACGAATGCCCAAACGACGTCGTCGTAGAACACGTCAGATTCAGTCGGGTAAGTTCCCTGACCATCGATCTTCGTCTCCAAGAACGACTTGGTCTTAGCCTGGTTGTGGTAGTCGTTCAGGAAGGTGTGAACGTGGTTGGCTGACGGAGCTGTTGTTCCGAACATTGCCATGAGCGTTCCGTTGCGATACTCAGGATCGGTGATATCAACGAAGTCAGTTTTCACGGGCTTGTCCTCCTTGTCTGATTGCATGGTATTCTGAAGTTCCCTTTCAGGTTCCTTGATCCTGATCTCGACAGTGTAACCCTTGTCGAAGTCATACTTGACTCCACCGATCTCGTAGTCGCGATCAAGCAGCTTGCCTGTCGCTATCGGGGATTCGATGAGTTTGTTGAGCACGATTTCGGCACGGTCGTGTTCAACTTCGAGGCAGTTTATATCGTTGCCCAATACAGTCTGTCCAATTTCATCCTTGATCTTATCGTAGAGTTCGGTCTTGCTCTTGTCAACGTACGGGCTGACATCAAGCTTGGAGTCTGCATACTCGGGCATTACTTCGACCCAAATGGTAGTGCTTCCTGTATTCACTTCTGGTTCCTCCTTAGGTTGTTTTTGCTCTTCGACTGGTTCAGGTTCTTCAGCAGGAGCTTCTTCTACTCCTGGTGCGTCATCCCCGTCGGTTCCTCCGTCGGATTCGGATCCAGCATCTCCTTCTTCAGGCTCTGCAGGTTCCTGCTCGTCTCCGGAGTCGTCGGGATCGGGGGAGTCTGGCTCGGATTGTTCATCTGTTCCGCTATCTGTGACGACACCGCTTTCCAGAACGGACTCTCCAGTGGATCTATCATCTTTGACCTCCTGTTTTTCTTCGGTTGATTCTAGTGTCTCGGTAGAAGGCTGTTCTTCTTCTTCAGGTTCATGGTGAACCTCCACGACCTCTGGTGGTTCGTGGAAGAGGGACTCATTCTTGAGTCCCTTCACGAAGTTCTCCTTCTGGTCGACTTTGAACACAGTAATCCTCTGACTGCTGTATTCGATGAGAGGACGGCTGACAACCGCCTCGTATTCAGATCCATCGAGTTCCTTGGCGAGCACTTCGTATTCAAGCGTGATGCGAGAAACGTTGTGTCCGTCTGGACGAGGGAGTTTGCTTAGAATGATGTTCAGACCATAATCGGTCGTAAACTTCCACACAACTCCGAGACGGAACTTGTTGATGAGATGCATTCCGAGTGCATGGCTCTGATCGCCACAGGAGTTCAAGATCCCATTGGCGATGTCATGGATGCTGCTTTCTCCATAGTTGTTGCTGGAGATACTGAGCAGCATGCGGCAAAGCTGCATGCTGTCGATACGATCCAGACATCCGAATCCTTCCTTCTTGATGCGATCTCCAAGAGAAGTAACATTCGGACCTGATAGCTTGATTGTACTAATCATGTTTTCTCCTTTTAGTTTATGGTACAGGATAGACATCCGAAAATAGAAGTTTACTGTCTTCAAAACCACAAGCTACACCTATCTGCTTCAAGAGAAGATGACAAGGCTTGACGTTGTGATAGATAATGTCAGTGAACTTCACAAGAGGGATGATCTCGGGTGGCACCTTACCACCAACGGGATTGATGACGAATGTAGATGGCGGCTTGTTCTTCGCAAGGAATGCCATCATGCGCTGATAGATGTCTGGACTGGTCTTGGACAACCAGTTCAGATATTCCTTGTTCGGAACATGCACTTGAACTGCTGGAGCCTTGGTAGGAATCAGGATGTCTCCGTATTTCTGAGCAAAGATCTCCTGCCAGGCGTAGTAGTAATACCAGTTGGACTGAAGAGGTGTGGCGTAATCAGTCTTCTTGCGGATAGACAGACTCTTGAACCAGGTGGAACTACCTTCCTGCAAGTCCTGTCTAATCTTGTTCTCGAATGTACTGACTTTGTGCACCAACTCATGTCCTGAGATCTTACCATTGTTGTTCATGTTTATCAGAACGTCGTTCTCAGAAAAGTTCTTAGCGAAGGTAACTGCTTCCTTGCAGATATCAGATCCCTTGAACTGAACACCTTTAATGTCGATCTCTGGCTTGGGTAGCAGAACACCTTCCTGAATAGCCACGATGCCAGCATAATGTTTCTTCACATCAGCCAGGATCATAACCGTATACAGGAACTCGTTCTTCATAGCCATCACTGTCTTGTATTCATCCCTTGCTCCATGAGCTTCACTGTAGATCAAGAGAGTGTGGGCGATAGCCTGGGTTATCCAGTAGATCATCACACAAGCGATGTGATAGGATTCAGGAGCAGTGCTGTAGACATCTCCAGTATACCACTTAACCCAGTCCTTAACTGTAAAGATGACCGAGTCAGTATCGGAAATAACTGCAGAGTTCCTGATCATGTTGGGTCGGGTTCTGACAGAAGTCCTATTAATAGGAGTAAAGAGGAACGTGTTGAACAGTTTGTCCATGTCCTTGAGCTTCTTGTCCACATACCTTGCGATATGCACGAACTTGACAGCCAGGTCAGGGAAGAGTTTAGGAAGGTCGTAGACCTGAACCTCAGGATCGTGTGGGTCAACATGCTCTCTGAACGCCACGTTGCACAGAATAACTAGAGCTCCGTCTAGTTTGAACAGATCGTCTGGGACTACTTTGCTGTCGGAGAAGTCGACATTGTTGATGTCGAACAGTTCCTTGAACCAGCCTTTCATTGTCCCTTCGTTACCCATGAACATGTGACGAAGATTCTGGAAGTACCAGAAGTACTGAACCTCCGAATCATTCAGCTTGCTTATCATGTCAGTGAGCATGGAGAAGTCATCATACCTGTGGTACATGGTAAGACACTTCTTGTAGAACTCGAAAAGATCGTTGTGAGTGGCTCTCTTCAACTTGTAGGTGGACATGACTTCTTCAACAGCAGCACAGTCTATACCTTTATTGAGGTGAGCTACGATGTGTTGAAGAAGTTCGTCCATAGAGAACCAGGCAAAATTGCCTCCAAGAACAGCTTCGATCTCAGAGTTGGCATAGCCAATCAAAGATCTGCCACACGAAGTGATGGCGTTGTAGTTAGCCTTGCTGTAGAACAACGAATACGGAGATCCGTAGTTACCAGGCAAGCTGTTCATGGTTATCTTGATTAACGTCTGAGCGTAGTAGTGCTTGAGTTCCTCGGTGGTATTACCGGCAGCCTTAGCTTTAAGCTGGAGTTTCTTCTCCCTCTTCCGGTTAGCCATCATCTCGATGATCATCTCGATCGTCTTGGACATCTTGACACTGTGCTGGCAGAACACAGAACCCGAGTCAGACAGGATGTTATCCTTCTGAGCATCGAACCACGAAGCCAGGTCGACTGCCTTGATGACAGGGACTCCGTCTTCCTTGGTTTCCTCGATTATTGCTGTTAACGGGTGGTACGTTTCCTTGCACAGTTCCAGGCTGTATGTCCTGGCTTTATCTTCTGGTAGTCCGTACTTCCTCATCATGTACGTAGCTACTTGGTCTCGGTAACATTTGAGCAATGGTTGACGAGCCATATTCGTTTTCCTCCAATGTTCATTCAATGACCAAAAGTTGTAAACATTTAGAGGTCGATTTACATTAAGGTAATATATGTGCCAGGAGTAGACGGGGTAAATCTATCCTATGGTCCTTACTTTAAATGAATAAGAAAGGTAAAAGACAATGTTCAACTTCGCTCTTAAGAAACAGACCAATAAACCGGCCCAAGAAAGCCTCGTGGAAAAGACGCCGGAGATACGCGACTATGTTGCGCTCAACCTAAGTGAAGGTGGACGTTATGTCGTCATCACTGGGACCGTCCGTGGCATAGTGTCAGCTCTGGCCAAGCTCCTCCGTTTGCGCGGAGAGAAACCAGATGCTATCGCAGAGAAGATCAAACCTTTTATCGCCAGCTGTGTATCGGCTGGAGACCTTCGTAAGGATACGGCTGAGTACATCCTTAGCGATGACTGGTATTTTACACAGAGTGATTACATCCCGTGCTATTGCAGGCCTTCGGATTCCATGTGGTCGTTGTTCAATGACATCCTTGAGGAAGCCAAGGGTTCCAAGTATTGGAACTCAGATCTCAAGAACGATCTAAAGCTAAACATCAACCCGCAGGAGAAAGCTATCCTCGATGCATTCGAGACAGCCCGTAAGGCGTACTACGACGCCATGCGAGTTCGTGATGACTATTTCTCCAAGCGTGGTGCCCTCATCGTTCATGACGTCCTCCGTAAGTATGCGCAGCATATTTCCAGCATTGACGAGGAGTTCTATAAGTTTATGGCAGATCAGATAGCTGAGACTCTGTCCCAGCTCGATGACGATCAATCGTGTCCGTCTGATCCTAGCATCAAGAATGAACTTGCTGTTAGTAGGGCTGGGCTCACGTTGTCTGAGCAAGCAGAAGAGTCAGACAGCTGAGTTAACCCTTGTAGGAGAAAGGAGGTGTTGCATGAACAACACCAGAAACTTCCCTGTCGCAAGACAGGAGACCAACCACAAGGTGGGCGACTCAGTACTCAGCGTCTTCGATAAGAGGATAGCTGTGTTAGAAGCACTGCACTTCGATATAGGCGCTAGACTGGGTAAGGCGAAGATACGTCACCTTCACACGTACAACTATGCAGATATTGTGCCTCTTGAGGTTGATCATACTTTAATACCAGCTTGACCTATCCGATGACCACAAGTCGGAAAGGTTTAGTTATGGCTACTGAAGTATCGTTCAATAAGAAACTGAACGAGGTCAAGTTACTGCTGTCTTCGCTGTTCGCCAGGAAACTAAACTGGGTGATATTTAACGGAGATGATCCCAACAACCTTATCTTCACCACAGTTGAGGTTAACAGGATTGCGTTTTATCGCCCAGAGATCGATGATCAGATGGCACTGGTCAAGTTAACGGACGAGGGTATCAAATACCTCTATGAGTTGTTCCCTATCTTCAGGTCAACATGCGGGGTTATATTCTTGCCGACTTTCTTGTCGACGATGAATAAACTCATAGCTGAGACCAAGGGAGTAGCACCGAACATTAGGTTGGATATGGGTACGGAAGCCTTTTACATGGCAGCGCCCAAGTCAACCAGACCAGAGTTCGAGTTGGATGAGGACTCCAGACCCACGGAAGTGTGTGTAGGGAACCTGACGATATCTGCTTTCTACGAACAGTATAAGCAGGTATTTACCAACCATGTTAACTTTGGTTCTCAGCTCATCGAGAAGAACATAACTCTTGGAGATCAGGCTAAGAGAGATAAGATAACAAGTATTGATGTTGATGTTCCCAATCATCTCTTCAATACGGACACTTTCTTCAGACTGCCTATCCAGGATGGTACGAACATCGTTTCGTTTACGGAGTACTTGAGCAAGCGCAAGGCGGAATGGAAATACCGTCTTCTGATCTACTACGATGAACGTCACAGTGTAGCACGGACTGCTTACGTCTACAAGGATGAGTGGTTGGAGGCAGTCTCTATAACTCCAGCTGCGCTGTGGTTCCCATTCAGGAAAAAGAAATAACGACCAAGTGTAACCACCGACGGGCAACCGTCGGTGGTGTACTTAACTTTTTATTTATCCCTACGGCTACTATTTAATACATGTTGACAATTCACAACCAAATAAGGAGAAGTCACTATGGCTGAGTCCAATGAACAAACCCCCGTGAAGCCGGCAGAACCTATTGCCGTCGATGTAGATGCTGCCGTGGACGAATCGGCCGGTGTTGTGTCGACCGAACCTACTCCGGCTCCTATCATTCCCCCGTCCGGAGATGCACCTGCAACCACAGTTGAAGATTTGTTCCGTGCTGGAGAAGAAGAACGTGCCAAGCAGGAAGCTGCCCAGCAGACCGGAGCTAGTACTAGCGAAGCACCTGACCTTCCTGCAGCTGAGGCCCCGGCAAAAGAAGCTGCTCCCTCCGCTGAAGAACAGCCTGTTCCTCAGGCTAAACCCGCAGAATCTCCAGCCGAATCGCCGGCAGCACCAGCTGCCGAACCTAAGTCTTCTGTAGAAGATGAAGACGTCTTCGGCGAGGAAACTGAGGACGATGATGATGAACCTTTCGATGATATTCCTACCGACCTCAAGGTGAACTCCATCCTTCTGGACAACATCGATGTTGCCCTCCAGGATATTCGCGCTACGTACAAGACAGCCAAGGAGTTCGATGCTGCTCAGAACGACCCAACCTCCAAGCTGAGCAAGTACATGACAGCTGCTCTGCATGGTTGGCCCACGGGCAAGCGCAACTTCCTTATCCCTGTTATCAAGGGAATCGAGGGTAACCTCGTCAAGCAGGCTGAAGCAGGAGTCCAGCCCATTGTTGATGGTCGTCCTACCATCACTCATAAGCGTGGAGTTAACCTCAGTGGTAAGGAAGCCACTCTCGTTCTCCAGAGCTGCCTTGGCGGTCTGCATCGTGTGTGCCTGCTCAACTCTGGTTTCTGGGTGCTTCTCCGTGCTCCTGGTATGGATGAACTCAATGAGCTCTTCAACACAATCGATGCTGAAGGTAAGGAACTCGGTCGCTCGCTCGGTGCGCACTACGCACTCATCTCTGACATGTACATCAAGAAGCGTTTCTTGGATATGCTCATCAAGAAGAGGATCATCCAGGATTCGAACTTCAAGGATATCTTCGAGAAGGATGCATTCAATCGCGTTCTGTCGTTCAATGACTACGACGCCCTTATGCACGGCATCCTGTCCATGTGCACCCGTCAGGGTCTGCGTCTGCAGCTTTACTGTCCGAAGTGCCACGAGGAGTCCACTGCGACGAACATGGACATCAGCGCTTGCAAGTTCATCAACCGCAACTTGCTCACTGACAGCATGATCGACCACTGGAACAGGAAGCGTGATGCCAAGGGTCAGCGTATCATCCACACTCGTGATGATCTCCAGAAGTATCAGGAGATGCTCCCTGTGCAGACTGAGACGATTACCCAGGTTGTCGATATGGGTCTGAATAAGACGAAGATTGAACTGGTTCTCTCTGTTCCGTCCTTCGCTCGTTTCTTCCGTGTTGGTGACAAACTCATTGCTGCCATCAACCAGACGATCAACAACATCGCCAAGGGTAACGAGGCTAAGGAGGAACTGGTTCGTGACTCTCTCGAGATTCACGGTTACCAGCTCATTGCTCCTTGGGTCAAGACGCTCAAGGTCTTCGAGAATGAAACCGATACTGAACCAATGATGATCACTGAGGATACCGATGTTATCTTGGATTACCTTGACAGCATCGTTCAGCAGGATCTCACTCTCGATACGATCAAGGTGCTTAACGACTTCGTCCAGAAGACTCGTATCACCTACATCGGAACGTTCTCGCTCGACTGCCCGTACTGCCACGCGAAGCCCGATACGGATGGAATGAATTTCTACCCGATCGATGTGCACACCGTTTTTTTCGGCCAGTGCTTCCGGTTGTTTCAGAAGGGTTCGAAATAAAGAACTATCTAGAGGACACGATGCACTTTAGGACAGCTTTGATGTCTGTCATTGCTGGAGTGGGTGACGTGTCCAATGGCGTACTGAAAGACTTTGTCCTGCGAACTGCGTTCGCTAAAGATCTCGGTTGGTGGGACAAAGTCATGTCTGAGTTCAAAGTAACTGAGAAGTTCCATAGGTTCGAGGTAGTTAACCATGAAGGTGAAGCGGTGGGGGTTGATCACCTCACCGCCTTACCTTTTGAACGCGCTTTGGATCTGTGTGGATACGATGTGACTAACGCCAACCTCGGGTTAGGTCTAATGGACCTAATGAAACTAGACGTTGCATCCTTCAACCGAGTAGAACAATGGGTGCACAAGTACGCCGAAGAACAACGGAAGCGAATGCCCAAACAGCTAAAAGAAGAAATGGGAGGTAAATAAACATGTCAGAAGCAGAAGTTCCCCCGTACTCGAAAGCCATTCTCAATGCCAACCGAGGAGTGACTAACATAATCGAGGCGGATGTCATTCGAGATGATCTGATCAAAGTGATCGACAAACTCTTCAATACTCTCAAGAAGCACTACGGACCTCTTAGTGAGTTCGCAGCTCTTGACAGTAGAGATCCTCTGTCCAAAACCAAGTTCACTAAGGATGGTATCAACATCGTTCGTGCTATCGAGTTCACTTCTCCTCAGGAGGACTGGATCCGCAAGACGGTAGCCTTCATCGGTGAGCGAGTCGAAGCATCTGTTGGCGATGGTACGACATCAGCGATGATGTTCACCTGCGCTATGATGAAGCGCATGATGCAGTCCATTGATAAACTTCGCCCGATTTCTTACATCGAGCTTCAGCAGAAGTTTATGAATCTGGTGTACGACATCGAGGACAACATCAAGTTGGTGACCTACGGACCAAAGGTTGACGGAGAGGTCGATAGTAATCGAGTCCACCAAATCGTCTACAACCAGGTGTATACCGCTTCACACGGTGATGTTGAGTTGGCCAAGGCTGTTGCTGAGCTGTATGACTCAACACCTGAGGAACTGTGGGACAAGATGATCTACGAACGTCTGACCTACGAGTCGGACAAGAGATTCGATGTTGTCTACACTGGCGGTCAGTATCAGATGCCATGTGAAGTCATGATGAACGGAATGTTGAACCAGGAGTTCTGCTCCAGGTACGATCACGAGCACTGCACGTTCGTGGTTATGAACAACCCGATCATGATGGACACGGATGCGTATCAGTACGTCATCGATACGATCGAGTCGGATGAAGTTAGCAAGGATAAGCCCCTTGTAATACTCTGTCACTCGAACATCGATACAGCCACTTATCAGGACCTAATAGCCAGGCTGAACGAGTATGTTACTCGCGATAAACCTGTTGTCATCTTCTACGTCAATACAACGATGGGTGATTGGAATCCTGAGGTGAACGACTTCCGTACACTTCAGCTTCTCTGTGGAATGGAGATTACCAAACTTCGTCGTACACAGAACAGGAATGAGTTGGTTATCGTCAAGGATGTCCATGTGTCCTGGACGAACAAGACCCTTGTTCTTGATCACCTCTACGAAGTTCCTGAAGAGTGGAAAGACGAACCTCGTCGTCACATGGCTATCGACGGCAAGCACATGCAGTATACGGACTACCTGGCTGCAGTCAAGAAGTACGCCGAAGCATACGCCAAGCTCCCTGCCAACAAGAGCAACAAGGAGATGACGACTCTCATGTACAGGACTTATGCCAAGCTGATGTATACCAAGCTCGGTTGCATCCGCATCGGTGGTTCTGTCCATGACAATGTGGCTCTCTTGGATATCGTGGATGACTGTGTAAGAGCTTCCTCTAGGGCACTCTGCAAAGGTATCACCTTCGGTAACAACAGGTCTCTGTACATCATCCTTAAGGAGTTCGAGGATATCGAGAAGTACGACCGCGTTCGTTCGTGGTTGATCTCGAACATGATCGCTGCTCTTGAGGATATGGCCGTTGCTCAGATGGAGTTGATCTTCCCTGGTGAGAAATTCAGCAAACGCAGGAAACGTCAGTTCGTAGAGACCTGGTACACTCACGCGATCAACGTCATTGGTCTCTTTGACAAGTTGCACGATGATGATGCGGATCAATTCGATCCTCTTGTGGATCTGAGTGAGACTAACTTGGTTAATAAGCTGGCAGACGCCCTGGTGTCTACCATGGACTTCCAGGAACTCCTCACCGATCCTCTTATTACCCAGCCTGCTGATACCGACATTTCTATGCTCAAGCGTTTTGGAGAAGTTGCTCTCAAATTTGCTCTCTCTGGGAGAATCATAGTGAGCAATTCTGCCTACGTGAATGATAATGAAAGGAAGGCAGGTAAGAAATGAGTTCATCTACAAATGTGACGATCAATGGCATCGTCTGTGTCAAAGAGCTGGAAGTCTCCTTTAAGACCAAGAGTCGTGTTGACTCTCAGACCTACTACGGAACTATCGTCGGTACTGTGAACTTTGATGTCGCCGCTAACTTCGACGACATCATCGCTATTCACAAGAACATGGTTGCTTCTGTAGCCAAGTCTGAAGTGACGACTCAGGAGTTCCTTCTTGTCAAGACACGTGATGGTGCTACGAGGCCCTTCGCGGTGAATTGGATCGACGCTGAAACGTTTGAACGAGTTGATGCTCAGTCTGACGCAGTTATCGTCATCCACAGAATCACTGAGGAAAAGCTGATAGAGATCATGACTGAGATCAGAGGTCTTGGTTACGAAGTCGAGAAACGCAGCTAACGAAAAAATAAGTTGGTTACCTAGGGCTGCCAGTGCGGCAGCCCTAGGATGTTGGTCTTTATTTCAACTCAGGGTTGAGATCCTTCATTACAGAAGACATCTTTGACTGGATGACACGAGCGTCCCTATCAAGAGTGGTAGAGACACGCATCAGTTTGGTTACGATGGTTCCGAAGATGTTGGTCAATGTTGTGAAGTTCCGGAGGGTCACCTGTTTACGCAGGTATTCGGGATCCTCGTTATCTACATTCACATTGGCTGTCATCTGACGAACATCACTTTCTATCTTCCGTTTGACAGAATCAAGAAGTTTCTGTTTGTCGTCAAGACTCTTCACAGTGTCGTACGCAAGCTGAGATGCAACACCAAGCTGTTTGAGATAGTGCTCTTGTTGTGGTTTATCAAAGCTGGAATACCCAAATTTGATTACAGGAATCTGATCCCCACTCTCGCAGACAGGAGCAAACTGGATACCCATGTTGTCCGAGGCCACGAACATGAAACCGTTGTGCTTCATGTCCGGAGGTACTTTGAACTCAGGATGATCTTTGGAAGTTACCCACCAGGTCTGCAAGACTTGGATCACACAGCCGCGAGATCCTTCGATCTCTCGAGAGATAGCTTCCTGGAGTTGCTTACCAAGAGGGGAGTTGGTAATGTCATACATTATACTACCCATCTGGACAACTATATCCGAAAGCGCAGCATAGCTCTTGATGATCGGGATGATAGCATCAGGATCCTTCTGGGAGATATCGGCGAAGCAATACTTCACAGCAGCTTCAGTTTGACCTCCGTTCTTCTCCATGAGATCAACAACCTTTCTGTAGGTTGTCTCAAGTTCACCTTTCGGACGACCCTGGTGTACCCAGAGTCCCATGATCCACACAAGGGCTTTCTTAATCTTGACGTAGAATGCTTTGATCCATTCCCAGACAGCCTTGGCCCACTTCTTGATGGTGTCAATAATGGCACCTTCACAAGCAGCTTGCTTGGCCTCATCTCCACCGAAGAACTTGGGCATCTCAACATCAACAACAGCCATGAAGTTGTTGTCTCTATTGATGATGTCAAACCACTCGGTGGAATAACCAGCAGTTTTGAGAGAGTCCTTCGCCAAGGTCAGCTCATCGATAAGATGCATGCAGCCCTGGATCTTCTGACTGAGTTCTGTGAGTTCGCCCATAAGCTGGGCATTCTCAGTAACTGCATCCAGTCTCCTCAGCTCCTCAGTCTGTTCGTATGCTCCGACCAGATTTGATGCAACAAGTTTCATTTATTTAGATCCTTTACGTTTTTGTGCCAGAGCCTGAAGCTTCATTCCATAGAAGTGGATCATGTTGTTGCTCAGTCTCTGAATGTCGTCAAGAAGGTTGTCAAGCTCACGGGAGATCCGCCCATGAACGATACAGTCGAAGATACCAGGGATGGAGATGTACGAGTTAAATGTCTCGTAACCTTTAATAACTTTGGCCATGTATTCATCATACTGACTGCAGTTATCGATCTTCTCCTTGATAACCTCGATGTCGTCCATATACTTACGGACCAGTTCAGGATCCGCAGAGTTGGCTTTGAGTTGCTGAATCGAGAGTGCCATCAGTTCCTTGAACCTCTGACATCCAGCAGGATAGAGACTATAGCTCCAATCACCACAAATAAGCGGTGCGTACACAAGCAGTTTCATCTTGTCGAGGATGCTTATGTTCTTGTGAAGCCTCTCTATTGCATTGATTTTCTCGATCTCCTCCTCACTCTTACCAATACGGTTGAACAGCTGTCCAAGTTTGGTAAGCGCACTGACTTGGTCTGACCCATAGCCGTGCGAGAAAGCGTACTCATCAGCTTTACGCTCCTGCCAGGTAACCATCCTTCCGTTAGCACGGAGATCACCGAATTTCTTCTTCTGATCGGATGCTTTGTACTTGGAATTAGCCTGGGTACCGAACAGCATCTGGGCTGGAATAGCTATCGCATCGAAGATGATGTAGATGACAGCCATGATGAGTCCACCAATGAGTTTCTTCTTGGTAGGAGGATCCCCAGCAGCTCCAGCCTTAGCGAAGTCAGCTTCGAACCTCAACGCAAGAGCATTGACTTTCTTGGCAGCATCTTCGTTACCACGGAGTTTCATTACCGCAGCTGCTTCCTTAGCCAGACTTACAGCACCCTTGTAGTCTGTATCGTGAGCAGCCATGTAAGCGGCACTCAGATAGTTGAAGGTAGCGGTTCTGGCATACAGGTCTGCACAGTGCTCAACGAGAGTAAGAGTGTGCCCTATCTCGTGAAGGACAATAGCCGTGATCTCTCTAGCAGTGAAGTTGTTAACACCACTGCCTTTAGGGAGGAAGTCAGCCATCAAGAAACCTGTACGGATATCGAATCCGATAACAGAAGTGACGAGCTGTTTGATCTTATCGCGATCTTCCTTCTTGATAGATCCAGATATCTTGTCGTAGCTGCTAGCCAAAGTCACAAGATCCTTGGCAGACAACTCATCTGGGATATTCGTGTGCCAATACTTCTCAGTATAGCCACCATTGAGAATGTTCTCGATCTGAAGGGTGCCAGCACCACTTCCGGAACCACCGAAGGTCATCCAGGTGCAGAAGCCACTGTCCCACAGTTCGACGTATCTAACCTCCGAGATCCAGAGACCAGTATACCTCCAAGTAAGGTCCATGAACTTCTTCGCGCAGTTGTTGTGGAAGAACTCTTTGACCTTCTTGTAACGAATGCGGTAGTCCAGGTTAGCAAGTTCCTTGTCACGGTAGTCTATAACAGACTGCCAGAGAGCATCGAGCTCTTTTCCGAACTTGCTTTGGACGGTAGCCTGCATAGCCTCAAGAGCTAATTTAAACATACCGAAATCTCCATTAAAAGACGGGTTATAGTATGGATTCAAACAAAAAAGAAAGGCAGGACCGGTCCCTTTTCGGGGACCGGTCTGCTGAAAGAACTAGTTGTTACAGAACCGATGACCATCTGAATAAGTTTGACCAAATTAAAGCAGCACAATAGCCGCTTTGCCGCCAGTCCAGGCAGCCAGAATAGCCACGATCAACATTTCGATATTTCCTTTCATTGCTTAGTTGCAACTAAGTAATATATCGACATGCAAATTCGATTAACACTAGCTCCTAATGAACTCATCGAACTTCCTAGCGAATGTTTTATCGACCATTCCATTATCCTCCATCAACTTCAGAGCCTGAGAGTGAATGGCTTTGAGTACATTCGTCGTCCCAGTCGTCCTGTTGTTGATGATGGCTATGGAATTTCCGATGATTCTAGTCAGTCGGAGTTTGAGGGCGATGACCTTCTGCAAGTCCCTGACGTTATCGACAGAAGTGTTGGCGTTCATCGAATCAGCAATACGCTTCTCGAGGACCTTGATTTCCTTTTCCAGGTTAGTCTTGGTTTCTTTGAGCGTCTCAACTCCCGATAGAGAGTTGATGTGTTCGTCAACACACTTCTGAAGACCGCTGAGAGTCCAACCAGCCTGAGCGAAGCTGTTCCACCTTCTACCAGATATCTGAGCACACAGATCCGTGAACTGATCGTTCTGAACCTTAATGGCTCCGACACTGGAGAACTGAGCAAGCAGATCATCTACTGACTGATGATCTGTGCAAGCAGCACAGAACTTGATCAGGTTGATGAGGTGCTTACTCTTCTGGATAACACTTATCGTGTCTGTCTGAGAGATAACTGCACAGGGAATCGATTCGAATTTCTTGACTATATCAGGACGGCTAGCAAGAAGAACGAGATGTTTCGTGATACCAAGGAATTGCTTCCTAGACCTGTAGTGTTTGTCAAACAGAGTCTTGAAGATATCGACGATGAACTCGTAGATCTTGATGATAGCATTCTTGAGGCCAGCCAGGATCTTCTTGATGAAAGCGACTACACCACTAGAGTTCTCTCCCTTACCACCGATGTTGATAGTCAACCCTTCGGCGCAGATGGCAGAATACTTCGTGACATAGTCAAGGACTTCCTGAGGAATCTCCTCATCCCTGTCAAGCATGTTGACCCTCTGAAGCATTTCGGAACAATGCTCGTACTCGTCGAGTTTGAGGTTTAAGGAGTAGAGCAGATTCGAAATTACCGCAGTGCTGTCACTTACGTTACAAACCATAATGTTTCTACCTCCTTATTTAACCACAGCAGGGATCTTCAGCACAATCACAGCCACACGGACAGCAGTCCCGTGTCTGTCCAGTCTTTTCCATATGCCGTCTAGCATATTCCGACAGATGACGAAGTTTCACCCTCTCAAGAGCGATCTCGTATTTCACGAACATCTTGACTGCAGACGAAGTTGCCGGGAACAGAGATGTAAGGTAATGCTTGATCATCTTCTGGTCCCAGTGATGCATCGGGAGGCAGTCGATTTCGTCGTTGTACATGCTGAGCATGTTCATCCTGCCATTATGTCCCAGCATGAACGAAGCAAGCGGAGACATCTTGGAGCATAAGTCAACAGTGTGATCTACTGAGGACATACGGAGGTTGTGCTGATCACGAACTCCGTAGAACGGCTCATCGTACCTGCAACCACGTTCACGACCCACCTCAGCCATCTTGGCATACTCGTGGACAGTAAAGATGTTGGAAGCAGCGACATAGCCATTCTTGTAGTCCAGGACAAGCAGAACATCAATCAGGTTGCACAGAGCATCCCACACGAATTTGTTAGGCAGCTTGCGAGACAATTGGAATTCTCCAGTGACTCGGCGAGCGATGCTCCTGAGTCGGCAAATCGTGTTAGCCTGCTTTGGTGTCACTGCATCGAAACCATATTTCCGCCAGATGTCAGTCTGAGCCATGTGGTTGTACTCAGCCAGCTTAGCCCGACGATCGTTGGTAATGGTGAGCGACTCGTTGATGATAACTGCCCTGAGGGAGTCAATGACCGGACGATGGTCAATGAGCTCAGCCTCATTGGTAATATTAGCAGTGTCGAGAATATCCCGAACCTTCTTTGGAAGTGCGTCGATCCTAGTTCCCCACCCGTCACAGGGTGAGTAAAGTTCACCATAATCACAGCCACTGTACAGAAGTGCACAAACTTCGTGGAAGAGCACTGCCATTCCGTAGTCGTACGTCATCTTCCTGAGTCCAGTAGGGATATTCAGGAGAGTGTCCTTCTTATTAAGCGCAGCACTGTGCCAGTCCTCATGAGTGGACCTTTCCAGGTCACTCATCACACATTCCTTAAGACCCGAGTTGTCGCAACAAACCAGATACATAAGGACTGCGTCGTCCTTGACTGATTCCCCGACTTCACGCAGTACATCAACAGCGGCGATGTTTCTTGCCAACTGTAGCCTAGAATCGACAGGCACTAGTGGCCAACTGAAGTTATAATCCATAGTGCTTTACCTCCTAGGTTAAGTTAGTCATTTTCGTACTTGGCTATCTTGGCGTTCAGCCTGTCGATAAGAGCCTGGTAGTTCTTGATGATGGTTGCGTACTTCTTGTACTCAGGGCTGTCCTGCGCAACACCATTGAGCTCGAGCTGGAGAAGCTGAGCACGGGCATCGAGCTGGTCGCGTTCAGCAATCAGTTTCCTACGCTTGGCATCCGCAAGGCTGACGAACCAGTCACCGATGATACGGAAGATAGCGAGACCCTTGGCGCCAGCCTTGATATCACCATCCGTAACTTCATTGTTGATCTTGGCGAACTGGACAGTCGACTTGCTGTCCGTATTGACAACACCGATGTCGGCGCCAGAAGCATGATACTTCTTGATAGCCTGGACGAAGGACTTGTCAAGCTGACCACCAAGCGTACGGTTGATCGTATCCGTAACTTCTGTCACATGAGCCTTGAGAGAATCAAGCGTGTACTTGGCAGGCTTGAACAGCGTCTCGCTACGATCACTCATGAAGAGAGCGATGTAGTCCGTCACGAACTGAGCGAACACTCGGGCACTCTGTAGCATGCCATAGACAGCCACATGAGAGATCTTGGTGTTGTAGATCGTGATATTCTTGTCAGCGAAGAGCTGATCGATATTGTCGATCGTCTGATTGAGTACCAGATAGAGCCCACTGAGAGTGTCCTGGAAAGCGCCAAGGAACTTCGACTCCATGGACTTCTTGGCAGCAGACATCAGCTGACCGTTGATCTGGTTGTAGATCTTGATCGACTCAAGGTTACTCCTGGCATTCTGATCCAAGTAGGCCTTGAGCTTGGGTCCAACCTCACCTTGGTTGATGATGCTGAGGAAGGAGTTGACATTGGACAGATAAGCTGTCGTATCGTCGATAACCGTGATGAGTTGATCCTTGGTCATCGTCTTGCCAGCAGCATCTTTGACTGTCTCGGTTACAGCCTTGTCGAGCTGATCGATGGATTTCATTGTTAAGTTACCTTTCTAAGGATATTAGAATTTCGGGGCTGAACCAGCAGCGATAAGAGTCATGACCTGCTTGAGGTCAACTCCATCATCCTTCTTAGTGGCAGCCTCAACCATCTTGGCGTTGTACTGCCCGTAGTTCTGGATGCCGTTCATGAAGAGGTCGATAGTCTCGTAGCTGGGATCATAAACCACAATCATGAGAGTCATAAGTTCACTCATGAGCTTCTGCCTCTGTTGGAAGTTCTCCAGCTTGATGCCATTATCACGGCAGATGCGATCCATACGCTGCTTTGAGATAAGGATCATCGAGTTAGCAGCATTGTGATTCGTAACGACAGTGTTCGGCTTTATCCAGTTCCAAAGCTTCTTGAAGAAACCCTGGTCACGAGTATCTTCGACTTCACGAAGGATGCCGTCCTTGTCAAGCTTGAGAGCTTTCTTCCTCTTGGCGATACGATCAGCCTCGAAGACGAAGTCTCTCCAGAACTTGATCTCGCCAGCCTTCCACTGTGCCCAACGAAGAGCCTTGGACGGTTCAATGTGGTTACCGATGAACTGATCGAGAACAAGACCCGGGAGGATCTTGGGAAGCATCTGAATGAAGAAGTAGAGCTTGGCCGTATTCTGACCAGAACCGAGGTTGGCTTCAAGAAGACGTCCCGTGAAAAGTTTGGAAGCATCTGTCTCGATCTTCACGTCCTTGATACCGAAGTTGTCCTTCTGGTCATTCGATTTCTGCTTGTCCTCGTTAGCCTCGGTTGAAGGTTCGGCGTCACCGAAATCCTTGACCATGTCCATGACAGACTTGTAGACGTCTTCAGTTGCAACAGCACCGAGCATCTGACGAACAGTGCGTCCACCAGAGATGACATTGTTCAGACCAAGTGCGCAGAACACCATGCCAGCGTAGATCTGGTTGCACAGTTTGAGAATGTTCAAAACAGTCGGTTCGCCCGAGATGATATCCTCGATGTAAACACGGCTCGTGATAAGAGTTTGTTTGGTGTACTCTGACAGAGAAGAGATACCACGGTCTTTAGCTTCCTCAACAACTTCCATGAGGTTCGACACGGTATCGATGGTTTCTTTAATAGCAGCCATTTTAATGCCTTTCTTGTGTCTATGGAAAACCCATTTTTGACCATAGTATAGTTTTTTGTTTTCCTCAGAAAAACCAAGGGTAGAGGAGGAAAAATGGCCAATACGACAGTCATGCATGGGGGTGTGAAATATCGCATCCCGATTGCAAGTTCCAACCCTCAGCGGGTGCGTCAAATTTACAACAATTTAGCGAAGAAAGAACGTGCTGAAGTCTGGGATGGTCGACCCCTTGATGCGGAGGATAGACGACGCATTATGTCGGAAGCCAGAGCCCAGGAAATGAATGAGCGTGAGAATGCTGCAAGAAATGCATTTATAGCTGCCCATCCGCTTCCTAGGGATATCTCAGATCCTCAAGCAGAAAACAAAGCTCCCAATGGTCCTGGCAAAGGTGATGTCGGATTGTCTCAAAGACGAGTAACTCCAGTGCAGTCACTTGGAGGAATCGTACCTGATGAGAAGCACTATCTGGACGATGCTAATGCCAAGGTCATGACGGATGCAGAACGAGATGCTCTTGTTCCTGCTTTGGCTGAGAAGTTCCGTAGGGATATCGCAGCTAACAAGAAGCCAGGTGGATTTGTTCACAAACCCATCGTTCCTTCTAACGATGGAGAGTTCGGTGATAAGCTGGTGGACATGGCTTTTCAGGCTGCTGGTTTAGGACGTCAACATTCGCAGATATCCAACTTCTTCAGAGAACATGATAGGTTTGAGCAGTCTTTCGTTCCTCCATCGGATGACTACGTTGGGTTCACCTTCTTCACAAGACCCCGGTTGAACCTTTCCGATGTCAACCTTGCTGGTGACAGAGTCTTTGCCCCAATGATGACAACGAGAACCAATGATGCGGCTTTTGCTATCAGGTGCTTGTTGGATACAGAGTTCTGTGACCAGCACTTCGCAACAGTTGCCGGATGCCCTCTCGTCAATGTCATGAACCCGTTCAATACTCTCTGGGGAAATGCCTGTAAGAGTATCACTGGTTTCCAGGATCCTCAGGTTTCTGTTGAAACCTCCAATCCAGGCTACTTTGGTGAAGAGCAGACAACTGCTATCGGTGGTGACGAGAACAACAAAACCATCGACATCACTTGCACTTTCAGAGATACTGCTGGAACTCCAGTAGCTATGTCCTTCGAATGGTTTAGGCGTTATCTTACTAACCTCTATCTAGGGAACTTCGTCCAGTATGCCAAAGATATCGACGCTAACAGGTTAGGCTACACGATGTCCATCTACAGGTTCATCGTAGACCGTACCTGGAAGACGATAACCAAGGCTGCTAAACTCACTGGATGTTTCCCTGCCCACTCTCCGATAGGAGTTCCGTTCAACAAGAACGAAGGTGATAGAAGGATAACAGCCCTGGACAACTTCAGTATCACTTTTAAGTGTAACCATGTGGATTTGGTTGACAACATTGTTCTCCACGAGTTCAACATGCTTGTCCGTAAGTTCAACCACTTGAATAAATTCAAACAAGTTCAAGCCTATGGATATGAAGCCTCTGATAACCATGCTGGTATTCCTTACATCCGCGTAGGTCCAAGAGGTCCAGAGTTGATCTTCGCCAAGTTCGATAGCGATGCTGTTATCAACAGCGGTAGCGGGTTTGTCTCTGGAACTGGGTTAATTTAACCTTCAATAGAGCGAAGGTGTTTCGGCACCTTCGCTTCTATAACCTCTTTATTAAAGGAGTGAGTCATGAACAATACAGATTGGACAATGGACGGAATGAACGATCCGTTGCTCCTACAAGAGAAACTGCTCAACAGGTTCGAACAAGAAACTGGGACTGCGATCGTCGATCCCAACAACACACCTTCTCTACTCATGGAGGCTTTTGCTGACACGACGTCTGGGTTGATAAGGAAGATCGAGGATACTGTACGCCCTGCTATCTACCCGGCACGAGCCAAGGAAGCAGTAGAGCTGTACAAGCATCTCAGCGACTACGATTACGTCAATGTCTTTGCAACACCTGCTCAGACAACTCTTCTGATGACCTTGGACAAAGCGTACGTGATGGCTAATGCCATGTCGTTCACTGACAAGGACGGGGTTCTCTACTACAAGCTCATCATACCCAAGACAACCATCTTCACTATCGGCGACCACAAGTTCGGTCTCTACTACCCGATAGAGATAAGGTGTAATGTCACGACCAACCGACTATACATCGTCTACGATACTTCGGAAGTCAACCCGATGCACTCTCTTGCCTCCAATGTCCTTGAGTACGACATCCGTGAGGTTGAGGGTCATGACATCATCTACTTGAAGATACCAGTCTATCAGTTCCAGGTCGATGTCTACGATGACAACGTCGTTATTGGCTCTGGCTACAAGAGGGTTATCAGTTACAATGATCGCTTCTATGCCATCCGCGCAAGGGCTTCTGTTCTCCAGAACCCCGGACACGACGAGAATGTTGATGATGAATGGGCGATGGAGGAAATCAAACTCTGCGCGTCTGGCATGAACTACGACACCGACCAGGTGACGATGGTGTTCACACCAGATCCGGATGCTTTGACTGTCACTCTCGAGATTCCCTACATCTACTTCTCCAAGGGTCTTATCAACGGAGATGTCGAGGTTGAGATCTACACCACAGAAGGTGAGATCAACTACACCCTTCCTACCATCGAGGAACAGGAAGAGCTCGAACTCTGCACGGTTGATATGTTCAACCGCCTTGTTACGGATGATGGCATTACTCCTTATGTCGATCCTTTCCGCAAGATGCCTGCTCTGTCTATCGTTCCTTTGAACGCGGCGGTAGTTGGTGGGTCTAACGGGATGGACCTCGATACTCTAAGGAGACATGTTGTCAACGGAACTCTCAAGAGCAAGACTCTTCAGACCCCTGCCGACATCAACGCCTATTTCGAAACCCAGGGTTACAAATCGACTATCCTCAGGGATGGTGTAACTGACCGTATATTCTTGGTTCACTCTTCGGTTCAGAATGTCTCCAACGAGATCATCTCGGCTGGTACTCTGAACACGATCTTCGACTTCAGGGATAACAACCTGAAGAACTACTCGACGATTACCAAGAGTGATAATGGTCATATCTTCACGGTCCTTCCATCTACTGTCTACAGGTTCGATTATGACAAGAACGTTGTTGTGCCTTTGACGGACAATGAGAGAACTGAGCTGGATGAGCTTGCTATGGCTGACCAAGTTGCTGAATACAACAAGAGCATCTACACGGTCAACCCATTCCACTTGCAGGTAGATACTTCTTCTCGCTACCCGACCTCTATCACGTACGACATGCGTGACATCGAGATCAAGTCTAGGCAGTTCATCGGGGACAGGGACTCCCAGGAGTACCAGCTTATCCTCAACTCTATCTCGGTTGCTATCGAGAAGAGTGAGAAGAACCCTCTGACTGACAAGTACGTCTTTACATTCAGAGTCAGCCACTCTGGTCTGGATGATGTTCCTCCAGTTGTTGTTCAGGAAGATGGATCTGTTGTCAAGAACTTCAGAGTTATTTGCGGTCTGAAGAACATTGATGGAGCTTATGTGTTCAATGAAGCTGAGTTCGTCAAGGAGGAAGATGGTTTCTACTACTTCAAGCTCAGCATCTATTCGGACTACAGGTTCCACCAGGACAACAACGAACACTCCGTCGAGTTCACGATGTTCGGTAATAACGACGAAGTGACCAATATCTTCTACCTTACTTCGGAGATGCGTGTCATGCTCACCATCAATGGTGACATAGGCAACGTCAAGGATCCTGATGGTGATGGTATTGTTACAGCTTCTCGTGGTATCATCACGGATTACACCAATGCTCCGCTCATCGACAATGTTGATGACTACTATGCTCTTACGGAGTACAGACTTGCTTGCAAGTTCGGTTCGGTAGTGGATGAGCTGGACCAGAGGGTCAACCTGACTTACAGTCAGATGGAATACCTCAGGTACGGCTACACCAAGTTCAAACAACTTGCTCAGCCTCTGTACAAGACGGACTACAAGGGCGACCTTGAACTCGAATCGTACGTGGATGAAGAAGGAGTTACTCAGTGGCGTCCAGTCAAGCTGTTCCCTGCTGGTATACTCGAGTGCCTCACGGAAACTCTTGAGGAAACTATAACTTTCAATAAGTTCACTATCAAGAACTACGTTGGATGTGAGGTAACAAAGGGTCCGTCTGAAACCAGTGGAACTATAGTCCCCGAGTACGACTCGGCACATCCTGACATCCAGCAGAACTGGTGGAACAAGACATTCACTGTGCTCAAAGCCCCGATAGTTCCTAGGTTCAAGGTAATTGATGCCAGCGATGTTGAGGGAACCTCGACCATTGCAACTGGTGTGTACGAATTACTGAATGCCAAGGAAGCTGCAAGAGCTACAGCTTACTTCACCGACAAGTGGGTCAAGACGGTCCCTGCTGTTACAGTAGGTCAGCAGACCAACTGGGTGAACAACTTCGAAGTGGTTGACATACTTCAGTTCATTCGTGACTCCTACTCGATCGTGGAACATTCTCAGATGAGCAAGTATACTCCAAAGGTAGGCGAGTTCATTCTTGAGACCAATATCGCAGCTGGTGAGTTCGATGACCTTGAGAAGGGTGAACTTCTTGGGCAGATTCGGTCCAATGTGAATTGGGCTCGTATCTTGTACTGCTGCAACAAGAACCTCGAACCTGCGGTTCTTGCTTCGGTACAGAACGATGTCGCTCTTGGAGAGATCATTACTGCTGGTGGGTGGAAATCCATTCCGGGCTTCGATGACGACGGAAATCCTCTTCCGCCTGTCTACCACTACTGTGGATTCGTCTACAGAGCTCACATGCTTGAAGACAGTGCCATTACTGGAACGACGATCAATCAGGAGTTCGTCCACTTCTTCAAGACAACTACACTTGAAGATGGTGGAGTTGTACCTGCTCTTACGTACACGACTGTTGAGAAACAGTACGAGACGGATGCAGAGAATCTCAGTTATGCCAAGGAGAAGGCGTGGTACAGCAACTGCGAGAAATATCCTTGGGACTGCGAGACCTGGTATCTGATCGATGACAGCTCTACACCGATCACCATCAAGATCGACCAGAAGTTCGACATTCAGCTTGATGAATCCCGCATGTACAAGTACCTTGTACACAGTGGACGTCAGTATGACTTGGACGAGAAGGGCAATCTTCAGGAGGATCCGAATGCAGACTCTCGTCACATTGAATACATGATCGCCATGCTTCAGCTGGATGCCAAGCACACCAAGGTAACTGGGCAGAGTAACTTCCTCTCCACTATCTCTGGTGTACTCAGGACGCACTTCGATAACCTCGGTAACGCTCGTAACGAGATGTTCACCAACACAAGGTTGTTCTTCGAGGCATTCAAGTCCATCGGTTACGGAGTATTCCGTGTTGGACCAGATGTCAATGAACAGCTTCAGTTGGACATCGAGGTGTCTCTCAGATTGCATGTTGCTTCTGACACAGCTGCTGATGCAACTCTTCGTGAGTCCATCAAGAACCAGATAGTCTACATCATCGATACGAAGCTTCAGCAGGGTTACCTCAACCTTAATGAAGTTGCCAATCAGGTGATGTCTGACTTGGCCGGCACGATCATCCTGGTCGATGTGCTTGGGATCAATGGACGTCCTGATATTCAGACTCTCAAGTCTTTGGATAGCAGTGTTCGTCCTCACCTCAAGCATTCTCTTGTTCTCATGGACGATGGAACTACGACAGTTGTCACACGTGGACTCAACCTTGAGTTCGTCGTTGATGATTAAAATAACCTTAGCCTACCCCGACCGTAAGGCCGGGGTAGGTGATGGGTTCTTTTAGTTAAAGAACGCAGTACTGTTGAGTTGTTTGCAGAGTTCAGTAAGGAACTTGATAGACCAAGCTTCAGGGCTAGCAGCATCGTTGAGAATATCCCTGTCAACTTGCAGCTTATCTATCTGGTTCTCAGAAGCATGGTTCATGAAATGATCCTGACCTTCTCTCTTGATACGGAGAACAATACCTCCTTCAGACTTGATCATATCCCTTTCGTTAGGGAAACGAACATCCGTAATCAAGAGTATTCCAGGATAATCTGATTCCTTACGGAAATCCAAGATCTTCTTCCTACAGAGCTCTACCCAGATATCATCCCTCCAGACATTGCGGAACATTTCAGTACCGCACATCTGCAGGAACTGACGAGGAGATATTCCCCAGAAAGGATCAATCTCGTTCTTCAACTTGGGATCGTAGCACTGTTCGAATGTGAATCCAACTGCCATTGCAATCTGCTTGAGCGGCTGAGCAAAAGCAATCTTGGAACAACGAAGAGATTTCAGCAGTCCAGTCGTTGTCTTGCAGGGGGTACTTTCCGCATAGCCATTGGGTGTTCTTACTGACCAGTCATGGTAAACATTCCCCAGATCCTGAAGTAGTTCAACTCCAGTATCCTTGCCAGATCCAGCATAGCCAGTAATACCGACTATTAGAACCTTATTGGGCTTGCTATTGCAAGCATCTGTGATAGTTCGAGCTACGCGTTCGAAATACCAACTGGTACTGGGTTGTGCCCAAGTGTACAGATCAGATCTGTTCAAATGGGTATTGAGCTCACTTATCAGTTTTGATGTATTCATTTTCTGTCTCCTAACAGTTGAACGAACCTGTCTAACTCGGATGGAAAGATCTCGATGTAGTGGATACCCGCAGCAAGACTGTCAACGTCAATCGTAGTCTCACAACGCAGTCTCCTGGTAGCAAGAGAAAGTTTAAAGCTTGCAGAATGACACTTGAAAGGAATGTGTACCTTTAAAGTGACGCGTGCTTTGGATCTACCACCAAGATACCTTGCTCTTTTGATCGAACTAATATCCTTGGGTTCGGATATAGCCGTCTCATGAATACCTGGCTTGTATGTTGGGTGACAACAAACAAAGTCTGCTTGTGTCATAACCAAGATATCCTTGTCAGGAAGAACACTACAGTTAGTGAGTCGCTTGACTTGTACCCTCCACATATTGGAGGCTATGATGTCATGGTCGAACCACCTAAGCAGGGCTACGAAAGGTCTCTTTATTTTCCAAAACAAGTCGTAGAACATAGTTCCACCTCCTACACAACTCTTGAAGGTATGCTGTGGTTAATAGGTGAAGGCTTGCCGCAAGGCATGATGTCGACTTCTCCATCATGAGAGCATTTAATAGAGTGCTTGCAAGTGAGACATGTGTCCTTCCCAACAGCGTGAAAATCCTGTGGGAGACTGTCGTCTCTCTCATAACGTGAACAGGTCGAAGACGAATACATTTCCATTGCTTAACTCCTTTGATTGGTTAACTTTGCAATATATGTCAAACTAGGTTAATTAACTAAACCCTTGTCTGAACCATGCTATGGAATTCCGTTTCGGTTAGCTACCGAAAACATCCGTTAACGTTAACTCATAAATGAGGAATTAGGCCAATGGCTGCGATAAACAAACGACAAGTCCTCGCAACACTGACTGCATACGCGATTGTGCGGTCTGTTGTTGATGAGGTCAAGCCGAACACAGGTGGTCCTGAACTCGAACAGAAGAAGGATCGAGTGGTGTTCGATAAACTTATGAAAGCAATGAATGCAAAGGAGGCTGCAAATGGCTAACCTGCAAGGCTTTCGTGCGATGCTGACAGAATACGTCAATACTGGACGTGGTCTCCCTTGCATTGCGCTCAAACAGGACAACGAATTCGGTCAAGCGTTCTCCCGCATAGTTACTGTGGACAACCGCAGGACTGGTGAGAGTGACTCCATGGTGACCGGCAGATATGTGGATGAGATTTGTGCAGCTCTTGCTGACGAATCCAATGCCGAGACTATCAAGGTGTTCGACTCTCTCTGCGACGCATTCGCTGCTAAAGTCACAGCTGCGTGGAAGAGCATCGGTGGAGTAAGAGAGTCTGCCAGGGAAATGGCTCACGAGATCAACACTCTCGCTGATGCCCTTGCCAAGGCAGATGGTTACATCGAGACTCACGCTGCTTATGGTCAGCTCAGTGAAGACTTCCCGTCATTCACCTGGGGTGGTCTTAGTGTCATGGGCGCTATCAACGAAGTGATCAAGTCTGTCCATACTCTCGCTGCTCCTGGTTCTGATGGAATTTCAGATCAGGTTGACAAGCGTGCCTTCGATATCGTCGTTGCGAACATTGACAAGTTCGTCACGATCAAGAAGGTTCCTGGTGTAAAGGAAGAGGATCGCACTGCTCTCGTTGATGCGACCAAGAAGGTTGTTCCTGATACCCCTGTCGCTACAGTGGTTGACATTGTGGATCTCGTTCTCGGCATCAAACCGTTCATCGAGATCTTCAAGAGCCTTAAGAATGTCACTTCCAGTATCGGCAAGGACTTCTTCAAGGATCTCCGTAGGTTCGACAGCTTCATCAACGATGTCTATCCTGTTGTGGATGGAATGGTCAACAACAGCATCGCTCTTCCTGAAGCTATCAAGGCCGAAGTGGCAGCCAACGCTATGTCGATGGTGACCTTCTGCAAGATAGCTGCCTACTACGAACACATGCTCCGTACGACTATCTTCCGCGAAGCTTTCCTCCTCCAGGACGGAATGCTCAATGAGGATAACCGCAAGGCATTCGAGGAAGCTGGCGGCAAGCCCGAGATGATCTCCACCTACATCCGCAAGATGTATAATGACAAGCGTGAAGAGATTCCTGCTCTTGGTGTCAAGAGCGAGAGCATCATCAAGGCTTATGGCAACATCTCTGAGCAGGTCAAGGAGGACATCAAGGAAGTTGAACGCAAGGTTGCTTTGGCTCGTACCAAGGCTAACGTGTCGGCTTTCGTACGTGTTGCCCGCGAGTATCTTGCCAAGCATGCAACGCCCGAGTTCGCTAGCACTGGCACCTACATCGATGCCAAGATGCGTGACTATGGCATGTGCATAGCGGATACCATCCGTCATTACAACATCAACATGGTCGATGCGTGCATGTCGCTCATCGTCAAGACTGAGTATCCTGGCACGTTCGTGGAAACCCTCCATGACAAGCTCGGTGTTGCTTACCTTGCGATGGTCAACGACGGCAACGGAGAGGTCAACGAGGAAGATATCTGCTGCGCAGAGGTTGGTGTCATAACTGACGTCGTCTGTGAATTCGTGATGGATCGCTTCTTCGAAGTTGTTGTTTGTCAGGAGAGGGTTGTTCCTTCGGCTCTTCAGAACCAGAAGATCGAGGAGACTACTCCTGAACAGACCGATCACATTCAGACTCCTGAGGAGAAGGTAAAGGATAATCCTGCCGCCACTCCTGCCACGGAGTCCTAATCTTTAACACCTGTTAGGGATATAAACAAGCAAGCCCCTACCCCGGGAGTACCGGGGTAGGGAACCTACTTTTCTTTTTGTTTATTTCAATACAGTTCGGATCTTGTCGAGCTTCGTGTTCGCTTTCTTAAGCTGTCTGCGAAGAAGTTTGGTTTCATCGATGTTCTTGGCATTCGGCGAAGAAGCCTTGAGTCGACGAACCACTTCGAACAGCTTCGCCCTGGCTATGTCGTCGTTGAGGGAATGTCTACGCAGTTCCTCTTCGATCATGTTAGCCAGAGAAGCGTTAGATGCGTTCTCGTACCCCATGTGACACCTCACATTCTAGGTTGTTGTGGCTTTTGAATGGGTTTGATGGGAGGTTTAACAGGGAGTTCCCTCTGGTACCACCACAACCCTCCGTTGTATTCCGTAATTGTATCAGCTGCTTCAGGGGTAGCCCTTACTACAGCATCTCGAACATCCTGAAGCTTCGTAGTTTCATCGGCTTTGTACACACAGACTCTGTACCAACCAGAGTTGGTCAAAGTCCATCCAAGATAGAGCTTGATGATCTCGCCACTATCAGGGATGATGCAGTTGCTGGAAGTCGTGACTACCCTGAGCACATCAGGAAGGAATTGATGGTTGATCGCTAGTACAGGATACCCGCAGAAATCCCTGTACGGGAAGATGCAAGCCTTGGTAGAGATGCTCGTTCCACGGTCAAGCCACTGCTTGATCACGATCGAGTTTTCTCTCATTCTCTGCAACCTCGTGTAAGGCTCCAGGGCTTCTGCTATTGGAGTAGGTTTCCTGACGCTAGGAAGTGGAAGTGGATAACAGTCTGGCTGTAACCCTGCAGCTTTCGGGTGTCCACTACCATCAAACATCTGAGCAATAGGCAAAATGATCTTGACGTTGTCCGGGCTGTAGAAAGAGCATCTCCACCTGCCGATGTTCGCCGTGTACTGTCCGGTGAACACTGCGTCGCAGTTGGATTTATCCACTCTGTCGAACACAGAGCTATTGCCGGTTCTTACACCCATGGCAAGAATGTTCTTCTTGCCTTCCGGAGTTGAAATAGAAGTGAAGTACGCAAGATCCTTGCAGTAGGTATCATCCCTAAGCTGGACGTACTTGTTGATGTGTCCGCCAGCTTCGAGTACCTGCTTAAGTCTTGCTGGGTTCTCTGCGATGAGATCTCTCCAGAAAGCATCGCCTGCTGGAGTACCAGGACGAATCTCCCACAGACCAAGTCCGTATGAAAGATCCTTAGTTCTTGGATCCTCGAACTTCCACAGATCGTAGTCGTTAACCAACTTAACGATAGTGGGCATAGTTTCTGCAGGCATGCCGTTGTGGAGATACATCCACGTCAGTGCAGCACCGCAGTAGTCATCTCTGCGAATGCCATCGCACTGCATCCATCCAGGATCACGTGCGTAGATCTCGTCGTAGTTGGCTTTGTGATGGTCTATCCACACGATCTGTACATTGCGCTCTTTGAGGCGCATGAACTCATCGTAGTGCAGAGTGAAGTCAGTAACGAAGACCAAGTCACCAGGCTTGATACGGAAAAGGTTTCTGTACTTTCCGTAATTGGTGATCATCGGGATGGCGTTCGGGTAGACTGACTTCACAAGAGCTGCTGATAGAATTCCATCTGAGTCGGAGTGCGAAATCGCCCAGACTGTTCTTTCCATATGTGTTGTCTCCTTCTGAGGTTTTAAAGATCATACTACGGAGACAAAAAGTGAAATAATAAAATAATGTCAGAGCTTCATCATGGTATTGAACTTCTCCACGGACAGAACGGCGATTATTTCACAGACACTCTTTCGCATGTATTCCAACGAAGCCTTTGTCCCACGTCTGAACTTCTTTTTGCTGTACAACTGCCATTTGCAAAAGAGATCTGGATTCCTCGTCATGTAGACGATGGACTGATCGAGGTAGTCTCGGCAGTTAGTCAGTTCCTTAATTGGGTCTTTACCGGCGGTCTTGAGCTGGGCAATTATCCTTGTGATGTCAGGACTCAAACGCCCAGCCGCATCAAGGACTGGACGTCGAGTTATCTTTCTTATAAATTCGCAATTCATGTTTACCCCATACCAAATTAAATTCTACACGACTAGATTCTTGTATGAAACAAATCGTGCATACGATGGCAAACCCTTGTCTAACAAAGGAAGAAACAATGAAACTCAAGTCAACCCCCGAAGAAGTCGATAAACAAACCGAACTCCCGCCGGTGGATGTGTCCTTCGTCGATTACACAGTCGAAGTTGTGGACCCTTCCAAAACCATGCAGGAGAAGATCGCTCTCGCTGCTAGAACCTGCTACAGGAGCGAGGGTGGTAAGACCAGCGACAAGAACCTTATCGCTGGTTGTGTGAAGCGTGGTCACACGTCCGTTCTCGAACATGGAGCTCTCTCACTCTATCTCCCTGTTTCGCCTGATCCCGAAACAGCCAAGATGATCGCGACTGTTCTTGGTACCAAGGGTCAGCCGATTCCTCTCAGGAAGATCTGGGATCGACTCCCGGTTCTGTCTGGTCAGCGTTATTCCAGTCAGTTCAATGACTCGTCGATGTTCACGAAGCATTACGATGAACTGGATCCTGCGGTCAAGAAATACCCGAAGGATGCAGACATTGCACTTCCGGTTATCGTGGCGGACGTCCGGGCATGGAGGGACATCCTCTTTGAGCGTCTCTACATTGCCGACAACGTGACCAACGATCCGATCTCGTGGCTTGTCACGGTTGCTGTTGTGTTCAGGATGTACAATGTCATTCCTGAGGCATTCGGTGATCTCGTCGATGGTATCAACAAGAGGATCGCAAGCTTCAAGGTCGAGAGGCAGAAAGCTGATCAGCAGCCCAGGTTCGCTCCGATCGAATCTCTCGTTCTCAACAAGCTTACGGACGAGGAACTGGATAATCCCTGTCTTGCCAAGTTCCTTGAAAAGTTCTTTGGAGAAGACTTCAAGGTCATCGTCGCAGATGCTGTCGATCCGTCCATGACTGTCACGATCGTACTCAATACTGATCGTGCGGTTACCCACGAACATGTCCGTCACCGTCGTGACGTTGGTTATTCGCAGGAATCCCAGCGTTACGTCAACTACGCGAAGAAGGGATACGAGTCCCTTAAGTTCACTTGTGATCCCGCCAAGGCTCCGGAAGGTGTCGAGGTTGGAATGTATGACGGTATCGTGGCTGAGGATGAAGTTGGCGCTCGAGTCTACGAGATGTCCGTTACCCAATCTTTCGCAGCATACGAGAAACTCATCGGGATGGGTTACCCGCCCGAGTGCGCTCGCAAGGTCCTCCCGAATGCCTGCCGTACGCAGATCGTCGTTACCTGGTTGCTCCCGATCGGGTTCTCGAACTTCATGCGTTGGCGCACGGAGAAGTTCGCGCAGTACGACATCCGTCTTGCTGCCGACAAGATCCTCTATCAGATGCTCAAGATGAAGCATCCGTTCCTCACCATCCTCGGCACTCGTGATCTCTATCACTGGTTCAACTGGATGAAGGAACAGAATATCTTCGACAAGGCGATCCTTGATGAGATCGATAGTGCTCTTGCAGAGCGTTCTGCTGTGGAAGAGGAACTCATGCGTCAGGCTAAGGAAGCTCATGAAGCTGAGGAAGCCAGACGTATGGAGCAGATGAAGAAGATGACTGAAGGTGATGGGGTTGTCGTTGACGATCACACTACCAAGAAGCTTCCTTCGAACGCTGAACCTCCGGCAGTCGTGAATGTTGGTCACAATGATCAGTCTGCCACACCTTCTGAGCCTGTGACGGAACGTCCTGCAACGATCCAGCTCGAACCCAAGAAGGACAAGAGTGCAGAAGAACACATTGGTGATGTCCCGTGCTGATAAGATACAGACATAACTAGCACACCTTCCTACCCAGCCGAAGCTGGGTAGGTTGGTACTTTATAAAAACATTTTATGAACCAATCCCTAAGGAGGAATGTTTATGTTTGAGAAGCTAGTTTCTAAACTCAGAGCTATTCCGGCTCTGGGTGTAATTAAAGAGATCGAGCATCTTGCGGGTGGTGTAGTTCCGAGGTTGTACCTTTACAAGGCAGTTCTGGTCAACTATGATGGAATAGAGCAAGTTCTTGCGTTCACCCCAAGTGAGTGGGATGACTGCATCAGTAGATCTGATAAACACGGGTTTACTGCAAGTGCCGCTAGTAAAGAACTTTTTGCCACCGTTGAAAAGATCACATATACGGCCAACATCAGGAAGAAACTTACAACGTGTGATGCCTATCTGCTCAAGGTAATACATGAAGGTATTTACTATTACCTCATGATGAGACCTTCTGATCTTAAGCAAGCTGTTGATCTGGGTATACGCGCAGAGCGCATGACTAAGATGCGCTGCGGAAAGTTCAAGAAATTCATTCGGAAAATAGGTCTGTTTATATTCGGTTAATAGGAACGTGTTGAGAAAGGAGACTAACATGAAGCGAGTTTGGGAATTCCCTTCTGAGGGTAAGCTTAAACCCATCAAACAGGATAATCAATCGCCTGTCATGTATGCTGTTGCTCTTAAGTCTCCGAACATATTGTCTAACGACACAAGTCTCACGACGACAACTTCGAACCACATCTTTACGGAGAATGAAGTCAAACGAGCTGCGGTTAGGTTCTATGTAGAGACGGGAGAAACAGTGCGGAGGAAATTGGCTGTTGGATATGTAGGTGTAACTACCTTCTTCAACTCTCAGGGGGTGTTAGTGACTAGACATATAGTCAACCTGAAAGAACGAGGAGAAGTATTCACTGCACTGTTCAGCAGCAGAGAGTTCACTAGATCGATGGATCGGTTTAAGACAATGTTTCCCGATACGCCACGTACCTGGAAAGAACGTATTCTTGGTTGGTTCAAAAAATAAAAGGCAGGCCACCCTGGACCCTTTCGGGTCCAGGGGGTCGCCCTTATTTGGCTCTCTTAGCTCAGCTTGATCGAATCCAGCTGTGCACCAAGAGTGGCACCGAGGTTCCCGAATCCACCCTCTGGCGCAGGCGTCGCTGCAGTGGTAACAGCTTCGGCCGGCGCCTCCTGAGTAGAAGGAATCTCTTCGGTGTTTTCCCTGAAGCGCGGAGGCTTCTTGCTCTTCGGCTTGTTGTTCGGCATCTCACGTTCCTCGCGGTCGCGACGATCACGACGCTCCTCACGAGGCTGCCTGCCACCACCACTCTGCTCCCTCTCGGGGGCAGCAGTCGTTCCACCAGGGCCCTGGGTGAACGACGAGGGCAGCGCTGCATCCGTAGCTGCGATGTTGTAATCGCAGATCGGATTCGAGCAGACATAATGACCTTGGCTATCCTTGGCCACATCAGACCCACACTCGCTGCAGGTCATGCTGCCATCTTCGGCGACCTTGATCCATTCGGGAATCTTTTCACGGACCCCGAGGAAGTCACCGAACAAGATCTTGACCGCGTCGTTAGACGTAGTCGTGATCCTGGCGATAGCCTTGGCGAACAGCGCGAACCGTTCGGCAAAGGTGCCACCGGTTCCAGCGGCCTCTTCTCTACGGGACGGCCAAGCGGCATCCCTGACGTTGAAGAGGAATTTCTCCTCCGAGCTAAACTCGTGGAACTTTCGTCCCGCGAACCCGAAGAATGCATCAACAGCGTTCCGCTGCACACCGTTGGACGAGTATTTCGTCCTCCACTGATCTACCGTGTCGCCAAGCGGCTTCACGGAGAAGAACCGGAGGATTTCCCGGACGGACCCTTCAACGTCCTCCTCAGACAGGGACTCGGCTTCTGCGAGCCTCGTACCCAGTCGGATGAACATTGTCACCAACAACCCGCCTGCAGGACGGGGGTTGCCACGAGAGTCCATCTCGAAGCTTTTCGCCTTGATGGCGAAGCTGGTGATTAGGTTGGCGCTTTCGGCACCATAACCGGCGAACTCGTGTAGCCGGTTGTTCCACTCGACGATCCGATCTGCGTCGGACATCGGTGGACGGGGATTATGGTTTGTTTCCATAGTTTTCCTTTGACCTTGAACTTTGCATTGAGCTGATCAGACCCAATACATTTTGACCTTATTTCAACAAGCAGCCACGTTTGCTACTTGAGGTGATCGATCACATAAGTAATATATAGGTAAAATAAATTGACAGACACCCTAGCCCGTGTAGGGCTAGGGTGCATATTAGGAGCATTACGCTTCTTTCCACATAGCAAGCATGTCGTTCTCAAGCTTCTCCAATACAGAATTACACAGACCTTGGAGGAACGGACTTGTAATAAGACGTGCAAGTATGCCACGTCCACTTGTACAAGCCTCTACTTTCTCTCCATCCTCAGTCAAGATGTAATCATCGTATTTGGTAGACACTGTGCTCTTAAGAGCAGAGTCGAAGAACAACTTGTCGCCAGGATTCATCCCCTTGGTCTGCTTGATGTAGAACCTAAGGATTACGGTCTCCTCGGTAAGATCGACTGTACCTACCTTAGAGGTAGCAGCCAACGGAGCAGACTTCCTGAACTGGTTCGCGTTGTCACAACCAGCAGCTCTTTCGGCACGAGCGTCTTTGTCTTTGATCACGTGACGAACAAGCTTCTGTAAAGACGGACTCATCTGGGAGATTGGGCATTTGTACAACGCCTCGATCTTCATGATCGTTCCAGAGTGTCCTGCCTTAGGAGCCTGTCTATTCAGTTCACTAAGTTTCTCAGTGAGAACCTGGTCGTCTCCAGTATCGAACGGAAGAGCTGACTGATCGAACACGATAAGAGGTTCAGTGTTAAGAACATCCGTACCTAAGTCAGCGAACGAGTGAACGTTCGTGTCCTTAGTTATCACTATCTCCTTAACATGGATTGGGTTGAACACCATCTTGTCTGCAAGGGGTTGAGTGATGATGGACGCGTCCTCAACTGTGCCACCATTGTCGAGAATAGCAACCTTGGCTAGAATACCAAGTTTCATCTCAACTTGCTTATCGTAAGGATTGGCCTGGAAGAACTGCCTATTGTAGATCAAGATATCTCCTGGCTTGAACTTATCTCCAGCCTTGAAGTTATTGACCACAACCTCCTGGTCGACGAAGAAACCATTGGCAGAGTTGTTAGTGGCTTCCGAACCAAAAGGTAGACAGACCTTCTTACCATCCTTGTAACGAATGATCATCGTCCTGCTCTTCTCATCCACAGACTGTACAGTACCTTCACTCTGCGCAGCATAAGCAAAGTTTGGGTTAGTACACTTGTGAGCAACAACTCCTTCATAACCGGTCTTCAGACGAGACACTTCGGATTCGGCTATCGGCACATAGTGCGACATCTGAATGTTGATGAAGTTCGCGCGCTTTGAATCGTCGGAGGTTGCACCAGGGACAAGAAGGCTAGTAATAGACAAGACATTCTCAGGTTCGAGTTTGTCTATGTCTGCCTCAGTCACGGCCATACCTCTGGCATTCGTGAAGATAGGGTTGAAAGGAAGAGTTGCATTGAGGCCAGTAGTTCCATTATCGACAGTTGCCTCACTGACGATACCAAGTTGGTCGTCTGTGAACTGACGATCTGGAATCATGAATGTGTCATTGCTACGACCACCGTCACCAGCATTGGAGAACTTGGAGTACATCTTGATGTCATGGATCGGGTTGATCACGCTGACATTCTCCACCAACTGATGATGCATGATACGCTGAGCAACAGCATACTCACTTATTGAGAACTTGTTAGATGAACCAACAGAACGATTCTTGTAGCCAGCGAAAGCACGAGCCAACTCGTTGTACACCATACCAGTTATCTGTTCAACTCCACGGAAACGGAAGTTAGAAGCAGAAGCCGGATGCTTGTGCTCGGTGGTTGTAAGCATCGCTACAGCACGGATGAGAAGGTCCCTGATGTCAGTAGGCTCTCTCATCTCACGGAGAACATCCTTGGTTGTAGGATCGATGAAGAGGTTGAACACCCCATCGATACCCTTGATCATGTTAGGAGAGATTCCCTTCTGACTGAGCATGTCGTAGTAGACATCCTTGTCATCCATATCCTCAATAGAGAAGTTGCCAAGATCGTAGATACTTAACCCACCGAACAGAAGAGCGTTAACTCTCGGGTTACGACGGATGATGAGCTTCTTATCCGAGAACTGGATGACGATATCAGAAATCCTCTTCTCCACACGGGCATTCTTGTCGAAGATCTCGTAGTCGACATTGCAGTACTTGAGCATGTTCCGCAATCCGTACTTGTAGCACAGCATGTGCGCAACAGGGATCACGTAGCTCATAATAGTAACCTGAGCATACTCGACCATCGAGTTGAATTCCATCCCAGTGATGTACTCCACGAAGTCCATGAAGGCTCCGTAGAAAGGTTCCGTATCAGGATCCTTGATGGATCTAGAGCAGACCTGTCCAGTTACGGTGATGAAGAAGTGTTCGTCTCCACGAGAACCGAACCACACTCCACATTCCTTCTCCATCTTGGAGATCTCTTTCTTGAGAGCATCAGGAATGACAACCTCTCTGTTCATGATGTCGAAGAACATGAACCCACCCTGGAAGTCTATCCTGGTGTATTTGGATCCAAGTTCTGTCAACTCGAACGGGAAAGCTTTGATGGGGTATTTGCAGGAACCATGAGAAAGAGTGTACTTGAACCCAGCTTCACCGGCTTTCTTAAGGGCTTTGTCGAACCAGGTCTTAAAGTCATGAGCAGCATTCGTGTTCCTCGTAACCAACAACTTGTTGTAGTTGGAGTTGAGGGTTACACGATCATCCTTGACTTTACAAATAGGATTTGAGACTCTCTGTTTGTGGATCGTCTTGACCGAGCCGTTGTCCAAGAAGTTGCCGTTCTTGTCAACCTTAGGAAGACTGAGCTTGAAGGAATGGTTCTTGTGGTTGAGGTCTTCGTACTTAACCTTGTAGACAGTCCTTGAGTTAAGGTCGTCAACCAAGTCTTCCTGTTGGAAGTCCACCAGGAACATACCCTGCTTATTAAAGGAAGTGAAGATCGCAGCCAAGTCCTTGTTCATCAGCTTATCGATGTACTGAGCATCCAAGTCAGCTGTAGTAGAACCTGCGAACATGTGTTCGTTAGTTCCACTGATAATAGCTTCCTTAGGCTGAGAGTCAAGAACTTTCTTCTCCTGTTTCTTGAGTTCAGGAGGAGGTTCAAGATCGAACTCAGGAACTTCAGTAAGAACCTGTTGGAAGGATTTGCCACCGATAGTAAGCTTCTTGTAGGAGGTGCTTATCTTCCTAGCATGCTCCTTCTGAGCAGTTGACAGAGGTTTGTCATCTGCTGTTATGTTGGCGCTCAGGATGGCATCGAAGTCATCCAGTTCCTTCATGTCAATATCCGAAGCTTCCTGTTTTTCTTTGAGAGTCATCGGAGCTACGAACTCAGGCTGGTTGGCTTTGTTACCACCTTCTTCGACATCGACTATTTCCTCAGAGACTGACTCCGGTTCGGCAGTCTGGATGAAGGTAGAAGGAGCAGCACTTCCAGTAAGCATGTTCACATGGTTGATGACACGGATAATGCCGGAACCATTATGCCCTGCTATCTCCTTAAGATCTCTGAGGTTGTAGATGATGAAGTTCTCTCCACAAGTAAGGAAGATGTTGATGTTCTCCAGCATCCTAGGAGGAAGGAATTCAAAGATCGACTTCTTGTACGGATTCTCTGTATCCTTGAGAGTCAACTCTTCCATGGCACAGATGTTATCCGACTCCACGAAAGTCCTCACGTTTGTAAGGAACTCTTCGGAAGTAAGATCGGGATCGTAGGTAGAAGGATCGATAGCGAATGCTTCGATAGCCTTCTTGTCCTCTTCCTCTTCGCCCTCCATCTGTCCTCGTTTGGGCAAGGACATCGGTTTGGCTAACAAACCATACAGGTGTGCTAGGAACAAGTACGAGGATATCTCAGGGTATTTGGTAGAGATACGATCGTACTTCTTGAAGATCCTAACGAAGTCACTCTTCTCGAACCTAAGTGCTTCCAGAGGGATGTGGATATAATGCATCCTGTCAGGAGCAGTCATGATCGTGTTGAGGACATAGGCAAAAAGAAAGTTGAGGAATCTCGGCTTCCTTCTTATTCCCATGACTCTAGCACGGAAAATCGAGTTGTAGTTGACGAGAGGAAGAGTGTTGGGCCGAATGGGCATCGACTTGATGTCATTGAACGGAAGCACTCTGCCCTTCATATCCCTTCTGTAAGCATTAAGCTGAGAGATCAGCCCGGATGCTGTCAACCTTATCCTGTTCCTTACAACAGGGACAGTTTCGGGAAGAGACTCCATCCCAGTCACATGATGAACAAAGATCTTGTAGTTGTTCATCGTGGTGATAGGGTTGTCGAACGCAGGAGCGAAGTTGACCACACCCTGGTTCATTGGGAAGTTATCCAGCACATGAGCTATAGCACCAACAGGGAGTTCGGATAGTTCATTGATCTTGTGAAGTTCCTTGAACTGACCTTGACGGAAAGTCTGGAACCTGCGCCGGAATTGGGCGAATTTGATCATTGGTCTTTACTCCTTTCTAAATAAAAGAAAAGCATACGATGGCTGACTAAGGTGAAGATGGGACATCTATCCATGTTTCTAGAGTCGTTCAAACGTGGGGAGTGAGTAATGTTGGAGATATAAACATTTCCAACTCCGTACACACTTATCCTCACTTATCAGAAGCCAGGCTCTCCGGAGGTGATGTCACTATTTACAACCAATATGGGTTAGCACAACCAAGTAACCTTATCGTTATGGATTATTCCGTAAACAATGGATGTCTTCCTAATAATCACATGGGTTTTGGATTGATTTTTATAGGAAAACCAGGAAGGCTCTCCCAGATAGGTGAGACGACAACTCCAGAATGGTTGAAGAACAAGATGGGAATGTGTAGTGCCGAAAGTCAGGGTTCGACAAGAACGTACGATCAATCTCCTAACACAGTTGTAACCAGACAGGGTGGCTTTATTCCAAGGCTCTCCAGGTGGAAATACCGAAAATAAAGACGTACATAGTAGACAGGAAACATTGGTCATAATGTCTAATGGAAGTGCGCATTACCACGATTCAAGATTGTGGCCAGCAGCTAATGATCCAGAAAGAGTAAGGCTCTCCGCTCCGCCGGAGGTGTTTCGTACGCACAGACACATTATTTCTTTCCGCACTGCGTAGCTCCAATAATCGACGACGGTGTGATGTGGCAGAACGGGTGGCAGGGTGCAGATTTGATGCATTATAGCGGAATATTTAAGCAAATAAGGCTCTCCAGCAATTAGTATAAATTTATCTTCTCCAACACCATACTACAACTTAATCGACCTCTTTACAAAACTAAGGAGACAACAATGAAAGCCAAGACAAAAACAACGAAGAAGACTGCAGCCTCCAAGGCGAAGAAGCCTGTGAAGAAGGTTGCTAAGAAATCCGCCAAGTCGGTCAAGCCGGACAAGAAGAAAGTCAGCAAGATCAACAAGAAGGACAACGAAATCGGTTCCAAGATCGTTGATCTTCTGAAGAACACTCTTGCTCCAACTTCGACACTCAAGGCCGCTCCGTCTGCTCCGGCAACTCAGAGCAAGTCGCCGGTTGCAACGATCGGAACGTGCACCCAGGCCCAGGTTAAGTCAGTGACTCGCTTCTCTGCAACTCCTGTTGCTAAGACAAGGTTCGTTGCAGCTGGCGTGTCGCCCAAGACTAACTTGCCTGTCACTCTTGTTGCCAGCAAGTAACAACCATCTTTTGACGCCAACCCAATTAGAGGATGCACTCAGCGCTTTACTACAGAGGATGACCTTAGGTCTTTCTGTACATTCCTAAAGCCTAACGGAGGACTGTGTGGACGTGTGAGTAATAGACGTGAACCTTAACCTATCCCACGTTTGATTATCTTCGCACGGAGTCCTTCTAAAATTGAGTTGATGTAACGTCATCGATCCGACTAACTACCCTCAGTGCGTTGCCCGCGGCCTGCTGCTCCGCGGTAAATGAATGAACAGATATAGGTGAATGAAGGATCGGGATATCGAGGGAGTACAAGGTCGATAGACAAACATCAGAGCAGAAGTTAAAAGTGTGTGCCGATAGAACACCACGTCATTACCTTAGGGCGTTCTGAGAGGAGCCTAGAACTTATCAGAATGCCCGCCTAGCTAGCGTCAAAGGTATCACCCACATAACGTTCGTCATGACGTATCCGAATCTGGGAAGGTTCGGTTGGATGTGGGGTTAGGTTAAAAGGTAGATTCTATCTGCGCGGAACGTGTCCTGGTGGATGTTCTAATTCCATCAGGTTCGCGCATACCCACAATAGACAGATGTTCTGTTATTGTGACAAATTAGCGGTTCGTCGGTTGTGTGAGTATAAGTGAATCCGAGTTTAAGTTATCAGAGTCAGTGATGACCCACAGGTGGCATCTGCAAAGGTGGCTCCGGTGGGCATTTGGTCGAACTGACATCCAAGTCTGTAACTGCTTCGGTGCTACGCTCCCCTCAACCGGAAGTAATTCCGGAGAAACCGATACCTTCTTAACAGCGGAGAAAGGTTGACTGCAAATGGCATTGCGACCAAAACATCAGGTTGAAGCATATGAGAAAGCGACAGTCCTTGATATGCCATGTGGTTTCTGTTGTACAATGATGCCTGTTCCTAGGGAACTCTATGAACAAGGTGGTATCTACAGATGTCCAAAGTGCAAGATGGCTGTTAAATTCAAGAAACACAAGATCAAGGTTGCCAAACGGACCAGGAAGTTCAATATTCGGAACCGAATTAACGTACCAGATTTCTCGTGATATACCAGTTGTAGAAATTGACATTACCTTTCTATGTAGGCAACCGCCTACAGGAAGGTATGGGTCAGATGAAGAAACTAATCTTGGCACTGTTGCTAGTTGCCACATGTTGCATAGTCGGCATCGGAGCAGCTACCTCAGCCTCAACGGTATCCGCGTTAGAAGTGGTCGATGAATACAAGCTCACGATGATACTCCAGGTTCCGCATACGTTCGATAACATGCAGTCTCTAGGGTATCGTAAGCTCAAACATCAACGTGTCGAAGGTACACTGAAGATCGTCTATTCGGCAGATGGTTCACGTTCTCCCTACATAGAGGTCACCAATCTGGTCAACAGGAGCTACAAGCTCAGCAATGGTAAGTATGTAACGTATACCGCACTGATGGGCGATGTGTTCCACATTGGCTATATCGGTAACAACAGAACTGGGGTGTTCAAGAAACCCTTTGTCTCATTCTCTATGGACTGCGATCCGTCGTACAATGTCGGCGACGATGAACCCGATAATACCCTTGTCCTTGAATGCTCTGGGTATGGTACTTCCAGGACCATGCTTTGGAACGGCTACAAGGTCAGGTATATCCGTTCACTGGTAGGAGAACTCGCTGGTAACTTGGGTTGTGGTTGCAGAGCTTACGGTCATACTTCAGCCACTCGTCAAGCTGGTTGGATTGGTCCCACTGACACAGTGGTGGACATAGCTGCTATTAAAGCTGGCAGGTGGCGTATCGCATGGAAAGCTCGGTATATCAGAGAAGCCCAGTCTGACGACGAGGATTACTAAAAAGAAAAGGAGGGTGATATGCTCCATACATTGCTCATCGGTGTTGCAATAGTGGTCGGTGTCATTGTAGCCCTCCTAGTTATAGCTTTTCTCGGTTGTCTATACTACGCTTGTGTGTTAGCACGAGCAGAAACAATTAAAGCGCAGACTGGTTGTACTGATGAAGAAGCAGTGGCCAGAGCCTTGCACGAAGTATCTGCCAATGCAAGCACGATTCAGAATCCAAATGGTCTTCAGTTCGGTTGAACAAAAAAGAAACATCACCTCCACGAGCCCGAAGGCTCGTGGAGGATCAGTCTCTCTTTTTCGTTAATCCCCGATGCGCCGATCAGGGTCGACTTCGTCTTCCTTGGCCGACTTGCCGGGATGCTTGATCGCTTCCACGATCTGCTCCTTGATAGAGCTTATCGCTTTGTTGACGATCGCCTCGACGAACTGCTTGGTCTCGGTGCTAGGTTTGCGAATGATCTCGCATTCCTTGCATTCACGACGCAGTTCCTTGCGCTGCTCCCAATCCAGACGCTTGACATCGATGATGTCCTTGATGTCCAGATCGAGCTCACCGAGTTCGAAGCTGCAGTTGACTTTGATTCCATTGATCTTCATGTTTGTATCTCCTGTTTGAGGTTTATGGTTTATGACACCTGAGTAATGTATACGTGAAGAAATTCGATTAACACGTCTTTAAACTTTTACATGTCTGCTTTATGTTTATGCTTAACTGGAGGACGACAAATGTGGGGATCTGAACTTCACTACGCTATCGAGACTGTTGAGCTCACTTGCCCTAATGATGACTACCTCGATATTCTGTTTAGACAGGATCAAGAGACCTTTAAACGTCGTAGTGATGAGTTGTCAGAACAAGCACACTTCCTTAGGAAGAAGTGGCTCCCATCCAGACCCAAGAAAGTAAGATGGAGAAAGGGATAAACCATGCCTGTATCACCTGTTCGTGTTACCTTCGTCTTCCATGACGATGAGCAACTGCACCATTTCCTGGATAAAAATAACATCGACACCTATACTTATAATTGGAAGAAGGGTGAATACCTGATCGATTTGTCAGGCGATGTTAAAGAGTCGATCAAAACTGTTGCGGCGGAACCTGTCAAGGAACAACCTGCCTCAGTGGTTAGCGAGTTCATCTAGTGATTTCAACAGTACGCATCACCATGTAGCGAAAGCTACCAGATGTTGCGGGCTCTGACCTATCAGGTAGTGCTGTAGGTTGCAAACTCAGCACAGCTATTGATAGGTGCCTTAGACCGATGGGCTCGACTCTCGCGGTAGCCTTAGGCTTGGCGGGAGATGAGTCAATGTACAACATAACCACACAGTTCATGTCGCCTAAGAAAGTGACTTGCAGGTGACAAACTGTATGTGGAGTGAGTACAATGAGACCATGGGAAGACGACGCGGCAGCAATCACTAGCTTCATGCGTCTATCGGTAGGCTTTACCCGTGGTTTCCATTAAGTGGAAAGTGGTTCACTTACACCGTGTTGGGACCGAACGAGCCGAACCTAAAGTCGGAAATAGAACACGGTTAGATCCGCAGGGTGTTCGAATACGCTCTGCTAATGCTTCGCGGGAGTTCGTGAATTGCAACTCCTGCACCCCATATACGACCACGCACCACGGTTGGTAAATGGTTTTGAGGATGCGTTATGATTCGTCCATGCTAGCTGGCGGATGAGCAGAGTACTCCTTAACGTATCTCTCTGACTTTTTAGACAGTTCGAATCTGTCATGCGTGGTCACCCTATCGATGTGGACTGGTGGAAGCAGATGAACACTATCCGGCTGCGATGCTGGACGAGGGACAAGAGGCTCATTTAGGCAATGTAGAATTGCCTTTGAGGTGAGTACTGGTGTAACACTCTCAGGCAGACACTATCTTGAAAGCTGCGAGTTGATCACATACACAGAAGATCGCATCAGCTGTGTGTGGTCGGGATGAACGGTTCGCAGTGAGTGAGAGACCGTGGCGGTACGGCAACGACGCCCACTATTGGTTCGAGTCCAATGCACATCGTCCCTTTCAATTTCTTGTCGGTCGATCAAAAAGAAAAGAGACCGCTACGGCGATCCTTCTCCTGCATGTAGTATACTTCATCGGAATAGTAAGCGCCAATGTTTGTCACTGTGCATGTATTTTCGATCGACATTTTGTCTTCTCCAGCTGTCGCAATGCATGGCGATAGATGGAAAGTGGAACAACCGAACCTAATCGGTGTAGCCCCTATCCCAGTAGAGGAAGCTGAGGCGAAAACAAACCCTGTTCGCAGGTCAGTTGAGATGAGTGGCGCCATCTTGTAAAAACTATGCCGGCCTTTCAACAACAAACAAACCAAAGGTGACACATGAGTAAATTGAAGCCGCCTGGTGTAAAACTTAAGATCACTGACTGCTCTAAGATCGATGGTGCGACTCCCATGACATTCATGTGTTCTCCACGCGGACCTGTGATAGTAAACTCTCCGGAAGAGTTTGACGACCTAACTGGTGAACCGCGTGGAACTACAAGGAAGATGATTCGTGCAACTGGAGCGAGACGTATATCGATGATCGGTCGCATAAAGGTACCATCTTGATTAAGGAGGACTTTAAATGAACCAGAAAGAGTTTGAAGATCACCTTACTCAGTGGATCAGAAGTATCAACTCGCATGAGGTCAGTGAGATTAAAGCCTTTACTGAGCTCGATAAGCTAATGCACGAGATTCCTCAGTGGGGCGATGAATCCATTGTGCCTGCAGACAGTAACCTACTGCATTTGTATCGCAATCGCACTGTATTTTGGTTACATGCAATATCGTTAACACAGGTTGAACACACCTTTGTTCTTACTGGCGCTAAATCGAACGGTGAGTGCGGATACGTATATGTTGGACTGCCAACAAGTGTAGTTGAAACAGGACTAAAGGCGTACTTTAAGCAACGCCAAGAGAAACTGAAACTTGAACAAGGAAAACCAATGTCAAAAGTAAAACTCGGATTCAAGAAACTCGATCCTAAAGCACAGCTTCCGAAGTACGCCCACGAGGGTGATGCTGGTATGGACGTGTTTTCTCTGCACGATGTTGAGCTTCCTCTCAACAAGCCTGTCATTGTCAAGACAGGCATTGCTGCAGAGATACCTGACGGTTACGAACTCCAGGTCCGTCCTAGGTCAGGGTTCGCCGCCAAAGGCATCACTGTTTGGAATGCTCCTGGCACCATTGATTCTAAGTATCGTGGTGAGATTGGCGTGATACTGTTCTCCACTGTTCCTGTTTATCGGGTCAATAGTGGAGATAAGATCGCCCAGCTCGTTCTTGCTCCTGTAACCTTCGCTGAACCTTACGAGGTCCATGAGCTTTCTGAAACTGATCGTGGCACTGGTGGATTTGGTTCCACAGGGAGATAATCATGGCAACAGTAACAGATAGGATCAAGAACCTTCTTGTTGACCAACTGGGGTTGAACAAGGAGGAGGTCGAAGATACGTCCAAGTCGTGGTCTGACCTTGGTGCTGATGAACTTGACATCGTTGAGATCATTATGGCTTGCGAAGAGGAATTCAACGTTACCATCTCCGAGGAAGAATCGGACAATGCCACGACGGTCAACAAACTCATCGAGACCATCGAGTCCAAGCTGAAGTAAATTTCCTGGTATACTGGACATCCCAGGCAGCTCCGTAGCCATTTAATTCCCTTGATGGTTATTGGACCTGAAGTCCCCAAAGCGAGCACCGATCTTGTTCGTTAGAGCCGGATCGGTGGGGATGAGGTGTAGGTGCCCTCCTCGAGTATTGACGGGTAGTAGGTCGAGGCTTAGCCGCCTGACGATCGAATCCGTGGTTGCTGCGACAGTATTTGAGTCTGATCTTCCTGTCGAGATGCAATACTGAAGGATCAACTTGTTAGTACGTTATGCCTCGCGTCGAACCTATCGCCTCTACCTCGTAGAGGGGTCTAGTAGACGGATCTCATTCTTAACCCATGATCTGGCGAGTATGGAAAGAAAGCTGGAGGAAAGTTAAGTCACCATCTCGGAACTATTCGCAGATGGACACCTCGTGAGATCGACTAACGAAAGTAAAAATTAAGGCAATGAGGTCATCGATTTCAAGGAGCTTGTTTAGAAACGGACAAGGCTTAGGCCGAAATGTAAAGTAGAGAGTTACCTCGATTAGGTATTGCATTAGTAGTGGCGAGCGAAAGTTGCTAGTTCTCATGATGTCTGAGAGCGACTCGAAATCAGAGTAGGGTGGGTAGCGCGTGGTTATCTAAACAAGTTCTACTAGAACGCTGTATGACTGAGGTGGACTAAGGTTGGCGGACGGATTCGGAAGGCCGTCTCTGCACAAGACCGTGGATGGTATGCACCACGATGCCTGGCTGAAAATGCCCGTGGGTTCGAATCCCACTGCAGCGATCATTCCAACTTAGCTCAGTTGGTAGAGCGCCGCACTGTTAATGCGGTGGTCCCAGGTTCGAGTCCTGGAGTTGGAGCCAACTTCCATATCGTTGTCTAGTCCAGTACGTAGCTGGGGCCGCCTGTTTCAGCGGCTGTCTAGAGAGAAGGTGCACGTAGTATCTCTGGACCATAGAGCGTCAGCTTAAGGACTTCTGTGTAAACAGAACACCCTGGGTAATCGGTTCGGTTAAACTCCCTCGGCGACGACCAATACATTAAGGAGGAGCTCATGAACATCACTCAAGGAATTTACGCCGGATGGAATATAGTGGTACACATGATCCCGCAGACTTCTGGACAGATAGCTGTTAGCGCGAGATCGACCATCGATAAATGGAGGCCAGTGTTCTGTGAGAAGATAACGGTAGATCAAATCAGGTCTGCATTTAACATTACTGGTGAAGACTTTGGTTTCGTTAATATCCTCGAGCGCACAGCTGACAACGAAAAGGAATTCGGTTTTCAGTGGACATTCATGTTCGACAGACTTAGTGGAAAGATGTCGCAATACGAATTCCTGTCGTGCATATTCAAAGGCATCGACAAACTTAACGCCTTTATACGAGAGAATCTCGGTGAACAAACATCAAAGGAGTAATCATGGCGAACAAACCCGCACCTAAGAAAGAAGCAGCGCCTGCGGCTAAGAGCAAGAAGCCGCATTTCAAAGGCATCAACCACCCGAGGAACATCCACAAAGGATTCCGTGGAAGTGGCAATGGTCAGCTGATCAAAGCTGCTCTTGAAGCACAGAGACGGAAACCTGTCGCTCCAGTCGCCTCTTCTACTAAAGAGTAAGTTGACGATTTCCTCATCCCTACTCTGGCTTCGGCCAGAGTAGGTCTTCCGCTATTTTTTGCTTAATCTAATTTAGGAGGTTGCTATGGCAGATGAGACGAACTGCTCCAGCTGTGGTGCATTGCTGAGCGACTACAAAGTTGAACACGTGAATTATGATCAGTGTGGTAAATGTGAGTTCCAGTGGTCTAAAATAGCTAAGCCTATAGAAGAGTTTAAGTTCGACGAATGTCCTAAGTGTGCAGCGAAGAGTCTGGAGTGTGGTCCGAATGACCAACGGATGTGCAAGACTTGTCGTTGGCTGTGGACAGTAGGACAGGAAGAGGCAGGCAAGTATGACACTACAGACGGTCAACCTGCTGAACCAGGTGGTGGGAACTGTGGTGGATGTGGTGGTTGCTGCAATAAAGATGTAGTTCTAGAGAAGAAGGATCCCACTAAGACTTCATCTTGTCCAGGTGGCTGCTGTGGTAAAGGCGGTTGTTGTGGAGGTGGAGGAGGATGTTGTTGTGGCGGTGGATGTTGCGGAGGATGCTGTGGTGGTAAAGGTAAACAACAGCCTGTAGCTAAACCAGCATCTGAAGCATCGGCTGGAGGTGGTGGGCCCTTGTGGTTCGTCATCGATATTGCCAACACACTGACAGTTGCTGTTCCTCTGTAAGAAGTTAACTTGGAGGGATATTTTGTACATTCAATACACACAGGAGGTTCCAGATGAAAATTACCATTGAACTCGATACGGAATCGTGCTGCATCCATGACGAAATAAGTGCTCTTCACGAGATCGGAAACTGTAGGAGACTTGCAAGGATGTTGCTGCAGAACGCACACAACATCGCGATGCATCTCGCCAAGGAATGCACCGAACTTGGAGAGAGCATACTGGATAATCCAATCGTCAAGAGTATCGGCGAGCAGATCGAAATTTTCGATAAGGTTGAGGAGGAACTGAAAGTCAGTGTCAAGACCAAACCGGCGAACGAATTGCCCAAACCTCCGAGGGATGTTTTCACACCTGAACAGGAAGATGCCATAGCACGTGCTAGACAGATAGCTGAGAAGATGAAGAAGGAGGCTAATCAACACGCTGAGACTCCGACTCCAGAACCTAAGAAGGAACCAGTCATCCTCAAGAGACACGGTAAATACAGAGACAAGATCTGTTTAGACTGCAAGAAGGTGTTTACACCTAAGAGTGGTCGTCAGGATCGTTGTCCTGAATGTCGTGAGAAACACTTGGAGAAGTTGGTTTCTGAACAGCGTGCTCGACAGAAGACTCGTCGTCATGCGGCTAGTGTCGCTAAGAAGGAAGAGGAGAAGAAACCAGTTCCTCCCGAACCTGTCAATCCCACACCCCCTCCTTCGCAACCCAAGATTATCAGCTGTCGTAGGTGTCACAAGCCTTACATACCTACGGTAGATGATAAGAACGGGTATTGTCCTAAGTGTGTTGCTAAACTTCAGAATAGCCCTAAGATTACACCCAAACCTGTAAGTGGATTCTTTACCGTTGCTGAGGTCATGGCAATGCCTGTTGTTGAACGGTACAAGTATGCTTATATGTGGACGTACAGAGAACGTCAGGAAGCTCTATCGATGAAGCCACTTGGTGCAATGACACCTGAGGAACATGAGTTCTTTAATCGTTGTGCAACTGGTGATTTCGCGTCCGAATAACACGTTGGTAGGGGGTGGGTAACCACTCCCTACTACTATCTTTATTATGCATAATCCCATGTTATGATTTTCCATTTCTTAAGTCTAAAGAAGGAGATTCTGTATGTTGAATCAGCAACTCATTCTTGGAAGTGTGTACAGAGTTAAGTTCAAGGGTGTATTCGAGAGACACGGTGTCTGCACAACCCCTGGACTTACTTGTCTGCACAAGGGGAATGGCGTGTTTAGATTGGAAGCTATCACCACTTTCAGGACACTTGTTCTGAGTGGTGTTAAGCTGTATGACACGTTCTTCGCTCCCTTAGGCATAACTTCCGAAGAATACGATCAGTACTACAGCGATAAACCGGCTGATAAGTACAGCCCTGTATACGCAGTTCAGGAAGTTAAAGAGAAGGACACTCAGACCGAGTGGGCGATGGCCAAGGATAATCCTGGGCAGCTCATCCCGATCAAGAAGACTGTTACAGTTACGAACGAGAAGTTCGTGGAGACTGGAGAGAGTGTTCTTGCCAAGTATGCCAAGGACAGTGTCAACTTCGCAGCTTACCCGATCTACAAGTTCGTGGATGTGGTTGACCCCAACGATATTGTCTATGCACCTGCTTTGACGATCGATGGGTTCCCGGAAATAGAGATCTCCGAGTATCAGGACCTGAGTCTCGTATTCAGGCTCGGTTACTTCGATGATCCTACCAAGCTGGATCCGATGCTTCTTGCTATTCGTGAGAGGATGGCAGCTTACGGAGTTAAACCTCGCTACATCAAGCTCTACTCAACTGGTTCCAAGTTCATGAACCCGGATGAGTACGAGAAGGTTAGGAACGTTCGTCTTCCTGCTGAAGTTATTCAGATCCCCGAGGATGCTCTTGCTTCCGACTATGTCGAGAAGCAGATCATTCAAACCAACAAGATCCTCATCATCAAGGATCCCGCTGAGGGTGAACAGCTGGCAGATGACGAAATTGACTTCAAGACTCTCAAAGCCAGAGAGATGATCCTCGATGGTCGTCTCTACAGAGTTGAAGTAGACGGTAATGACCTCTTCAATGGTTCTAGCACTTACTACGAACTGCTCAAGCGCGGTGATGGTGAAACCTTCGATACCTTCAGGGTTCTAAGCGACTGCCCGACTGGCGGACGAGTAATGAAGCTGGTTGAACGTATGTACATTCAACCGGATGCTAATGTTCATAGACCAGCTTATACGGTTACTAATGACGTTTATGTGCAGATAGCTTTCAATGAGCCGAGGTCTCTGTCTCTGTACATGAAAGAGACTACCAAGACTGAACGTGAGGAAGTTAGTGTTGATACGATAACTGAGTACCGTCACCCAACTCCTGCTGAACTCGATGATCCTAACCTTGTACTGTACCGCAAGCTTTCGCCTAGGTACGAGAAGGTAACGAATCCGGTAGTTGGACAGACGTATTTCGTGTCCGAGTCTCAGACATCTACTATTGGAACTGGTATTATCTACAGAGACAACTATGCTGATTCTAAGATCCTTGAACTCGTTGGAACTAACTTCGAGTACAAGACTCAGACAGCAGCAGTCCGTCATGTAACAACAATGACAGCTGCCGATATCATCAACTTCGCTCAGGGAGCTGAGGTAGAAGGTATCGAACTGTATATCGCTGGGGATGATGCTACTAACCAAGCTAGGGCTGGTTTGTATGGTGGTAGATTGTTCCGTACAACCAAGTCAGTGACGGTTAATGAGAAGACTGAGACCATCCCTGTTGAAATAGTTGTTCCTGACGAGCCTGATCCTAAACTGGCTGGTATAACTGGGGACATTCTAGGACAACGTGGTATTGTCTCGAGGGATACGTATCTTCTGCTTACCGAAGAACTGGGTAGGAATTACTACATCAAGTATTTGAAGGAAGTGCAGGAGAATCGTGAACTCAGTGCTCGGAACAAGAAGCTTGAACTAGCGATCAAGCAACTGGCTGAGAAACAGCAAGCTTAGGAGCAGAAGCAATGAACACTTACAATTCACCAGGTCTTTTAACATCTGGTCGCACTGTACAGGAAGGTGGGCATGATGTAGTCTTCGATATCCTCGGCACTGAGGAATCGTTTAAGAAAACATATCTGCTTGACTTCTATGTCGGTGCCAACAATGATCAGGTTATAACTATTCCGTATCCTGCATACGCCATAGTTCCGAGTGCATCCGGAGATACCTCTCCTGCTCTTACGGTAGAGATCGTTTCTACTGTATCGAACGGGCAGCTCAACACAAGGGAGCTTACGTACAGGGCAACACCTGCAGAGTTCGAGAGTGCTGACGAAGGTTGGTGTGTAGAAGAGATCGACCAAGACGCCATGGCCAAAGCCCACTATCTGTGGAATAGACCTAAAGGCGTTGATGAGTGGTCCTTCAACGGAATTATCGTCAAGAAGATCCGTGTTAAGGAGAAGAGTGCAAGTTCTCAGGACAAGCTTACTCTCAAGGTCAGTTATCGTGCGTTCTACAAGGATGCTATCGATACTGATCAGTTTAGGTCTGAACAAGGTCCTGAATACTCCAGGGAGCTGGGCAAGTACATCCTTGACACACTGGAAGGTCTGAAGACAGCTACAGATGTTCAGCTGAAGAACATGTTCGGTAACACGAGTCATGTTGAAGACATCTTGGCTGAGGATCTTACTGGTGTTGCTAAAGAGAACTGGATAGAGAATGAACTGCATGTTGTTGATACAACAACTGGCAAGAGCATGCTTGCTCCCGCTCACGGTTCGTTCTATCCCGGAACTGATGCGGACAAGACGACTCTTAAACTGTTCCTGTATCACATCGAGCAGGGCAAGATAGATTCGTCCGTTATCGCGTCGGGTTCGAAGCTCGGATGGCTGTTCATCTACACTCTGAACAACCTCACTGCGTTCTCGGTTGCAACCGATCCGAAGTTCTTGTCGCATGCCAAGTACTACCAGACCAACGTTGCTGGTGAGTACGTCCAGATAACTGACTATACGGCTGGTGATTCGATAGACGCCTACCGTCAGGCTAGTGGTAAGGAAGTCTATGTCCTCAAAAGGATACCTTTCGATCCCAAGCTTCAGTTGGATGGACTGATTAACGATTCGTCTGCGGTCATTACAACTACGCAGAGTGTGGTGCTTACTGAGGACAATATCGAGAAGTACGAGAATTATTCTGGTACCTTCGTGCTCCTTGACCCCTCTGACTCAAAGACCAGGAAACTCGTTCTTGGACAGGACTATGAGTTCGCAGATGTGAATCAGGCTAAGACTGAGAGGACTTATACTCGTCAGCCAGTCTACGATCACATCCGTCTACTTGAGCCTATTGTCACAGATGCTTCCCACAGGATCGGCATAAGTTACCAGGCATTCGGTGGACAGGTCAATGCTACCGATGTTCGCAACATCCGCCAGGATCTCACGAACTTGTTGGAGTTGGTTGCTAGCAGTAACCTTCTGACCTTCAAGGGTCTTACTAACCACCCGATCATCAAGCAGATAGCTCATCGTCTTTCGAGAATGGAGAACTACCACCACCACTTTAACAGGGTGGATCATGTTATTCCTATCCGGATGATGAACATCGTCAGTGATGGAACTGGTTCAGATGAACACACTATCTCCACGATAGTGGACGAAACTGATTTCCACTGGTTCAACATCGCTCAGCTTTACGGCACTCGCTGGATGAACGGACCCAACTCTTGCAAAGACATCGGACATTTCCGTATCTCTTCTAGAGAGCAGGGTTGGACATACGAGTTCATCGTGACCGTCGATCTCTCTGCCAAGGGCACTAACCGTATGGTTATCAAGACCTTGGGTGGAACAGGAACACAGTTCCCTGGAGTCGACGACTTCGAAGCTCTTACCAAGAAGGAACTCGTTGGTCTTAGGTTAGTGTGGAATGGAGATGGTAAGTCCACTGGAGCACTGCTTCAGGTTGGTATCAACTACTCCAGGTATAACTTCAACCCGACCAATGAAGAGACTGAGCTTATCGGAGATACTCGTGACACAGATACGATCACTGTGACTAATAAGTCTGGTGATACGTCTAGCTGGGAGTTGTTCTACAACCCACAGGAGACAACGTACGAGGCTTCTGCCTATGTTGGTGTGTACGGTCGTCCGAAATACACTCAGGTGGTTAACGAGAAGGCACACGCGAACATCGCGTACTACACTCCTATTGATGACTACAACTACTACGTCACTCCGTATGAGCTCATCAGAGATGGAGTTGACTACTTCGTCTACAACGAGACCCAGAAGAAGTACGAGCAGATAACAACCCTCGAAGTTGGAACCGAAGTGTCCAGCTACGACTTCCCGATCTATGAACGCACCTTCTACAGAAGGCGTTGGATCCGCGATACTCATGCTGAAGGTGAGATGATCACCAAGCAGTCCAATGTGTACGTGGTTGACGGGATGTTGTCCTGCGATAGTGTCAAGTGCACTCTGCCTGACAAACAGACGGAGTGGGCTGAAGACCTCTCGGACTCGCTGTCTGTCACTCGTCTGCTTGAACGCGATGATGGCGGTACTGTAGTTTGGGTTGGATCTGTTCCCCTCTCGTACTTCTCTTTTGGGCCGAATGATTCTGTCGAAACGCTGACGCTGCATCTTAGTCTGTCTAAGATCTTCCAGAGGTATCTGGATCTGGATGGAGTAAGAGCTCTGGACTTCTTCTTCCATGACAGAAGACTCAACAGGTATTTCTCCACGAGGATTGCGGTGAATAGGGATGACCTTGATCCGTCAACTAGTGTGAGAGGTGAAGGTATCTTCTTCATCGAGGATCTCTGTGCACTGCAGACTCGTCTCGGTCACATGAGGAACAAGATGGATCCTGGTGAGATATTCGTTTCTGGAGTGACGTACTTCGTCAAGGACAAGAATGGTAACCTTGCTGGATACGACATCGAAACTGAGGGAATGATCGGCAAACCAGTTCCTGAATATGAACTGACTGCTGATGAAACCTTCAAGGCTGGTAAAGAGTACTACATTCAGTCGGGTTATACCTTCGCTCGCCTTGAGATAGGAGTTGACTACGATATTGGTGACAGTATTGCGGAGTACTCAACCACGGTGTACGAGACAGCACGGGAATTCTATTCTGAGGATGCTCTGCTTGTTGCTGACATCGACATAGCCCTGGGAACATCAAGTTACATCAACCAGCGTTTCGACCTGCGTCAGGTACGGATGCACATGTAAGGAGGAAACCATGAACTACTATATCGTGTTCTTCTGCAACTGGCCATCCCGTTCTAACGCTATAGTCCGTAGTGTTGAATTGACTGTCGTTGATCCTAGTACCTACGTTAAACAGACCAACAACTATGTCTACGTAGACTTGACGGCTCACTTGAAGTCAACTGAGGAGAAGCCTTTCGGTACTACCATCGATGCTGTCATGCGTGAGTTCACAAGGAAAATAGGTGGTCTGTCTATCAATGGAGTTCCGAGTACAGCTACTCAGATCTCCATGAGTACAGTCAGGATTGAAAGCTCGACTCCTTCCAGTAGGCAACTTACCGACTGGAATGATGTTGTCAAGCCTGCACTTCTGCGTGTTGCTCACACGTCTTCGTTCGGTACACTCTGATCGAAAAAGAAACAACTACCTCTCGGCCCCTTACAGGGCCGAGAGGTGATTCCCACTTTTTATTTCTTAGAAGCGGAAGAAATAGCAGCACGAAGGACTCTATCGAGACCACGAGCTGTTACGAACGCATTGCTCTTGAAGCGCATCACAAGCTGACGGATGAAACTCAGGTAAACCTTGTCCTCAGGATCAGCGTTCTTGAATAGCTTCTCCAGAGCACCGAAGGTTTTCCTGTACTCGATCTCGTCAGACAGAACATTGATGGCGTCATTCATGTCTGTCTCAAGAAGAGAGAACCTCCACCTTGCAGCACCAAGCGTTGTCAGAACAACGTCGTACTTCGGGTGTCCCTGTTCCTCTACCTTAAGACCAGGTCCGATGAACTGACCGAACTCGGCGCAGCAAGTTGCCATCTGAGGACGATTGGATTCTACCCACTTCTTAAGATCTTTGTTAGGGATCTTAAGGAAGAGGTCATTCATCGTGTTGCACGCCGCAACCATCTTGAGCCAGTAAGGCTTGTGGTAGACAGTAGCCTGGATGGATTCGAAGTCTGCGGGGTTACCGAACATAGAAGCATTTTGTTGGTATGCAGCCAGCTTAGCGCGGAGCTTAATCCGTGTGTTACGGTTGAGATCCCACCAGTCAAGGAACCATTCCTTGAAGGCTTCCCACATACGAGCGATGGCTTCTTTGATCTTCTGACCAAGACCTTCAATAGCCTCGTCTATTATCCTAAGCTGCTCCTCACGAAGAGCTTCGCAAGCACAGTTGTCCATCACAGGAGGAAGACCAGGCAGAAGACACTCCATACTCCCATCCATGTTGAGGAAGTCATAGAGCTTCTCAGTAAGGTTGCCTTCTATAATTGTCTTGCGAAGGGCAACCAGTCCTTCCCTCTGATGGTAAAGACGATCGAGCTCAAGTTCTATCTGATTAACACGAACGCTATTTGGCTGAGAGAACGGTCGTTTCTTGTTTATTCGAACCATATCTACTCCTTAGTTATTTGGTACACGATGATAGGGTGTAAGAGCCATGATAGTACGGACGATGGACGAGTTGCCCATAACGTAACCACGATAGATCGGGGAGAACGTCGTGTTACGAGCAACAAGCGCCGCCGCAGCAATCTGTCTCTTCAACTGTCCAAGACGGAAGTGTCGTTCCTTAAGACCGATAGCAGCAAGCGTTGCAAGGTATTCGTGAAGCTTGGTGTTATTGGAGAATGCCTGAGCAAATACTCCAGTACCACCCATGCTCAAGAACAGCATCGGACTAAGATCGTCGATCGAGATACTCACATCTGCAACAGTAGGGAGTTTACTAACTGCCCAACCATAATCACCAGAGCCACGGGTAATGGACAACGAGCTCACTATACCAGCAGGGATGGCGAACATACCCTTGCTGAACACTCTCACGATGAACGGAGAAGTGTAAGTGGAATCACCAACAGCTCTGGGTAGAGACATGGCAAGAAGCATCGCTATTGGAATCATGATAGACTGATAGATCGACACAGGGTCGCCACCTGTCTTGGAACGAAGTTTCATGCTAAGATTGATGGACCTACTCATACCACCAGAACCACCCCACTGTTTAGGAAGGTCGAAGTAACCATTACCAGCAGCAAGATAGGTGATAGCAGACTCAAGTCCTCCACCGCTAGTGAAGTTCTTGATGGCTTTCTTAACACCAGAGATCTGTCTACCCCACTTCATCATCTTGGCAGTTATACCTTCGCCGTTAGCTTCGCCTGAAGCAGCATCGCGTTTAGCCTGGACTTCAGAGTTTAGCTTACCAGCAAGTGAGGAGTCCTGAGTGGAGTTACTGAAGGTTTCTCCAGACTCAGTCTTGTCAACTCTCCATCCGACGAAGTTGGCACCTTCAAGTGCACCTGTCGTGAGACCAGACCAGAACTTACCAAGCATGCCGACTTTCTCATTCGGATTGTCGACATAGTTGTTGACCTTCTGTAGCTGGGAGTCCGTATCGATAGGCTGATTGGAACTTGTACCCAGACGAAGTGCACGCTTAGACATGATCCTGAAAATATCAGGGCCGTTCTTGATGATGTCAGGAACACTCTGACCACCACTACTTCCACTACCAGAAGATCCGATACCCATATTGACAGCCAGGTGACACAGAATCGTGTTCACATACCTGTAATAGAGAGGCATGGTTTCACGGAAAGCGAAGTACTCTGTAACGGGATAAGTCTTGATGTTGTTAACAACCTTGTAAGCCCAAATAGCAGGAAGCCAAGGAAGTTCGATAGCAAGTTTAAGACCACCTTTGATAAGGTCGCCCAACTTACTCCATACCGAGATCTTGCCCTCTTCATTGAGCTCAGCAAGTTCCTTCTTGGTTGCATTCTTGAGCCATGTAGTCAGGTTGCGGTATTTTGGAATACCCATCGTGAAATATACAACTTGCTGGCGAGAGTCGTACATCTCACTGTATACACGCCCCATACCGAACATCTGTCCATTGTTGGTTGAGAATAGAGTGTGAATGAGATCGTCATTCTCGTTGAATGCAGCGAGAGGATTCATCACATCATTTCCACCAACACTAGCATCTGAGACGGAAGGTGCCTTGTAAGAGTAGGCCATGCTAGCAGGGTCGTTGATGTAGGTACCATATTCACCTTTATCCTCTTTGATCAAACTAGCGCCTTTACCATCTGCTATCTTGTTGAGCTGAGCAGTAAGAGCTTTCTCGTAGTTGGCATAATCACTGCCAACAACAATGCCTAGTGGATTGTGATTCCATGACGCATTGTCCTGAACTGCTGCAGAATTGTTTGCCATGGTGAAATTCCTTAGTAAAAAATAAAAGTCTATAGGATAGAACTCCCCTGTAACTAAGGTTTAAAATAAAAAGAAAAGAAAGAATAATTTGTGTCAGTCGAACCTAGGTGGGTACAGAGACTCAACCTCTCTGGCCTCGCGGCCAGAGAGGAAGAATTTTCTTTTTATTCCCAGTGTCCGGGGATGTACACCTGTTGACCATTCTGCCAAAGATATTGACCAGGAATCCAGCGTTGCTGCTGAATGGTGGTCTGTACAGTAGCAGGAGTTTGCACTCCTGTTATCTGTACTCCGTTGACATAGACCGACTGCGGTGGAACGTAGACGCTTCCGGTCGCAACAGGCGTTGTGACGACCGGTGCTACCACTGGCGTGATAACTGTGGTATTCTGGTAGACTGGGGTAGTGTATACCGGCGCTGGAGCCGCTATGGCACTACCAACAATTCCACCAACAACTCCGCCGGCGAAAGCCGGCAGAAAATTGCGACCTCCACGACCCCAGTAGCTTCCGCTCCTGTGGTAGTTCGGGTGTACTTGCACGCCACGGAAATACCCAGCATGTCCTACCGGGTGTCTGGGACCCCAACTGCTCCTCCCGTGATGAGGACGAGCCAGAACGACGGTCGACATTAAGGCAACGACCAGAGCCATGATGATCTTCTTCATGGTTATTTCTCCATTTGAAGTGCACGTTCTTCACGTGCGAACTGGCTCGCAGATTTGTTGGCGAGACGTGCTGCCAACTCTTTTCTCTCCAAACGGGCAAGCCGATTCCGTTCGCAGATAGCAGCTTGTGCTGCCTTGTAGTCCATCTTTTCCTTCCACGCGGCGTGAGCTTTGGGTGCTACCCTAGCTATTACGTCCCATGGAAGTATCTGGTTCAGAAGATAAGCCAACTGATCGTCTGTAGTTTTGTTTGCTAAGACGTTCAGGAACCTGTCCCTGACCACGATACCGTAATGCAATTTCCCATCAATAGTTGGGAACGCAGTTACAGTCTTCTCGAAACCAGCATCGGTTGTACTGATGTCAGTCCCGAGCAGAATGAAGTGCAGCCCAGTGATAGGCTGCCTCCATACCTTGTCGGCGATGAACTGTTCACCGACTGTTTTGTCCTCAGCCATAAAATCTCCTTTCTTATTGATGGTTGATGGTTCAGACACTAAAGTAATGTATAAACGAATAAAAATGAACTACCCTCCGGCTTGCACCGGAGGGTAGTTTTGACCTTAAACTTGTTTCTTACGAAGATCGAATCCAGTCTGTGGCCCACCATTGTTGTCGTTGTACGACACATTGTTGGTATCACCACCGGCAGGCATACTGGAGATAGCAGAAGCCAGGTCTCCCATGCCATCGACCTTAAGACCATTCTGTCCGATGACAGATGCAAGTAGACCGATGAGCTTCTGGTTCTGCTCGATAAGCTGTGCAAGTTTGTCGTCGTTAGGCGATTCCTTTGGTAGAGGTGCCGGTTTAGGCTCTTCCTTCTTCGGTGAGAAGAAGTCAGTAACACTACTCTTGAGCTTGTCCAGCCATCCGCCACTGGTTTCAGGTTCGATAACCTTAGGCTGAATGTTCTTACTAAGCTCAGTAGCCATGAGGTTGGTAGTAGGTTCGCTAGCCTTGTCCTCAGCATGAACAACACCATCCGCAGTCTTGACGTCATTGGCAGGGCCGATGTCCTCACCATGGAGAAGAGAGTTGAGCTTGGAACCAACCTTGGACAGGAGGTTACCAGCAACGTTACGTACAGGCATGATAGCCTCAGTACCTGCTTCTCCAGCTTCAACAGGAACACCATCTCCAACAAGAGCTTCTTTAGCCTTGTTAAGGAAGGCACCTGTCTTCTTGAACATCGCACGTTGGATGCCGAATGGATCAACCGCAGTGGCTAGACCCTTCTTAGCAAACCTCTTAAGTTTACCAAAGAATCCGCCTTTAGCGAAACGTTCCTCGAACTCGTCGTCCTCCTCACGAGCTTTGGCTTTCTTAGCAGCACGACGTTCCTCATAATCAGGGAGTTGTTCTTCGTACATCTCCTTGACATAATCAGGGTAGTTCTCGTACTGCCCCATAGCCTTCGCCATGCCGATGATACCCATTTGCTTGTCGGTAAGACCGTCCTTGCTAACAGGTTCACCAGCGATACGAATACCCGTGCGGGATGTCGATTCGGTAACGCTACCGTCCTCGTCCTCAGAGGTTGTGCTAGATACCTCATCGTAAGTGCCATCGTCAATAGAAGTGGTCTTACCTTTCTTCTTGGGCGACTTACCGTACGTAGAAGCATCTTGACCGGTCTCCATCTCCCAGGCTTCTCTGGCTGCCTCTTCGGAGTCAGGATCGCCAGGCTGTTCAACTTGTGCCAACCATGGTTTCCGCTGTATAGCCAGTTTGCCATAGTGCTCTTCAGCAAGAGGATTACTGTACCCAGGTTCTGGTGGTTTCTCTTCAACTACAGGAGCGTTTCCGGTCACAGGGTTGACGGACTTAGCTGCATCAGCGAGTTCCTGGTTCTTCTGTTCCAGTTCTTCTGCTTCCGCATCTTCTGCCTCTTCCTCGGCTTCCTCTTGCTTACGCTTGAGGTCCGAGACGACAGCATCCTCACCCGCTATGTCCTTCAGCTTCTTCTGCCAACCCTCAAGTTTCTCATCCGACCATTCAGCAGACGCGGAATCCACTTCACGACGGAGTTCCTTAAGAGAATCGACAGTACGACCGTTGAACCACCTCTTGTCAGCCTTGACAGTAGATTCGTCGATGTCTTTAATCAACTGTCTACCGCGACGTTCGAGATCCTGATCCTCAGCATCGAAGTTGTAGCTGCTCTTAGCCTTGTCCCCGGCGATCTCCTTAAGCTTCTCCTTGAACTGCTTAAGGTTTTCGTCATCCCACTCTGGCTTCTTAGCTTCAACCGCTTGTTTGAGAGATTCAAGTAGGGACTTCTCGCTATTCCACCAATGGAACTCCTCCTTAGTCTTGTCAATATCTTCGACAAGAGATTTGCCCTTGGCCAGAACATTCTCGTCCATACCAGCTTCAAGATCTTCGTTGTCCTTGTCAGGAGCATCGTCGATACCGAAGAACTTAACCATCTTGCGATACTTCTCGCGCCATTCGTCGAGTTTCTCCTTGGACCATTCTCCGCGACCCCAGTCGATGCGAGTCTTGAGCGCCTTAAGAGCACCCTTCTTAACCAGCATCTGACCGAGTCCACCGGAACCACTGAAGAATCCGACTTTACTGGAAGCATCGTCGATGTCCTTCATTAGGGCTTCACCGCGCTTAGCGATTTCATCCTGGTCTTCCTCACCTTCTTCGTCCATAACTTCATGTGTGTCATCCTTCATGCGTTTAGCACGCTTGAGGATATCACGCCATTTGTCCTGGATGCCCATAGTGAGTTTCTCGAGAGCCTTCTTGCTAATAGAACCGATGCCAGGAGTATTGAACGAAGGGTGATTCTGTATCTTGGAGATGTGAGCAACGAGGTCATCGAGCTCCGCAACCTCAGGACTATTCACATTCATTCCGACTGCGGACTTCATGATGCGGTCCTTGAGATTGTCGAAGTATTCGATCATCTCACCCCTGGTCATCTTGCCAAGCTTCGCGGCTTCTTCCTCAGAGTTACCTAACCCAAACTCAGCAGGATCTATCTCTTCAGAGTCACTGGTTCCTTCACCATTCTCTTCCTTCTCTTTCTGTTCGAGTTCAGATAGAACAGCATCATCCCCAGCGATATCTTTAAGACGTTTTCTGTACTCTTCAAGCTTGTCGTCAGTCCATTCGGTTTCCTCACCTTCAACCCTAGACTTGAGTCGAGATAGATTCCACTTAATCTTAGGACTTCCGATCCACGAAAATTTGTTAGCAGTATCCTTAATGTCCTGAAGGACCTTCTTACCGTTTCTGTCGACACGCTCCTTATCCGCCCATTCGTCGTCATCTTTAGGGACTTCTGTAAGGACAGCGTCGTCACCAGCAATTTCCTTCAGCCTATCACGGAACTTATCAAGTACTCCATCTTTAGCCCACTTCATCTCTTCGCCTTCAACCTGAGATCTCAGACGAGAAAGATTCCATTTGATCTTCGGACTAGTGAACCAAGAGAATTTGTCAGATGTCTTGTCTATGTCCTTCAGAAGCATTTTACCTTCTTTATCGGCACGCTCGGCATCTTTCCATCCCTCATCACTTTCCATGCTAGCCTTGAGCTCTTCAGCATCCTGACCAGTCAGCTCAGCGAACTGCTTCGCAACGTTATCGAAGAGTTCGTCGCTCCAAGTAGCTCTCTGAGCGGACAGCATGTCATAGAGACCTGTGAGTTGTTTCTTAAGCAGAGGGCTAGAGAACCAAGAGAGTTTGTTGCGGTACTCATCGATCTTGTCGAGGAGCTTTCTACCGCCCTTCTCTATCTCGGGATCACCGAACTTCTCTTCCTTCCACTCAGGCGCAGAGATAACAGCATCTTCTCCAGCGATCTCTTTGATTTTGTCACGCCACTCATCGAACTGTTCATCGTTCCACATCGAGAGGTCACCCTTGATCTCACTTCTCAGTGCAGCTAGGCGACTCTTGATAATGGGACTACCGATCCAGCTGAAGTTCTCGGATGTTTTGTCAACATCTTTGAGTAGCTGTTTGCCCTTCTCCATCGTTTCGTCGTCAACACCCTCGGCTTCTTCACCGAAGACATCCTCACCAGTGATGGAGCTATATCGATCACGGAGTTCTTCGAAGTACTCGTCAGACCATTCGCCAGAGTTCTTCAAGTCGCTACGAAGAGATTTGAGCCGCATCTTCTTGATCGAGAACCAGCTATTGTCGCTCTCGATAGCTTTGCTGATCTTAGCGTCGAGTTCCTCAGCCTGTTTCTTATACTGCTCGTAACCATCAGAAGTGAGGTTGTGTTTCATCGCCAGTTCCTGAGGTTTGAGCTTCAGGATATCCTTAGCGAGGTCCATAGCCTCATTATACTTCTGCCTACGAACAAGCACATCGAACTGAGTAATACCCGCGTCTACGAGACCAGTTTCATCTTCAGATGCTTTCTCTTCGAGTTCCTCTTTGATCTTCTGGCAGTCTTCGTAGTCCTTCTTACCAGTGATGAAGTTCCAGAAAGACTTAGCGCCTTTGACAACACTGCCTACGACACCACCAAGTTTGATACCAGCAAGCTTCTTAGCCTTCTTCCAGTTCTGGTTTTCAACAGCCTGGTTGAATGCATCGAGCAACTTGGATGCCTTTGGATCGCCATCCTCAACACGCTGCTCCAATTCCTTCTGGAACTTGTCGATTTCCTCAGGCGACATTGCATCATCATCGGAACCGAACAGGAAGTTTCCTACAGACTTAAGCGCACGTTTAGCGATGTTCTCATACGGCATCTTAGCCAACTTACGAGCCTTTTCCCACTTCTCATCTGCGACGTAGTCTTCGAACATGTCGGAGCGTTTCTGAGCGCCCTTCTTGTTCTCGGCTATGTCGATCTGGAATTGCTTTCTAGCTTTAGCGAGTTCAGCTTCGTCCATCGGTTTGCCGTCTCCACCAAGGATCGTTCTCCACTGGTTGAGCCAAGCGTTGCCTAGAGCTTTAGCACCTTTCTTGAGGATACCTTCGTCAGGAGTCTTGGAGATAGCACGAGCCTTCTTCCAGCGTTCTTCCTCAACTGCGTTATTGAACGCCTCGAGTTTCTTCTCTGCAGACTTGGAGCCCATGTTGATCTTACGCTGCATCGACTCACGGAACTTAGTGATCTCGGCTTCCTTCATGGGCTCTTCACCACTGCCACCGAAGAAGAATCTCCAGGTAGCTTTAGCAGCTTTTGTGACTTTAGACTCATCAGGCAGTTTGGCTATCTGACGAGCTTTCTCCCACTTCTGCTGGGCTATAGCCTCATTGAACTTGTCGAGCTTTCTCTCAGCCATCTTGTCACCATGGTCAGCACGAGCCTGCATCTTCTTCTGATACTTCTCGATCTCAGCATCGGTGAGAGGTTTGTCCTGATCAGACTCGAACAACATGGAAAGACCGAGTGTACCAATACGTCTTGTCCACTTGAGGGTAGACTTGACAGCACCGCCAAACTTAGCAAGGTTAGACTGAACCTCCTTGCCACAGAGTTTCCTGGCTTTCTTCCAGTTCTGCTCTGTTACAGCTTCGTCGAATTTCTCGAGGATCTTCTCAGCAGCTTTGTTTCCACCATCGGCCATCTTCTGGAGTCGGGCCCGTTCGGTCTCGACTTCCTTATCGGACATTGGTTTGTTCTCGTCCTTCTTCTCGAAGAGCGTCCCAAGCAGGAATCCAGGTATACCACCAATGGCTGTCATTGCGAGTTTACCCCACTTGACATTGCCCTTGCTGTCCTGGAAGAGTTTACCGAAGAGACCGCGCTTCTCTAGGCCGGCTATCTTGCGAGCGTTCTTCCAGTCGCCCTCGGACACATAGTCCTCGAACTTACTAAGAAGTTTCTCTGCATTCTTGCCCTGAGCACCACCCTTTTCGATGAGGCTGTTGAATTTAGCACGAGTCTTCTCGATCTCTTCCTTCTTCATCTCCTCATCCTTCTTACCGAAGAGAAGATTACCAAGACCTTTGGTTACCATCCCGATAGGAGAGTTTTTCCACAGAGACTTGATCAGTCCATCAGCTTCCTGTCCAGAGAGTTCACGAGCACGTCTCCAGTTACCAGCTTCAACAGCTTTCTCGTACTCCTGAAGAATACGATCATAACCAGGCATGCCTTTGTCAATCTTCCTCTGGAGTTTGTTGCGACCAGTTTCGATTTCCTTATCGGTAAGAGGATTATCATTACCACGAATACCCTTGATGAGTCCGTGAATACCCAGGACCTTGGAAGTAAACTTCATCGCTTTAGCGCCGATCTTGGAGTTCAAACCAAGTGCGGAGTACATGCGATCTTCACCAGTCAGCTGGTTCTCTTTGGAGATACCATTAGAAGCACCAAGGTTCTCAAGAGTGTTCTTCTTAGAGAATCCCTTAACACCACGGTAGATACCGTAACCAGCAAGGGCTGCAAGAGCAGCAGGACCAAGAACAGCACCGAGTGAACCGAGGGCCGCGGTGCCACCAGCAGCTGCTGCACCAGTGGCAGCAGTTCCTGCCGCAGCTGTACCCGCAGCGGCCGTAGTTCCGGCAGCCGCACTACCAGCTCCGAAGAGACTACCAAGCCCACCAAGTTTAGCGGCAATTCCGGCCACACCAGGTATCTTCGTAACTAGACCACCGGCTTTAGCTGCCAGCCCACCTAGTTTACCAACACCCGGAATCTTGCCAAGAAGTCCACCAACCTTACCGAGGCCAGGTATTTTGCCAAGCAAACCACCGAGACCTTTGAAAGCTCCGCCAAGCATTCCAGGAAGTTTACCAAGGATGCCTCCGAAACCTTTAACCATAGTTCCAAGGTGACCACCAAGTCCCTTAAGCATGATACCGAGCTTACCACCAAGAGTCTTGGTAAATCCACCCAGCTTGCTTCCGAAACCTTTGATCATTCCCTTGGACCAGGTCTTGGCTCCTTCGAACCAACCCTTCATCATCTTTCCGTACTTAGTGTTACCGAGTTTATCGGTCATCCACTTCTTGGCTTTGCCCCAGAGACCACTGTCTCCGTTACCACCATCTTTACCTTCACCTTCTTCATTCTTCTTACGCCAATCTACATCGACGTGTTCAGCGAAGGTAGGACCTTTCTTCTCCTTGTCAGCATTCTGCATCTGGTCGGCGTAAGTACCATCGACGTCACCATCTCCGTCAGCATCACCAGCTGCTTTCTTCTTATCCGAAGCTATAAGTTCGACGTCATCACGGATCTTCTTAACAGCATCGAGCAGTTCCTTGTTAACATCGGTTCCACTGCCTGTATCAATACCGAAGACACGACCAAGGACTTTACCAACGCCTTTAGCTGCTCCCATTCCAAGACCGAAGAGTCCCTTGAAGACAGTGGCGTACAATCCACCAGCTCCCTTAAGACCCTTACCAAGGAAAGGAGTAAGTTTCTCTATGGCATTCGCAGTGGCTCCTACGAGTCCTCTAGTTCCTGCATTCATCGAGAGCTTCTTGCCATTAGCATCAACAAGTCCAGCCTTGATGTCCTCTTCAGAGATGAGCATCTTGGAAATACCAGCAGCATCTTTCTCAACCGGATCGTAAACAGGTTCGTGGATGTCAGAAGAGTATTTAACCCTTGTTCCATCTTTGAATACGACACCAGGATCACGTTCCTGTTTGAGACGGGTCAGGATGGGTTTGTCCATGTGACCCTTAACATAAATGTCGCAGTAAGGCTCTGCAGACTTACCGAATACAACGTTACTAGCAGTCTTGAACATACTGCCCGCAAGCTTGAAAGCCCCAGCCACAGCAGCTCCAGTTACTCCAAAATAACTCTTAAGCAGTCCAGCAGCACCACCGAGAAGTTTACCGATAGGAGATCCGTCGGGCATAGACAGACCATGCTCAAGGTCTTCAGCAGTGATGAGATAGTTTCCAGTCCTAGGATCTTTGACCGGACGATTGATGTCCTTGGAAGCCTTGACACGCTCACCGTTGTCAGCGAACACTACACCAGGGTCTTCCTTCTGCATGCGAGCAGAGACAAGAGGAGCACCACCTTCTTCACCTTTGCGGTAGATGTCAACGAAAGTAGGTTTCTCAACCATCCACTTAGCTGCCTTGGCAGCCTTGTTGACTACATTGCCAGCGAATCCGAACGCTCCCTTGAGAGCACTGCCTGCACCCTTGAGTGCACCACCATAAACAAGACCAGCGTAGTGACCAAGGCCCTTAGCAACTTTACCAGCAGCACCAGCAGCGGATTTGATACCACCGCCGATCATCTGGAGCATACCTCTCTTCTTGATGTAGCCACCCTGTTCAAGGGCAGAGATAAGAGCATCGTGGTTGAAGCCGTTACCGTCTCCACCACCTCCACCAGCCGTACCGATCTTCTCGGTAATAGCTGCAAGGAGCTGCTCCTGCGAACCTTTCCAAGTAGCCATCGTGTCGAAGAGAATACCCATCTCTTCAGAGTTCTGTTTCTTCCACTCATCGATCTGCTCAGTGCGGAACTCAGACTGGAACTTGAACTCCTCAAGGATCTGTTTGAGAGTCTCTGCTTTCTCGTCAGACATACCAGCAAGAGGATCATCAACACTAGCAGTCGTGTCAGCCTTCTCCCTAGCATCAAGCAGGGTCTGGTTGACAGTCATGATAGCGTCGATAACACTCGTTGGTTTGGACGAATCCTTACTAGCAAATACAGTGTTGATAACGGCATTGATACCAGCAGTCTGTGTCTCGAGATTGTGCAGGGTTTCTCTGCAGCTGTCCATGAACACCTTGAATACCGTAAGATCCTCATCTGAGAAAGTTACGTTAGAAGGACCAGCTGGAGGAGTGAAAAGAGGTTCTCCACCCCCACCTACAGCAGCATCAACTACTTTCTTCTTAACAGACCCAACAGTCTTCTTGACACTTTCAGGAGTGTGCTTGTCAACGGTTTCCTTGACCTGAGACAACACTTCAGCCGTCTTGGTCTGAACAGCTTGGGTTATGTCAGCAGCTGCTTTCTTGATACCCTCCTTGTCGGTAGGTATCTTCTCAACGGTCTTGGTGATAGTGTCCTTGACTGTGGAAAGAAGTTCAGCAGCTTCTTCCTTAGAAGTAGGAATGACGTCGCCGACCTTCTTAACAACATTCTTGACACTTTCTGGTGCGTGTTCGTCGTAGGCTTTGCCAACAGCTGCAGCAGCTGCTTTAGCAGCACCGGTTGCCTTATCGATACCCTTGTCTATCTTAGCACGAGTTTCCTCGGAGACATGGGATTCGTAGAACTCCTTGGCTGTTTGCTTGGTTTTCTCAGCCTTATCGACTACAGCATCCTTGATCTCCTCGAACTTCTCCTTGGAAGAAGCACGAAGCTTGTCCATAGCAGCCTTAGGATCTTCACGGATCTCTTTGGCAAGATCCATCACCTTCTGTCCGCCTTCTTTACCAGCGTTCAGCAGGTCGATACCTTTAGCTTCCAGGTCGGCAAGAATACCAGCACGATAGATTGGGTCAGTTACGATCTTGCTTGCGAACTCACTGAAGTTACTGGCTATGTCTGACAGGAAGGTTTTCGACTGATCGAATTTACCTTTAGCCCTAGCCATGATGTCACGCCCGAAAACAGAAGCAGCATCGCGCTGTTTGCCCATCCAGGCGGTCACTCGATTATAACCAGTCTTCTCCTTAAGTTCTGCAATCTGCGCGTCAGCTTCCTTAGCAGTCTTGAGCTCCTCAAGGCGTTCACTTTCAGCATTAGACGTATCGACCTGTGAGTAGTCGATGTTCGCCTGAGTGTCAGTAAGGTTACTGAGGTTGAAGCTGTTGTTGTCGCTGATGATACCAGCTCCAGCAGCAAGCATTTCCTTAGCCTTAGCAGCTGCATCCTTATCAGGACCTTTAGCTTGCTTCTCTAAAGACTCCTTAGTCTTCAGAGAGTACTTGTCACTAAGGTAGCTACGGTAACCATAGAGTTCGAACAGACGGGGCATTTCGGTTTTGAACGAGTCCATCTTGCGGTAGCCATTGATAGCTTCCTCAAGATCCTGGACAAGGTTCTTATCCACATCACCGTCTTCTGCCAAGCAGCCCTGATAGATAGCACGAAGCACTTCATCAGGGTCGTTCTCGAAACCCTTAGTAATGTCCTGGATGTACTGACTGACGTAGGACTTGTCTGTACGAGTAAGGTGTTCACCGATAGCAGCCAGGTTAAGGAACTGAGCCTTGAGAGCATGGTTGATCAGGAACTTGTTGACATCCTTCTCGTACTTCTTGTAGAATGCAGTAGGATCTTCCGTAGTCTTGTTGTTGGTTACACCAGCCTTAAGCGTAGCAAGTGCATCCTGGAAAATACCACGACGTGTTGCCTCAGCACCATACAGCTTGTCATAGTAGCCTTCCTTGAGTTCATCTACGGAAGTGAACTTACGGGAATAAACGTTGTAGACCTGTTGCTCCGTATTCTCATCACCAGTACGGAGAATATCGACAGAGTGAAGGATCTTACTGAGGTAACCAGGGATGATTTCGACGATGCTCTGTCGGGTCATCGTATCGAATGTAGCTGGTTTCTCGCCACGGTCAACTAGATCGTTAGAGCCACTTGTCTGGGGAGTAAGTCCAGGCAGGAAGTCAGCGAAGAAGTTGAGAACACGACTATCAGAAGCTTCCCAGTTACGCTTGAGGTTAGCACCCTTAAGTGCAAGAGCGTTAGCGAATCCACCAACACCCTTGTTAGCACTCTTGAGAAGAGGGGCGTATTTCTGCGCCATCTTCTTAAAGATAGGCGAACCACCAAGTTTACCAAGGAGCCAACCGCCACCTTGAGCAGCGAGGTTCTTCGGGTTGAAACCGCCTCCGCCCATCTCCTGTGCCATCTCCATCATGTCGACGCCCTGGCCTGCCATATCAACAGCATCGCCTATGGACGAGACAGTATCGAGAACACGCTTCTTGATGTTACCGAACAGCTTCTTACGGAAGCCGCTCATGAAGTTGGTCATCAACTCGCCGTACTTCTGAGTCATCGCCTTGCGGTGATAGTCGCCTATCTCCACCTTGGCCATGTCAGGAAGCATCGTGTTCTTCTGGATAGCCTGAAGGTATCCATTGAACGACTTCATCGATTCAGCCAAGAGGTTGTAAGTATCCCTTGCGATGAAGATGTGCTTGTACTTGAGTTCGAGACTCTTCTTCAGGTAAGCAGTATGGATCGTCTTGTGGAAGATCTCAGTTGCACGAGCAGACTGGTACAAGTGCCCCGAAGCAGCAAGTGCTGCCTCGTGACGTTCTGCTTCCACAGCCTGATCAGCCAAGTGTCTCTGTTCTGCTGCCAGATCAGAAGCCTGCTGAGCTTCCATCTGAGCACCGAAAATCTCATTCAGGGAGTTGGAGATGTACTCAGCTTCCTGCTGCTCTTTGGTCTGCTGGAGTCCGGCTTCCATAGCTCGGGACTCAGCACGTTCATCAAGCTTCTTGGTGATCTTCTCGTACATCCCCTTAGGGATGAAGGCCTGAGCCTTAGGAAGGATCTTCCTTGCACTGTTCTCAAGGGTGGTCATCATTGGGGCAAGCTTCTTACCCACCTCATCCTTGAGATCCTTAAACTCGTTGAAGCTCTCTGTTATTTCGCCAACTACAGGCTCAACGTTCGGCATGGCTTTGAATAGCTCGGATTTGAAACCCGACTGCAAGCCCTGACCAACGCCTTTAACGCCAGAGATAAGCATGTCCTTGGTGGGGGACATAGGTTTGCGTCCACCACCAGGCTCGGATAAACCACCAAAAGGATCATCTAGCGAAATGTCATCGAACCCACCCATCGACCCGAACTCATCATCGAACGATTCGTCCTTCTTACGATCCTGATCGATTTTACTAGCCATTTGCTAAATCCTCCATATTGAGAAGTGATTTATCCACAAACGAAAACTTCTTGCACATAATACTCAAGACGTCCTGCAGGTTGATCAAACCAACTTCAGTATCTTCCTTACCAATGTCAGACACTTTGAGTCCGACTATGGAACAGTTGGCCAATTCATGCATTTCCATCATGAGTTTCTGCGATGAGGTTCCAAGCTCAAGGAACCCCTTTACATCGTACACACAGATCATGTCCTGTAGTTTGAGAAGACTCTCTGGAACTTCCGCCCAGTTCCTGTAGTTAGTCAACTCTACCCGAACACCAGGGTCAGCAGCATGGATAGCACTGACAACTGTATTGATAATGTAAGGATGTAGATCCGGATACCTGTTGTTCAGGGTTATCTTCAAAGACCTGTGAGTTTCCTTGGATTCGTTTTCGGTGTTCACGAATTTGATGATGTCCTGCAACTCCCTTAGGAACTTAGTAGGAAGAGCTGCAGCTGCAAGGAAAGTCTTGTATTCCTTGACAGGACTGTTGATGAAATTATCCAAGTCAGACTCTTTCACACCGAGTTTAGGGAAGAACTTGCATACCTCAAGTGTAGGCGCATCAAGGTATTCCATCAAGTGTTCACGGATGTAGTTGTAATCCTCTGGACCTTTGATGAAAGACATGAGTGCCGACAGCCTGAAATCGAAGAGTAAATCCAGGTCGATGTACATGAACTCACGCTGGGTCATCAGGGGCTTCATAGCCTCCATCGCGACCGACGAAATATCGTTCTGGATGACCTCATCAGAAACTGCAGAATTGTTCATGTTTTCAAGCCTTTTTATTTAAAAAGATAACTATACAATGGCGCTCCCAGAGCAGGCGATATGCCTGCTCCAGGATGGGTATTTATTCCGCATCTTCAGCAAGTGGGAAACATTCTGGAAGCGTATCTTCGACCGCTCTTGGAGCGTCTCGTTTACCCTCTAACTGCTCACAAAAATCCTTTACGACAGACTGCAAAGCACGGCGTGTTTTGATGGTGTACTTTCGCATCTCAGCAAGCTCTTGAGAGACACTCGTATTAGTCAAAACATGCTTCATGGATTCGTACTGCCGCATGAGGATCGCACGACGGAAACGATAGTGTATAAGACGATCGTAGTACGCCTTGAGGATTGGGTTCATTCTCGTGGTGTACAGGTCATCTATGTACTTGTCAAGTTTACCGCCTCTTTGAACAGCACAAGCAACAACCAATGTGTAAGCATACTCCCACATAGGGAGAGATGACAACCACTTCCTTGGGTGATCTTTGATCATGTCCCAGGTTTCGTGGTTGTAGTTCTCATTGGTGTTTTCAGGGAACGAAACGTGGAACAATGGTGGTCTATCACACTCCCAAAGATGTTCTTCTGCCATGTCTAAACTCCTTTATGCAAACGTTTGAGTCTACATACAATTTTGGGACAGGAGCCAGAGCAGTCAGTGAGTTTGGCTGCATTGACGACATAGATGTCGGTGTTGGAACCTTCGAGAGGGCAGTTAGACTTAGAGATGTTCTTCTCAACCGCCAAGAACCGATCCCACAGCTCGCAGAAGCGGGTGATCCTGGTGACAGGTTTTCCTCTGGTGAGAACCCATCGATTGACGAACATCTCAATAGCTTTCGTCCCCATGTTTCGTTCGAAGCGCTTAAGGTCCTTAGCACTTGCGTAGGCGATGAACAGGTCGTTGGAATTCGGGATCGCACCTCTAGTTGTGTAGATCCTCTTCTTACCCTTCTTCCTATTATCGAGGGCGACGAACGGAAGTTTTCTTGGAGGATCGGACGCTAGCTCGATCTCGAACAACGGCAACCATTTGTGAATAGAAGACTTGTGTCGTAAGACCTCAGCAAGCCGGAGAGAAGTTTCACGGCGTATCGAATTTTCTTTCTCTCTTAATAGCGTCGATGTCATTGTTCATGTCCTCTTTAGTTGGTTTGTGAAACACGTCGCCTATTTTGGATAAGAAAGTTTTCTTCTTGGGAGGGGAGACGATACTCCACACATCCAGAAGAGAGTCGACTACATCATCCGGGTCTTTCGAGATCTTACCACCGATGTACTTATCACCAAGGTCAGAGAGGGTATTGATGGCCAGTGCACTCTTGAACCCATCACGGACAAGAGTCTCAGACATCTCGTGTGCATCCTGATCGATCTTGTAGATCTTCATGGAGTTGGCGAGATTGATCATGATCTGATTGACCTTCTCTGAGTGTCGTTTGTTCTTGACGACTTTGGTGAGAACATCATGCAGTTCCTTCTTGATCGTTTCGGCTTTAGCTTCATCGACCTTGAGGAGCTGGGAGGTAGAAGCCGAGTGACCTAAGATGTAGGTATACACTCTGATAAGCATGTCTCTAACACCACTGACAAACCCAACATCTGTGTATGACCTAACAGGCAGGAAACACATAGGTGCGGGAATGAGAGAAGGATAGAGAATGGGTTCTGTCATCTGAGTGAAGATAGCCCTCGTGCAAGCACAGGTTCTTGCATCTTTAAATTCTCCAGTGGCTTCCAGGAAGGAACGACATACGTGGGAGATGTAGTGCATGATCATGTAAGGATCATTGATGTCCTTAACATACATCATCCGTCTGAAGTAATCGATCAGGATATGCCAAGAGTTTTCACTGGGCTGCTCAGCCTTGTCCAGATCCACGTCTTTGCGGATTCCGTGATCGAATACACCTTCATTTCCATTCAAGAAAGCCCTCCACCTCTGGTTAGCTTCTTCGTAAAGAGCATAGATGTTGTACGACCGGATCTGGTTCCGATCAAGGAACTCAGAAAACACAATCGGACTGAAGTGACTGTGCGTGTGCGGCATGGTGATGTCAGACAGCATCATTTGACTGAAGAACATATCGGTCTTTTCTTGTGAGACTCCCTGAAAACATGCCATAACTAATACACCTCTTTATTTGTAGGGTTTGTGAAATTTCCTGTGTTTACGTCCGCCTCTGTGTTTACGACGTTTGTGAGGCTTCGTAGGATCGAAGTGTCCGTCGAAACTAGCGCCGACGAACTTAGGACCTGGATAGCTCTTCTCCACTTTGGACTTCTGGTTCTTGTAGAAAGACATCGTCCTACGCCAAGCGTACAAAGGAGAAGTCACGATACCTTTTAGGAAGTAGTATAGGTATACTACCGGAGCGAACAGTTTCATGTAGGATTAACTCCTTTCGGTTAACTTGATCATTATATTAAGGCAACTAGACATAAAAAGAAAACAACACCCGACTGGCTCTCACGAGCCAGCGGGTGCATTATTGACCACAATGCCTTCTGTATCATCCATACCTCTGAACTCTCTGTACACCCTAGACAGACGCTTGAGAATGCTGAACCTTTCCTCAGCATGCGCAACTTGACGAGATATACAATCATCGCATTTATCGATGTAGTGCATCTCGATACCATCGGCACGACGAAGACGTCCAAACACTTGTTCTATCAAAGGCGCTGAAGCGACGGACACTGTATTGTACAGGGTTATAAGCCCGCGTAAGTCCAAGCCCGTTCCACTCTTACCTGGATTGGAGACGATGATGTCACTCTTCTTCAGGATATCGTTTTCACTACCACCAATGTACTCGTTGATAGAAAGATCTGGATAAAGCTTTCTCAACTGTTTGACCACTTTGTTGATGAACTCGATGGTTGAACAGATAATCAGCATCTTGTGTCCAGCACCTTCTTTACGACGGTTGATGAAGTGTGCGTTGATGATAGGTACGAAAATGGTTTGGATGTGATAGTTGCACTTCTGTTCGCTGATAAGTAATTCCTTCTCGTACAGTGCGTGCATGTAACCTTTCTTACGACAGCATCTTTCTTCTCTAACCTCACCGTAATAGTGGTAGACGAAGGTAGATACGTATCGATCGTAGGCATCCATGCCGTACTGAATAGATTCGGGGAACACTCTCTTGAATATCTGTCTAGCAACCCTCTCATTCTGAGTAAAGGTAGCCGAACAGTACAAGTCATAAGGAACATTGAGTGCAAGGTCCATCATGGTGTTGGCATGGAACTTCAGATGACACTCATCAACGATCTTAACACCGATTCCATAAGTCTGGAAGAACTTAGAGAATGTCCAAGGTAGCAAATCGTAGTCATTGTCACCATTGCAGAAGATCTGCATCGTGCGATGAGAAGCAACGAACATCGCTGGTTTGTACTCTGGATGTTGAGCTAGTTTAGCCAACGAGTCGAACCCTTCGATCTTGTAGATCTCATCCGACGTTATGTCTGTCTGTTCCCTGATGCTGTCCATCCACTGATCGGTAAGACCTCCCACGATGACTATTCCCGCATAACCTAAGTTGACCCAGGACTTGGTGGCACAGTAGGTCTTACCCTTGCCTGTCTGCATAGCAAGACCCTTCATCCCAGGGACTCTTTCGGAACATTTCTCGATCAACCGGACTTGGTGCGGACGATCAGTGAACTTGGAGTTCATCTTGACATCGATCTTCCTGAGTTCGTAGTCAGGCAACCTCAAATTCTCAATGACACATCCGAAATCCTCTAGGAGCTTCTGTACGTCATTAGCATAGCAAATAGGAATAATAAGTCTCTGAAGGTCTGTGTTGTACTTTCCATAGAACCTCTTGTATTCCCAATGTGCATACTCGAACACCAGACGTTTAAGCTCCTTGTTCCATCTCTTACCAGTGGGGATGTACTCCTTTTCATACAGAGTACTTCTACACCAGTCTCCAACTGCTGTACTGAACGTGGTCTTGCCTATGAGCTGTATCTCAGCGTGGGTATACCCACGGTAGAACGGGATCTTGGGCCTCAACTCGACCATGGGCATACCTCCTTTCTAAGTATTGAAGATCTCAGATTTCACTCTGTTCGCTTCACTGCGTTCGTCTTCACCAATAACCCAACTGCCTCGTAATTCTCCCTTTTTGAAATGTGGACAGAATTGCATTGCATAGATTAGATGACAAGGACATTCAGTGCGTCCGCTATTTTGGCAATGACACCAGTGGTGTTTACCATAGTCGGAATATTCCCAATGTGCACACACGTAAACACGTGTTTTATCTTCCATCGAAGGATTAGGTATTAGACCAGCCATGAGCCTGCATTTCTCTGCATCTACCTTCTCAGGAGCTTGCATCTTCTTGAACTCTTCCTCACTGTTGCCAGTAAGAGTTTGATAAAATGGGAAGTGATTGTGTGCACAGTACATGGCAGCTTCGTATACACAAAGATGCTTGTCGCTGTACGCACGAGTCGTGTAATCTATAGGTGAGGTGATGTGAAGCTTGTAAGTAGGTTTTCCATTCTCTATTCCGTTCTTGAAATACTTTCGACTTGTTCCGGGGTAGTTCTCAAGAAAATAATTGACCACAGTATCTTCAGTCTGAATAAGACCCATCGGATCATGTTCGAAGGCCTTATGAAGTTGTTCACAGATACGTTCAAAAGTCATGTTGAAGTGTCTCCTTTGTGTTAATGATACCACCCTGGGGTTACCAGGGTGGATCTGTAGTTCTCTTTGAGATACATCATTAGATAACCCTCGAGAAACCGAACAAGACATCATAATACCCATAGCCTGACCCAATACAATCCAAAGTTGGCAATGGATCCCTCATGAAGTCTTTGATGCCCTGGAATGCCAACTTGGTTGACAGAGCAGCATCGGAGATCACGTCAGACAGTCCATTGAACTTGACTGGAGTCTTGAGATCGGTCAAGATAGGAACGCCAACCTCTCCTTCATTGGGAGCCAAGAAGCAACGCAGCAGAACTTCGATAGCGAAGATGCTTACGTCGGACTTGGTGTAAACCAATTCAGAGAAGTCACGCAGACATGCGGCGATGTTGGTGTAGGTACGGATGCCACCTTTGTCGGCCCCCATCAGGAACTTCTCAACTCGATTCACATAGCTCACCATATCGTCATTGGTAGACGTATAGAGGAACATCGGAAGATCGAAGTCGAAGTCGTCCATCGGGATGTCGATATAGTCGGCATCTGCAGCTATTTCCTTGTAGTGTTTCCTGAGGTATTCCATCGCATACATCGAGAAATACGGGAAGGTTGTCCCGTCGTTCATCTCGAGTAGTTCAATGACCTCGTTCTTGGGACTGACTATAGCGATCCTTGAGATGCGGGAGAAGTTGCTACCAGAAGGAAGAACTGCTCGTGTAAGATCGTTCAGCGGACCTAGCAGGTTGCTGTTCTCGATCCTGATCTTACATTTCTTAATACCCTTGGCTGCACCCTCCTGCCACATGATCGCGTCACCCGATCTCAGGAAGAACTTCATCGTACGATCAGGTAGGTTGAACTCTTTGGAAGAAGTCTTGATCAGATGCTTCGCTGACAGGATCTTCTGAGTAACAGAAGACACCACCAAAGTTGCATAGTTGACACCTGGATGGATATCGGTTGGAAGATAGGCGCTGAGTTTCTGGTGCATGTAACCGGCACAGTGTTCACAGAACCCATCCTTGTGACGACACCCGAATACAGTCCACATTTGAACTGGACGTTCTACGAACAAGTCGATGTTGTCCTTGGTGATCTCAATGCTGTCATCCTCTGGATACTGCGGCCATTTCCTCTGAGCAAGTAGGTGTTTCGTGGTTTCGTCCACTCTCACGAACTTGCCGAGATAGTTGTACTTGTGTCCGTTCGGGATGATCACTTCCAGAGTGACATCGGAACCACAGCTTCCTTTGTGCAGCACATGCATCTCTGTAGATGCGAGCTTGACTCGACGAGCGAAGTACTGTGCATCCTGAATAACTGCAGAGTTGAAATACTCGGCCTTTTTGGCAGACAATGCCTCGATAGCGAAGTCTTCAGCACTCTTCAGTCCAGACATAGCAGACTCACTGATCGCATGTTTCATCATCTTATCGTCGATGTCGGAACGAGTGCCGTAGGCGTATAGCATCTGGGGCACCTGGTTTCGATTGAACAGCTTGGTACGCATGAACTTCTTGAGTTGATTATTCTCAAGTTGATCTCCAGCGATAAGAGCCATCATCTCTTTGGAGTCTCTCGCGAACTGTTGCTCGGCAACTTTGGAACCATGAGATGTGTCGATCTTCCTTGCAAGTACTTCCTTGAGAGGAGACTGTGCACATAGTCCGGCAACACTCAGTATATCCAGTGACACCTGATACTGTCTTGTGTAGAAGTCGGCGAACGAAGAGAATCGATTGATAGCCAACCACACCTGAGCAACTGCTTCCATGTGATCGGGTATTCGATGGAATAGGATCAACTCATTGTAGATGGCGTTGGTGCAACGAGTCACAGTGTCCGACGTGAAGCTGTAAGAAGCTTTGCCGGTCTCCTTATCCACAGACCTGTCTAGGAAGAATATACGATCTTTTGTGATCGGGATGTTGAAGTGCAGATATATTGGCCAGAGCAAGCTGTTCAGAACACATAATTGTGTAGGCAGCTTAGCGTGGCCATCGGCCAGCTGAATATCGACCTCTCCTTTTTCTCCGGCATACTTCTCAATGAACTTTGGTGACGCCACTTGCTCGGCAGTCATTTTTAGTTGTAGCATGCGTGTTCCTTTCGTTAAAGGGTTAGTTATAACTTAGAGCTGAAATGTAATTAATAAACCTCTGTGGACCACTAAGGGCCCACAGAGATCTATCAGACCTATGCGTCTTTCGGTGCAACACACGAATACCCAACGACAGAGCACATGTGATTGAACATGGCGATGTTCTGGTTCATCTTCAGCACCTCTTGAGTGTGCATCGGAATACCCAGGAACTGCGTCGGGTGAGGATCTGTCAATAGACTCTTGCCCAGCTTAGAAATGATCTCCGGAGCCGAGCTATGCAAGGCATAGAACCTCGCTAGAGTAAGGTCTCTGATCGACATCGAGAGAATACATGTTTCATCCTCGCCGAACTTCATTGGTGTGAGGCCCATGATAGCTTGTGACTTGACATGTTTGCTCTTCGGTTTGATCGGGAGTCGGAACTGCGACACATAACCCAACTCGATAGCACTCAGCTGACTGGCAGGGAGTTTGCCCAGCACCATCATGTATTTGCTACCGATATAGGTCTTGGTCTTTGTCACGATAGTCCTTTTTCCACCTGTTTTTGGATCAGGAACATTGTAGCGCAAGTGCGTCTGACGCACTCCATACTTCTTGGCTATCTCCACCAGCTGTTCTGATGTTTGAGATTCGCGGAAGCCATTGATCAGATACAGTCCATCGTTCAGACAGCACTCGGTGAAAGCCATCCTGTCGTTGTCTGTCGGCAGAGACTCACACACGAACTGTGCATACGCTGGCCGGAAGTCGTGGAAGAACTCGATGATGTAAGCGAACGCTTCTTTCCAATGTTGCCGGAAATCCATATTCGACACCCAGTCTTCCTTACCTTGATGGTTTTGCCAACCACCCAACCAACGATCTTTGACGGTCCTGATCACCATAACTCCAGCTCTGTTCCAGAACGCCTCCAACCACTGGGAAGGATTCATTCGGTTAATGACTGAAGCAGGTGTCATGATGATATCAGCACGAACTCCGTCTTCATCTACAGGCATATCGGCTGCAGGACGGATTTCACTGACAACTCCTTTGCCTCCACTCCTATCGGTCAATTTCGAACCGAGTGTTAGCTTCCTCTTGTACGCATAGGTTATGATCACCACCATGAACTCAACTGGTTCACGAGCGTCGAAGAGTTGACCTGGTTTCTTGATGTACTCTTTGCTTCCGCTGAGCATGGCAGAACGAACAACCTGAGTATGGAACTCAGGAGAACACGGAAGACCTTCGCCATCCTTGGAGCACAACTGTTTATATGCCTGCAGGATAGTCTTCTCCTGATAACGGTGCTGATCCCGTATCTCGAAGAATTGTTTGTACTTTGTCGTGTCCTGGTTCTTAAGTCTCTTCTCAGCATCAGGACTGATGTACACATCCACGTCGACGATCTCAGCTCCAGCTGGAGCACGATGAACTTCGTCATGAAAGTGCTCGATGTTCCTAAGGTTGCTTGGAGAAGCATCTGTGTGGATGGTGCTCCTGTTCACAGACCTTAAAGCCAGTAATGCCCCATCCCAACGAACTTGTTCACCTATACCTGGGAAGCACTTATACTCTCCCTCATTACCATAAAGGTTGAGAGGTTGAGCATCATAGTCGATCGTGAGCTTGACTTGCTGAATGGCCGTGCTCTCACACTTCTTGGCAAACTCATCGCTCACCACGAAAGCGTCTTCAGTTGTACCCCAGTCACCGAGCCATACGACATTGGCGTTTACGCCAGCCATGTATCGATTCCCCTTGTGAGAAGGAGATGTGGTAAGCTTGGTTCCTTTCGGGATCAAACTACCTTCGTACATCATGTCGTTATTGAACGCTAGCATCTGGTTCATGTAGCCGTAACCGTCATGAACCATCGTGTACCGACTCACATCGCAACAATGAACTTGTCGATCGTCTGCTCCAACATAGAGAACTTTCCAGCTTGGAATATACTTGGCTATCTCGGTGTAGTGAATCGGATCGAACTTGGGAATGATCCTTCGAATAAGACTGTCCTGAGAGATACGGCACGTGCTGAACTCATACTTACCGAAGAGTTTCTCGTAACCAGTCATGATGCGAGGTTGCTCAGGGGTAGATAAGTTCATTCTTTGCGTGAAGTGAGACGCTGACATCATGAGCCTCTGACAGCTTGCATGTTGAATGAATGGGTTCAACAGTGTAGTGCCAGATATATACTCCGGCCGACAGATTAGGTCGGACGAGAGTGTATTCTGCATGAATTGCTTTACTGGTTTTGTCATTTACTTAACTCCTCTCGCGGTTTTAAGTGCTTTGAACTCTACTTCAGCTTCAGCTATTTTGGCTTTGACTGCCTCAATCTGCTCGGCTGGAGCATTGGTAGAAATCAAACGTTCTAGTGTCTTACGACCATTTAGGGCTCTCATGTAAGCCTTACGTTCTTCCCGATGCTGTTTAAGATAGACCGCATTCCTTTGTTTGCGTTCTTCTTTATGGGATTCTTCATACCTCTTTAATGTAGACTGGACTTTTGACTTGTTCTGTACGTAGTATTCCTTTTGACGAGCAGAAATTTCTTCTTTGTGTTCCTCACGGTATTCTCTGTCTTTAGCCAGGCATTGTTCACGGTGAGTCGCGTAGTACTTACGAGAGTGTGTAGCATGTGCTTCTTTGTGTTCTTGTCTGTACTCCGCTTGACGGATGCGGACATTCGGGTCTACCTTGCGACGTTGACGTTCACGTGCATTTATTTGGTCACGGTGTGTCCTACCGTATTCCGCAGCAAGTGCACGAGCCTTTATAACATCAGGATCTGTCGAATCTACAGGGTCTATACCCATGAGTTTCATCGACTTATGAAGCTTAACGTGATCTGACACGCTCATTAATATCAAATTATCCGGATCGTTATTGTGACCATTACCATCGATGTGATGGATCACATATCCCTTAGGAATTTTCATCCCATGAGTTCGTTCCCACACAACACGATGTTCGCGGACGATATTCCCATCGTCATCTATAGTCTGATCATATCGAGCCATATTACCATCTCCTTGAAATGTAAAATGTAATAGGACGGCCAGAGCACATTGTATGCAAGGTTTCCTAGTTACCATAAAGGTAATATATGCTTAACTTTCTGAAGGGAATTTATCATGGAAGAGAACCAGAGACTGTCTGAACGTATGCACAGTGCGTTTCCGCTCTATGGACCTGGAGATCCACTGTGGGATCAATTTGTCCGAGATCACAAAGAGTGGCTGAAGAAACAATGCATTCTCAAAAAGTTCAAACCAGAGGAACTCCTTCAGTATCGGTTTCTACCAGCTGAGTTCTTCGTTAGCCAAGAGGGGCAGTTCCCTGCCACTTGGATTTTCATGTTGGTTAATGGCATTGCCTCACCTATGGAGTTTAACGAAAGTAGAACTCAGTGGTATATCCCGCCACCGGAGATTATAGCTGAGCTGTACAGCCAGTATGTCTCCTGTACAAGGTCGACTGACATGGAAGACGTTGTTTGACCATCACTGCATACCTTCAGCAACAGCACCAGCTGCTGCGATCTGTTTGAGGCGGATGAACTCCTTCTGATAGAGTTTGCTGCCGATAATGAAGATCAGCAGTTCCGGGTTCTCTCTGAGGGTAGCTGTCACTTTCTGTAATACGACTTTATCCTTATCGGTTTTGTTAAACACCTTGCCTACGGCAGTGATGCCGTGGGCGGTGTTGTTTATTAGAGCGTCCATGAACTCCACTCCAAGGATAGAGTAAAGATCAGTCAACACTCCGTGACAACGAGCGACGATAAAGTTGTTCGCATCGTTACGCAGTCTCCGGATTTGATTGGTTATCTGGAGACGGACCTTTTCCTGAACAAGGGTTGAATAGTCAGAGGTGAACAGAACCTGGGCTGTGCTCCCAGAGTTGAACAAAAGGTCGTCCTTGTTAAGGACGTTAATCGAAAGCTCACGCTCGAAGAACGCGGTTATAAGTGAACACGCGTACTCGTATCGAGCGACGTAATCAGATTCAAGTTTTTTCATAAGTCTCCTTACCAGCAGGCTAGAGGATCAGGACAGGTGTGTCCAGACATACCATTCACGATTGTACCGCCACCAAGAATCATACTTCCATTCCAGTTAAGGTTACCTTCACGAAGTATAGACGGTGCTGTTAGAGAATGAGTCACAGTCTCTTCAGTTATACTAGCTCCCATCACTTTAGAGTAAGTGGTTCCATCTATGGTCTGTGTTGGAGCTGAGCGACTGTAGGAAGTCCCTGCTTTAACCACGATGTTTTTACCTGCTTCCATGGTTATCGTATCTCGACAGTTGATGAAGATATTTTCCTTATCAAGGATCACATTACTGTCATCAACGTTGTGCAAGTGCCATTTATGCTCACAAGTCCACAGATGCAAGAAATTACCTTTGCAGTCGTGGAAGACCATCTCACCTTTTTCTGGCCAGATGTACCAGTCGTATCCAACTCGTTCTCCGTCTGCTTTGGATGTGTGAAGATGAACTTGTTTAGAACCTTTGTTGGTATTGATATCAAGGAAGTACGAGTTCGTGTCCATTACCTCTTTGTAGGATTCTGGAACAACTGAACTCGGCTGAGCCATTGCGAACCAACGAATGCGCTCGTGTAGACGCAAGCTTGGGTCTCTTCCAAGTGGTAGCCAGTACATCTGTTCGTTACCCGCGTAGTTCAGGACGCGCACACGTTCACCTTTGTGTATGCAAGGGACAATAGAGTTAGGCTGACCGAGATAAGTGCAAGTAACAGTTCTCTTGATATGAATCATGTGACACCCACCAGGGCACTGCCACATAAACGGAACACCGACCTTTTGATCTATGACCTTGCCTGGACATCCTTGAATGTCCGGAATGAACTCCGGAATGTAGACGTCGATGTTCAATGTTTCGCCGTCGGTAATAGTAGTGTTAGATGTTCCAACCCACTCTGCCCACGGTGATGATACTGGTACTTCCATAGTTACCTCCAAAAAATAAAACCCAGGGACTGAGCCGTTGTGGCTCGGTCTCCTGGGTCTTCTGCACGCTTAGTGTGCCGCGTTAGAACGACAGGGAACTCAATGGGTTACCCCATCCAACGGTTCCTCCTGCAGCCCGTAGTCCCCGCATCATCGCAGGAACAGCACGAGGGTTGGGAAGAGATGCGCTGAACTTGGAACCCGACATCGAGAAGCGAGTCCGAGCAACACCCTCCATCATCTTGCTGGAGAGAGGAGCTGGAGCAGACGATGTGCCTGCGGCTGAGAACCTGGACGCAGTCATGACTCCCTTGTCACCGAACGGAGATTCGGACCTGACCGTAGCCGTAGCCACAGTACCAGAAACACCTTTCTCCTTGATCGGCGAGGAAGAACTGGATGCGTACCACTGCATCGCCTTGTGATAAGCCGCAAGACGACCAGCATGTTCATCGAGCTCCGCAACCTTCAACTGAACTCCCGTCAACGCCTCATACTTCGACGCGATCCTCTTCAACACGTCCAGAAGAACGTGGAAGATTGCATCCATACGAGGGCATCCGATCAGAGTCGCTTCATAATAGATTTGCGTCGGTTTGTCAGTCTCGAGCAAATACTTCATGATGTCCCTGATCAGACGGATGGAACTCAGTCTGAGTTTACCCTTCATCTTGGTCTCGAACTCTTCTGTGAATACAGAAGATTGCAACTGGGCTGTGTGCTTCTCCCTCTTGTAGAAGATGAAGCCGATCTCAGAACCACGAAGCTCGTGATTGTTCAGCTCCTTGACGAACGTCTTGTCCATCCTCTCGATGAACTCGGACATGATGTCCGCTGACTTGAACGACGCGTCCTTCTCTGTGTTGATGGCATAGTCAGCCATCGACTTCATTGCCTGACGAAGGAGGCAACCAGGAAGAACCTGGAGGAACCCGAAGAACCAATCTTTCTCCGGGTAATAGCCAACGACCTCTGTGAACGGGTTGACTGCAACCACATCGGGATTGGTCTTCTGGTTTTGTTTGTAAAGACCTATCGCCTTGTTAACTGCATTCTTCCCTCCGTGTGTACGAACACCGACGAACTCATCGGTGGCTTTGTCTATAACGCGGTTCTCGCTGTCGATGTAGAACACATCGCCTATCTCGATGAGCGTCTTGAGGAACTCATAGACGTTGTCCGCGTTGAACGTAACTTCTGTTCCCATTTGGTTTATCCTTTCTGATTAGAATGAGAGATCTCCTGCACCGTAGTTGGGAGCACTTGCATCAGCAGGTTGTTCTGCGTGCGAGTAGTCTTGAACTTCAGGCGCAGCCTGGTCGATGTCGAATGCTGGATTACCGAGTGCACCGAACTGAGTCTTGCCTTGGGTGAGCAAGAGCAACTGGCTCAACACATGTCCATTGCCTCTGAATGTGGCAAGATTACCGACACTGGTTGTGGTCACAGCACCCATTCGCATAGGCGACTCGATCCACGCATCGGCGGACAGGTTGGTATTCATGTCGAAGTCATCCAGCTGAAGGTTGACTAGACACTCGCCAGTGTTGGAATACCTCACAGCAACTGTAAAGTCTCCAACTACAGGAACGATGAACATCGCCACGTTCTTTTCGAACATCATCTTGAACATTTCGACCGCACTCACCAGAGTCTTCTTGAGCAGCTCAGGATCATTGGGAGGTGACACCAGATAAGTATCTTCAGGTGCGACCTGGAAGGTACTCGGCATCGACTCTTCGAAGGAGGACTTCATTGGATCATTTGAAGTATACATGAACGATATGGACGATAGTCCTGTATCCATCGCAAGACCTATGATTGAACTCCCAATGAACGACGAGTACGCGACCTTGGGATTCTCCAAGTTCTGCGGCACTACTTCGTATTGTGCAGTCGGACTGACTCTCTGAACTTTTATCTTGAGACCGTTGTTATACATCCGATCGAGTTCGCCGATGGATATCAACTTGGTGACATCGATACCGTTTGTCTGTGGACGGCATCCCATCGAGAGCTGTGACATCTTGTTCGTGAACCCGGTCTTGTATTGGTCGAGATCGTCTGCAGGCGACAACGTATCCAGACTGCTGAGCCCGTCTGGAGAGAACTCAGAAGCTTTCGCTTCCTTGTTCTGAGTATCAAGACCCTTGAGGATCTTGCTCATGTGAACACCTGGAGTCTTGAGTGCAACCGGAACAGGATTTCTGTTCATTGCAGCGATGGCACACTGTTGCTCCTGGGACATTGCAATATCACCATCGTCGAAGTACTCGAGAACAGTGAACGGTGTAGTCAAGAACAACTGTTGATTGTTTGAACCGAGTTCTATCGACGGATCGATGATATCCTCGGCTGCCATGATCCTCTGCTTTTGATACATTCCACCCGCACCTGCCTGCAGGTTAGACCTCATCAACTGACGGCTGTGAACCAGCAGCTGACAATTCTCGTTGATCGAACCCATCGGTCCAACGGGCTCGTCGAGACACTGACCCGTCATGATCGTGGTAATAAAACCCGACGACTGAATAGCCAAACTCTTGTAGTTGTTCGGCTGTCTGATGAACAAGAGGAACGTCCACATCGTCGATGCAACATCCATGCTCAGGTTCACACCTTGGGGATGAGGCCGGATACATCCAGCCACTTCCTCTTTACTTGCGATATCCTGTCGCTTGAAAGCGTCGGACATAACTCCTTCGCCAGCACCAAGTAATGTGTCAACAGCCTCATTCGTGAACTGATACACATACGGCCTCATGACCTGATCTCCGTAGATCCTCGGGGTGTAGAGAAACAGAATAGCTATTGGCTTATTCGGATTCTCCGCACCAGGGATAAACGGATTCATGTTATCCATCATCTTTCTAACCTCCTGAAGTTTGTTTTAACTCAAAGTGAACAGCGGAACCTGGTAGTCTCTGATCAATGAACGTGAACACAATGCGTGTACCGACAAGTCAACGTAGTAACGTTTGCACTTATCGTTCGCATACCTAAAGGTAATATATACTTCTTCCGCCCACGAGCGCGCTACGTGTACAGAAACTACGTTCTGCAACTTGAGCTCTCGGATTTGGTGGATGACTTTCTTTACCACGGTATCTTCCGCCTGAGTGTGGTCAGCACCAAGCGTACGACTTTGGATGTTCATGTCAAACGGATTATACCTACGGAAATAACCCGGTTGTACTGAGCTTACTGCAAGTTCGAATTCACCATAGGGTATTGCTTCGATGTACTCAATTATCGAGAACACATCGCGGTCATCATTTCTCTCGACATTGATCTCCGTGTCACTTGGAAGTGGCTCCATCATGAATCCACGCTGGAAACAGTGAAGACCAAAACTAGGACTAATGAGATACATGATCTCTTTCAGAAGAACTGGACCCCACAGTAACAGTTTGAGAACTGCACATGTCGAGAGAGGTGAAGTATCAGTCCACTTTTCGGGAAGCTCAGCACCTCTAAGAACATCTATTGGGTCAGGTCTGTACCAATCATCTTCGAACGCGTAAATGTCCGACAGTGCTCTTATGTTCGCACCGATCGTCAGGTAAAGATCCTGTCCGTTCACCTCAGGTTTGAACTCACTTATTCTGACGATGTCATCTCTGGATGGATAGTTGACGAGCAGCTTGACTATTTCTGGACTCGGATAGAACATCAAGTTATTGAACGCTCCAAGTTCATCTGCGATGGCAGCTTCGATTGGAACGTCCTTTGTCTCATCTATCTCGAACCTCATGAGAGCTCGTACATTTTCCCACAGGATGTACTTTCTTCGTTTGTACGTTTTGGGGTCGGTTACTGCAACCCACAGACAGTAGAGTAAAGTCTTCTTCGATTTCCCAATGTGCAATACATCAATGGGTGACTCGGATAGACAGAAGTACTCCACTATTCCGTGGATTGTATTCTCGATCAGCTTGAACCTGAACCAAGTATCGACACCTGTCGGAACATCCGTCTCGGCACCGAACTCAATGAACATGTCATCAGAGGGCGATTCGAACCCGTATACCCTTTGAATGTTGGATATAGGAGGACAACAGGATACCTCTGACGATACCTCGGCCGTTCGTTTGAACTGTTTGAGCCTTCTTGGTAGAAGGACTATATCGTCGATCATGTTTTCTCCTTAAAGGTAAGTACGATCAATCAGACCATGACTTGAAGCCATGATCCACCAGACGAGGTCGATATATCCATACACATCTCCCGTTTCGAGATCAGTGATAGACACATCTTCCATACAAGATCTATGGACTCGTACCTTTTTACCATTGCCTAGACCTATGCACTTCAGGTAGAGATGCAGAAGATCTTTAGCTACTGGCGAAACGCTCGGCATCGACTTGTTGAACTGGGTGTCAGTGTATACATGTGTCACGTATGTGTCAGGGATAGTTGGATGAGGGTCGTTCATGTCAACGTCGAAGTAGAAGTCATCGTACTGCTGCAAGAACATCGCGATCATCTTACCCATGAAGTATGTATTAGTTGGATGAATGCATAACGCATACGACGAAACAACTTTGTTACAAACCTCATCCCAGTTCTTCATCGAAGCTACGACCGCATTCCGCACGTTGTCGGTCTTGTCCAAAAACTCGTTTATGTACGGCTGAATTTCTCCCCAGGATACTGCATGCGCTACTTTAAGAAATGTATCAGGATAAACCGCAATGTTGTTGATAGTAGCGAACTTATTTACAAGTGCCGCAAGTTTGACATTGTTCTCCATGTCGCGGATGCGACCACTAACCATGTTGTTCATCTGCTCTAGACTGTAGTCCACATCAGCTGGAGAGAACCCACTCTTAGCCAACTCTATACCTTCAGTTAAGAACACATCCGGTGGAGGGTGACCTGTATTGAGAGTGTAGTTTTCAGACAGGAAGTCCAGAGGGGAGATAATTTCTCCTGCTGCGTAGAAGTCATTAGTCCTCAAAAGTCTTTCGATACTCTTGGTGAACAGGACTGTCATGCCACAGCAGTGTCCGTAGATCGGATAGATTACATTGGAGTAGTGGGTATCGTAGTTATCGAGATTGATCTCTGTGCTCGAAACGATGACGATCTCCGACTCGCTCATGCATGCATTTGGATCGCTCAGGAACATCTTTGCTTGATCCTTGAGATCGTTGAACGTATCTTGCATGACGAGTTTGTATTTGAACCATCGCCTTACACCCAGACTGAACTCTCTACCGACAGAGTATGAAGCCGCACCGGAATCAAAACCATCGATAGGATCTATTCCTAACAACTGATCGGTGTTGTCCAGGAAAGCCTGGGTGAAGTTAGGTAGAGGGATCACTGCTGTTATCATATTCCTCTCCTTATGGAAATAAAGGTTAACCTCCACGACTCTCTAAGGAGTCGTGGAGGGTAGATCAGAATGCTTCTGAATCGAATACGCTGACCAACTTGCACGCATCCTCAGTGATTTCCACTGTTGGGATGATCTCCTCGCCATTGTGGATGAACGAACCGATGGGCTCGGTACTTCCAGGAGGAGTGAGCTCAAGAATGTAGTCCGGCACGTTAGCCGTATACTTGACAGTCGCAAGGTCGTTGATGAGTTCCTCCATCTGCATATCCCAGGCACGCTCACGCACGCTCTTGGTAACATCCAGATAGATATCTCCGCTATCACCAGTTGCGAATCTGGAACGACAGTCGATGTAGTTCGGCCTGGTAGGAGCCATGCGCTTGAACAGATCTTCATTCTTACCGAGCGTCAGTCGGACGTTATTGGTCTTCGTTGCAGTCAGTGCCACCATGAGAGGATACATACCCATACTCAAGGCAATTAGCTGCAACATCACGATCAATTGGGTATACGCCTTGGTGTCGATGATGTCGATACCACGACCTCCACCCATAGCCCGTCCGAACACAACCGTAGCCACATACCTGTTGAGAGGTGTCTGATAGCACGGATGCCCGTTCAGGAAGTAGTTCAAACAAGCATCGAACTCGTCCTTGGTGATGTCGTACATGACACGATAGTCGTCGATGATCGAGTTGATCGAATCCTCGATGATCAGTTCCGTATCGACCGTACCATCACTTACAAGAGAGTCGATCTCGATCTGAGCCATCTTACCGCCATCATCTCCGGATAGCATGGAACCAGGGGCATTCCTCAGTTTGACCTGGGCTTGCTTGGCTTTGGAGTCCTGAGTCTGGACAAGGGTTCTTGTCATCGTGTCGGTATACCGGATGATATTCGACTCTGGCTGTTCGAGGTTGCAAAGTACGAAGTTCCTAACCATCAACGAAGACATGATCGCTGCGACACGAGTGCTTGGAGTGTGACCAGCGAATACCGGAGCAACATTGTTCTCCGTGTTCTTGTCACACATACCCTTGACGATGTGTCCGATATAGAACTCGAGCCTACCTATCAGTGCAGGGAAATAGTTCGCCTGGATGGTAGACAGGAACCACGAACACCTGGATTCCCTCTGGCGCGGATGCTTGCGAGACCTGTCGCGATCTCCAGCCGGAAGGTTGTTGATCAGCTCGCCGAAGATCGGCGTCGCCAGTTTGCAGAACATAGCCAGAACCATGGTCTGCCTGATTTCAGGTTCTTTGAATGTCAATTCAGGAGTATCCTGAGGACGGTCTCCGAACGTAGACGTATCCTGAAGCTGAATGGTTGAAGCATACTCAGAGAACAGGTCATAAAGCTTGACCTTGTTACACATGTCGTAATACTGCTTACCGAGTTCCTCTACGCACTGGATGAACACCATAGGTGCCCGCATCTCAGGAACTTCAGCCATCTTCTTCGGCAACGACTCTCTGATGGTGTAGCAAGCACTGCCGAAATACTTGGCTACTTCGATCTTGTTCTCAGGACTGAGCTTGTTGAGAGCCCAGTTGGTGATCTTGAAGATGTACTCGAAACCTTCGGTCTTCTTACCAGGTTCGTACACCTGGATGCTGTTGAACATCGAGCAGTTGAAGATGAGGTAGGGTTTGAGAACCTCTTTGTGCTCGAAGTCAATGTCATCTATGTTAAGTTGAACTTTGTTGCTGCCGTTAACTGCGACGCATTCGAACTTCATGATTTTGCTTTTCCTTTCTGAGGTTTATAGAACGTAACGCAATCTATCCAACTAAGTAATATATCTACAAAGCAACAACCGAAAAAGAATAAGCACCTGTACTGCATGAAGCAGTACAGGGCTTAACAGAGTGCATGTAGTTCGCGACTTAGAACGGGAGATCGTCAGGATTCGATGCGAATTCGTTTGTGGGCTGCGGGGGCGGAGGATTGCCACCTCCACCGTTCCTGGGCTGGTAACCTCCTGTGGGACGATTACCCCCACGCTGGAAGTTGCCACGACCACCGCGCTGTGCATTCGGATCGTACGGCTTGATGGTAGCGATGTACCACCTCTGCACCTGGGTGAACCAGTCAATAAGATCCTGAAGCATGTCGGCTGAGCAGTCTGCTTCACTCATCGGGTCAGAACCGATCTGGACGGACTGAGAACCGTTTAGAGCGAACGTGAACGTCCTGCCACCATTGCTTGCATCCGTGAGATGAATGCGATAGCACATCTTGGCGTCCTTCTCGAGAACGAGTACCCAGACAAGCTTCCTCTGCTTCGACTGCATGTCGAACGTGGTGAACTTGCAAGGGAGCTTAGTCTCAGGCGGGCAGGTGAGAAGCTTCTCAGCCATCTTCTTGATCTTGCGGAACAGAGAGGCGCGATCAAGCTTCTTCAAAAACAACGGCGGCGCATTCTTGTCACCACCACGACCACGAACACGGACGTAGACTTTGCCGTCGTACAATCCGAGGATGAGTGTCTGACCAGCCTGGCGATCCATCACCGCCCAGTCAGGGAACCTTATGTCGAGCATGTTATTTCTCCTTTGTTAATCAAGTGAATAAGGAAGAGGGAATGAATTTCTACGGATCTTCTCCGTCACGAAATTATTCGTGTGCATTATCATCCTTTCGGATTTGCACAAATCCATAAACCGTTTCTTGTCCTGTTTCTCAAGAACACCTTTGACGAGGTACTTGTCTCCAAGTAGAACGTGGGTTATTGGATAGAATGGGACGTCAGTGTTTTTGAATACTACTGGCGCTAGAGAAGACGGTTCAAGTTTGACTTTAGCTCCAGTATGACTTCTGAAGAGGAACCCTGGTCTACCTGTGCCAGTGCAGCTATGATAGTCCATGGGCATGTGAGAAAGAAGCAGAAGAGGAACGTCCTTCTGGACGAGCTTCTCAACCACATCCCTTATTCCTTTATAAGAAGGAACTCGCATCTGAGGAGCCATCCTCACATGAGCCTCAACATTCCCTTCTTTCTGGTCACCAACAGAGAGTGACCTGAGTAGAAGTCTGAGTGCGTTGTTAGTCACAATTGCCGAGGCGCTATTAGACACCCTTCTGAAGTTGCTGCTAACAGCCTTCGAGTTGTCCACATAGTAGAAAAGGATGTGATGCTTGTTCTGCGCCCACCTTTGTCCACAGATGTAGGCAATCTCGTTGGCTATGAGAGACATCGTCTTCTTAACCTCAGCTACAGCATCCTCAGGTTTGACGTGAGTTGTATCTGCAGCGTTCCGAACAAGAGTCTCGATGTTGATAGCAAGCATGACCACATAGTTCGAAGGAGCTTCGTTTAGATAACCGATGATCGCATCAAGAGCCTCAGTTGTGCCGTAACCAGCACGCCCTTTTTCGGCCTTGTCCTCTGGTTTCATAGGTTCTGCCATAGATAACCTCCTACTTGGTTTCTGCAACTGTCGAAATTACAGTGTGAAGATCTGCTGGACTGATTTTGTGAGACCTTCTCTCTATTATCGGCATCAATAGTGTTTCGATATTCCCTGGTGTAATGACAGGTAATTCTTCTAGACACGTGTTGACGTTCTCGAGTATCTGGTCTCGTTTAACAGTCTTAGCAGCATCAACTATCGACCACTTCCAGATTTCTCTGGCAGCCGTTCGACAAGCATCGTTGATTGTTTTATCATCTGTCTTAACTCGAACGTGTACCCACTCACCTTCAGCGAAAGTAGATGCTAGTTTTGTCCACTTCTTACAGAAGAACTGAAGTGCAGCTTCCTTATCCTCACCAAAACCCAGAAGGTCTACCGTGATGAATTTGTTAGCTTCCTTGTTCTCTATGAAGTTGAACTTGTACTTATCATCATCGATGTCGATCTGGTAGAAACCCTTAGGACCATCTTCATCGTGTGCAAGACGGTCAAAAGACCCTATGGAGATAACATTCCTGAAGATGGAAGAACGATGTACGTGTCCATTCAGCACACACCCTTTGATGTACTTCTGGATAATATCCACATCCAGAGCATCCTTATCCGGTTTAACTCCAGGTGGGAACATGTGGATGAAATACCCATGATGGACAAGGATATCTGCCTTCTCGACATTGTGAGCCTTAAGCAGTTCAGCTATATCAGCATATATGTCTTTAGAACCATGGTCGTCCGGAATGTACACGATGTTCAGTCCGGACTTCTCATGATACTCGAAGGAGATTTTGTCGAACATTTTAACAGATGTGTCGTTCGGATCTTCCCTGTGAACGAAGTGAAGAGGCTGGTCTCTATCGTGGGAATAGGTTCCTCTTAACACTCTGAGGTCACATCCTACTTTCCGACACAGCATCTTGAGCTCCTTGATGATCATCAACGCTTCTCTAGACGAAGGGTTGCTCAAGTTGATCAGAGTGTCGAAGAAGTCCCCGCAGATAAAAAGAATACTGATATCTTTGGTGATCCTTGGATAAACGTACTTAATAAGTCGTTCATGAAGAAGAAAGGGATCGAGTCTCGGACACCCGATGTGGACATCCGAGATCGCAAGAACTGATGTGTGCATCAGGAACCTCCTTAGAAGTCAAACATGTCCTGAGGTATAGCATCAGAATCCTTTTGTGAATTTTTAGTTCCTTCTTCACCACCGTCAACCAAAGCCTTCTCCGCTCTGGCAAACTCTTCCTCACTTCCCTTATCAGGTGGGTTGATAGCGGTGATAAGCTGACCTATTACGTAACCGTACTTCTCGAACTCTGCCTGAGCAATGGGATTGTCCTGAGCTTTGGCAGTGTTAAGGAACGAGTTAATCAATCCGGCAGCCACATTACTACCAAGTTCGTTCAGCGTCTTAAGCTGTCTAAACATGGCAGGGATAGTGTGGACTACCTCGTGGTACTGACGTGTTCCCGGCACGTAAATAACTTCCCCAGAGAAGTCTTCAGGGTCAGATACATATCCACCATAGATCTTGATCGGGTGCTGGAGAGAGAAGGTGCTCTGATAAGCAGTATAGAGTTTCTTCTGCTCTCTATCAGACATCCTCTCCATAGCCTTCTTGTTGAATAGAGGCTGGAACTTAGCAAATGCATTAACACTAACAATGTTGGATTCGGGGATCTGTACCTTGAGGAAGGCTTTGCAGTCGCCAGCAAGAGTTCTACGTTCGGTATCAGATGGCCTCTCAACCTTCTGAATGTTAGCTTCCGAAGGTATTACTGGTTCACTAGATTGAGACATTTAAATCCTCCTTACTTAGAGGTAAAGGTTGGGGTAAACGAAGCACCATCCTTACCTACCTTGATCTGCTGTCTCGGGATAATGGCTGATTGATTCTTGTCAACCATCGCGATAGCAAGACCATAGTTGCCTTGATACGTCCCGTCATCCGCATAGCCATCTTTCTTCTCAACAGTTACCAAAGCCTGGTACTCCATATCCGGAAAGTAGTGAGCCAACGCATCCGTTAGACGAACTTCGATCTCGTGTGCAAGGACATCCGGCTGACTTCCATACTGAGCCTCAAGATACTTGTAGCTCAGCATTTCATTTCTATTAATGGTGGAAGTATGACCAGGGTTGTTGAACAGCCAGGTGATGAGATAGAGTGCAACATCAGCAGGTTTCTTCAAGTTGGGTGAAGAGATGCTGAAGCACGTCGGACATACAGGAGTTGGCTCTGCCATTTCCTAGTTCCTTTCTGAAATAATTTTGTCTTTCCGTACCTTCTTGATTTCTGTCCAGATAGATTTGAACAGCATATAACGGTTACGGACTTCTGCCATATCGAAGTTGCTCTTGCGCAGAGTAAACATATTGCTCAGAGGGAACTTGTTGAATGAAGACTGCAAGTCATTCGGACTCTGAGTGATGGTGAATGTTGGTAGAGTGTATACATACTCGTCGTTGAACTCTATCCTTGCACATATTGCTGCCGCACCATCGTCCACAACCTCTACGAGCAAGTAGATGCCTGTGTTAACTACAGCAACGATATTCCCAACTTCAGGTGTAGCAAGCATAGCTGGGATAACATCGTTGATGACGCTATCGTCCATAGATACCATACCTCCACTTATGGCTTTGACTGCTCCAGTAGTGTGAAGGTAGTTGAGTATTCCGGACTCTTTGACACCAAGACGTGCTTGACTGTCATCTGCTGTCGCTGGTAGCCGAAGAAGTTTCTTCTTAAGTTCCATATAGGACATTGTGATGTTCATGGATTTCTCCTTTCTAGACAAAAATAAAAGAAGCACGATGACTCACGAGGAGTCATCGTGCACGTAAGTGTTACAATCAATCGACCGGTTGAATGTCGCCCATCCGATTGGGGAAGTCCGTGAAGTCTCGTTTATCTCCCTCGGGACCCAGCTCAGCCTCCAAGAAGCTGCAGATGAAGTCTCTGGTAGTTTCGATCTTCTCCAACTCCTCACTCGTGAACTCAGGATCATTGGACTTGAACGTCCATGTAACCAGCCCATCCGGTTTGTAGTCCGGATCGGAAGTACTGAACCTGCCGTTCTTGATGAGACGACCGACCACATCCTCTTCAGGCATATCCTGACTCTTGACGCCCCATGCACTAAGCTGCCCACTTTCGTAGAACGGCCTGATACGAGGATCTGTAAGAATAGGGATGTACATACATGCAGGGATGCTGAAGAAATCTTCGCTGCACAGGATCTCTTGGACCTTGTTCGGACACACTTCCGCCTCGATGGTCTTGAGCACCGTGTCATGAATCTCCTGTGCCTGACTCATAACCATATTCGAGAACGCTTTGAACTTCTCACCGAACGTATCTTGACCGAATATGACTCCGCCTCCCGCATTACGCCAGGATTTGTTGAGCTCATTCAGCACGGCCTGCTGACCATATCCTCCAGTATAAACACCAAGAGGTAGGGAGACCGGCATGTCAATGAATTGAAGTACCTCCATTGTATCCTCCAAACTGATTTAAAGATGGCTTCATATAGATGATATATGTTTGTAACTTGATACAACTACCGAACGCCTACCGTCTCGTGATGAGACGGTAGGTTGTCCGATAGAGTAAGTTGTTACGCCACTTTGGGATGCAACTCGTTCCAATACTTGTCCAGATCAAGCTGATCATCATCCGTGAAATACGAATGACTTGCAATAGCCATCTCATCGGACATGTGAACTGTGGACGAGAGTGCCTCACCCGTACCATTCAACAGAGTCATGGACGGATGGATCTTAAGGAAGTCGATAACTGATCCCATCTCCTTGATCGAACTGAGGTAGAGTGCGTCCCCGTCGTAGTCTGCATTGGGCGCCGTTATGGAGAACGGACTCATACCTACAGTATCGTCATAGATGTTGGTCTTGAACCCCGCAAAGAATAACTGCACGGCACCTAAACGCAAGGTCGGGTTACGCCCCATAGTTACCGGTAGACCTTTATACGGACACTGATCCACAAGATCCTGCAAACACATCTGGACCATGTGCGTCATGTTCAAGACTTCCTGTTTCACCCGCTCATCCTTTTCATCTTCCGATGGAGGAACAAGAGCTTGTGTCCAGTAAGCCATAGCTGTCGGGTGGTTCAATCCGAACTTCCGTCGAAGGACGTTCAGGATCTCCAGTTTGTACATACCAACAGCCATCTTCCACGGTAGCTCGACCTCATCAGCCATGTGTGGTTTGATGATGGGGACGATAACGCCGCGACCTGAGCAGTGCACACGTGCACCGAGAATGTTCTTGCGGGCAAATCCTTTCTTGCCCTGTATCTTGTCTTTAATGATCGAGTCAGTGTAGTTCATCCACGACTTGAACGCACCGAAAGCTCTCTGGTCCAACGTCTTTTCTGACTTGACTGGGTTGTGGTTGTACTGCTGGATCATGTTGTGGATTTCCAAGCACGTTTCCAGGATATACCCAGACGAAGTATCGTCGTACCGCATAGAGCCGTTGGTCGTGATGACGTGGAGCGACTGATTCAATATAGGGATGTGTCTTGTGAACAAGCGATCTTTGTATCGCTCTAGGAACCTGAAGATATCTGTATCGCCAGCAGCCTTCTGACCTTTGTGCTTGGACGCAATGTAGTTGATGATATCCCAGAAGTTGTTGTAGAAGTACGTCATACCTCCTCTTGTGAACATGGTGTTCAAAGGTGGAGGGACGTCAGCATCGATGTTTAGGATGCTGTCCAGGATACTTACCTTGCGTTTGGCTGCGCCTATCCACTTATCCAAGACTCTGTAGACTACAGGCTGTAGGAAAGGAGGGAAAGGCTCAGGTATCTCGAGCCAGGCTCGGATAGCTATTTCGTCGGCGAACAGAGTGTGAACTTTAGTTTTGCAAATAGGACACGTAAGATCCAGATTGGGGTTGCCCTTGAGATGACCACAGTCACACGACGCGACGTAATTGATTCCGCCGTCGGAGGTCATGAACAGCCTATCGACGATGTCGTCAACAGAACCACCCATAGCCACACTATCGTTTTCTGCACCACATGGGAGCAACATAGCACCTTTGGCTCGACTCTCTAGGAAAAGCTTGTCGAAATCCAGGACTTCTAGTTTGCTGACCACCTGAGTGACTTTGGTACCAAGATACGATGAACGCCAAGCTTTAAGAAGCGGCATCCAGTGCTGGGCAACTTGTTCGTTCTTGAAGATCAGTGGTTCATACCACTCTTGTTTCGTTTGTCCCATTTCGCTCTCCTAAAAATAGAGTTGAAGAAAGATTAAACCCACCGATGACCGAAATCATCGGTGGGTCGTACAGTCTCGCCCTCTATTCTTAGAATGCGAAGCCGCCCGCAGAGGCCCAGAGACCCGCCGGCGCGATGCCCGACTGGAACATCGGCATGGTACCGATATTCTCCACATCGAACCCGCGGATGGACGACAGATCGTACGTGGCCTCGGCAAAGGTGCCATCGACCTCGAGCATGATCGTCTCGTTCATGTCGTTGGTGATGTTGCACACCCACTCCGGCTCGAGGACCGTGCGTGTCGTGATGTAGCGCATCTGAGCACCAGGCACGAAGTGCTTGACGATCTCAGCACGCTTGGACGCATCGACCATCGGATCGGTATCGATCACGAACTTGTAGAGGTCCGCAACCTCGCCCGAATCGACGCCCTGACCGATGAGGTACAGCGGATCGATCGTACGAGTGTCGACCTCCATCGCCGTGCCCTTGCTGACGATCTTGCAAACGCCATCGAAGCGACGACGATCGACCTGGTGGATACCACGGGCGCTGGAAGCACCCTTGCCACCGGTGAACGAATCGATCTCCGCATTGAGCTTCGCCGGGTTCGTGAAGATGTCCTTGAGACCAGGCATGAGCGGCTGGCCGAGCTGGACGTCGAGCGCCAGACGCGGTACCTTGTTCGCCAGGTAGTTGTTGAGGATGTTGTTCCTCGAGACAACGTCCGTGACCGTGTAGAGCTTGCCTGTATCCTGATCGACCGCGAGCTTGCCGATATCCGGCGCGTCCTTGGTGTAACGGGAATACGGCTCGAGCCACTGACCCTTCGTGATGAAGACCGTCGCGGAAGCCGCAAGACCTAGAGCCGTGAGACGGCTGGTCGGACGACGCGAGTAGATGCCAGTGATGATGAACACCGGAGCATGACGGAGCTCGCTCGTGAACATCGAACCGGACTTCGCATAGATGAACTCCGTGTAACCTGTGACAGCAACGAGAGGAATGACTTCCATTGCCTGCTTGCCATCCGCACCAACCTGACCCTTGATCGGGCGAGTGCCGTAGATGAGGAAGCCGACGTCATGACGAGGAAGCACATCGATCGGCCAGCAGCTGCGGATGTACTGAGTCACACGCTCGGGATCCGTGGTGACCTTGAGAACCGTGTCCTTGAACGAAGCGATCGAGAGATGCTTCATCTCCGAGTCGGTCTCGCAGATCATGTAGTTGATGATGAAGGACGACATGCTCTCGGCGAGATCATACATCGGCTTCGTGACGAGAATGAACTGTTCGAGCTTCTCCGGATCGATCTTGGCCTGGGAGGCGAGCGAGTTGCGGAAGTCGTTGATGCTCGCAGCAGCAGGCATACCGTCACCCGTGAACTGGAGCGTCTCAAGCATAACGAACCCGAACACCTTGTCGAAGATCGACAGAGCGTAACCTTCGTAGTTCGCACCAGCGATGCGCGTCATCGTGGCTTCGGGGAACGAAGCCTTGACAGCCGTCTCGATCTTGTTGATGTATTCGCGACCCTCAACAGAAAGCGTGGACGCAGTGCGCGCCATCTTCATGATGTCGAGAATCGAACCAGCGCCTGCAGGAGCAGACGTCGTGACCGTGGTTTTCGTAGGGGCGCCTGCATCTCCCGTGGGAGCGGCACCACCCCTGAACAACTGAGTAGTATCAGCCATTTCTGTATTTCCTTTGTTTTTGTGTTAACACTGCTACTCCATTGCTGAAGCAGCGACCTAGGTTTCGTCTCAGCCTCCAGCAGACAATCTAGAGACTTCAACAAATTGGTAATATATGCACAAACATTACACGGAAGTTTGTGCATCTTCTGGTTTGCGAGCTTCTTCAGGAACGACTCCTTCACGAATCGTCGCAACACCATTGACGACGGTATTGGCAGACTTAACTACCTTTTCTGCAGCCTCGACAATATCGGACTGTTTACTGGCCGTGTCAGCAGCTTTAGCCGCAAGAGCTTCAAGAGTTGCAGGATCGACCATGATCTTGATCTTACCTTCACGTGCAGCTTCAAGAACCTTGCTAAGCTTCTTATCTCCTTTACCACCTTGAAGGGTGATAACGAAATCGATCTTGCCAAAACAGTCAGTATAGGTGATCTGTTTGATAGGCATGTACACGAGTTCGGACTTCACCCAAAGACCCATGTACTCAAGATTGGACTCAAGCTTACCAGGCGAGTTATCTGTCATTCCGTGATAATAAAGACACGGATAACCATAAGTCGTTTTCTTGTACTTGATGCCAACCCAACCCGCACTGTCTTTAAGTTCGGTACTCTCGAGCATGCACTTGATGAATTGTCCAACAACAGTGATGTTGTGTTTCTTCATCCAGTGAGGATTGACGATACCGTGAGCTCTACCAGCACTGTCTTTCTCAATGAACTTGGTGATAGAATTCAAAGCAGAATCTTCTGATGATGCAGGAGGGGCTTCTTTGTCGGACACAACGTGCATTACGGAACTCCTTTCAATTTTATGTTCCATTTTTCAACTAGCTTTAACAGCAAGTCATACCAGTGGAGCGAAATCGTAAATTTATATCAACTGGAGGAACCGATGATCAGACCGTTACTTGATGTTATCCCAGCAGGGAACCGAAAGTATCCGATCCGCTATAGACGTTCGATCAACATCCTGTATTCCAGATTGGACTACCTGAAGTTCAAGTTTCTCGAAATGGGAATGACAAACTCTTCAGGTCTACTCCTTATTAAAGCACTGCTTGAAGGAGCAGACTTGAATGAGATTGATTCGTATCAGACTGACCTCGACAGGTTCATTTACGTGATCCAGTCTTACAAACAGTCGAGACTCAATCAGTTCGATCCCGTGTACTCCGGAAAATTTACAACCGGATACTTTTCTTCAGGCCAAAGTTCCTACGCTGGAATAACGGAGATCTTACTCGACGTAGATACTGCTCATCCGCTCAATACTCTCCCCTTGGAGAAAGATTGGTCAGAGTGGCAGTATTTGCGTGGTCTTCGGATCATTTCACACGACTCACTGGAAATTCCAGAAACGATCACTTCTTCTCTTATTACCTTCGTTAAGGATGCACCAACAATCCTTGTCATGTCGATCGATGTTCCTGTACTCCTCTTCAAATACTACAAGTACTGGAAGAATTGTAAGGATGCCGGAATCGAATGTGTGTTGACTGACTTCCTTAAGAGATATGAGTACGCCAATTTCTTCTCTGATCTGTTGGATGCATGGGTTCTCAATTTGTTCCCATTTGTCTTTACAGCTAGAGGACAGAACTTGACTGTCAACGAAGTGGTCAAAGGTCTGACAGTTCCTACAAGAGTTGCAACTGACAATGTCCTTAGAGAAGTTGTTGGCGGACTCTTCGAGTATGCAACTCTTTACCAACAGAACTCTCTCAAACCTCAGGACTTCATGGATACTCCATGGATGCCAAACAACCAGACATTCAGAGAGAAGATATTGGACTACTGTGATCGTGTACAGTTCCCGCCACAACGCAACTACTTGTGGTGCAAAGCTCTATTCTGGCTTCCGTTCGTTGATATCATCACAAGTTCCCTCATCGTGTTCCCCAGTAGTCCGGTGTCTAACCAGATAGCTGCTAGGGCAAGACAGCTTTGGAGGAAGGAATTCCAGTTCTCTAACATGACAAGTATAGCTAGAGGGACGGCTGTTAAGACAGCAGCCTCTGGTATAGGAGAAATGCTTGAAGAATTGACGAAAGAACGGGCGGGCTGATACTCTGGTGCCGAGGCTCTCGCCCCAGCACAGATTCATATGTATAGAGTCAGCTGTATAAAAGAATACACCGATAGGTACCCTGCCGTAGAGGCAGGGTACCTTCGGGGTTATTTTAAACATGCGATTCGCCAACAGCTTGAACATTGTCGTAGTTCAACGTAACTGCAGCCGTACACACCATCATCGGCATGATAGGCGTATCAGCACGAATGAACTCGTACATAACCTTCTCGGCCTGTCCGACTATCTTCTTCAAACACTGAGGGTGGTCGTAGTAGAAGAACACCTTGGTGTGAGGAGTGAAGATCCATGGTTCGGCGTAGTTCCAGACAAACATAAGGGAAGTTCCTTGATACGACCTAAGCTCACTCTTGATCTTGTAGTCGTTATCCTTACCTCTCTGTTGTTCGAATTTAACCACCTGCTTCTTATCAACAGGATCGGTCGAAAGGACTTGGAGAAGGTTACGGTGCCTGGAGATCTTCCACTTGTTATCTGCGATGAGCTTACGGTGGCCATCAAGGATGATCTGAGACTGCTGAGAGTCAATACCAGTAGGAGCATTCTCAGTTCCTAGATCACTCCAGTTGATAGCATCAACTTCATCGTTGACCAAGATGTTAACACCAGCTGCAGGGCACTTATAATGCCAACACTGCTGACCCTTCTGGATGTTACCACCTACAGAATACACATGGATAGGATTCTCCTTACGAGGAGATCCGTATCTTGGGTAAACATACCAACAGTTCTTTTTGAGACACTTCCAGTATCTGGTGATGTAACTGCAGAACCCGTTGTTGTAAACTCCAAGACCAGGAGCGTTCTGAAGATAGGACATAGCCTCTTCGAAATGCATGTAGGGGATCAAAAGGTTAGTGTACTTCCACTTGTTGTCTGGAACAGCTATCTGCTCCTTGGCGATATGAAAGTGCGACACAACACTCTCAATAGCCGAATCCATCTTCGTATTCTTGAGAAGAAGGTTGATCATCTGCTTACGAGCAGAGAAGATGTCTGGGAAGATGAACTCTACCTTCATGTGGTAGGTGGCTCTATCCCTATCATGTTCGTCTCTATCACCATCCATGCGACAGGGTGATTTCTTACCATCCCACCACTGAGGATAGATACGATCTACACTAAGCTTCTTGAAGATATCCTCGTACTCAACAAGCACGCACTTGAAAGTGAAGGTATTCTCATCAGAGGCTTCCTGCCACCTTTGAATAGCATCTTTGTGAGTAAGGGTAGGATCAACCTGACCGATAGTGCACTTGCACTTGAGGTTCTTCCTTAAGAAGTACAGTGTAATGTACTCATTACGGTTGAGCTCGAGATCGCAGGTGATCTTGTCGGTTATGTTGTTGACGAAGTCCTGCTCGATCGTGAAACGTTTGATTGCGTGCTGCAGAAGGTCAACACGTACTTTGGGGAAGATGTCGGAAGTGAAGATAAGCTGGATGTTATACACACAGGATTTCTTAACTACCTTCTTCCTGATCTTTTCGACAGCTTTCGCCATCGCGTCTGTCATATCTGTACCTAACATAAACTCTCCTTTACATGAAGGCCATTAGGTCAAGGATGTTGTTGGACTTAGGCTTTCTCTCGTTCTGTGAATCATTATACCTGCGAACATTGGTGTTCAACATATGCAAAGCCGTCTTGCAGTTGGATACGAACGCAGCATAATCCGGATGTGCAGAAAGGTCAATACCTTCAGCCTGGGCAAGATAGTCAGTAAGCCACTTCTGCATGAACATCATGTCAGAGGTATAAAGGAACTCGATATACTTCCCGTTAACCAAAGCATCGACGATGTATCTTGAAGAAAGACTGGCGTGACAAATATCGTTGTAGTTGAAATCGTCAAGTTGACGGATGGGTGGAGGCTGTTTGTCTCCAAACACAGCTGAGTTGTGTACGATGTTTGTAGTTGCCGAATAGTTCTCCTGGACGAGTACATCGAATTCTATTTTGTCTATGTTGTCATAGACATCAGGGAACATCTTTCGTGTAGCTGGATCAAATGGTGCGGACATTATACTTCCTCCATTTTGCTAAAAATTCATAGAATAGAAATACCTCGGTAGGCCCTTACAGGCCTACCGAAGTTGAGCATTTTAGCGTTGCCAGTCAAGGCCTTCCAAATGTTGAATGTACATCTGCGCTTTATCAGCAAGGAACTCGTAGATCGGCATCTTGTAGAACTGCTCCAACAACGGAAGCGACCAGACCTCTTCGATACAGGTGTGGAGAAGTTTCAGGTCAATCTTCCTAGTAAGAAGGAAGAGACGCATCAACTTAACATGTGCCACAGAACCCAAAAGAATGAGGTCTAGGGTGCCACCGAGTCCAGAGGAAGATCCATCTTCTTCCTCATCGCCCATACACTCTCTGTAGTGAGGATGCAGGTGCAGTAGCAAGTCACCGACTATCTTGTCATCCGATTCATCTCCAGCAGGAATGGTTGGAATGGATGAGTCTGCTGGGATTTCTCCCTCAGTAGTATCATCACCACTACCATCATCATTGACCTGGTCGAACCAGTCCTTGAGGTTCATCGACTTGATCCAGTACAAATACATCTTGTTCGTAAGGGCATTGTGTTTAACGCTCTTACTACCGAGGATGTGGATCTGAGACATAGTCGATGTAGGAACAGTCTCAAGAGGAAGATTCTCATCCAACAGAGCTACCCACACAGATACATCGATGAATGGTGCTCCTCTGAATAACTGCACCGGACGATAGCCAGCTTCGGTATGTTCAAGAGTCCTGAGTAGGAAGTCCACGATGTATGGATCGTAGATGTTGTCCGGACGCATGTAGCTGAACATCAGGTTCTTGTCGAGGAACTTGGCAGTATGATACTTGATCATCCTGAGTCGCTGCTTCTTCAAGTACTTGAGTTCAACATATTCGTCGTGATAGAGAAGTGCTCCAGGCTCATTGAGGAATCTAGTCTTATCGAACCATGCTTCGTCAGTGATACCTTGTTCAAGGGTTTCAATAACGTCGTTCGATACCCACTCGACCATCGCGAACTGGATCTTGTAGTACGTCGAGGCGCGGATAGACAACCTGGAAGGATGATCCGTAACCTGCATCAACGCGCACTTACCAGTATCGACCTCCATGACGAACTTATCACCCTTCTCAGGTCTGAACCCAGGATAGGTCAGAGCTTCACCAGAGAGTTTACTCTTGGTTTCAGCAGTATCGTGTTCGTACTGGAGTGAACCTGTCATCCGCAACTCGAAGTTGTGAATCTTCAAGACGGACTTGTGGACGTCATGAACTCCGTCATCCGTATCATCGTACTTACCCCGAACATCCGTTTCCGAATAATGCTCCTTGTAGTAAGTGACGGTTATGGCAGAACCTTCAGCATACCCCTTCATATCAGCAACAACCTGGAACGAGCGATCGGTGTTGATACCGGTCGCGTTGTTCTGGGTGTTGATGACATACTTACGATTAGCCAACTCCTTGTCAGGATCGAGGATAGTGAGTTCTTCACGTCCAGTAATTCCTGGAGTGTTGGCATCAACGATAGGAGTAGCGGCTACTTCTTTGTGACCTTTAGTAGGATAGAAACTCATAGATCGTCAACTCCTTATCCTTGTTTCTTGTGTATGCAGAAAGTAACCTGGAACACTCTGCAAGCGTTGTAACCCTTGTAACTGTTGATGTAGTGATCATTCTTAGTCGTCGGGGTTACTATCGGTTCTTCAAGAGGTTTGTCCGGGTTATCCGTGTAGAGGTGTTTAACCTGAAGGGTTTCCAGAACTTCTTCCAGAGGTGTACCAGCAGGGATTTCAACTTCCTCGTAGACAGGAAGACTATCGTCACCAGCAGTCATGGACAGAGCAAGAAGATGCATCCTATTACCAAGAGACATATTCACCTCGGCTTTATTGATGTAGTACTTCTTATCATCCGCTTCCTTGATGTAGACAGTTGTGTCTGTAGGGAGTTCGTCACCGAATTCTAGTCCAGTGAGCTCTTCCATTTCTCCATCAGCATTCTTGGTGTAGTACTTGATGTCATACTTGACAGTCTTGTCCGTACAGACAGTATACCCAACAATAGGTTCTTCCGTACCGATAATGTCCTCACCGAACACCGCATCCTTGTACTCGTACACACAACCAGCTTCTGCCAGATGGGATTTAATATCCGACACCAGAAGGTCTACAGGGAACGCAACCTGAGAATAGGCATCTGTACCAACACTGTAGGTGTAATAAGCCTTGTCCTTAAGAATACGATTATCCTTGGTCACCACATACTCATCACCATCCTTCTCATACACCTCTTCGACCTTAGCTATCCTAGCATACACGTCAGATATAGGTTCACCCTCAGTAGTCGGGATCTGAACATAGTCGCTAGCGATAGGGTCGAAGTAGTAATAAGTCTTGTCAGTGTTGACAATAGAGTCTTTGGTGTTGATGTACGAAGGAGCGGTCAGGTCGTACCATCTAGACGGATAGACCTCGCACTGCAAAGGTTTGGCTGTCAGATTAATCGGTTTAGGATTGAGACTGATCACCAACCTGTACTGCGTGTACGGTCTCTGGGCACGAACTATAAGCTTGTCTCCCTTGATCTCGATAACAGGTTTGACGTTGTCTTCGATTTGGGTAGGAGTTCCAAGCTGGTAGTCTTCGGCGAACACAGCTATGTTCAGGTACTTGTTAGGAAGGAGAAGATCTCTTCCGTGACGAGAACGAATCTCCTGGATGAGATCGTCATTCAACTTAATACCAGGGAGTCCGTGTACCAAGTCTATAACAGTCTCACGTTCAGATACCGTCTCTTCTTCACCTGTCTCTGGATTAGTCCTGGTTGTCGTAACTGGGTCATCCAAGCAAAAAGCAATAACTGCTATAGGTTGGAACCCTCTCTGCATCTGTATAGAGTTAGGAGGAAGATCCCAGTCGTCCCACCAAGGATAATGAACTGCACGAAGTCTATCCGGATACATGGTAGCCCACAGCTGGGTTACAGCAAGGTTCCTCCACATAACCGGACTCCCAAGTCCGTTGCTTGCACGAAGCTTGGGATCAACAGGGATGTAGTTGAAATCCACGAACTGGTTGTTGACGATGATGGGGTATTTCAGCATGAGACGATTAGCTCTTGCGAACTGAACCGTCACATTGAACTGAATGTAAGCACCATCTGGTTCGCCTGGTGTAGGCGCTTCCTGTGTACACTCGATCTGGTAGAGTGCCTGGAAGTGATTTTTCTTAACAACCAACTCTCTCTGGTCGGGGTTATTTCTGTTCTGAACGATATCGATATTGTTCTCGGACTGTCTGATCATTCTGTCTGCATAGTCTGAATCACCCATCAGATCAGCAATGTGCTTGTACACACTCTGTAGCAGTGTTGGGATTGGATAGTCGTACTGTACATCAACGTATCCGATCATTTCACCATTCTGGAAACACTGGAACATCCTAGTCAAACACTCGAAAGCCATAGCGTCATCTTTGAAGTCCGCTTGTACTTCCATAGTGAGCGTCGAACCAACGGAGTATTCCACAAGATCTGTGAACGCATCCACATCAGACATCACCGAAGCGTTGCCTTCTGTATAATGACTTTTAGCAAAAGCCTGTCTCTGCGTCACATTACCGGGGTTGTTGGTGATCAGGTGGTTGCCGTTACCAAGATCGATAGTGGTTCCGTTTCCCTGCCACTTAACAGTTTGAGGGTTAAGGTTCCAATTCAGTTTGGCTCTTACACGGTTGTGGTGGATCTCAGGGTTGCCATCTTTGTCAACAGCTTTGGAAGTACCCGTGAAATCCGACACCATGTCAATATTGCCGTTCCTCCTGAAGAACTCGAGATAACCCAACTTCTCCAGGATGAACTGAAGTACTTGCTTGGCTACAGGCTCGACTATGTGAACATGTTGCTCTGGAACGCTGTGAGTTAGACTCAAACGAAAGGACATGTTAGCCTCCTGATAAAAATAAAAGTCATAAAATTGACGGGCGTATTATACCTATATAAAAGAATGAGAGTTACCCATGTAATGCTGATCAAAAAAGAGAGGGCCGGTTAGTAGGATAACCGACTCTCTCTTCAACTCACAACAAACATGCACTGAAGTAAAACCCAGATTGAGCACTGCTATCGATGATGGTGGACCGACTATCTAACCAGTAAGGCTATTGCCATACCGCGAAGGATAACGGACATTATTGCCACAAACTTCGCACGACCGTGAAGACCGTGAAGTTTTGTGTCGCACAGCAAGAGCCAGACGGCTAAAGCTGGTTTACCAAACAAAGAAAGTAGTGCCATTTCTGGGTTCCTTTGTGAATGGTTATGGCTGGACCTGGGAGAACCTCTCCCAGTGTCAATCCAGTCTTTACACTTCAGTAATGTATAAGTGAGCATTTTTGATCAGCACTTTCAATTTCTCAAGTAAAGAAAGGAATAACTAATGTTTAGCTTGTTCGCACCTGGAGAAGCTCCGAGGATGACAAATCCGATAAGCTTCAATACGGACACAATGTTCGACATCATCTCAGGTCAATTCGAACGTGGGTACGATGGCAAGTGGTACCTCAATGGCGGACTTGGTCCTGCTGTAGCTGGCATACAAGGCAGACAGCAGACATTCAAGTCTACTCTAGCTGGATCTTTTGCCATGCGCATGAGCGCCATCTACAATACCCAGATGGTTGTCTTTGACTCGGAACTTGCGTTTATAAGCGATCTCAACCGTATCGTCAGACTAGCTGGTTCTCACGCTAGCAAGATCACAACCGACTACATTGTTCCTCTCAACGCTAAGACTGAATATGACCTTGAGTCCATCCGAAAGATGATTCAGGAACTTGGCGAGAGGAAGAAGGCTGCTGGTAAAGATGTGATGATCACAACTCCTTTCCTTGATCTGTCTACAGGTGAAAGGATCAAGTGCTTCCAGCCTTCTACGATCTTCATTGACTCCTACTCTGAATGTTTCTCAACTGCTGAGAAGGAGTTGGTCACAGACAAAGGTCTTGATGACAGTAGAGCTAACACCTTGATGATGCTTGATGCCAACAAGAAGACTTCTACTCTGCGTAACCTTAGTCGGTATGCTGCTGATTATGGAATGCAGATAGTTGCTTCTGCTCACTACGGCAAGAAGATGAACATGGACAGCTATGCTCCTCAGCCGAAGTATCTTCCGTGGGCTAATCAGGACGACGCTCCGAAAAACGTTGGATCGAAGTGGGGATTCCTGACATCACCTCTGATGCTCATCAACGGCTGTTCTAAACTGATGGATGATGCCAAACAGGCTAAGTATCAGCTGAACAAAGATACGCACGCAACCGATCTGTTTGAACTCGCAGTATTGGCTCAGCGGTGCAAAAAGAACTCCTCTGGCTCCTGTCATCCTTTCGTGGTGTCTCAGGACAATGGGTTACTTGAAGAAACCTCGAACTACAACTACCTTCGTTCCATGAAGGCCTTTGGTTTCCTTGGCAACAATGTGACTCACCAGAACGTCTTCCTCCCTGATGTCAGTATGACGAGGAACTCTTTCCGTGGTATCTGCGAGAAAGATGCCCGTCTGTCTAGAGCTCTTCAGCTTACAGCGCAGCTTTGCTACATCCAGAATAACTGGAGTACAGCTGGATGGCAGTTCCCCATGATGGTAGATCCCAAAATGTTGGCTGATGTCTTGTACTCTGACAAGAACAAGATGTCTGTCGACAAGATCCTGCATTCGAGAGGGTATTGGCTTCCTGATGAGATCCCATCTGACCAGGAGTACATGAGTATCATCGACGTTCTTGAGTTCGCTGCTAACAACGGTCTGGTGGATAAAATTCACAAGATCGAAGTTGAAGCAGAACTCAAATACAAGGCTGGAAAGAAATGAAACTGTGGTGGCTAGCCGTTGTACTGGTTCTGTGTGGGTGTAGGACTCGTTACTATGACCTGCGATACAATCAGCTTAGAGTAGGTATACTTGAAACTGAGGAGCAGTACATCGACGGGTCCTACTACAGAATCGAATCCACTGATGGGGTTACCTTGAAGTGGTTCCCTGAAATACCAGTTCTGGACAAGTTCCTCTATTGGTGAAAATAAAAGGTTAGAGGCAGAGGACCCCGCAAGGGGTCCTCTGCCTTCTGTTATTTCTTTCTGTTCTTGTGGGTGGTCCATGCCTGCTTAAGAGCTTCTAGAGCTTTAATCCTAGCAGGTTTAGGGATGAAGCTTATGATGCTAACGATGAACATCACTACCTTCATAACTCCTACCCTTAGTTTCTGAAACCAATTAAGTTCCTTTTCTACAGGTTTAGGAGCTTCCTCTACCGGAGCAGGTGTGTCTTCATCTATTACCTCATCATCTAGGTGAGAGCCGATGTGTATCTTTTTGCTTTTGGACTTCTTGCGGAAAATGCTCGATAGACAAAGTGTCAGGATAATAACACATATGGCTATTGCGGCAGAACCGAACAATATGAGGATGGTTTTCTCAGATCTTGTTAGGACGTGATCCACAACATTCTCAGCACGATCCATGGTGCCGTTGACTTCATGAACGACTTCTTTGACTTCTTTGACGACGTTAGTGGCGCTGGATATGGTACCTTCAAGGGGATTTACCAAGTCATGCACCGTATCGGTTACAGGATCAGTAACAGCCTTGATTACCTCAGGGGTTTTGTTGACAACATTGTCCACTCCTGTTGGTTTAAGGTTAGCTACAGACACCGCATTAGAGGTAACTGCTTTAGCACCCAGTTGCATAACAGCATCTCTAGTCGTCACGATAGAGTCGGGGAACTTAGGAGCTTTAGCAGCTGTAACTACACCCTCTGCTAACTTTAGCTTGACCTCCATAGGAACATCAGGATTGACGAAGGCTTCATTCAAGTTACCCTCGTTGAACTGAAGGTTAGACCTAAAAGTAGTGATCTTATTTTCTGCGCCTGAAGCAGAGAAGATCCCACCGCCAGCAGAGGTAGTGGACTCGAATGAAGCCCCGCCTCTAACAGCAGCAACTACTTGTTTAGAAGAGCCTATAACAACACCAACATAGTTAGCATCACCTACAGGAACTCTAGCAGCGAAGCCCATGGTCTCGTTCTCGATAAGCATGTTGTGACCACACCCAGCATTAAGCAGGATAAGGACAACACACAATAAGACCAACAAAGCTTCCATAACCGGACTTCCTCCCATGAAAATGAGGAAGTCTAACCAATTACGTATTCTGTTCATTCATTTCTCCTTATTGGGATGAGAGACATAAAATTGAACCCTCCTACCAGCCGAAGCTGGTAGGAGAGTAATGATCACGTTGAAGGTTCCGGTTGATAGTCCTCAATCGTACATGAGTGGTCGTGCAACACGCTGGCTACTCTAGATAGCTTGAATTGCATTCCAGAGATCACGCGGAAGGTCATGTTGCATTCATAACGACCGAAGGAGTTGGTCCCCTCTCCACTATACTTAGTAGTAGAGTGGAAAGTTGCGAGGTAGGTTACCTCAACCCACGAAGCGTCAAGACCAGGCATCTTAACAGACAACACACCAGGCTGACTCTGAGAACTGGAATCAGTACCGTTGGACGATTCGGCGGCAAACATCAAGTTGATTGTGCCGTGAGATATACCATTCGGGACTGTCCAGGTCAGGGTCTTCGCAGTTGTGTCCAGAACACCTGTACAAGCAGCGCGAGTATTCCAGTCTGGTACGTGATTGACCGTACTCAGTGCGCGGATGAATCGTTGTTCGTATTCCTCGATTTTGTCCGACATCTCAAGGATGGCGTACCTATCGCGGAGTGCAACACCTTGATCCCAGAATGCTTCTTGATCACAGTCTTCAGGTAGGAAGAACCTAGGAGTGACAAACGACTCATTTGAGATATCAACGAAGTTGTCATCGTTGATAGCCATCTTGAGATAATAATCATTCGTCTGCATCTTAGGTCCGACCCAAGTCTGGTTCCTTGTAAGCAACTTGAACGGGTGATAACCGGTGTAGGTAGCAACGAAGGTGTGTACAGGCGGTTCGGTTACATCGGAACACGACTGACCGTTCACGACCCAAGTGTCATCTATCTTGATCCAGTGTAGGTCCTCAACATAACCGCTGAATTTGACAGTCTCGCCTTCCTTGAGGTAAATCATACCAAACCAGCCAGCAGTACGTGTAGCCCAGGGATAAGTGCGACTGTTTGCAGCGCTACCAGCCCAGTATGTCCACGTCTGACCGTTGTACCAGTCGAAGAAGGATGGGTCATCCTGTGTGCAGCACTTCTTGAGCATACTGCAACCATTGGTGATATACGGACCGATGAAGGAAGTCCACGTACGGGTGTTTCCCTGTGGATTCATATCGCCGTAGAAGTTAGACGACTTCCACTCAAGAAGTTTGAGAGCATCATCACATCTAGCAGGATGAGTCCACAAGTTAGGATCGATAGTCTCATCCTGGCTAACTGCAGGACTCTTCCACATTCTCACGAGCAGACCTGGCTTAGGATCAGGACGGTAGTTGTTGCGATCCCTAACTTCCTCCGTGTAGGTTATCTCTTTCTCACAACCTTCCTTCAAGAAGAAGATAGGCTCAGAGACAGACTCGTTGGAAATAGTAAGGAAGGTCTCACCACCATCGAGAGACATTCTGAACGGGATGTTCGTACTAAACACATCAGCCTGTGGAGCAGGTTTCGGCCCAACAGTCATCATGCTGTAGATAGCCATCCTGAAGGTGTACAACCCAGCATTGGTAGCAGTGAACTCATACTTAGGAAGAGTTTCTGAATCGTAACTCTTTTCACGAAGAGTATCTCCGTACCACTGCCAGCAGTTGTTTTCATCAGTTCTGGTCAACACGGTATTACCGATCTGCAACAGAACTGCGTCGTCAACTACACCAGCGAAGATGATCCTCTGACCAGCATTGAGTTTGATGCGGCCTTCCCAGACCATGATCCTAGGAGAATACGGGTCGATGGTTGGATGGTCAGGATCTCCACTGTAGAAATCCCAGTAGAGTCCATTCGACCAGTCGAAGTATCCAGGTTGATCGATCGTGCAGGTTGTATCCAGGATAGAACAACCCACCGTCAAACACGGACCCTGTACCTTCTTCAGATCAGCGTACACCTTCTCGTAGTACGTGACACCTGCCTCGAACTCTTCTCCAGTGAATAAGTAGACTATCTTGTCAACGACGTAGTAGTATACCTTGTTAGGATCAGGTTCGGTGTCAGATGTTACCTTGGTGTAGAACACGGCATCTTTGAATGAAGTGTCACTCAGGCTTGGGATGAAGTTCTTGTTCGACAAGGAACCTCTGTCAGTACCTCCAGGAGAAGTACCGCTAGGAAGCGGAGTGAACTCCGTTGGTACATAATCCGTAGCATACAAAGCAACCTTCAACCCAGGACGGAGAGGATGAGTCTCGTCATTCGGTTCCACATAGGTGTACATGTACTTAACCCAATCGTAGAACTTACGTTTGAGCAAGAAATCGTTCGGGTTGTTGTACGTGAGCCAAGGAGCTATGCTGTTCTTGAGCTTGAGGAAGATCTCCCATGTAGGAGCATACAACTTCTCATCAGCAACCTTAGTGTCGTAACTGTTGACAAGGTTGTTGTAAGTAAGGGCTTTAACAGAACCATCGAGACCAACATCCTGAAGGATCTGGTTGAGGACGAAAGCAGTTATGACATGTGCCTTAATCCCAGAAGGAGCCAAGTAGTTGGAAGCATCCCTCGAAAGAGAGATGTTCTTGTACTTCTCGTACTCCAGCTTGGAGGTCATCAACTCATCACGAAGAGCATGATTCCGAGCATGATCAGTACGGGACTGAAGATGCTCGGTAAGATTCTTGCTCTGCTCAACAGCCGACTTCCTCATGTACTGAGGATGTGGCTGTGGGTTGCTTGTGTGATTAGCCAGTGTCTCAACACTCGCTGCTCCCTGAACTGCAGGAGACCCAACGGCTTTAGAAACTCTGAACCTAAAATCAGTTGTTGCCATATCGTCTTTCTCCTTTAGTTAACGGTGTCAATACGAGTGTATTTCGACGCATCCGCCTTGTAATACCAGTAAGTGCCATCACTCATCAGTTCGAGATTATCGATGGTGATACCATCACCGTTGAAACTGCTGTAGATGTAAGCTCTCTCAGTAGACTCATCTACCCTGGTGTAGGAAATACGGACTTTCGATCCGTAAGCTCCGGCTATAGCCAGGATAAGTTTCTTACCGAAAGGAATACTAGAAGGTTCAGGGAGGTGTATCTCCTGAACTCTCGGCAGCACTTCAGAGTAGAGGGTGATACCACAGAACAAAGTCAGTTCTCCGAGCATCATCCAGTTACGGAGTTTCTCGGCACTTAGATCCAAGTTCTGATAAGCATCAGGAGACGTGAAGGACCTAGCGACAGAACCTCCAGTCAAGCAAGCCCACTCAGACCAGGTATCATTCCAGTGACTGTACGAGCGCATCCAGATGGTTGTATCCTGGATAAAGAGCTGGGTCACATCAGCAGTATGTGCAGGAGCACGCGCAGTATCCGACTCGTAGTACACAATGCCAGTCTTGAAGTCAATGAGACCAGGGCAGGCCGTCATCACCTTATTGCAAGGATCAAACGTGTAATACGTCTTACCTTCAACAACCGAAGTGTCGCTGGTGATGAAGTACTGATCGAGTTCGTGTGTAACTGACTGCAAGGCATAGTCCTGACCGAACACAACAAGTCTAGCTCCCTTCTCCTTGTCAGCGAAGAGAGGATAACCAGTAGGTTCAGACAGTCCTTCAGGGATCCAGTAGACACCACCTTCCTTGACATCATCGGGATGAATAGAAAGGAAAGCAGCACCCATGAGGAGACCACGCTTCTGAAGTTTGCCAGCCAGATCAGTGTAACCGCTTATGATCGCCTGCAGATTGGCAGGAGTGTCCTCAGTCGTGGCAGTCTTCGGAAGAAGTCCGTTATCCTTAAGGAGTTCGAACATCTTGGCAGAGAAGCCATACCCATCCATCTCCTCCTTGGATACATAGGAACCAGGATGAGGATCAGGTACGAAAGACAGCACAGGGAAGATGTTACCACGAGCGTCGATGTGACCCTTGGAGCCATCGCCCAAACCAGGGGTAATCACAACATACACAATGTCGTTGCGATAGACTTTGTGCTGGTAGTGGACAGGAACACCAGGAGTGAGGCTATCGGAAGTCAAGGTAAGCAGATCCTCTATACCCGAATCAGGATCGATCTCGTAGTACTGGATCGTGCAGTCGAACCTACCATCTTCGATGATAGCTATCTTGAAGACTCCTTCAGCAGCTGAGGATTCATAAGGAACCTTGGTGAAGTAGGTCTTGTAAGGATCAGGTGCAACATCCTTGGTGGGGAAGAAGTTGACAGGGTTCCTCGAATCGAACCGCTTGATCTGAAGAATCCAGTCTTTGTCCTTGAAGAGGTCATTCTTGCTTATGGTAAACTTGAGGAAACCATCACAGCAGACAGAGCGGTTGATGTAGAGAGGCTGCTTGGAAGGATGAGAATAAGCTCCACTATCAGCAGAGTACTTCCTGTTGGAATAATCAATGATGTCCCTGATACCCAGTTCAGTGTGAGCATCCAGAAGTTCGACTATGCCAGTAGTGAACTCAGTCTCATCAGCATCGACTTTGAGGTGCCAGGTGTTACCGATAATGGTAGCACTGCCAGAAGCATCATCCATCCTTGGAGCAACCTCGAAGACGTACTCGGTAGGAACAAGCCCTTCCTTGTAAGCCTCTTCAGTTCTCACAGTGTTCCTACGAGGAGCAGGGGTGCAAGTGATCTGCATCTTCTCGTAGTCAGCTTCACCTTCCGTACCATACTCGTAAACGACATTGGTTGCCCAGAGCTGTCTATCTTCCGAGTTGGGATCAGGATGTTGGATGATCTTGATGGTAGAACCAAGCTTCTGAGTGTTGGCGTCAGGGAGATCGAAACGAGGGATGTTAGTGTGAACAGAGTAGACGGCGTTGGTTATCGGGTTGACAACCTCTTCCATACGAGCATCGGTAACTACGATGTACTGGGTTTCTCCATTGAGAGTCATCCAGTTACCCCACTTGTACCTGAACTGTGTCTGTCCCGTTACATCGACATAACTCTCGTATCTTCCAACACGAGTGTACGACTGAGGTTCATCCTGATCATCGTTGTCTACGAAGAACAACTGACGAATAGGAGATCCGATAGGAAGCTCGTTCTTGTACTCTATCTCGTGGTCACCATTCGGAGTACCACGATAGGCTTCCACCTCAAGTGCTTTGGAAGTTATCTCGATGTCTTCTGCAGTCTTAGGGAATTCCTGCGGACCCCAGTACAGTTCGCCTGTAGGAAGAACACCGAGAGTGTAAAGGAATCCACCATAAGGCGTCTGATCTCCAGTCTCTTCTTCACGAACTGCATACTTGGGACCGTTGATGTAAGTTCCCTCTGCGATGTGTCTGCAACCCGAGTCGATGATGAGGTCTAAATCGACCTTGTCGCCATCGAAATACTTGGCGTCGAATGCACTGCTTTTTACGACAGTGTCTCCGCGAAATATATCGGCAACAGCTCTAGCAGTCAGAACAGTCTGCTGCTGTGCAACATCACCCTTTCTCAGATCACGAATGTCATCAGAAACACGCTGCACCGGCACCGGTTTCATGTTAGGCTGAATGGTCGTGTCCATAGAGGCTTTTCTCCTTTTAAGAAAGGTCAAATTACATAAGAATGGTTCCCACAAGTAGCCATGTTATGATTTATTTTTTCACGCCTGAAAGGTGGTAAAACGCTATGGCAACAGATCAAAACACAAAGGTCAGCAAAGCCGTATTCGACCCCTCCAGAAACGATCATGATAACTCGGATCAGAGGACGTTGTACGGTCAGGTGCTAAGATTTCCTAGTCTGCCACCTGCACACATGGTTTTCGAAGGCGTAACTGTTTTCGACACGTCCACCAAAGACTTCTACGAATGCCAACACATCGTCACTGAAACTGCAGACTACTACGAGTGGGTAGCTGTTACTTTCGGTGCAGCGAGAGTGTTCCTTGTTCCTGTAGGTAAGCTTACTGAGAATGACATCTCCGACTACACCGACAAGAGTGCGATAGATTGTGTGGCCAAGACCATCAACGAAATCATCGCTGGTCTTCACAGGTACGGAAAACATTTCGATTACCTTGGCTACAGAACTGTTCATGTAGGAGAAGTCCTTGATCCTAATAAGGACTACTATGGATACAAGAACAACGATCTCATCGACATCGTTGGGAACGAGCTTAACAAGATCTACACCGGTGAAGTGAGACTTCTCGATCCTTCCGAGTATGTGGTGTCAGTCCCTGTTGAGGAAGACTACAAGTACTTCCTTAAGTCAGATGAGCCGGATATGACCGACTGTGTCAACCGACTCAATGAGATCATCGCTCTGCTCAACAAGCACTTCGCGGATATTCCTCTCATTGACATTCGCGAGACTGAGTACGATGCGATAGCTCATGTACTCAACCTGGTTGTTGAAGAGGTCAACCCGTTCGCGGTACCGTGGCAGGTTGTTATCTACCGCATCTGGCATCTCGAACAGAAGGTTGGTAATGGGACGTTTGTACCGAACCTGGACGAGAGTCCAGTAGACTTCCCATCCTGGCTGGCGTACAAGTGGCTCAACTACGACAGTGATGAATTTGGTGAACTCAAGGGAGCTACCGTCTGTCAGATCAACGACACTATCTTCAAGCTCATCGCTTCGATGGATGGGCAGATTGGTGATCTGATCACCTTCTTGTCTGAAGAGACTACCAAGTACAGACCTGGCAATCCATTCATCAACTTGGTTGACTACCTCAAGTTCGTTGTTGCTCAGATCCCTGAGATCAGAGCTAAACTCGAACTGACTCTTGAAGGTATCCGCCAGTTGCGCAACTCTCTCGGCAACCTTGGCTATATCGTTTCCACCCACATTACATTCAGTAGCGATACTGAGTATTACTCGTGGAACAACGAGAATGCCAAGATGGACAAGCTTACTCGTGGTACAGACTACAACACGGGTGACAACGTAGAGGACTGGTGCACTGCGCATGATGTTACCCACATCTACACCTGGTCGTCTAATGATACTGCAGAACAACTTATCAAACACAATGCTGCGGAAATTGCAAAGAACCGTGCAGACATCGCTGCGATCAATGCGATCCTCGGTACGGAGCTTGGTGACAAGTTCTACATCGAAACCATCAGTGTTCCTGTGGTGATCGATGGTGTTGAACAACCTGTCTTTAAGTGTGAGGTTGGCTCTGACGAGGGTTATGGTGCGAACAAGAACACAGTCTTCGAAGAGATCGACATCTACGATCAGTCTGGAGTGCTCCGTCCCTACGAGGATCTTTACAAAGAGTATGGACCTCTCTTCGTACTTGGTACACCCAAGGTCGTGACCAAGATCGTCGAGATGAACAACCGAGAGATAGCTGCCCTCAACAGGCGGATATCCAAACGAGTCACGGATATCGAAGAGAACATGAACGTCCGTGCCGAGGCTCTTAAGGAACTGACTGGTGTTGAAGGTAACACCAAGGAAGTTGAGTCCTGGCATGTCGATGGTTACAAGAAGGTAGTTCTTCCTTGCTCTACCAGGTCCGTGTTCTTCGAGGCTTACACTCGTTATTACAAGAAAGTCGAGGTTGCTGATGGAGAGGAATACGAAAACCACTTCATCACGAAACCTAAGGCTACGCTTGATAAGGTGTTCAAGGAGGGCAAGACCTACTACACTCCTATTCGCGGGTCGGTACATGAGCCGGACTACAACGAACCTATCGGGTTCCGTGAGCTAGTTCCTGGAACAGACTATCAGATCGGTGATTCTATCGTCCCTGGTGAGTTCGGTGACTTCATCATGGAACTACAGGAAACCTACACGAACACCAAACCTTTCTTGTTCGTTGAACTTAAGGAAGGCACTGCGGCTCAGGTAGAGGCAGGTGAAGCGGATTACTGTCTGCCTAACTATGTCCTTACTGCGGACACTGTGTTCCAGAGTGATAAAGAGTACTTCATCAGGAACGTAGCTGGTAACTACATCAAGGCTACTGGCGGAACGTGGGAAGAGTACCAGGCTGGAACTGTTTCCTACTGGATCAACTCGTATTACAGGACAAGTGACAAGACGTTCCAGGAGGATAAGGAATACTACTCGTACGTCGAAGATACTGGCGAGTATGCCTTGCTGGAAGCTGGTGTCGATTATCAGATCGGCGTTACTATCACTGGCGAGATCTACGAGTACGGTACACAGACTGTTCCTCCGAACAGCTTCTACGAGTACGTGGTTCCTGAATCCTCGATCATCAACCGCTACAGCAATGTCTGGGTGAGAGATCGTCAGTGGAAGGAGTACAACACTCACAGAGGTCTTATCGACAGGAACACTGACGACATCGCAAGGTGTCTGAAGAACTGTGGGTTGTTCCAGGACTGGACCAAGGGTCAGGTTGCTGCTATCAAGGACTTCATCATGTACATGATGCTTGCTACCTTGGACATCGTGACTCAGGAAAACAGCACCTTCTCTATTCTGCACAACACGACGGCTAAACTGGTTACCATTCTCAACGCCATTGCCAAGCTTGAAGGTAAAGTTACCTACAAGCATGCTGACGGTGTGTACGACGCTGCTTACGACTACTACAGGGCTATCGGATTCGATCTCACGACGGATACGACCTTCGTACCTGGTAAGACGTACTTCGTTCTTGATGGAACCACGTTCCGTGAAGCTACCGTTGAGAAGTATGCTCCTATCCCTGAGAACAAGTACTACGAAGCTGTCGAGTTCCACAAGCTTGTTCAGGAAGTGGATTACAGTATCGGACTTGAAGTGTCTCCTCGTATCTTCACTGTTGACTTGGTTATGCCCACCGTGGAAAACTACACGATGACAGAGATCAAGGATGCAGTTAACAGGATACTCAGGAACTACATGGCTGATCCAAACCTTCCCGTGTACACTCCGCTACCTGTTGACCAGCCTATTCAGGAGAACATCGTCTACTACAGAAACGTAGATGAAGCGTGGGAGAGGATCGTGCCTGAGGAGGACGACCCCGACATGATAGGTCAGCTCATCAAGGAATACGATCCTGAACATGTGTGGTACATCAAACTGGATGAGGAAATCCCGGATGACGGCTACACGATGACTTGGATCCGTGTTCTGATGAACGAGATGATCCGTCTTCACAACAGAGGTGCTGAGACGTTCAACAACGCCTTCCAGAACTTCATAGCCAGCTAAACTTAGGAGGAGAAAATGGCAACTAAGAGTGCAAATTCTGTGGTCAAACCAAGGTGGCCTAAACCTCTTAAAGCAGTATCGGCCAACGATGGTCACGTCTATTATCTCATCGGGGACGATGGTGATGAAGGTGTAGCGAATGTAACGTTCGTAGACTTCTACTCATCCCTTAACCAGTTCGCGCCTAAGGCAGCTAGCGCTCCGTGGAATGACCCTGACGGGTTCTTCTTCGTGCGCGATGCTGCCTCGAGCGGTCCGGATCACTACGGTGATCCGACCGTTCATGCGGGCTGGGCTATGTACATCTGGGATGGTACGAAGTACAAACCTGAGTCCTCGAATTCCGGATGGATCAAAATCTCCCAACAGGGTGACACCGACTGGGATATCACTGATGAGCTAAAAGCGATGTTCGTTCTCAAGACGGTTTACAACGTCAAGATGAACGAAATCGACAAACACTTCCAGAGGGTTGAAGGTTCGATCATCCAGATTGGCTCTCGAGTCAAAACACTCGAGGTCAAGATGGACAAGATCTATCCCATGGCTCACGTCCATGTCAACAAGGAAGTTCTGGATCAGTTATCTGAACCTTATCTCAATGTCCTATATTACAAAGGTCGTCCTATAGGAGGCAACTCCTACATTTACAACCACGTTGAGGATGTTGACGGAACAAAGGAGATCACTTGGTGCGATCCTACTCTGACTGAGGATAAGTGGACCCACGAGGTAGTTGACAACTCCGAGGCAATAGCCAATAAGTTCACTGAGACCGACCTGGCTAGACTTGGACTGACTCTCATCGTTGTTGAAGCAGATGGTTCTCTGTCTCTGTTCAAGTACATCAATAACCCAGATGGTGAAGGTATAGTTCCCAAGTTCGCTCAGACCATCGTCAGAGATAACCTCGGTCTCGCTGAATATGTGATCATGCTTCCTCCTGCTGCCAAGCAGTATGTTGGACGTGGTTGCTGGGTACCTGTGCAGGATGACGGTGTTCATACCGTCAACCACTTGCACAAGTGTATCAAGGTTACCGATGATGTAGAGACCGGCGCTCATCACTACGAGTGGACTGACGTTACCAACAACGGAAGTCAGCTCGGAGTAAAGGGTTCGGAAATCGATATCTGTTTCTCCGAAAACTACACCATGTGGACTAGGAACCATCTCCACTTCACTATCCCTGCCGATACTACCAAAGAGGGTAACATCCCTGTTCGGTGGGCTAAGACAGTTATCGTGAGGAAGTTCGGTTCTGCTCCGGAGAATGCCAACGATGGTACTGTGGTGCTTACCTTGACTGACAAGTCCAAGTACGCAACTGAGTGCTTCATCGATACTGTTCCGTATATCAGTCATCTGAAGAACGATGAACCGATGTACTGGTATTACAGGGCGTTTTCTACGACTATGTCTGGTGACACCTATTCTGCTACAGATGCTGTTGTTGCTAAGAAGCTTGACTGGAAGATGATCTACTCTATCCTTCATGGAGATAACGCGGATATCGTGTTCCATGTGGGTGATGAAATCTACCTCCCTCATCATGCCGAGTACGGTGACATCCTCTGCGAAATAGTTGGTGTTAACACGACTGTCTTCGGTTCTGAGGAACCTGGACTTCTGGTGGTTACTAAGAACGTTCTCTGTGAGAAAGAGATAGATGCTGCTGAACCTGCTAGTGCGTCTGGTTCTAGTAACCCCGAGTGGATAGGTGAGGCACATGGTAGCAACGGATCGTTGCTGAACAATGTCCACAACCTTACTACCCTGAACATCATCAACTGGCTTAACAGCACAGAACAAACTGTTACGTACAAGAAGACGGCATTCGATCAGACTCCTTCCTACGGGACGGAAGCTGGTTTCATGTCAGGCTTCGATGTTGATGATCGTGCAGTGTTCGGTTATCATCCGTCGTTCGCGACAGGTAACGAACAGATCGATGCAGTTAAGGTATGTTTGCCTAGGTCAGAGATGCGTTCCTGGGATAACATCACCAAGACCAAGACGATCGGTAACTCGACAACTCCAACTGTCTGGGCTTCGATGACTGGTGTGGACAGTGCTGCATCTAACCGACCCAAGTTCAAATTCAAGCTTAGCGATGGCAATGATGTTCTGCCTGAGGAAACAACGGGTATCGTCCCGATGTTCTTCTTGGTAGGCATAGATCCTGAAGCATAAAGCAAACCCTACCCCTAGTGCCCGCGAGGGCACTAGGGATGGGATTCTTTTTTCAGTCCGTAATAACGGCATCCTGATAGGTCATGAACCCAGTCTTGAAGATATGGAACAACCTGTAGCAGTAGGAGTCTGGGTTCGAACCGATTCTGTCGAATGGTATCGGATAGCCCATGACTCCGTCCTCAGCAATGGAGCTGAACAGAGTAGTTCCATCATCGATGTTCTCTGGCATGGAACCCTTCTTGCACACAAGCACATCCCGGTCAAACACATCTACTTCTATTCTGTCAACAGCATTAAGCATGTTAGAGATGTGGAGTAGATAGTGTGTACCACTGCGCACGAGGATAACAGATCCTTCTGGGTCGGGGAAGATGTTGCCATCGAAGGTGATGTCAACCCACTCCCCTTCCTTCTGCACGTAGTAGTGCATGGCAACATATCCAGCTTGTGTATCGACCAACCTGAAGACGGACCCTGGAGGAAGGGTAGACGGATCAGGAAGTTCGGTAGTACATCTGACCATGATTGGCATAGCCGAGAGGTTAGCAATGGGCTCGTATGTCTTAACAGAACCTTTAATCTTCATTGTCAGCACTCCTTACTAGGCTACGATACAACACCAGGCAACACCAGGTGCAGTCTGTATCCCATTAACATCTGTTTTGTCAGCCGCTACCTTTGACATACTGCAAGGAGCAGTGCTCACTACCTCAGTCCCTAGAGGAGGAGGTTCAGTGAACCCTCTGCTCTTGACAGACCATACCGACGAGTCTCCTATTACAGAGTACACGTTAGGTGAAATCTCTATCATTCCCAAGGATCTGGTGTAATAGCCAGACAACTGTCCGTTCACATCGTACTTGACGTGAGATCTTGTTTCACCCAATTCAGGGATCTCGATCTCTGGGTTGAAGTACGTCCAGAACAATCCTTCAGGAACAGTGAAGAAGACCGCACTGTTCTTGCCGAAGAGTTCATAGTACGAAGGAATGAAGATCTTGTCCTTCGTCACCACTGGAGGATAACGGGGAGTCGATCCAGGATGAGTCAAGTCACTACCAAGAGTTGTGACAGCAGCATCAGCTAGAACATTCCTAAACTCTGCTTCTAGGAAGTCGTAGAATCCAGGCATTTCTCGCTTGCCGTATACACAAACCTGTTCACCAGCACCTGCGGGCAGATCATGAGGATGGGTAGGTTCGAATTCGTAGAACGCCTCGAAATACCCAAGCTCTTTCGGGTTAACTCTGTCCGGCCACGGTGGAATAGGAACTTGGATGTAGTTGCCTTCTTCAAGAATGAAGTAGTACTTGTTCAGATCCCACTTGACGTCCTCAGACACCGTGAATCTGGTGTGTTTATTGAGGAACTGTCTCAAGTTGGATGATACCCAATCAGCTCTTCCTCTTTCACTTGCCCAGTAGGTCTTGTCCGCCTCACTGATGTTATCAGCTGGGTTGACAACTGTCTGCCTGAGTTCATTGATAATGGAATGCTGCTCCTTGGCATCATAAGTACACTTGGGGAGGCAGTGTCTCGACATAAAGATAACACCTGGTTTCTGAACAACAGTGTCTCCTTGGTACACAGGGATATTAGTTCCCATATGAACAACTTGGAGATCAAGAGTTCCAAGAAGTCCGTGCTCGATCTCGACACAGTCTCCAACAGCGAAGATAGTTCCGCCTTTCCCAGCACGGATAATATCCCGAACATCTTCCCAAGTGAGAGTCTTGGAACCTTCTGCATCCAAGCCAGTTGCTACACCGTACTTAGTAACAGCGAAGATGTTGTAGGAGTAGTTCATCCCTCTAGGATAAGTGTCGAACAGAGGATCCTCCGCAGTGTAGTGATCACGTACACCAGACATGGCAACTATCTCACCATCGTGGATAGTCTTGGGCTGATAGGCATCAGGGTCTCCACCAGAAGGTACGAACTTGCGTACCACGACAGTATAAGCCCAAGTTGCACTGTCAGCAGCATCTCTGTACTTCTTGTCCTTAGGATCAGTCCAATACAAAGTTGTGTAACCACTGTAGCTATCGATGGTGATGTTGACATCACTAACCTTATCCAGAGCACCAGCTTCAGAGAAGGTAGCTATCTCCCAGGAGTAGACGATAACCTTGATACCAGTTGAAGGATCAACCTCATAGTGTGACACGCACTTATAGACATAACCCTTGAGGTAAATGCGATCACCTACTTTGCAGGACTCTCTTAGGAAGAAACTCTGACCAAAGTTATCCTTACTAGGTGTAGGCAGTTCGTCTACAACATGGATGAGAGAACGAAGATCTTCAGGTAAAGCGACCAATTCATCGTTGTCGATCAGTCTGTATTTCTTCATAATTCTCCTTAACCGATAGATAGGATAACGTAAGACGTTTTCTTCGACTTGGCCACATCCAGCTCAGTGTAGTACTTCCCTAGAGAGTAGTATCTGTACCAGAGTTTGAAAGTGTCTTCGATATTGGGAGTCATTGACCAACCAGTTAGGTTGTACTGCTCTAGTTCACTAACTGTAGGAAGACGCACTCTATTTGGAACATTGTCCAGGAAGTCATTAGTTTCCAGGATCATGCTCGTGAAGATAGAGTCTAGTCCATTTAGGTAGTTGATGAATGTACCATTGAGGTAAGCTCTAGATGTGCTAGTGCTCCACTTGTTACTACCATTGGCAACAGCTTCCATATCTGTTTCCTTGACATAGATACCCATGCTGGAAGTGATGTGCGTACCAGTAGGAACGGATGTCACAACGAACAATCCATTCTTCTTGATGTAATACACCTTGGTACCTTTGGCAGGAGCTATCTCATCTGTTACAAGGATGTACTGAGCGTGGGCATTATCGAAGGCAAGGTTTGCAACAGTTGACTTACTCCTGAGTGCAACCGACCTAGGTCTAGCTGCATCGGTAGAGTGGAACATATCGAACCCTATAACCTCAAAAGAAAAACGTTTGGAACCATTAACCAAGGTTATCTCATCTCCGATGTGGAAGATCTTGTCTGCAAATCCATTCTGAATCTGGGTTGACATGATCGGTCCCCACTCGGGAGACTGAGGAATAACCTGACAGGTATCATCAGAGGAAACTACTCCATCTGCACTGTAAGCGAAGACTTTGTAGCGAGCAGCACCAGAGAGTCGTTCAGGAAGGAGATCAATGAATGCTTCACTCTGTCCCCAGTACTGATCCCTGATAGTGGATTCAACTACAACCGTCCCGTCATTTTCATTGGCAGGATAGTCCTGGAACTTACGGACGACACGAGTTTTCTTCCACGCATACCTTCCAGTGTTCTCAGGATCTTTCCACCTGAGGATAACAGAAGACTTATCGGGAGACTGAACACATGTGATCTCAGTAGGTATACCAACTCCCTTGGTAGGAGCACTCAACCTAACCCACTTGGTAACATCAACATTCTTCTCCGTGGTGAGCACTTCCCCCGGCTGGAACGAGCCTATTCTGACTGACGGGATACAAATCTTGTGCGGGTAAATACCAACATCAGGAAGTACATCAACGAATTTATACGCCCAACAGATGTCTGTACCATCTGGAATCACTTCCTCGCTACCGATCTTACCTGATCTCGTACAAAACTCAGCTTCTGGTGGAATATAAGGAACGAACTTCTCCATGATTCTAGCCATGGTTACAAATTCCTTTCTTAGCTAGTGAACCCCATGGAGGGTTCACTAGCATGTTTAGATTGTGAACAGCATAAGATGGAATTACGTCTTTGCCTGTTCTTGCATCAACTTGTCCCTGTATGCACAATCTCTTCCTTTGTCTGGATTGACTATACACTTCCTGTACGGGCAGTAGAACTGTTCGGACCTAGGAGTTGGAGGCTGGTTCAACTTCTTAAGAACTCCATCGATGATCCTTTCAGCTGGAGAAGGTGTTAGCTTCTGTAGAGCTGGGCACTGGGAACAGGACTTAAGATAGTTCACTATGCCCGTGTGCCACTTCCACCTGCGCCTGATAGCTAAAGGTGAGTTGTCAGTTAGATCAGGAAGGTCATGATGCTTCTTTCGCAGGGCTTGAGGCATTGCTTTTCTTTCCTTTCTTAGATGGTTTTGGAGCTTCAATTTCCTCTGTCATCTCGTCAGGTGTATTCCCCGATGAGATCTCAATGGTAGCAGCTAAAGGTTTCTTAGCTTCTTCCTCAGGATCTATCTTGGGTTGTGGTTCATCTCTGTCATCAGGGAGGATGATAGGTTCAGCTGGAACAACTTCCACTCTAACATCTCTGGCAGGAATAGCTTTCTCAGCGTAACCAGGACGATGAGGTGGTTCCAGTTCCTGTTTAGGTTGCCCGAACAAGAACTTGTCATTCTTAAGAGCCGCTTCTCTTTCCTCTTCTGACATCTTCACGTACCTTACTTCCTCCTGAGGAGCTTTAGGTAGACTGTCAGCCGGTGGGATATACCTGGGTTTGTCAGGATCAAGATGGTAGCTTGCTGGAGCTTGAGCACGAACGTCCTTAATAAGACTATCGAAGTCAACTCTAACAGGAGCTGTTCCCATGATCTCAGCTGCAGTTATCTTGTGTTTGAAGAAAGAAGTGTCAACCTTGTCTTTCCTGAGGATGTGGAGAGAAGCTCCCTGTCTGGCAGCATCGCTTTCCATCCACTTCTTCAACAGTCTTTCTACCTCGATAGACTTTGTCAAGAAGACAGACATCTTCTCACTGTCCATCTGAGTAACTGTATAAAGAACTCTAAGGGCTGCAAGGAGTTTAACCAACTCTCTTCTGCACAATGTCTGAAGTCTTTTCCTCTCTTCAGCTAGGTCTTTGTCGTAGAGATCCAAGGAGTTAGCAACTGCTATATTCTCGTAGATGTACTGAGTGTGATCAGTAATGCACTTACCCAGAGTGTCCCTATAGACTCGACTAAGTACATTTTCATCCAAAGTAGCTTGCTGCATCAAGATGTGAAGTTCCCTAGATCTCTCTAGAACAGTAAGTGTAGGAGGAGTCCTTTGGTCCCTGGTAGTTTCCATTATCGTATCCCCCAATTTTTAACAGGTAAGTGTTGTCTTGGAATAGGACTACTGGGAATATAGAGATCAGAATAAATGTACCTACGAAACGCTGATTCGAGATATGAAGCATGTCCGTATCTGACTCGTGGTATCTGTGTTTCCAACGACCCAGACAAAACTCTACGTCTCAGCTGTGCGTTTTCGACTATATCGAGGATCTTCTGTCCGTCTCTATCGGAGAGTTCTACAAGCTCAGATTCGCCACCATTAACGGCTAATTCTAGTAACATGATTAACCTCCTTCATCTACAAAGGTAGGACAGCATAGCTTCTCTACGCCATGTCCTAAGTCTAACTTCCTTCTTAACCAACTTGAGAAGTACCTTGATAGCTTTGTTCTTCAGCCTTAAGAACTTCTTTAGGTTATACATCTCATTCAGTGTCTTGTCAGACATGGGACCAGATGCAGCCACAGCTCGTTCATAATACTTAAAGTACTCTGATGGACGGTATGCATTGGAACCACCAGGGAACGCATGACGTACAACGTATTCGCTACAGCTCGGATCAAATGCATAACTAACAACGTAGATCATGTCTTCTGCAATGTAGAAGTACACCTCTTCAACTCTGTTCAGTTCAACAATAAATGCCGGCTTGTCTGACTTATAGACTAGCACATTACCACTTTCGATCTGATAAACAGTTCTCACCATCCCTGTAGCAGCTCCGAAGTGGGATAGTTCACCTACAAAGTTGTAAAGAGATTTAAGACACGCTCTATGATTGACATATTCCTTCAGTATGTTCTCACGAACTTTCTCACTCTTGACTATCAGTCTGCGTTCATGTCTGGCAGACCAATTCTTGAGGTTCTCGAAGAACGATTTGTTGTTAAATAACCATTTGAACATCTTGGATTCTCCTTTCGAAATAGTTGATATAACATCTAAAAAGAAAACAAAAAAGAAATCCCCACTGGATGTGGGGCTCTTTGATCACACTGTACCTTCCATGTAGTGTGCCAGATAGTCATACGGATCTTCGTGACCCTCGTAGTTCGTCAAACGACATATGCTCCCATCAGACATAACTCCTACTGGGAATCCACATTCGTTGATGGCTGCTCGGATTATACGATCGAACTGCTCGACTCTGAGCATCTTTCCTGTATACCCCAGACTATCCAACCTCTGTGAGAGGTCAGCCCAGATTTTGCGTACTGCACCGAAGAATTCTCTAGGATTCCTGTCAGTGTAAGCAGCGGTAAATTCCATCGGCGGGAACTGTTTGTAACCTTCGATGGGTTTAAGGGGTGCTACAGACTCTTCCACGGACTGTGGACGGTGGTATAGCTGTTTAGGGAATGTCACCTTCACCTCTAACCAGCTTTGTGCCAGTGTGTATGATACACGTGCCGACACCAGATAGTTTGTATTTACATCCATGTTTCTCCTTGAGTTGGTTGTGGTATTATACATCTAGGTAATGTATATCTAAGGGGTTTCCATTAACATTTTCGGGAAGGCTGCCCTTTCAGGCGTAAGTTAGAAGATTGGAGATTGGGAATTGAAGAGGGGTGGATAGGGAGAAGGGGGTAGAAGAATTCCAGAAGTTTGTAGAAGTTTGATACAAAGAACATCTTGGAGATAACCAGTTTAGTCTGAAAGAAGGATAAGTTGATTAATGAATAGATATGTGAGCCCTACCTGCCCGAAGGCAGGTAGGGACTCTGATCTCTTCTTAGATTGTTCACTTCGTGAAGACGGCTGATCCTATCAGGCTTACCCAATAGTAATCAGCGGGGAGAGCCTATGTTTATTCCATATGAGGTTCTCAGCCATGCCAATAGGGTACTGTTTGTGTGAATACCCTATAGAACTCATAGTTCCATTACTAGGAACCTTCTGAGTGTCAGCAGGAGTCTGGGCACTGTTGTAAGACCATATTTCACCTCCGGCGGAGCGGAGCCACCAGTACTGGGCAGCAGTCGTCGAATCGCTGTACCCATTCGCCAGATGCTGCCCAAGAGTGAGAGAATACTTGATGCGACTGTCATTCAAACTCGTGGCTCCGAACACCGCGAAGTTCTTATTGCACATCGCCCATTTCTTCAACCCGTACTTGTGGCCTTCCTGGTAGGGAATACCGTACCTGTTCTCATCGGCAACACCGAAGGTAATCCAACGACCGTTCGCTTCACCCGACCATTCCTCGTAAACTCCGTTGTTGGCGGCGACGCCGCCAACAATCTGATTCGTCGACATGAGCCAGACCTTATCCACGCTCACGGTGCCACCGAGGTTGCCCTCTTTCACACCGGCACGAGGATAGAAGTCGAATGCACCAGTCGTACCGTACAGACCGTTGCGGTTGACTACAGGAACGATCGCGTTGAGGAAGTCATACGCATCTTGGAGATCCGTCTTGTAGTTCGGGTTGACTTCATAGAGTCCGCACGCGTAAGGTTTGTTGGTACCGATATTGGTAACCTCCTCATACCTACCATAGAGATTCCTCTTGAAGTACGTCTTCCCTTCTACAGGAGACATATCTGCAGAACGCTTGTACTGACAATCAATGAACCCGTGGAGGAAGGACTGTCTGGGTGTACGCTGACGGGTGGTAACTGTGACTCCAGTCGTGGTTCCGGATTTTGTACCCTCGACCAGCACTATTCCACTCGCCCATCCCTGATTAGTATCAGCGATGTTCGTTTCGTTAGTGTAGGGCGATTTGTTCTTGATCGCTCCAGTAAGCATGTACGTGCTATTCCCAGCAACACCTTTGTCAATGTAGACCATCTTGTACATTTCAGCAAGCTGATCGTACTTGAGTCCGTTGTTGACAGAAGGCTGTTCCGTCCACCACTGATCACCCTCGGTGAAGACAGGCACCCAGTTCCCGTTTTCATACTTGTACTGCATGACTGGAGATGCGCCGTAATTCCAGTATTTGCTAGGCTGGTTGAGATCCAGCTTCACACCTACAGGAACACCACCATCGATCTTCGTGTAGACAGGCTGTTTGCCGTTGTGAGCAATACTCCAGTCCTTGATGCTTGTGTTCTTCAGCCAGTGGTTGGAGTCAACAGCACCAGATGTAGACGTTTCTGTGAGCCTGACATACCCACCAGAGACGAACTTGTAGTAGACTCTGGAAGTTACGAAGTTGACATCAGCAGTTTCGACGTACTCCTTGGATGTATCGAAAGGTCCGTTGAGGTAGCAGCGGACATTCGACTGACACCAAACGTGGTTACCATAGGCAACACGTTCCAGGTTGGGAGTCTTGTTGAACAACCAGACGCGGAAGTTTCCATTGACGTTCTGGATCGGACCTTCGAAGACATCCGTAGTACGGAAGCAGAAGTTGGATCCCGAACCAGCACTGCTAGCGGCACTCTTGGAAGGGCTATATGTGCTCCCAGAAGCCCAGCTCGGGGTAGCTCCGAATATGTCCTTAGTGATAGGAATGTACTCGCCACTAGCGTCGAGCGCACCCATCGTCCAGACATAGTCATTAGCTGTTTTCTTCTTGGCAACGAAGTATCCCTGACCAGCACGAATAGGAACCAGATCACCGACAGAATACGTACCCGCGTAGGTAGCCGACTGAGCCGAAGTGATGGTAACGGATGTTGCAGAGGTGAAGTCCATCTTGATCCACGACGGAGTGTAGTAGCCGCTGACGGAAGCATTGTGAGCTACACGTACACGACGATACACGTAGGGATCAGAATAGTCACCAACTGTGGTCTCATTAGAACCGCCACCAAGACGTTCATAGTAGAAGACACCAGGTTCGGACTTCTGACTTGATCCGCACGCCACCCATGTTGCCAGCCAGTACACTTTACCAGCGACGAACGTCTCATCCTGCGTAGGCATTTTGAGAAGAGGTTCGAGCGTCGGGTCAGCACCGCACACCTTGGAGAGGTTCATGTTCGGCGTTGTGGATATGCTGTAGTCCCCATCAACGTACTGTTGACACTTAGCCTTGACTTCGGCAGTCGCGTTCCGGTTGCCGAATATGCACGCGTAGATGTTGCGCAGATCGTCAGAGCAGTCGCGCATGTACACACGATACTCCGTGACGTAGTTCGTCTGCTTACTTGCAGCCGCATCTACTACATGCTTGCTGATAAGGGTTTCAGCAGGAACGAAGTACTTGATCAAGGAACTGTAGCTGGTACCAAAGATCAGGTCTTTCGTATCCTTTACCTTCCGAACTGGCATGAAGTAATCAGCCAGATGATTCGCACGAGGAGTGCAGGAACCGAGGTTCATCGTACCATCATCGATACAGTTCGCTCCCTTTCCAGTCCTCCGACAACCCGCACCCCAGGCATCCGTAACAGCTTCCAACGCCTCTGGGTTGTACATGCCGTTCTTTCCGGTGGGGTTAGTCTTGGAGTAGTACTTGTTTGAACCAGTGGATGCTGAATACAGTGCCTGTATGGCGCAGACCTTAGATGCAGACTCATACACCGTACCAGATACTGCATCACCAACGACTACAGTTTTCACTGTACCAGTATCGTTGGAGTAGTAGGTCTTGTTGGGCTGATACACAACATCCTTAGTGACGATGAAGTCGGCAGAACCCGTAGACCTACGAAGGTCGGAGCATATCACATTGCCACCATACTGAATAGAAGTTCCGCCGGGGACAACACGAGTCGCTTCCACGAACGGATTACGATACACAGTAGTGTACGGGAGTTCGCACTCACAAGGTGCGTTGGTAACAGACCACTTACCCCACGTCAGGCTAGCCACACCGTACGTTTCGGAACTTGCCGAGCCGTACTCATCATTTTCCCGATTAGCATCGAATACTGTCTCGACGTAATGGTTGTAGGCCTGTTCCTGTGCGTACACTTCTTTGTGGGGAGTCGTAGCTGTATACTCTGTGGTATTCAGCTTTATACAAGCGAAATAGACTCGGTTCAAATCACGAACGCTATCCCGAGTTGCAGCTCCTGCCCTCTCGTTGGTATCAAATACGTAACCAACGCCGTAGTGATCCCACCAGGAGTAGAGGTACTTAGACTGAAGAGTCATCGTGAACTTGACCTTCGAGTCATAAGGCTCGACGTTATCGAAGTCAACAACTTCGAAAGCCATGTCACCATAGTCGCCGTGATACGGGAGAGTGAGGATGGTTCCTATAGGGAAGTAGTCTTCCGCGATACCATTCTGCACCAGTTCCTTGATACCAGCCCAGTTGAGCAGGCAGTTCTGGTACGCGTAGTACGGAACACCCTTCTTGAACTCACGGAAACCAGCGTCGCCGATGGTCCAGTTGTCGGTGTTGTTCGGATCAACCAGTTCGTATTTGTACAAACCAGTTTCCGTATCCAGCATTCTGAAGTAGTAGTCACGATAGACTGGCTGACCTTCAGTGTCCAGAGTGTACGGATGAGCATCACTCGTGATGATGTAGTTAAAACCAGCAACACGACCGTTCTGATCGTCGTTGGTAATAGCATCATCGTCAGAGTACGGGAAGAGTTTGAAGTAGTGCTTTCTCGCACTGTTGTCCTGGAGTGTCATGCTGAATGAACCAAATGCAGCATAAGCATTCCTGGACTCGTTCGTGCAGAGAACAGTACCGTCGTTCACAGTCAGAGGCATGTGACCAACCTGATGGACGAGAACAGTCTTCTTCCAGTGGGTGATTTCAGAGCCGACGATAACATCATCGGGGTCCTCCCAGGCCATGATGACTCGGAGCTGAGTACCATCGTCGTACATGCTGATACGAATGTTCTTGCAGTTACCCACAGAGAACCGACCAACATGCAGATCCATCCAGTAATAAAGACCAGTTTCGGAGTCCTGAGCGCACTTGTAGAAGTGTGACTTGACGTAGCCGTCCTGGGAACCATCGAGCAGGTAAACTATGCCGAAGTTTTCAGCAGAAGCAGTAGGCAACTGCATGGTCACACGAGGCATGTTCTCCAGATCGAACTCAGTTGGAATCCACTCGTGATTCCGGATCGTATCCAATTGTTTCATTTGACGTCCTTCACTTTTTAAGTTAGGGGATTAAACAAGCATAACATAGAGCTAAGTTGGTTCCATTTTATGTAAACTTTTATTAAAGGAAAAGGAGCAATCCGCTTATGATCCGACAAATGTACGACCCGTTTAATTCGGTCATGTACGGGTTCGATGACTCCATCATCTCCATGATGGTTAGTCAGGCCTGTTACACAAAAGCTGAAGTCGACAGCAAGATCTCCTCTGTATTCAAGATCTGTGGTGAGAAAGCCACTGTTTCTGAACTACCTGCCACAGGCTCCATCGGCGATGTGTGGATAATCACTGAGACGCATGACGAATACACCTGGGTAAAAGCTGGCAGGTGGGAACAACTCGGACCACTTATCGATACCTCTGCTTTCGCCACTGTTGCTTGGGTTAAGGAATACCTTGGACAGCTTCCTTCTCAATACAACTCCTTTGCAGAATACTTAACAGCTCTTGCTCAAGGTATTACGTCTGCCAACAACAAAGCCCAGACAGCATTGGATAAAGCCAACGCGGCTGTTACCAACGAGAATTTCGAATCGTTCAAGTCTCAGAACACTCAGGCTATCAATAATGCCAAGAAGGCTGGAACTGATGCGCAAGCAACAGCTAACACTGCCAAGTCTACAGCGGATGCTGCACTGCCCAAGACTGAATTCGAAACCTTCAAATCCTCTAACACAACTGCTATCAACGCGGCCAAGAAGAGTGGTGATGATGCAGCTGCTGCTGTCAATAGCTTCAAGGAAGCTCAGTTAGTCTTCGAGACAACCGTCGCTTCTATAGAGAAACTCGATGGTAGTGTCAAGGTTGTTACTCAGGATGCTGTCTTCAGCAGAAGGAAAACTTACTATAAGCTTGTTGAGGAAGAATATGTTCCCCTCGTGCTTGGTACAGACTACCTTCCTACTTTGGCAGTTGCTGACTTCGAAGGAACTGTGTACGAAGATCGTGGTGTTAGTGTGAACGAGCTGATCGGTAAGATCAATGAACTCGTTGATGCTGGCAACATGCTTATTGCGGCTCACAAACAAGAGGCTGCTGCCAACGAAGGCGAATAAACAAGAGGGTGGGTGTTCGCCACCCACCCTCTAACGTCATTAAAAATTAAAGGAGTTTCTCATGGCACTTGAATTCATGAAGATCCCTGGACTCCAGAAGATCCTCACGTCTCTGGACTTTAAGTCCTACCTTATCGGTGTGGACAAACTTCCAGACTATCGAGATGCTAGCTTCTGCACCTACTCCATCACGGAGGATGCTGAGGCTAGGTCGGGCAAGATCTATTACAATCGTGTTCCTCAGGCTAAGGGTGGTTACTCGTACGACCCTTGCTCTCATACCAAGCTGAACGTCGTTGACCACCTCATGGCTGCGAAGCCCTATGAGATCTGCAAGATCAAACCAGATGCTTTTCTGGTCATTGGTAAGGATGGAGCAGGCGATGGGGCAAGTACTCTCTTCCACTACTGCACCTTCGATAACAGTGGCAAGCTTGAGACTGTCAGTCTTGATTCGATCGTTATCAGCAATGATAAATACCTGTACTATTACAGGGATGTCGAATCCAAGTCTCTCAAGCCCCTTACGTTCATTCAGACCAGTTCTGGTTTGATGATTCGTGCTCGTAGGAACTTCTACGGTAGACCTACAAGTGGCACGGTTGAACCTGGTGGACTTCCATCTCCTGCAGGTAATACATACTGGTATCTCAATGGTGATAAGTGGACTGCAATACCTAGCTCCACTGTTGGTTCAGTTGCTACCTACGAAGAGACCAACAACAGGGTTGTCTACCTTCGTGTCAAGACAGATGAAATCAACACACTCAATGCTCTCACTCTCTACAACTGCGGGTGGTACCTTGGTCACGTTAACAGCGAGACGATCTACAATGTTGACTTGAAGATGGGTGCTCTTACTGAGTACAACATCTCTGCTGGATCTCCCATGGCTGAAAGAGCTCTCAGCTACACCAACGACACTGTCTTCGTCCGTGATAAGGTCTACTACATCAAGAAGACTGACCTTGTTCTCGACAAGGTTACAGTCCACAACACTTCCAGCGAACTGGACGTTTCTATCTACAACGTCAACTGGCTGTTCAGCAACTTCGTAGTGTTGTCCAAGTCTGATCCTGAAATTGGTTATGGTGGTTATGCTTCAGTAGCTGCATGGAAAGCTGATCATCCTGACTACGAGCTCTACGAAGAGACAACCAACTTCTGGATCCAGCCTGATGGGTTCGTTGGAACTCTCACTCGTAACCACGACTGGTACGAGCGTGTAGGTGATCGTTTCCCGTACGCTGGATTTGTGGCTATCGCTACTTCCAAGTACAACGGTCAGCAGATCGGTGGTTTCTACCACGCCAAGATGAAGGAGTACCAGCTCACTGAGGATACTGTCCATCACTTCAGGTGGTTGGATGAAGATCACACCCAGGCTGAGTCCAAGACGTACTACGAGTGGAATGATGCCACTAACGTCTACACTCCCAGGGATGGTAGTCCTGGCAATCTGATCTACCGCGCGGTCGATGGAACAGACTACTTCCAGAAACCCATGACTTCTGTGTTCGAGGAAGGCGAAACCTACTACACGTACAGCAGCGGTTCTGGTTACACTGAACTCACTGGTTGGACTCCTGTGGATCCTATTCCTGGCAATGTCTTCATTGACAACAGACCGTTCTACTACAGGAACGGTTGGACGATCACTGAAGTTGAGACCAGGTATGGTGTGACTACAGACACGACAGTTGTTGCTGGTAAGCAGTACTTCATCTCCACTGGCACCAACTCCTTCAGTCAGATCGGTGTTAGGGAAGACGGTTCCGACTTCTTCACTACCACCAACGATGATGTATTCAAGGAAGGTAAGCAGTATTACTACTGCGACAGAGACAATGCCAGTAAGACAGGTCTGCAGAAGTTCACCGCTTTCGATTCCTCTGCGTACATCGGTAAGTCTATCAACTCTCAGTCGAGGACTATCTACGAACGCAACAAGGATGGTGGCATTCCTACTGAGGTCCAGATCTGTGTCAAGTTCGACAAGTATGATGGAAGATTCGATGGCATAACCATCCCGAACGATGTTGATGTCGTTGTCGAGTCTTTGAATGGTGAACCTATTCTCCAGGATGCTTATTACGAAGCCTGCAAGGGCATGTATGTCTGGGAGCAGTACTTCATCGAACGTGGCACTTCGGTTACCAAGCCCTACAATGTTCAGGCTGTTTACATCGACAGTGAGTCTAAGGTCACTCTGAACCTGATGTGGACCGATCCTAAGTTCATGCTCCACAAAGACGACCCGACTATGGCTCCTGATGCGTGGGCTAAGACGGACGTCGACCTGGAGTACGAGAAGGATGAGAACGGAGCGAAAGTCAAACGAGTCATCCGTCTCGTGTCTGAGGTTGCTACCAACGACGTGTATGCGGACAACTTCTTTACTGTAGATGGTGATTCTGCTATCACTTTCGATGGTGCTACCATTAGCAGGAGTGAGTTCTCTACTGCTGTCAAGACTGGTGTTATCAGGATAACTGCAACCGCTGTGACTGGTATTACCTCTGAGTATGTAGTTCGTCCTAGCAAGGTTGTGTGGGTCAACTCCACGAAGGGGTTCGTATCCCTTCTTGGTGGTACGGCTGTTACTGGAGTTCGCTACTACACGATCAACTCCGACGGTAACGAAACCGAACTCGCTGATGTTGTTCCCTATGTGACGGATGTAAGCTCTGACAAGATCTACATCAAGTACCAGAAGGAGATCGAGACTTACGTTGATGACGACAATGGCGTCAAACGTATGATCATCATCGGTGACAGTGCTCACAAGGACGGAACTATCGTGCCAGAGAACGTTGGACTCTTCACTCGTGTTACCGAGAACCCTGAAATAACAGTCAGGGAGATCGTTCGTGCTGGTCTGTTCGACAAACTCTTCGCTTCTGCTAGTGGTGGGTATAACCTAACTGGCGCTCTGCTTGGACAGGTTCCTCTTACAACAGCTGTAGGTAGCAACCCCGATCTAGCCAATGTAACTGTGGTTGACTCTGACGGTGTGTCCCTCGGGTACAACATCGAACAGGGTTACGTTGACGTGCTCCAGGGAGAGACTAGAGAGTACATCACTCTCGATCCTCACCATGTTTACTACACGAGGCAGAGTGTTACCGAGAAGGCGTGTAATGCTGATGAGGCAGATGCCAACAACGTCTACTACGAGTTCGCTAAAGTTGTCGACATCACTAAGTTCTACGAGGATACATCGGGTAGGTTCAGCAACACTGAGGCGAACAAGGGTATCCTGTTCTCCAGGTCTAGCGACCTCCCTCACTACAGACACTACATCAACTCCAAGAATGTGGTTGTCCGTGGAGCTACCGATCTGTTCGAAGTTGGTGTGACATACAGCGTTCGTAAGGAAGGAGTTGTGGAGTTCGTGACTCTGCATCCTGACTATCGTGGACCTGACTCTGGTGAACCCAAGGTTACCACTACTCAGTATTACTACTATACTGGAGTGGCAGGTGATCTGTGGGATGCTATCACAATGAAGTCTGCTGCTATCCAACCGGCCAATGGGGCAGTCTATTTGGATCAGCCTTCCAACGGCAAAGCTAATAGGCTGTACAAGGTAACAACTGGTACATTCGAATCCGGCAAGATCTATTACGGAAAGACCAAGACTGTTGGACAAGCTGGAGCACCGTCGACTTACAGTCTTCCGGTCAAACTCGATGCAGGGGTGGATTACGAGGTAGATGGTGATATCGCCGATAAAGCCTCTGAGACTAACCTGATCTACAGGGTAGATGTGGAAGACATCGATACTAACGAGGCTGACTTCTCTGCCTCTTGGGCTAGAGAGGATAGTACTAGTGTCGAAGGGTATGGTCTGTGGAAGTTCATGGGGTGGAAGTTCTATCCTAACAGGAAGTACTACATCCACTACAACGATACTCCTGGTGGTCCTGCTGAGTACCATATCGGGGAGAATGTGCTTGCTTGGTCCAGCGCTCATGACACTGCTGTGTACGTTGAACGTCCTGGTGTGAGTGAGTTCCTTGACGTCACTGACTTCGGTATCGATGCCCTTCGTGGTTGTACAGTTCCTCTGTACATCAAGGATAAGGCTATCGTCGACAAGAAGAAACAAGACGTCTATGTCGCATTGGACAGACCTAGACACAGTGCTACCTTCAGGTATCAATATCCATTGAACCAACAGGCATTCGTGCAGGCTTTAGGTGCAGATCCATCTAAGGTATACTGGGATGAGTCTGGCATCAGGTCAACGCTTGCTCAGTTGGAACCGACCCTTGGTGACGATCCTGATGAAACTATGTTCCAGAAGTACATGGACTATGTGGAGTTCTATGAGAATCACATCATCCCTGCGATCTCCACTGTGTTCAAGAACTGGAGAGTTGTCGGTGAAGGAGAAGGAACACGAGTTGAATTCGATACTGCTCGAGTATTCGACAAGTTCTGGATACCTTGCTTAGGCAACTTCGTTCAAGATGAAGTCTACGACCACGTGAATGGTGCGGTCATCTCTGGTATTCCTTCTGAGGATGGTGGACTTGACTTGTATGCCAAGGGCATAGGTCAGGCTCACAACGCAGAAGCACTGAAGATGGCTCGTCAGATCCACTCGTCGGCGTCTTCAAATACACATGTGGTCTGGGCACTTCGTACTTGTCCTAGGTACACTGCAGGCGGAACTCCGGTGGTGATTGCTGTTGATGCAGATGGCAACTTCGTCACTCGGAACAAGCTGACCTCTCTGTATATCGTTCCTCACTTCACGATCGCTTAAGAGATCAATACTGGCCCTCTCTACCCTTCGTGGGTAGAGAGGGTTGGTTGCTTTTATTTTTTAGGAGGTGTAGGATCTATAAGCAAGATGGCGTTGTGGTTAGTCTTAGGATTTCAGCACAACACAATGATAAACAATCAAGATTTTTCGTGGTGGAACAACACTAGATTCAGTCATCTTGCAAACTCAGAACAGATAAGGCTCTCCTGGAGGTGACTATATTGGTCCAGAATCAGATAAATTTGAAAACCACCGGAATGCAAATTGTCAACACAAATCTTCAGGACTAGCACAGGGTGTAGAAGTTAATGGATCGAATACAAATAAGCTAGCATGGCTCTCCAATGAGGTGGAAACTTCTTAATTGAAATAGGCAAAGGTGGAGGTTGGATACGTGGTGCAACAGACGGCTGGGGACTAATGCCACAAATGGAACGCAACACTGAATCCAATGGAACTAAAAGACACGAAAGGCTCTCCAGGTGGATTCGGTATTCTGTCAGCAACTCCTTGGTATGTCTACGCAGGTGGGAATGAAAATTTTAATGGCGCAGTGGTATCATCATTGATTTCCATTAATATAAACTATTTCCCCAAAGGGCTCTCCTCCACTAACTCCCAAAAAAAAATAAAAGAGCCACCAGGGTCCCCGCGGGGACCCTGGTGCTCCAACCCTTTAGTATCTACTTCTTCTTTTCCGGATCCTTGTCCTTCGGACCACGGAAACTTTCCACAGCAACTCCGATGCCCAGTATAACTGCACCCGATAGTACAACGAACCCGATGCTCAACCCGAATATCCCCAGTATAACCTTGAGTGTTTCCATCAAAATCCCTCCAGTACATACTGTACACCAGCGGGCGCATGCTCGTTGAGTGTAGATTCCAGCTCTTTCGTAATACGCGCTAATGCCTCTTGACTTATTTCTTGGTTAACTGGCATTGGTTTTCTACCATAACCACCAATTACTTCACACGATAAGATCTGAGGCTGGCTGCACTTCTGATTGAACTGGATAACCTCTTGCAGCTGTTTAAGATGCGTTGGATGAAGTCTGCTGGATCCATCGTCTCTCGTTGTCTGTTCCATCATCGACCTACACACAGGACAGAATACCCCGTGGAAGTCTTTAGTGTCGACCATCTCAAGACCTTTGGGGCTCCCACAGCAGTCACACTTCAACATCGCTACCCTCCCTTCTTTTACCATGATGCTGATGACCCCTAGAAGCCTCAGCAAGGATGGCAACGCGAAGGTAGAGCTTGTCATATCCGTTTGCAGCCTCAACCACAGGAACTTCTTTCTTCCAGAAGAGCCCTCTTTTCAGATAGGTCTCAGGAACGAAGACGTTGTAGTTGATCTCATCGGAACAGTAGTAGACAGGTGTGCCGTCAGCGATCTCCATCAGTGCATCAAGGTTGCCCTTGACAGTGTCATTAAGATCAGAGTAGTCGTACACATTGCGTATTACATACAGTGAGCCTTCAGCCCTACGATATGGGGTATTGGGCAACAATTTAATCGTATCGCCCCTACCGAACTTTGGTATTCTCATTGGTTTAACTCCTTTCAGATGATGAGTTTAACATTGTAGTAATTTATAAATGAAAAATGTAGCAGACCTCAGGCCCTCTTGCGAGGACCCGAGGATCTAGGAGCTTCCCATTTAAATCATTCTTCAGACGATGTGTCAGTCGAACCTTTACCTTCCCACGGACCAAGCTCGTCCTCCCACGCGGTGTACCAACTACGAGGTTCCGCGTAATCATCACCGAGCTGACGGGCCTCATACTCCATCGCAGTATCGTACTGCTGGAGTTCGAGAAGCACCATGATCAACTGCATATCTCCAGTGGACTTAGCCAAGCCCATAGCGAGAGCAACTTCTTTGGTCTCAGGGTCAACACCATCGCCGAACGCGGCACGGAAGGTCTTGAGAGTAGGATGCTCTTCACAGAACTCCGGATACGTGGTGTTGAGATAAGCACGAATGTTCAGAGCCGCATCGTGGAAGGTCTTCATGGCGGCACGCCAGTCAGTCTCATCCGTCGTATTGGGCACCTTCTTGGAGCGCTTCACAGCTTCCTTGATGAGACGCTCTTCCTCAAGAACCTTTTGCGCATTTTTGACGATCACTGCCATTTGATTTCTCCTTTGAAATAAGAGTTAGTATATGATAGATCTGGGCAATATTATGCACGCAAATTCTGGTGCACTACCCAAAGGGTCTCACTGTCGAGACTCATATGATTTATAAAGGAGAATATCAACCATGACCAAGCTTCTTCCTAATGAGATCGCCTGCAAGATCCCCGGTGTACAGATCGTCATGACCCTTCCTGTATTCCGTACGTCCAAGATCGAGGAGACGATCGATATCCCTGCCAAGACCTCGTATGGTCTTACTGGCGACAAGACCTTCCAGGAAGGGAAGACGTATTACACTGAAGAAGGTTACCGTGACTCCGACCTCACTTACAAAGAAGCTGAGGTTGTTGTCGGCGATCCTGTTCCTGCCAACACCTACTACGAGGAAACCTCTACTGAGGCTATAAGTGGTGCTCAGTGCTCTACTATCTACGAAAGCTACACGGATGGTGTGTGGGTCGACACTATCAAACTCCCTGATGGTGGGCATCGTCTCAAGAGCAGAGAGCACGCTATTGAGATCATCAGGACACAGATCTTCACGTACGAACAGAATGGCAAGACGTACACAGATTCGACGAAGTATCATGCTCTTGGACTGTGGTCTAACAGAGAGACTTTGAAGTACATCCCGATCCATCTGCGTCTGGACTCTGATGTCTACGGAGAGAGTCCTCGTTTGTTCCGCTAAGAAGAAAAGAAAGTGGATCCCTAGGTCGCCCTTAGGTGGGCGACCTAGGTTAGCTATTTATTCGTTGAACAGGAACTTCTGGAAGATGATGACGCACTTCCTAAGATGATCACCGACACACAACCACCCGATGATGGGTGAGACGATGATCATGATAGCAGTTACTTTCCATTTGAACTTGTCATCCTCATCTTGCCTCTGTTTGAGACACTCGAGTTCGTCGACTATTTCCTTCTGGTTGTTCTCCAACTTCACGAAGTTCTTAGCCATCCGATTCATCTTATCAACAACAGCTGCGTACTCCATTTGATGTTTGACAGCATCCTTCTCATACTTAGAGAGTTTGTTGCCGTAATCATCAAGAAGGTCGATCATCTGTCTGATGAAGACAGCGTTGTTGGTCATGAGTGAGATGAGCTTGTCTACACGTTGAGCTATGGCAGTATTATCCTTGGCAACTTGATCTTTAAGGGTGCAGAGCTGCTCCTCTATATTCCGTCTGCCCTGATCATACACACTGAACTTGTCAAGCAGGGCATTCTTGAGAGCATCTGCTCCAAGACTTTCAACAGCTTGAGTGAAGGACATAGTGCGAAGGGCTTTGGTGAGAGGATCATCAGGAAGCTCTTGCATCTGATCCTGATCCTGATGTTCGAAGTCACTCATCTCAGTAAGTCTTTCGTAGTTAGTTCATCGCCTTGTAGATGGCGTTGATGTTGAGGACAGTATTGTGTTCCAGTGACATCTGTCTTGTTGCAGCCAGGGAGTAGCTATCGAACACGAGGGCGATCTGTTTGGCAGTTTCACCAAGGTTGACAATATCCTTGTTAGAAACCAGACCAGCCTCTATCTTCCCGTCCTTGACTAATCCAACAATACCTCTGATTATAGCTTCCATCTCTGTAGCCATGTCAGCAAGTTTGTGGACATCCTGGAGTCTTGATTCAAGAGCAAGTAGTTTCTTGATAGACGCTCCGATATCAGCAACAGCAGCATAAGCCTTAGTGCACTCTATCTGATCAGCTCTATCGGAACCGAAGTCCTTCTGACATTTCATCACAGCTGGTTTGCTGGACTTGATAACAGTCTGGATGTAGTTGGCTGCAGAGGCAATGTGCTTGGTAACAGACTTGTCTCCATTGCTAAGCTGAGCGAAGACTTCCTGCAGAGCAGTCTGCATCGTCCTTGCAGTCTCGATAGCGTTAAGCTGGATGTAAATCAGACCAAGAGTATCGATAGCTTCACAATAGGTGGTTGTCATACCCGCAGGCGCATACACCTTGAGGTTAGCGGGGAACTGTCCAAGCGAGTTGCTGACAACACTGACCTTCATCCTGTTGGACTGGACGAACTCACTCAGCTCAGACCTCTTGAGTTTTTTGTGAAGCTTGGTGACGTTGGTCACGAAGGTTGCCAGAAGCCCAGTGAAAGTATCCGCAACAGCTACCAACGCTCTTCCGAAGATATTGCCAGCAAGTGATTCCTGAGATTCAACAGGAAGACCACGGATCTCAGCAAGAGCCGCATCGACTTTACTACTGACTTCCGTATAGAGGGGCATAACTCCTAGATAGGGATCAGTAGCAGAAGTGATGAAAGATGATTTAAGTTTCATAAAACTCCTTGTAAACTTTAGAGTGGACTATAAAATTGCAGAACCATCCTTCTCCCACAAGGGGAGAAGGACGATCCTAGCATTTGTTTAACCTTCAGTGGTAACAGCAGCTTTCTCTTCCTCCTCTTCAGTTGGAGGAATATAGGCTTTGGTGCACCTCTTGATCTGGGTGTACAAGAACTTGATGAGAGTGTTTCTAACTGCCACCATGTTCTTGATGTGTTTCACCATGATCTTCTTGTCCACCTTCATGCTATCTTTCTCTTGCTTGCTGTAGACAGCTTTGATAAGAGTCTGATAGTGCATGTTGATGGAGACAAGCATCTTGGACTTGTTCACGAGATCTATCTGACGGATGAGCTCTTCTGCCAACTGTTTCCCGTTAGCACTCCAATTCACTTCCTCCACAGTCTTCTTGAACTCTAGAGGAGATGAGACATTGGACTTTCCTTTCCCCATACCCCAGTCGCCCATCTTGAACTTATCCATGTGAACGACACCATCTTCTCGATACTCGATACCAACATCTTCGAAGTCCTTGCCTATGTACTCTTCCAACTTGATAACATCGCCACCACGGAGTTTGGCAAGTATCTCATTGGTAGTCTGAAGTGCGACCATAGCCAAAGCTAAGTCTTTTGGAAGCACAGCCTTGATAACCGTCTCCTGATCGAGGTGATCGAATACTTCTGCACGAAGCATCTCCTTGAGTTTCTTGGACATAGTTTCCTGATGTCCGAACATCTCAAGAACTCGATCCTTGGTAGCTTCCCATATTTCCTTAAGGCCTTCTTCTGAACACGTGATCCCGTCGGAAGCCAAGTAGAGTTTAAGGTTCTCTACACTTGGGTTGAACAACTGAAGTTCTTCATTGAAGTTCATTTTAAACACATTCCTTTCTTGCGTATCTCATTCAGAGCCCTGAAGAATATGGACAGAAGCTCATGCCTGATGGCATACAAGTTGGCGATGGTGAACAGCAGATAGAACTTGGATGAGTCTCCATGAACCAGGTCAAGCAAGACATTGACATCAATGTTCTTAACCTGTCTGACGTAGATGTCGACGTACTTAGAGTACGCTTTAGCCCATTCGTGTTCATCTAGAGTCTGTATGTAAGGCAGAGAGTTAATATCCCTGCTCCAGCCAGACTTTCCAGAACCAAACCAGCCTTTAGTAAGCTTCCTTATATGAAGGTTGGAAGTAATACTCTTATTCAGAGCGACATCCTTCTCCCAATCGTAGTTCTTATCGTACTGGAAGAGAGCTACACCTTCATCATTAAGAGCCTGGATGTTGGTGATATGCCCGCCTTTGAACGTGTACTGTCCATCCGGAATAGTGTACTGCATACCGTTGTAGGTAAAGGTATACGGAACAGTTTCGTACTCGTCGTAGGAGAACTCAATGACAGTTGAGTCCTGTCTAGAGAAAGTAGAGGGGAGTCCATACTTAGCCTTGAGAGTACCAGCTAACAGTTCATCCTTGTAGCTCTGGATAACCTGCTCTCTAGTGGCATTAAGAGGAACTCCAGTTACGAAGTCTACGAAAGAAGGATTGAGTTCGCTTTCGAGAACAGAGTCTTCATAGACAGTGAATCCGAAGTCTGCTATGATGTCACCAACGTGGTAGTCTTTGTCTTTCTCAAGGATGACATATTCTCCATCCTTGAGTTCGTAATAGAGTTTGAGATCTTTGAAAGACCCATCCTCAGTTACTACCTTAGCGAGTCCATCGAACCTGAACAAGTTACCTGATGGACTTTGAACAGAACCACCCATCCACATAGATCCAATTTGACGAATCGTGAACTGTTGATAGGTTCCAATAGTGAAGTCTATCTTGGTATCAGAAACGATAGGTGTCCACTTACCGATAGTGTTATCACCAGTACCAGCAGCCTTGCCATAGGACTTCTCTAGAGCTATGCCTGCTCTAAGAAGATCCTTGTCCTCACCAAGCATTTGCATGGTGACTTCATCACCTTTGAGAATGTGTCTGAGGTAGTAGTTGATCTTATCGATAGCTTTGACTATGTAAGTTGTATCTCGTTTGTCGAGCAACCACAAGATCCTCGAATCATCTGCTTCCCAGAGTTTGAGTTTCTCCTGCAGCAAAGTAGCATTCAGCAAGTACTCGTTCTGGAGTTTGGGGAACTGGAGTTGGAATACTTTCCATGAAGTAGGGAACTCTAACTCACAGGTGATGGAGTGATTGATGAGCTCTTGAACATATAGTCTGACACTGGAGATCATAAGAACCCTCCTAAAAATAAAAGTCATAAAATTGAGGCACCTCTACCCACACAAGGTGGGTAGAGGGTTCGCAACGTGAGGGATTTATTTCTTGCCAGTTGTTTCGGATGCCTTCTTGTTGGCACCATTGAGACACTTGACCTGTTTGCCGAATGCGCGGAGGCACTTGGCGTAGCAGGCGTAGGCAGATGTCTCAGCACGGCACGCCATCTTGGCCATACTGAACGCAGAGCCGATCATGTTGCCTTGAACGTTGAGAGACTTGAGTCTCTTCATCAGTTCACCAAGACGAGTAGCTTTACCTTTATTGTCAAGGAAGTACTTGGCGAGCTCAACAGCAGCTGTAGCTGTCCAGCCAGCAGTGGAGAGGACTTTCTTCTCGCGCTTGAGAGCCTCGTCCATGATGGTAACCTTACCGTCTTCAGCCTTGAGGATGTTGTTACTCTTGGCAACGAACGCAGAGATGTCCTTGTTGAGGTTCTCTGCAACGTTCTTAAACTCGTTGGAGTTGTCACCTTCTGCCGACACACCAGTTATCTTAGCAGTCGAAACCAAGAAGTAGTTCTTGACATCAACATGCTTCGCGACGAATGCATTGAGTCCCTCGCATGCCTCCCTCAGATTCTTGACCTGTTCGACAGTGAGCGTCTCCTTCTCAGCAGAGAAGTCGATGTCGTTACCTTTGGTATCGATGATCTTCTGTGCCTGAGCAGAAGCCATGTTAAACAGTTTGGCGAAGAAGTTGGCAATAGTGTCGATGATGTTGGCGATGAACTTCTTGAGTCCTTCCCAAACTTTGGTCATGTTGTCCTTGATAGCTTCTTGAGCTATCTGAGGAGTAATAGCTTCCGTGGCATAACCCGTGAGCTGGGTAAGATCTCCACCAGCGTTGAGCTGCTCGATAGCTTCCTTCGTGTAGAAACCATCAACCAGAGCAGCTGCCAGAGTGTGAAGGTTCTCGAGTACAGCGAAGACCTCATCGCAGGCTTTGTCTTGAGCAACGAGTTCCTGATAGAACTCTTCTGCAGCCTGGACTTCGTTGAAGATGTCAATAGCTTCCTGAGCAGGTTCGAACTGACGTTCGTTGCTGGGAACAGTAGTTCCAGAAAGTGCGTATCTGTTCATTGGATTATTCTCCTTGTGAAATTTTGGCAATACCTTTGTCTTTAATTGCCTTGATGAGTCTGTCTACAAATGGTGCAAAGCCTTTTTCTCCTGCAGTCAGGGTTCCCATGTTCTTGTTGACTTGTACAGCAGAGTCGTCGAAGAAACAAATCATCGAACAACCTTTCTCCGATGTAACCGGAAGTCGTTCTCCAATGTACTGTTCTGTCCAGTCTTGGATGACTTTCTCAACCTGTTCGAAAGTAAGTCCATCCACAGCTCTAGACTCAGCAGAACATCTAGCCGTGAAAATCTTGCACTGAATACCAACAGCTCTCAGTTTCTTGATAAGGTTGACCATTGCTGATATTGGGTTGCCGATATGCTGCCAACCTTTGAACTCGGTGTACTCAGCAACAGTCCCGTCTAGATCAAACCCAACCCACCCTTCAGGAAGCTGTTTGGCATTCGACTCTGTTGATATAGAGTATTTAAAGGACATAAGATCCTCCTATCATGAAAATCATAAAATGTGTTATAAGGTGAAGGATGTAATGTCATGACGTATAAGTGGGATGGGAGTCCGACGATACATCCCTACGAGAACGGTTTACCAAATGCCGCTGCTGTTCGCAAAGAACTAAAATGGCTCTCCAGTTAGAGAGGTGGAATAGAACAACAAGGAAAACATAGACAGGAAGTAAATTGTGTTGCTGGTGCGTGGTGGAACTATGGAGGACTTGATTCATATATGAATCAACCACCATGTGGATTGATCGTACACCCTAGGCTCTCCATCAGGAGGTGGGTTTCTACAAGTGCAGAAACTAACAGAGACGTATGTAAACGTAATAGCTGGCGGACCTCCTGGAACAGCGGGGTATGCACAAGGCATCTATCCGTTATTTGACGCATCGGGTTACAATAGGCTAGGAAGGCTCTCCTGAGGTGAGACTGTAAAAGATGCCAGCAAAGAAAACACTTATTACGTTTGTGAACTATGGAGGATAGATGATTTAGGTCAACCACAAGCACCTGAAGCATATGGACGAGATTGGGCATCTGGTTCAACTATCCTCACCAGGCTCTCCAGGGAGGTGAATACAGAAACGCTGCGAATGGAGAAATACAATGGCACTATGTCCCAACTCTCCTTAAGTGGATAAAGACGGATGGAGATTATTGGAAGTACAGTAACAATATGTCCTACACGGAATGGCTCTCCGCCGGAGGTGAAATATGGTCTTACAACAGTGCCCAGACTCCTGCTGACACTCAGAAGGTTCCTAGTAATGGAACTATGAGTTCTATAGGGTATTCACACAAACAGTACCCTATTGGCATGGCTGAGAACCTCATATGGAATAAACATAGGCTCTCCGAACAAAAAAAGAAAGGACCCGCAAGGGTCCTCCCTCGGGAGAAGCGAAAGCTTCTCCTCACCAGTACGAATCGCCGTCATCTTCGGGCGGCATGAGCGACTTGATCATCTTGGAACGGTTGTTCTCAATACCGTTTCTCCAGCTGATGTACGTCTCTATGACCTTGTCAGCGAGGTCGATAGATATCGCTGTCTGGGTCAACAGCTCGTACGCATTCTCCAACTTGAGAGTCGTATCGATCGCGCCTCCGAATATGTCGACGTTGAACGTGGGATGTTCACCGATCTTGCGGATAAGGCACTGCCGCTCTGCAGATCCGTCAGGGGAATGAATGTTCTTATACTTGAGATCGAAGCCGTTCCTAGACATGGTTTCACCACCAGGATCGTCTCCAAGTTTCTCAGTTATTTTAACATACCTTCCACCATCGGCAAAGTGCAGTTCGGAGATAGCCGTCCCACCTTCCATCTCAAAGATTTCGCAGAGCTGCGTATAGCAATCCCGTTCCTTCTCCAGGCAAGACGTGAGCTTTTCAACCACGATCTTTCCTAGTTCAGGTATACGATTCGTATACTGCTCGTCGAGCTTCTTGATGTTGTCGAGCGCTTCCTTGAACTTGTTGCTGTCCATCGGTTGTTTCCTTTTCTTTAGGGGGTTAATGTTTATGACACCCTAGTAATGTATATCCAACCAGTTTCGATTAACACAAAAAGTAAAGTACCACTCTACCTCCCACCCGGGAGGTAGAGCAGCACTAGACTTTGTAGTCAGTCTAAACTGTTTAGCTTTCGAGTCCGTTGATGAACGTGAGGAGCTCGAAGAGAACCTCTTCCGAAGTCCACTTCTGCTTCTGATCGTTCAGCTCCCGGACCGTCGCATCGTTCGACTCCGCGTCGTGGATGTTGTAATCCCCGTTCTTGTTGAAGGAGAACTGCACCATGATGGAGTCACCCGTCTTCGACACCTCGACCTTCGAGACCCAGGTCATATCGCAGAAGCGAGCTTTGCTGGCACGAAGGCCATTGATGCTCACCTCTGGAAGAGACTTTGGATCACACGGAAACTCGACCATTCCGATCGGGTATTCCGCATCGTCGATGACCGCGTAGTTGGATCCCTTGAATTGACCCTGCGCGAGCAGGAGACATTCCTCAGGAAGCCCTTTGACCGTTTCCCGCTTGATGTAACGGGGCTGGTTGAATGTTGACTTGAGTGTTTGCATTTGTCTTTACCTACCTTTCTTGATTTGAATTGGTTAGACTAGACTACACCCAAGTAATATATAAACCAACAAAAACGAATGACTTATTTCAGCATCGTTCCCCTGCATTTGCCAAATTGCTGTTCGCCTCTGATGAAATTGATCAGCTCTTTCATGGTATTGCATTTGTTGACATCATCTACGAGGAAGCCGATATCGAAGAACTTACATATAGCTGTGGACAATTCGCTACCGACATTAATAGGCCAGTACTTGCCGAAGACTCCCTTGGTCGTATGATTAGTGAACGTACAACCACTAAGGTTGTACTTCATACACATTTCCTTAAACTTAGAGATGGCGAACTGATAGTTCTCGTCCTTCTCTAGATCAGGGTCAGCTTGTTCGTCTTTCTCTGACTCTTCGGGCAGGTGAGCTATCACGTCGTTAACTATCCTCTCTATTGCTTCCTTGGTTCCATCCAAGGTTAGCATTTCCAATTTGTATTGACAGTCTTTTCCTTCTGTAAAGAAGGTGTAGAGATCCTTGGCTATTTGATCTGACTCCTCTTCTGTCTGCAGTCTGCCTTTTGGATTATACTTCTTCTTGCGGTTGAGGAAGTAGTTCAAATTAGTAAAACTATTAGCTACGTCATAAACTACCCTGTCAAACGAAGCGAAATCTGTAAGAACCTGATGGTCTTTGCACTGCCTCAAGTAGAAGCTGTTGAGATAGATAGGAGAATCTGTAATAAGAACATCAGCCCCACCTCTACACCTGTTCATCCTGTAGAACTGTTTGCCTAGAAGATAGAGTTGACTGCCATCCTTGAATGGAGCAGGATTCTCTTCCCAGACTTTGTCCTTAGCGAACTCAGTAATAAGTTCTGCATTGACCCCTTGCCACTTGAGCTCTTCGAAGACTCCTGCTGCGATAGTTGACTTACCTGTACCAGGAGCAGCGATAAGGTTGACTACTATTGGCTTAATCATGATGGTTGTTGTCCTTTCTAAAGGAATGTCTATCGATGGGAAATAAATACTGGAGGTGGAATGGGGGCCAAGATAGTGAACGACAGTGGATACGGACCAAGTCATAATTACAATCCATCACCGTGTGAGTTGTTTTACGATTGGTATTCTGGTTATTACTTTACAGATAAATTAAGGCTCTCCGTGTTGGAGGTGGCGCAGACGAATCACAGGCTTGTTGGTTATGGCGGGTGTTCGGAAACAATATGGATGAGATTGTACAACCAGGGCTTGCTTCAACATCCACAAGGTTCGAGAAATCAATATCCTACAAAGCTGTAAATAGGCTCTCCAGAGAGGTGAGACTTCTCAATCCGATATTCGCCAACAACTGTGGGGAACAAACTGCCTTTACGTAATGGGGTACGATAGTAACTATGGAAGAATAGAGGGATACTACTGGGCACCACGTATTGAATCAGAGCGGGTTAAATATAGGCTCTCCTTTATCAGGAGGTGGAATACAAAATCAATGGAAGGTAGATTACAAAGAAGAATGCTCTCAAACGTGGTTGATTTGGGCAAATGGAAATTGGTCTAGTGGTGATCCTGGGAATCATGGTAGACAACCGATGGATAATGTAGTAAGGCTCTCCGCCGGAGGTATACCTAAAATCTCTGAAGAAAAACATGCTCAGTGGATGTTGACAGTGTGGGGCATTAATGGTATAGTTAGAGATAACTGGAGTGGGTCTAACAATGGCTCTGGGTACCCTAGTCGTAATGAAGATAGGCTCTCCAGTTTGGTATATAGGTGTATACAACCATCATTCGCAAATCTATTACATATTTACAGATATTACGACTCCGTACAGAAATTCTGGAGATGTGTATTATGCTGATGAAATTGGATGGCCCTTAGCTACTAGACAAAATAGGCTCTCCAGGTGAAGCTACGCATCCAAGTGCTATGAACTCAGCATTTGGTTCCACTGGTGGATATGTAAATTCTAACTACACAATATCAGCTGCTACGTTTGAGCAAATATCGAACTGGCCAAATGATCCTCTATACGTAAGAGATCATAGGCTCTCCGAGGTGAGCGTAGTGGAGGTCAAGTAGCTGGCAACATCGGTCTTACTCTAACATCAGGATTTAGTGCATGGGATAAAACATGGAATATCGATATCGTATCGCGACAATATGGGCTCTCCAAAAGGTGATGGAACTAGGATTCATTACTTTCTTGAAAGTGTTTGGGTAGCCCAGCCATGTCAAGGTCAATTCGACCAAGGCCTGAGATCCGAAGGAAACAACACATATCCAGCTAATGAAAAATACCACTGGCTCTCCAAAACAAAAAAATAAACCCCTACCCCACCGTGAGGCGGGGTAGGTGGTTCGTTCAGATATGCATCACTGCAAGTCTTACTTAGGCATTGAGCGCAGCCTTCTCAGCGGAGAGAATGAGCGCGTTCTTGCCACGGCACCAGTTGAACTGAGCCTGGAGCTGCGAGGTGACCGTAGCCGAGAACTTCTGGATGTCCATAGCGAAATTGGCCGTGGCATACATGAAGTTACGGAAGATCCGGTTAGCATCACTCGAGGCCGCGAAACCAGTACCCTCATCACCCGTCTTCTTCATGTCATCGGCGATCTTCGAGATCACAGAATCAGACACGACGTCCGGATTGACGTTAGCCCAAACGCTGATGAAGTCCTGGAGCTGCTTGCGCGAGTTCCAGCCGAGCTGGGTGTTGGAACCCTTCTGCTCGACCTTGGAGATCGTGAGACGAAGCTTTCCAGCCTCGTTAGCATCCCAGTTCGAGTCAACCTTGACGCCAATACCGAGGTACACTGCCATGACGTCCTTGATCTTGCGGATCTCGGCATACACAGCATTGAGTTCCTTCTCGGCCATAGCCTCAAGGCTACCCTGACCACCATCCTTCTTGAGCTGCTGTTCGATAGCAAGCCAGCCCTTCTTGGACATAGCTGCGGCAGCAGAAGCCTGACGACGGCAGAACTCCATATCCTTGGCGTAACGCTTCACTGCCTCAAGCGCACCCTTGTAGGTGCAAGGAGCAGTGTTCGGAGCCGGAGCCGGAGCAACCTCAACCTTGGCGACTTCCTTAGCGGCAGCCTCCTTCTTAGCCTCAGGAGCAGCCTTAACGGCCTCCTTAAGCTCGGTCTTGGCCTTCTCGGTCTCCTCAGGGGTCGAAGCAGCAACAACCGCGTCAGCCTGCTTCTCAACACCCGCAGCAGCCGTCGCCTTGGCAGCGGCTTCAGCCTTGGGAGCTTCCGATTTGTTCTTGGTGAAGAGATTCTTCAGCCAGTTCCAGAAGCGAGAAGCATAGTCCTTGATCTTGGCCCAGAGTTCCGCGAAGAACTTCTTGATCTTCTCCCAAACGCTGTCACCAGCGGCCTCGATAGCCTTCTCCCACTTCTGGTCGAGAGCCTCAAGAGCCTCTTCGCCCATCGACTCGAGAGACTCGAGCGAGGGAGCCTGGAGATTGAGCGCAGCCTGGAGCGATCCATCCGAATCGAGAATGCCGAGCGACTCCTCACCCACACCGAAGGTAGAGATCGTGTCGAGAGCGGTCTGGAGGGACTCCAGAACCATCTCCGCTTCAGCGAGGTTACCCTGGCAGGTAGCGATGTCAGCAAGAGCAGCATTCATCCCCTCGACAGAGTCAAGGATCGATTCAGCTGCCGGCTTATCGAACGTAGTGGAGCTGATGGAATACTTAAGTGCCATATTCCACCTCCTTACTTCGCCAGATCGGGGTTAGCCTTGTTACCCATGTTCGCAAGCGTCACCATCGTGTTCGCAGCGACCGACACCAGCGTGTTGTAGATGCCGATGTACTGGTTGGCACGAGAGACGTCTTCCTTGCGAGTCTTCGCGAGCTCACCCGGAGCCTTCTTGGCTTCATCGGACGCACCATCAGCCTTAGCCGCATCTTCAGCAGCCTTGATAGCATCAGCGAACGCCTTGTCGACGCCACTAACAGCTTCCTTGGCCTTGGAGCCAATAGCGCATGCAGCGAAAGTCTTGGCGATACCGTCGGCCTGGGAAGCCCAGTCACCAACAGAGATCTCCTTCTTCTCGAACACAGTCGCGTAGTCCTCGGACTTCTCGATCTTGTTGCCCTCACCGAGCTTGAGACCAGCAGCCTTCAGAACCTCAGCGGACGGAGCAGGGAAGGAAGCCTTAGCAGCCGCCTTCACGCAATCGAGGATCGCGTCAGCAGCCTTAAGAGCAGCACTAACCTGCGCAGGCGAGAGCATCTTCGCCTTCTTGTCCTTGGGAAGGTACTTGAACACGCCCTTCTTCTGAGCCTCGTTGACGATACGAACAGCCTTGGCGTTCTTATCGAAGAGCTCCTTGAACCAGCGCTTGATCTTCGCCCAGAGATCCTTGAGGAACTGGACGAGCTTGCCCCAGTACTCCGAGAGCTTGCCCTCGAGGCCAGAGACATAGTTTTCCTTGCGGACCTTCTTAACAGCGGCACCGAGAGACTCAATCGCCTCGAGATCGAGGTTCTCGAGACCGAGAATCTGATCGAGCTCGTTACTGCCATTGAAGACGGCCATCGTAGTCGCCGTCACGCCGAACTTCTCGATCGACTCAACAGCGGACTTGCAGTTGTCCATCGCCATCTCAACTTCGGCGACACGACCTTCGGCAGCAACGACCTGCTCGTACGCGTCGCTCAGACGGAGGTACGAATCAGTAAGCGCCTCGGTCGCAGCAGCGAAGTCGAACTTGGAAGCGACAGGCTTCTGCGTAGAACCGATAGAATACTTCATTTTACTTGTATCCTTATTGTTGTTTGTGCTGACATGCATAAAATATAGTAGCTATGTACAGCACCGCTTAGGGTTGGTTGACATTAGGCACTTCAAACTTGGGTGAAGGAGGCTCCACAACATCCCACCCTTGTTTCGAATGGTACTGGAATTTGAATCCCAGCAGTTCGAACATCCTGATGAACTTGAAAATATGCTCGTCACTTCCGTTTGCAGCTTTCACCACACTGTAGAGCAAGAACCTTAGATTTGAAGTGTTGATCAGCATATCACTGTTCTTCCAGATACAAGCACGAATGAAGTCCTGAACTTTACGTCCAACCTTGATGTCAGACAGATTGTCCAGCACATCCTGCCAGCTATCTGAGTCGGCAAGATCAATGACGGTGTTCTTCTTGGTCTCGGGTGGTTGTTTCGGTTCAGCAGGAGACGGCGTCTCTGCAGCAGGTTTCTTTTTCAGCATTTCACTAATACGGATGTCATTCCACCTAGATTGGATAATGTCAAATGCACTGTCTAATGATCTAGTCGGAAGACACACATACCTGTTGCACTGAAGACGCACCTTGCTCACATCATCTTTGTCAGTGTATAACTTGCAACCGAAGATCAGACCAATGTCATAATCCGATTGGGTTCTCTTAACAGTATCGGAGAGTGCTTTGATGAGATCGTTACCTGTCATCAAGTAGGTGTAGATGTCATTAGGACTAAATGGTTTCCTTGTGATTTGTAAACCATCTTCAATACCAGGCACCTCGCCTATCTGCAAATCCTCAATGTTCTTCTTGATCAGGTAAACTGTCTTGCAGTTATCGTCGATAAAGACAATGGATAGCTTGGAGGTATCGAATGTCACTACCTCACAACATCCCTTCTTCAACGTCACGAAGTCGTTAGGATGTCGCATCTCTACTGGTGATACAGTGACCGTGAACTTACGATCATCAGGAATAGTTTCATCTTCCTCATTCTCATCAACACTGACAGCTTCCAGGTGCCTCTTGGCTTCTGACAAGGAAGGTTCTACTACATCAACCTCGAACCAGTATTGCGGCCAGCTAAGAGAACCTTGTTCCTGTTTGGACCAATATAGTCCGTACACTCTGCAGATAGGTGTTCCTTTAAGCTGTTCTTCTTTAAGATGAGCTATCGAACCTTTGACCAAGTACAGGTCGTTAAGGTAGAAGTGGATCTTGGATCCCTTCTTGATATTGACATCTGTCGTGTAGTGCTTGATAATGAAAAGTCTGCGATCCTGGGTGATAACTAGTCTAGCATGCGACATCAAGAACGACTCTGTTGTTACATCTCCTAGACCATATACTCTGGTATCAGGATTGTACGCTTTGACATTAGCGACCCTAAGCTGGGCTCTGTGGGGATCATTAACCATAGAAAACTCCTTTTTTCAAAAAAGAAAGAGAGGGGCACGGGCTCCTCTCTTCCACATATCGCGCTTCTTTGTTACGATGCATCCTGAGGATCAAGGACAGCACTGGCAGCCTTGTTGAAGATCATGCAGTTGTGCATAACCTTGAGAGCTGCGAAGTGAGACTCCTTGTCGATATCACCACACAGTTCACCTATGACAGTGATTGGAGTATTCGGGAACGCCGCTCTCAACACAAGTGCATTAGACACAACACAGATGGATGTGCAATAACCGCAAAGAACGATCTCTTCGATGTTCTCCTGGGTCACACAAGCATTGGATCTAATGATACTAACTAGCTGATCTGTGCCAAATGCCTCCTTCATGATCTGATGTCCACGTGGGATGTTCACAAAGTGCATTGCGTCAGTGGTACGGCTCAAACCTTCGATCAACCGATGACCTTCTGTTTTGATGATGCAGTGTTCAATTGGGAGGTTCTTACCTTCGTACGTTTCAGCGTACGCTGTGTGACAACACCCAGCATCCTTGCTCGGATAATGTGTGTCGAGAGTAGCGAACATCGCATATCCGCGTTTACGACACTCATTAGCGAACTCGACGATCTTCTGGTGGTTAGGCTCCTCAGGGTAAGCATACGGAAGAGCGCCTCCCTTCACGAAGTCATTCTGAACATCGATGAATACGACAACTTTCATGTTGGTTCTCCTTATTGTGGGTTTACGACGTAGTTAGGATAATCCTCGAAGAGCACTCCGGGGATATCGATGATATCCGATTTGAACTTGTTCCACTTGTACTTCTCGTTGACGATCTTGACAACCTGTTCATCTACCACGGAAGCTCCGTAGCGAATGTACTTGTCAACGTCGGCGTACTTGACACCAAGGTTGTCTTCGTCGGTTTTACCAGAGAGTCCATCGGCAGGTGTCTTGTCCACCAGATGAGCAGGAAGGCCCAGCTCATGTCCAATTTGAACAACCTCGGTTGCAGTAAGCCCACGCAGAGGAGCGAAACTTCCGGCTATATCACCGTACAAAGTTCCATATCCGAGTATAGACTCACTGAGGTTACTGGTGTTGACGACTATGCCACCAACCGCCTGGGCAACGTAGTACAGCGTAGCCATACGTATCCTGGGCGGAAGGTTGGTATCAGCAACAGTTAGTCTCATGCCCCTGATAACATCATTGGTGATGATCTGTTCTCTGAGGTTGTTAGCAGAGGGGCCGATGTTTACGGTTATCTTGTCGATACCGAGGGTATCTGCGATCTCGTGAGAGTCGTCGATATCCGGCTGATCCCCGCAGGGCATCAGAACACCAATGACGTTCTCCTCTCCGCGGTACTTGGCATAGAGTCCCGCAGCAACAGTGGAGTCCTTACCACCACTGATGCCAATGACCCATCTGGTATTCAGAGGGAGATTGTTCTTAACTCTCCAGAACTCTATTCCTGAACAGATCTTGGTGATAGCTTCTTTTGGATTGAACTTAAACGGTTCTTTCATTTTGTTCTCCTTGTTTATAATGCGATGGGTGTTTGCGGTAGTTGTCATAGAGGAACAAGGCAGTGCACATCAGTGCAGGCATAGACTTATCCTCAGATTGATCCGTGTTGTAGGCCCTGCTGAACAACTCGTCGATGGAGTGTCTAGACACTGACAACTTCTCGTGCTCGTCCAGGTGTTGTGGAACAGTTAAACGTTTCACTTCATCTAGATCGAGGAAGAAGTAGTGCATGTAGTTGGTCATAAAGGCAGGATTGGTAGGAACCTTGCCAAGGTAGACCAACTTATCGATGTCTGCAGCTACGATACCAGTCTCTTCTTCCAGTTCTCTCACCGCAGCCTTTGCTGGCGGTTCGTCACACTCGACCATCCCACACGGGAACTCAACGAATTCCTTCATGAGTCCATAGCGAAGCTGCTTGACAGTGACGAACTTGTCTCCATCCTTGACCAGGATAGTTACCCAGTCGTTAGAACGGATTTTGACTGGTTTGAAGTCAAGCTCCTTAACGTAGCTCTGAGTAAGATCGAAGATGGCTGTCGAATAGAGCAACCTGTCCTCACCTGTTACACTGGAGATGTAATCTCCAACGTTGGAGAACTGCTGTCTGATCTTGGTTGCAGATACTTCATCGTACTTGGGATCGATAGAGATCTCTTCGTGTTCGATGTCAGCAACAGCTGGGTTGATAGGAAGATTCCCGCGTCTTACGACAACCAGCTTAGCTAGTTTAAGGATATCCTCCCAGTTCGTCCACATCTTGAACATGTTGAACTCATCAAGTCCAATAACTACCTTGAACTTTTTGGGTATCCTCTCGGTGCCCAGGAGACTACACGTCGACTTACCGCGTATAAACGAAATCAGACAGTCGATGAATCTTCTCCTGTGCTGGTAGACCTCTTTGAGGGCTTCGTCGTCAATCCTGTCGAAGTTCATGATCTCGCATTCATCCACCATCCATCTATGGCAAGATAGGGTGGAGGTGTTCTTCATGATCCTGTAGATCGTGTGAATTCTTTCGACTCCAGTCAACCAAGGTTTCTTGTCAGCTCTATGCCAACAGACCACAGAAGGAACGATGGTCACGTGATCTGCAATACCTTGGCTGATGATCTCTTCTACGATCGCTCTGTGGGCAACAGTGAACGGATCGGCTGTTACGCCGAATATGGCTTCTGTAAGCATGTGCACTTCCTTTCGGATATAAAAGAAAGAGGTAGAGTCATAAGACTCTACCTCCTCTGTAGTTTACTATTCGTGTGTCAGGCGCCAGTCGATGGCGCGTTTGAGATACTCGACGTACTCGGCGTCTTTGCACATTCCCTTGCCTTCAACATCAGAGAGTTTGGCAACCGGCGATCCGTTGCACTCCGTGACTTTCATCACGATGTTGAGTGCATCGGGAAGTGGGTTGGACCAGAACGTTCCGATACCGAATGCGACCTTGCACTGATCTTCGAAGTGTTTCTTGATCTCGTGTGCTTTCTCCAAGTTCAAGCTGTCGCTGAACAAGAGAGTTTTGGTCTTAGGATCGATACCAAGGCTCTTATAGTGAGCGATGATCTTTTTACCCCACTTGAATGGGTCGCCAGAGTCATGACGAACGCCACTGAAGAGAGTTGCATAGGTCAGGTTGAAATCCCGAAGGAAGGCATTGGTCCCAATAGTGTCGGTGAGAGCAATGCCATTCAGGATCCCGTACTCCTTAACCCAAGCATCCAGTGCGTACCAGTTGGAGTAAGCAGGGTTGTGTTTGTGGTTACCCTGTCCAACACACATGATGAACTCGTGGGCTTGAGTGCCGACGGCTTTGAGGTCGTACTTGTGAGCCAGGTATACGTTGGAGGTACCCACGAACCCAGGAAGTTGACCCTCTTGTTTTGCGAACAGCAGTGCGCTGATCAAATAATCCTGCATTGCTCTCGAATACCTACGGCGCATTCCGAATTCGGAGAATGTTCCGATGTCGAATACTTTATTCTTGCCAGATATCTGCAAGATGTGTTTCTCCGTAAGATTCTTGAACTCTTCGTTCTTCATGCCAGGACCGTACTTGAACGCGAAGTACACTTCATTGACGATAGCCAAGATGGCGATCTCGTACATGGAAGTGTTGAGCCAAGTTCCACAGGCCTCTATACAGAGACCGCAGTCGTTGTAATCATTGCCAGTTGCGCAGACGATGATCTCCTCACGACGAGGATGCCAATACCTCAGGAAGTCAAGGTAGTCCTTGTGTATCCACGGAAGATTGACCCCTAGCCACGTCAACTCAACTTCGGTGAACCTGAGGGTGCAGTAGTGTTTGATCTGTTCCCTGATCTCCTGAACCATCTCCTCGGTGAACTTGACGTTCGGATTTCTACAACGGAACGACCAGCGAGTGGTGTAGTTGTTGAATTGGTGGAAGATGCACTGACCCATGCTGAACTTGTAAGCATCGGTCTCTAGAAGTGATTTGACGATAGGTTCTAACTGCATGATTTAATCCTTTCTGTACTTGATGGTGATAACTACTTTTTGATCCACTCGTCACGTGTTTCTGAGATCAGTTGAGCAATGTCAACGGCCAGCTTCTTGTACGTCTGGTTCTCAAAACACATTCCGAGGAATTGAGCCTGCTTGGAATAAGCAGTTAGTGCTGCAATTACACAGGCTCTTTCATCTGTACTGTCGGTATCGAGACGAAGTACAAAATACTTTCCACGCTTTACCTTGCCGGTCTTAGCGTCGAGTATCGTGTACTTGTTATAAAGACCTTCTGGTTTGGACTTAGGTTTGGGCATTTGGGTTACCATTCCTTTCTTGGGTCGGTGAAACCAGGTGCGGGTTTCCAGCCAGGTGGGAACAGATCGAACTTCTTCTTAGGTGGCGTCCAAGGTTTGGCTAAGGAAGCTGGAGCTTGCCGGTCAGGAGTCTGTATACCATCCTTGAGAAGTTTAGCTTCGACGTCCTTCCTGAGCAGGAGAATAACTCTGGGGAGAGGTCCCCACGGAGTCGGTACGTCGTCACCGAAAGCAACTGACGTGTACTCCGCTTTGGGACCATTTCCTTCGCTGTGTTCGATGCTGTGGGTAGGCCACAGTGTCTCGAACGGCGTTCTGGAGATATCGATAACGGGTCTGGGCTGCTGATCAGGATCATAGCCCAGCTCCTTAATCATATCCATCAGTTCAGCAGGCGAGTTGAACTTGTAGGGATTACCGTCACTCACCGGATACCTCCCTCAACTCGGGCAGGCGAGATAATTGTCCCACCTTTGTGTGTTGTGTGGCCGTGCCAGTGTTCCATAGCAGCACCGATGCGACGCTGTTCAGCCATCTTGCGTTCGTTGGTCTCGCAGGCGTTCCACCCAACGTTGAAACCAATAACGAAGAAGACTATTGCAGCGACAATGACAGCGATGATCAGACAGATGGTGAGTGTGCTCATGATTGAACTCCTTCCTCAGGAATGGTTGCAGCTGTGCTATGATTCAGAATGGCATACATAGGCAGACCAATTTGACCGAACTCAGCTATCAATGTGTCAGTGTCATGTTGGATTTTAGCCCGAGTTAGCTGGGACACGAATCTGACGAAACTGAGTTTATGACGAAGTCTCCGCAAATATGCAGCACGACCAGATAGATCGGCATACGTCTTGAGAGAACAGCCAGTACTCTCAACCAATCCACAGAGCGCCGGGTTGCAAATTTCATTGACGATACGTCCTTCATCAGATAAGTCGTATTCCACTTCTTCTACCACCGACGGATGATGAAACTCTAGATCGATCAAATACTTCATAGTAGTGAACGAACCGTTTTCATCCTGGTCCCACGGAATAGTAGGAAGCTGGGTGTCGATAATCCCAACCCTGACTACATAAATGGGATGCGATTCGCGTCCGAATTTATGAACAGTAACACCATAACGTGCGTCTTTGGCACCCGGTATTCCGCCAGTTACGAAATGCAAAGTCCATTCGTAGGACGCACCGGTTTTCTCGACACGTTTTATCAGATCTCCAAACCTGAGACGACATATTCGCTCGATGGTTGGAGATGTAGATGTTCCACACACGAATCCGAACGAGAACAAGTGCTTTGCAATATCAAAACACCTGTCGAGCGTGCTGAGCTCCTGATTTATGTCCCGGACGATACCGAGACATTTCTCAGATGTAAGCTTGTTAATCCCTTCTTGACCAATTTCTTGTTTGGTTTCGCGTTCTATCGTTCCCATTAGATTTATAATGTCATTCATGGTTGAGCTCCTTTCGTTATTGACTCCTGACTGTACTCCGATAACGTCTTAAGAGCAACGTCGTTGATGGTGTAGCTCAAGTAGTTGGCGATTTCGCGGTAGACGACACCGAACTTTATGATCGTGTCTTCTAACCTCTTATCGTGCTCAGACAGTTTCAGGCCGAGGTTAACCAACCCGTACTGACCAGGCTTAACATCTTCGAGACTACTGAACACCTGCGCAGGATCCTTCTCGAATTCACTTTCGCTAAGGTAGGTCTTGATGTGGTCAAGTTTCCCATCGGAGCCAGCCACCTTCGTGTCGTACTCAATGTAGTAGCTCCTGGGAGCCTTGGGATTGATATCATGATCGACGGTTGTTTCTGAAACCTGGATGTTGAAGATGTTCACCTCATGGAAGAGCTCGTAGTTCTCCAGATGAGTGATCGTAAGAACCCTGTCGTTCATTCCACCTTCTTTGATGCTCAGGGTGATGCCGAACTGTCCGTGGAGTTTGAAGTCGCGGATAGTGTCGATCAGCATTCCCATCCTGGTCATCTCAACTTTGGCGTCCTCAACGAACTTCTTCATGTTGCGGACGAAGGTGGAACAGATCTTCTCCATGCATTGAACTCTGGTCGTCTCGATGTTGCGAAGTAGATCGCGGGTCTCGACGATGAACGGGTCGTTAAACGGGCTAGACATTTGTAGCTCCTTTCGATTGATGTGTTATACGTTCAATGAATTCCTTCTGTTCGTCCGTAAACTCGCAGATAGAAGCGATAGATGGAAATGCATATCTGAGGAAGCTAGCAGCTACGGAGTTGCCGTAGTTTATCCCTCTCAGGAGCAGATCCACCCAGAACTTTCTGTGAGCTAAGGTTCCGGATTTTGGAGACCACTGACCAGGATCGTCTGTGAACTCGTCCGGAGTTATGAGCACGTCGCGGCGGCACAGGCCGTTATTTACGACTACCATGTAGTCTTTGACGGTATTGCCACGGTAGTGGTCCACGTACTGAGTGATTGAGCAACCACCTCTTGGTGCACCATCCACGGCAAAACTCATCCTTCTACGAGACCAGCAAGATGGTTTCTTGCGCGTGAACCCGGATAGAAGGCCAGGCTCAGAATAAGTCACAAGATCCTGTAGCTTAGGCGACTCGAACATGAGACGGAAGAACTTTAGAAGCTCCTCCCTGAACTTGACCTCGGACTTGTAGAAGCGAACGCGGTCCCTGAAGGTGACGCGTTTAGTCTTCTTTTCCTGCTGTTCCTGTTGCATCGGTAACCTCCGGCAGTTGTCGTGTGGCGAAGATCTCTGTACCTACCCTCTCCATGGAAGTCCAGGTCTCCTTGTACTTGGGACGTATGACGACCCTAGTGTAGCCGTTGGACCGGAGAAGCTTCTCAGTCTGAAGAAGCTCGTCTGTCGTGGCTGTTAGCGGACAGAACGAAGAGTACTCCCACTTGTAGAAGTTCTTCTCCAGAGGAGGGTCCATTGCCTTGTTAAACGAACTCATTCCGTAGATCACGAAGCCGATGATCACAGCTACTATGAGCGCAAGCATCGCGAATTCAAACCTGAACTCTTTCATGTCATTCCTCCTTTGATGTGTAGTCAGGAGCATACTGCAGGTCTAGCCAAGGGAAACGATCCCTTATCTTGACGATTTCTTCAACCGTCAATGCATTGACCTTGAGTGTGCTCACGACGTAATGCTCAGAATGTATAGGGAGCTGCTCGCCGTACAGCTTCTCTGCCAGATGGATTGCATCTATGATGGTGCACTCGTGTGAGAAGTAGTTTTTGCTATCCTCACCATCCGGATCACCCTCGTACCAATCATTCGAGCACAAAGTGTCAATAAGAGACTCGATATACACGATGAGTTCGAATCCAAGCGAAGTTGCTGAAACAGGTCGTTCGTGCACGATGCTCGCGAACTTACGCAGACCCTCAACATCTTGATCTGTGAATGTTCTAGGTGTTGGTTTCATTAGGTCTCCTTTCCTTTACCTTCTACCCAGAATGGTAGCGGCTATGGTCCATAGACCAACGATCACACCAATGATGAGTAATGTTTTCATTGATCATCCTCCTTCGACTTGGACTTTTCCTCAGGATAGTAGAATGCAGTCAGCAAACCATAAACGATCGCTGATGCAATACCTACGTTTAAGACTAATGCGAGTATAGACTTGATGTCCAGATACTGAGCTAGTGCAATTCCCAGTATAACCGGGAAACAGTAAGTGAAGAAGAATATCGTGCGGCCTTTTGCAGCCCTAGTCATGATGTGACCTCCTTAACTTTCTGTGAGTTGTTTGATATCCGTGACCAATCCAACAGACTCAACTGTCAGATAGTATTTCTGTCTGTTCCTGATGTCTCGGAAGAACTTGACCATCAAAGCTGTATTCACTTCCGAAGTTCTGAGATCCACAAGCTTGATGAACGTCTTCCTAGTCCTGCTTGTCCACAACGAACTGATGCGTTTGAACAAGTAGGCTGATGATTTGCTCATTGCCATGATCGGGTTCCCAGTCTTAGAGTACGTTGGTCTGAAACCATAGAACTCCAACTGCATTGCCAGATCTTTGCTGATGTTCTTGCGATCTCTGATAGAAGAAGTTGTTGGGTACGATAGATGTATGAACATATATCACCTCCGCTTTGTTTTGGTGATTTTCATGAGGAACTCGATGATGTCCTTAACTACCAGACTTGCGATAGCCTGGCCAGACTTCATCAGTTCATTTTCGAGATAGATGGATCTCCTACGGAAGCTTGGAGTACCTTCTATCTTAGGCAGCCGCCACTTTCGCAAGTTGCAGTAATAGCTGAAGCTGTTATTGAGTGACGTGATGAGTATACCTGGTAATTTGGTTCTATCAGAAGCAGGTCTTACGGTGATCACGTACGTATAGTCTGGGCTTTCCGTCTTGACGAAACGTGGTTCAGCCATCTTAAGTACAAAGTACTTCATATCTCCGATGAGGAGCTGAATCTTCTGATGATCGAAATCTTTGTCCTTTTCAAGTTTACCGAGTTTCTCGCAGATATTGAGGATATCATCGAGATTCTCAATGAGCATCTTCTCATTGCGTTTGAGAGCGTTCCTGAGCTTAACACTTTCTTTGAACGTAGGTAGAATCGAATCGTATTTGGGCATAATTAACCCTCCTTTTAAATCCCTATGAATTTACTTGGTCCCATCTCCTTGGTGGAGATGGGATCATCACACCGAAAGGAGTCTTTAGTATCAACATCCTGACAGTGGCAACTGTGTTGACGACTGAACCTGATTGTTAGAAGAGAAACCACTATGACCACAACTAGGACCACAGCGGCTGACACAAGTAGAGGTATCATTTGGTCTCCGATCCCATTAGCCAGTTATTGTTTTCCAACAGCTTCAGGTTGTGAGGACCGATTACCAATAACCTATTCGTATCAAGAAGATAACTAGTAACCGATCTGTCCAACTCCTGGATATTGTTCAGAGAGTACTTCTTGTCTCTGGACAGCATATCGCTTAGATGGACTCGCTCAACATTAGCTTTGTCGTATAAGAACAGACCGCAGATATGCCGAGCGCCGAACGGTTCCGTGTCCAGCACGAAAGTGTAGAAGATAGAAGGAAAGTCCTTCTTGATCATCTCCTCTACATCACAAGCCGGAGCACAGTCGAACTTGTGCTGTTTACCTTTGTCGAACTGGATAGTCCCGTCGGTATCGAACCTCGTTCTTCCAATATTCATCGACAGAAGTCGGATGTATTCAAAGAACTCTTTCTTGCCATTGAAGTACTGAACGAACAGTCTGTCGCTAGGAGAGACTGGACTACCTTTACGCAACAGCAAAGGTTCTACACGAGAGATGGTGCACATGCCCACTCTGAGGGGCTTTACTTCTTTGGTCGTCTCTTTGATGACTTCATCGAGCGGAGAATCCTTGATGATCTTGAGCAATGTTGAATCTTCGATGTTCTCTTTGAATGAAAAGAAGTCCATGGTTGGTTTCCTTTTGAGGTTTAGGTTTTAACGTACACTGCGTTTCTTTAGTAGTTCATCGAACTTTTTCAGAAACATTTTGTTGACTGCATCAGCGTCAGTCTGCAGATCAACGAGATAGTTTACTATCATCTCGTGGACCATGCAGATGTGCGTTAGATGTTGGTACAACTTAAGATTATCGTCGATCAAGTATAGTCTGTACACACCACGATCTTTAAACTTCACACGTGAATAGTTGACTTGGCGTCGACCATCATACTTGTATTTGACTGGAAGGAATTCCCTAATGCCAATACGTTCGAGCTTACCGTTGGGTGTGCGTACCAAGGAAGTGAATTGATACTGGGAATAAGCTCCGTAGTGAAATACTTCAAGACTCGGAATGTTCTTGATAGATTCGATAGATAACCATAACGGCTTTCCACCTTCTTCCCCAAGAATTCTCATATTGCTAGCCAGTATGAAGATCCGTTTAGCAATATCCACCTGCATCTTGTACAGCTTGCGCAGGAGTTTATTCTGCGTCTTGAGTTCGTCTGTACTCGCTTGACCCATCATCAAGAAACTAGATTCCTGATAAAGTTCCCTAAACTGACAGCAGCAAAGCAGCATGTTGATCGATCTCTGAACTTTGAGCTTTAGGTTTTTGGCATACTTTAAGTTAGTCATTTGCGTGCTCCTTGTTAAACACAGACTTTCTTAGAAAGAATTCCCACCAAGAGGCGTACACTCTGACAGTCTGGTTGCCAATGTAGTGACGCTTCTGTTCCGACTTAGGGAGTCTCCAGAAATCATCGTCGTACGGACCAGGTACACTGATCTCACGATAACGTTCTCCGAAGATATAAATTATTAGCAGAGGGACGAGGACTATCGCTAGTCCTATTAAAACACCGATGACGAGATCAACATTTATCATTTCGCATACCTCCTTTACAGATAGGTTATTTCTCCCATCTCTAGCTCAAGGATGTACTCCTTGAGCATGAGAATGTGAGTGTGTTTCTTGAGACACTCCATATGCTCTTTGAGGTACTTGGCGAACTCCAACGCTTTGTCCTTATCGTCCCAGTAGCACACTCTCGGGTCCATCGTGTTGGTGAACCTGTACTCAAGACCAGTGCGAACTTCTCCGAGTGGACTGGAGTTGTCGCACTCGGTCTTGGTGCACAGTAGGAACGTGTAGAAACATGTTGCGTTCTTGTCACTAACTTCTATCTCAAGAGCAGGGGTGTATAGGGGAAGTCTGAGATGTTCCTTATCCAGGTGTTTGTGACCTGGAGCAAGTTGTGTCATCAGACGGACGTCAGGAACGACGATGTCTTTGATGTCCTCTTTTGCGCGGTCCAGACACTGTTGATCGAGTTCAATGCTCTTAGGTGTTTTCATCTTGTTTCTTCAGTATGTAGATTATAACGAGGAGGACAATGATGATAGCTACGTCACCACCAACGAACCACCAGAAGTACTGTTTAGGAAGTACCTGTGATGCTACAACTCCAATTGCAATGGGCAAGATGTATCGACAAGTGAACAATACGGGCTTCATTAGAAATTTCATTGTCGAACTCCTTTCTTAGGATTTAAGTGGTAGATCACTACTGTGTAGAACCTCAAGTGCTTCCAGAAGGTTTAATTCCGGGTCAGTATCCGGTCGATTCATCAATTCTCTTACCTTTCGCCACCGTTCATCACTTTCCCTCTGCATTGTCAGCAATTGCGTCTTATCGCAGAAACGACCGCGTATGTGATGATGAATTGGTGTCATTAGCAGAAATTGATCATCGTACTTTTCAACAATAAAACCAGATGGTAGAGGGTGTCTACATTCAGGAAACCCAGCAGCAAGTTCTAAATTCATCCCTCTATATGGCTGAAGTTGATCAATGAGTTCTTCGACTTTCATTGTAAAATGACTCCTTTCACTTAAGTAATTTATATCCCAACCGTGTATGAAAATATGTTAGGTGAGATGAATCAACCTCGCGCTTATTCAAATTGTCAAACGGGTATACGTATTACTGATGCTGGTGACCGTAGTGGTGGGATGTACGTAGCAACTAAAGATCCATATCTGTCGAATAAATTTTACGGACCACACTGGCTCTCCATCTCAAAAATAAATAACCCAATCTCTCAGCCCCTTGCAGGGCTGAGAGGATTCAATAACGTTCATCACGAGACTATCAATTTATCAATTTTTAGCAACTTTAAATCTTCCATATACACACGAGCTGCATTCTGATAATTGGCCCACATGTTGAGATGCTGCTGCATACTCAGTCTACGAACCACCGGAGGAGCTTTAGAAAAGTTCTCTATGAGCAGGTGATTGTAATTTTCAAGCGCATAGAAACAAGGAACATAGTCCAGGAACAAACATTCACCAACCTGCTCATTTCCAGAGAATTCGACGATTAACTGGTAGGCTTTCCTAGGTTTCGCTTTAGAATTGTGTTTGATGAATGTGAGCTCCCGTACCCGGAAGGTAAACTTGTTACTCGTAACTACGATTTGATGAACTTCGCGACGCATATCGTCGTTGTACCACTTGTCCATTCGTTCTTCTGCCGCAGTATCTCTGTTGAAGATATCGGCAGGGGCTTTAGACTTGCGAGCTTTGTCTATGTAACCCTTTAAAGTATGACCAATCGATTTGTCAATCGAAATCAGTTCTTTTCGTCTCTTACGAAGGGCTGCAAATGTTGGTACATCTGGAATATTCCTAGTTTTCGATGACATACTGTTCCTCCTTGACTTATTAAGTAAAGTATATGTGAATGTCATGATTTAAAATATTAATTCGGATCCTTGACCCCAGTGGGGGTCAAGGATCTTAGAAAGTTACTTTTCTTCTTTCTTCTTGTTCTCTTCTGCAAGAGCAGCTATGACCGCCGCCTTGATGGCGTACACAGCGATCTCACGGATGAGGTTGAGGAGGATCGGTCCGACAGCTTTACCTATCTGGATCAAATACTCCTTCATGATCTCGTTGAACTTAGATGCTTTCTCTGAGCCAGACAAGTCAGTCTTCTCGAGGTCGGATGCGATCTCGATAGCCTTGTCACTAACTTCCTTGTCTTCAAGGATAGACGATTCATCAGTCTCCTTGTTGGCAACGACTCCGATCAACCTTGAGATAAGACTCTTGGTTTTGCTGGAGGAGAAGAGCTTCTTGAGCCAATTCCAGAATGCTTTCATGAGCGTTAATCCTCTAACTTGTATTGCTTCTGCACGTTACGATTGAGAATCTTCTGGACTCTGGCATCGAGGGCCGCACAGTAACATGCACCATTGACTTGTTTGAGACGGACGGCGATTATCCCAAGACCCTTGGCCATGGTAGTCAGCTGGTCTCTCAAATTCGACGCTCTGAAGTTAATCCCCTTAGAAGTGAGTTCTTTGAGTTTATCAGAGAGTTTGGCGCACTTGTCCAGATCGCTCTGAATGGTGCTTTGACTACGAAGCCAGTCCTTGTACAGATTGTAAGTCGTATTGCAAACAACCGCACACTGATCAGCATACTCAGCAGCACTTGTCCAGCCACCAGCCTTCAAAGTGTCACACTTCTCTAGGAAGCCTTCGTCCACTTTAGACAACTGCAGACCATCATCAAACGAGAACGTGTACTTCATTCCGAACGGCACAAGAAGGTCTGAACCTGCTCCAGTTGATGTAGTAACTGTTCCCCAGATATCGCCGAACATGGCGTCAAAGCTATCTTTACCAGTTCCCTGCTCGAGCTCCTTGATGTACTTCTCAGCAGCTGTCACGGTATTGGTCATGTTCTTGATGTAACTAGCGATCGGACCCTGAGATCCGCTCATATGACCTGCGTTCTTGTACATGGCAAGAACACACTTCTTGGTGAGTAGACCAGGCATCTGTTCATCCAGAAGCTTCTTGAGTTCTTCAGGTTCAGCATCCTTGACAGAATCCTTCAGAGCTTTTGATTTGGACGTATCGTCTTCAACCTTCTTGGATGTTCCAGAGAAGAAGCTCTTGATCCAATCCCAGATCTTCTTGAAGAAAGCTTTGATCTTTTCCCACGCTTCTCCGATCAACCCCTCAAGACCAGCGGTCGCCTGTTTCGGTGTAAAGGCTTCTAGACCAAGTACAGCCGATAAGCTACCGTCGACATTCAGCACCTCTACAGCCTTAGGATCCGACGAGATAGCATTCAATGCATGAACACAGTTGTCGTAGCACTGCAACAGTTCAGCGCATTCGCCACACATATCGTTGAAATCCACGATGCTATCGTGAAGTTCCCGAGCAGTATCAAGGATGTCTTGAGGAACGACAGAAGACGATTCTTTTTCAAGACTGAATTTAAAAGCCATAAGTTTGTAGGGGGGGGGGTAAAATTCCCCAACCCCTCCTCCAGTTTTGTTGTTAGATTTATGAAGCCTTCGGTTTACGCAAGCTAGACGACAGATTCTCAGTTTCGAGCCCCATCTCTTCCTGCTTCTTCTTAA